AAAAGATTCCTCTTTGGGGTACACCCTCGAAAACTGTGTGCCGTGTTGTGGAACCTGTAACGTAGCGAAGTTGCACAGGCCCTACGATGATTTCATCAACGACATCAAGAGAAGATACGAGCATCTTAAAAACAAGGGTATCTTGTGAGAAACTTTACCTTGTCACTAGAAAAGACCTATTGCCTGGATACCAGGCGGTTCAAGCATGCCACGCTATGGCCCAGTTTCAGGTAGACTTCCCCGAGGTTGCCAAGTTTTGGTACGAACAATCGAACTACCTCGCCCTCCTCGCGGCCCCTGACGAGGAGGCCCTCACGCAGCTCCTAGAACGGGCCTCGTGGCGAGGCATCCCCGCCGTGGGGTTCAGGGAGCCGGACCTCGACAACGCCCTCACAGCGGTCGCTCTAGCTCCCGCAGGTAAGGGTTTGGTCCGGAGGCTCCCCCTGGCCCTGGCCGGCTGACCTTGGTGTATGCTCCATGCCATGCGAGTAGACGAGCGTTTTCTCAGGGCCGAAGCGGCCGCCCTGATCGGTTGATCTACCTATGCCGCCGTGATGGCATGGAGTCGATCATCGCAAAAGCTGTCAATCGGTACCTCGTGGCGAAAGTCATCAACCGCTACCTCGACCGAATTGGGAGGGCGCCCTTCCAGATGTCCATGGGCGGATGGGACGGAGTCGACCACTACTGGCCGACCTTCAAGGACTTCGAGAACTGGTCCGAGAAGCGTGACCGTTGGGGCCACACCTACGAGGCCATGTACCAATACGACAGCACGAGCGAGAGCGGCTTCGGTCCCACGCTCAACCTGTTCGTCGACTTCGACGCCGCCAAGTACGTCGACACGAGCGGCAGCCAACCGATCAAGTGGGAAGCCACCTTCCACGGATCATCCAAGAAGGGCACGGTTCGGAAGGTCGAGGACATCCGAGGGCTGATGGACAACCTGATCCGGGAAGCCAAGAAGGTCCGCGACAAGATCCAGGACCAGCTCAGCAGCGCAGGCGGCACCAACTGGGACACGCACTTCGATGGGTACGAGCTTTCGGCTCAGTTCCACAGCCCTCATCCTGAGAGCGAAGCCAGCATGACCGTGGTCTTCGACGAGCCCGACGAGGTCCTGTTCGGGACCAGCGGCGAGAAGGGGAATGCCCGCATCTGGTTCTCACTCGGATCCGATTACGAAGGACACTTTGGCAAGAAAGAAGTCACCAAGTCCTACAAGACCACAGGTGACGTCGAAAAGGTCCTCAAGGAAGCCGAAAAGCTCTTCGATAAGTGGTACCAGGAAGCCCAGCCGAAAGACTGACTCGGCCTCCACCCCTTCCCAGCCAACCGGTGTATGTTCTGACCTGGGTCCGTCGTCCAGTGGTTAGGGCAGCGAATTTTAATCTCGCCTATCGGGGGTTCGAATCCCCTCGGACCCGCCAGAGCGAAAGGGTGGTTACCATGGCAACGTTCGAAGACAGGGCACGGCTCCTGGACAGTATCGACATACAGTACATCCAGGCGTCTAAGTGGAAAGACAAGCGACGTCAGGACCTGGAGCTGTTCGAATCGGTCGAGCTGCCCCTGGACCCCGACCACTGGTGTAGCCTGTGCATGAGCGAGGGAGCCTCCTACGTCGGAGGCTGCTGCGGGACCATGTCCCACGTCCAGGACCTGCTCGAACATGTCTTCCGCATGGGTAACGGATACATCCGGATGAATCAGTTCGCCAATCTCGTCGAAGCCATCCTCGATCACGGCGACTTCGAAGGGAAGATCCGGTTCGACAAGTTGGATCGGTCCATCGAAGACATCGCGGCAGAAGCCAAGGACTGTAGCGTGTGGGAGAGCTACAGCCCCTGGGATCTCATCGCCCTCACCTGGCACCTGACCAAGGACTTCTACTCCCCCAAGACGCCTACTCCGTACAACCAAGACTTCTCCGAGGTCGAGAAGGCCATCCACACCCTGCATCACGGGGCGTCGACCCTGAGCTGGGCCCTTCTGTGTCAAAAAACCAGTACCCCCGACGGCGAGTTCGATCTGGCGAGCCAGAGCCGGGGCAACCGTTCCGTGCTGCTGTACCGGCTCATCCCCGCCCTCAGGACGCTGTTCAATCGAATCGACGAGCTTGACGCTGGCCCCTTCGATGGCGTGGCACTCGTGGACACAGAGATCGACCGCAACGCCATCGCCCACAACAACCTCGGGCTGTGCATCTTCGGTTCGGAAGAAGACGCTCGCAAGCTCGTTGCCTTGTTGGACGAGGACGAAGCCAAGAAGATCGAACTGCGCCCCGTACAGGTCTCGAAAGAAAACGGCGTCGTTTTCAAAGATTCTTCCGAACCTGCCAAGCTCTAGCCCCGTAGTAGGGGCATGACTACCTCAAACACCGAAATCAAGGTTGGCGACTACGTCCGAAGCTTCGACTTTGCGAATCCTCGCGATGCTGAAGAAAACCGCGACCTGACCGGCCCGAACGCCTCCTACGTCGAGGGTACCGTCGTCGAAATCGGCAAGGGCGACCCCGACGAGAACCCTGCGGGCTACACCTGCTACAAGATTCTCGTCCAAAAGTGGGTCTTGCATGGTAAGCCCATGAAGACCGGCGGCCACGTGTACCCGCCCGTCAACGGAACCCCCTCTTGGCTCGGTGGCTTCACTAATGGTGTCGAGAAGATCACCGTCACTCCGGTCACCGTCGAGCTGGGCGCCTACAATGGCAGCCCTTCCATCATCGCCAAAATGGAAGAAACCCTCAAATACATCGAGGATGGAGCCAAGTCGTGGGCCGGGACCCAAGAGGAATACGAAAAGTGGGCCCTGGACATCGCCAGCGGCATGCTCGTCTCAATCTCCACCAAGCTCGTGACGAAGGCAGCAAAATGAGCAGCAATCAGCAAGCTCTGAGGTCCTTTGACGCCTACTGCGACTCCCTTCCGTCCAAGAAGAGAGCCGCCGTCCGACAAGCCTACGAGAAGGCTCGGGAGACGCACAACATCGCGGAGTCCATCCGCATTGCCCTCAACTCCCCAGAAGCACAGACCAAACGATGACCCAAGAAGAGCTGGAACAAGCCGCCAAGGAATTCTTGGCGGACAAGGACGGCTATTCCCTGTGGTGTATAGCCACTGGGGGCCTTAGTTTCACGACGTACGAAGACGAGCTGGAGGCCAAGTACGGTGAGAGTGAACTTCAAGCCGTAAAGAACGCGATCTATCGAGAGGTGGATCGCATGAAGAATTCTCCGAACTCTTCTGAGCCGGGAGCGTAGTAGGGACATGGCTACCCTCCTCGTCACTGACAAAAGCGGACTGGTTATCGGGCGCGTGTCGGCGAAAGCCGGAATGGTCACCCGCCACTGCGGAACCGTCACCCGATCGACGGCCATGGCCGTGTGGACTGACAAGCCGTCCTCACGCCTTCATGGCATGCATCGGCCCATCGCGTGTACCGTGAACTACACCAAGGAAATCGCGAACGATTCCACATTCGTTCCGTGCGGCTTCCTCAGTCAGAGGTCGGCGGACGAGCTTCGCGGGCAGCTCGCCAAGGGGCTGAGTGTTCGCGAAATCGCACGCAATTACGCGACCTACGTCGATACCGTCAAGCTGGTGCTCAACAGCTACCCCGCCAACTGAATGAAGGGGGTGCGATCGTTCTCAGGGCCGACTCAACCAAGACACCGAAAATTCCGAACCTCTTCCGAGATGGAGCGTAGTAGGGACATGAGCATCGAATTCACCTCTGACTGCCCCACCACCGAAACCACGAAGCCTGAGCCCTGCCTCTGTGCCCAGATGGCGGAACGGTGGATCGATGCCATGGATGGCGACTGGTCCGAGGCCGTCAAGGTCAACCTCAAGGCGGAAGCCAACCCCGCGTGCCCCTTCTGCAAGGGCACGGGTATTGAGGGATTCACCCGCGACGACCGCCCCCACATCAACTGGGCGAACGACAACGGTGTCCGCGTCCTCGCGACCCTGGGCATTGTTGGCGAAGATGCCCCCTACGGCGAGATGACCATTGCGGAGGCCAGAAGGGCCGTCATGCGGGCCCGCTCTCGCTCCGACCTCTCTGCCTACACCCGGGAGGAAGAAGTTCGCCACGGGGCCCCCAGGGCCGACGAGAACGGTGTAGTAGAGCTGAAGCCCCTTCGGGTCTACAGCCCCTCCCTGGACGAGAACTCTATCCAGGATCGTATCGAGCAGTTCGCTCACTTCGTCGAGGAGTCTGCCGCCCGAGGAGCCACCCTCGTTCGTTGGGGTTAAGCCATGAACAAGACACATCGAGCCGGAGTTCGGTACTCAGACGGAAAGCAATGGTTCGCTCGCGGCAACTATCGGTCCTTCCTGACTGCGGAAGCTGCCGCAACCCGGTTGGCAAGGCCCACAGGGTCCCTGCCTCTCGTGAAGACCCCAGAGGGCAGCATCTTCTCTATCTGGGGCCCCGATCTGCCTTCGTACTGTTTCGGGTTGAAAGTTCCGAACCCTTGACGGCCGGGAGCGTAGTAGAAGCATGAACACCAACAGCGAACTGCGGGCCATTGTCGAGAACCTCTGCACCAATCTCTCTACCAACAAGGTCCCCTGCAAGACCAACCACGTCGTTCTGAGCTTCGGCTGTGCCAATGGTGAATGGGCCTGGGGTATCGTGGTTGCAGCCGTCGGGAGCGTCGCCTCCAAGCATAAGGGCTACCGCCCTCGCCTCTGCGGAGAGGGTGAGACTCCTTCGGCAGCCATCGACGACATGCTGTCCGCACCGGCCTACGGTCGATGGCGTAAGGACCTCGCAAAATAATTCCGAACCCTTGACCTCCGGGAGCGTAGTAGAGACATGACGACCTCAACCAACCCCACCTACACCGCTGCCCAACGCCGCTTCTGGGCCCCCAAGGGACAGCGGAACTACTACCAGCATGCTGTCGCCCGTTACCGCCGTCCTTCCGATGCGGCTGTCCTTCTTTCGTAAGCTGTTTCGTAACCCGTACCGAGTTCCGGCAGAGCAGGCCGTAACGCCCGAGCCCCCTCCCGTGGTTCACGCAAGGACAAGCAAGGATCGAGAACACGTTACCGAGTTCGAGATGACTCTCTTTCAGGCCAACAAGTGCCCAGACTGCGAGCAGGAAGGGTTCCTGGAAGGGCCTCACGGTGGGCTGTGCGTCAACTTCAAGTGTGCCAACCCTCAGTGCGGGAGCCGGTTCAACCACATGGGCCCCTTTGGGATCGATCGCATCTCCGATGCCAGCCCAGACAAGGTATCTCAGTGAACTACTACGTCGCGTGCCGAGACGACCGCCGACCTGACGGCACCAAAGGCCGTTATGTTATGTCCTCTCGCACATTCACTCAACTTCGAGACGCTGTTGAGTACAAGAAAAGCATTTCTCCCTCGCGGGAGCCCATGATCCTCGTCGAGGTCAAAGTGTCCGACGAGAATGTTCAGGAGTTCGTCGGATGACCACCCTCAAGCCTCCGTACCGATTCCGAGACATTCCATGCTTCACGCCCTTCACGGGCTATTCGGTGGACGTCTCGTGGCAGCATTTGGAGTCTCACATCAAGGCTGAGACGGAAGGGGCCAACGTCGACTTCAACCCCGACTTCCAGCGGGGCCATGTGTGGCCGATGAGCAAGCGGATCGCCTATGTCGAGTTCGTTCTGCGAGGTGGCAACTCAGCCAACAACCTGTACTTCAATTGCGGATCGTATCAGTTGGTGAGCGGGCCGCCCCGGGAGTACGTCCTTGTGGACGGCAAACAACGGCTGACCAGCGTCCGGATGTTCCTCAACGATGAGGTACCCATCTTCGGTGGCCTCGTCCGCAGTGACTTCGTGGACAGGCCCGACTTCCTCAAGGCCCGGTTCCGGTGGAACGTCAACAGTCTCCAGACGCGGGCAGAGATCCTCCAATGGTACCTCGATCTCAACACCGGTGGTGTAGTCCATACGGACGCAGAGATCGAGCGGGTCCGCAAGCTGCTGGAAGCGGAGAAGGCGTGATGACCCCAAAGGTGGCCCACAACCTATTGAATGGTGGGACTACGAGGCAGCCATGAGCACACCACACCACCCAACCTTCGTTGTGTTTGACGACCGCGAGCCCGATGGGCTCGGGCGCCGCGCCTTCACCCTCTTCTGGCTCTCGGACGGGATCTTCCGTCCGGAGCTGCATAAGGACGGCAAGCCCGTCGGGTACCGCCGAGCCCAGTGCTTCTGTACACAGCCTGATCGGTTCCTCAAGGATGGGGCCGAGGTCGTGACAGAACCAGAGGCCGAGTCGCAAATGGCTGAGCTACACGAGGAGCTGATTCATGCTCGTGACGCATACCGAGCCGCACGAGGAGATGATTCATGCCCGTGACACATCATGAGCTGAGGTGGCGTTGCTCAATCTCGACCTGTTGTCACGAAAACCGTGGTCGGGACAAGAATTGCCGGAACTGTGGCAAGCCAAAGGAAGGGGAGGTGTTCTACGACCCCGAAGAGGGCGAGGGCCCCGCCCTCACGGATGCGGTCCTCATCCAGCAAGCAACAGCTGGAACTGACTGGCAGTGCACTTTCTGTGGCTCGCATCAACGACGCAGCAGCGGAGAGTGCGCCAACTGCGGAGCTGAGCAAGCCATGAGCCGCGACCAGGCGACCAAGTGGGACGATGGTCACGTGGGTGAGGGTGGCCTAAGCCCGGCAGAAGAGGAACGTGTCGAGGCCCTGCTGAAGGCTGCGAAGCGTGTCGAGGCCCTGCCCAAGCCCAAGCGTCGCCCCAAGCTGACAGATGAGGACGTCGAGGAGATCTGCTCGGAAGACCCCTCCCCATCTTCCACTGTCATTGCAACCCCGGTGCCCGTCTACCGGCGAAACTATCGGCCTTTGGCCCTTGGCAGTGCCTTGTTCTTCGGAATTCTACTTCTTGGGGCCCTGGTCTTCTTCTTAGTTCGGCCTGTGGAAGTGGATGCCCGTGTTCAGGGCGTCTCATGGAAATACACGGTCCAGGTGGAGCGGGAGAAGACTGTGCACGAGGAAGGGTTCGACGCTCCCATCGGGGCCTTCGATGTGCTTCCCATGGGGGAGAGGCATCACCACTACCGACAGGTGCCGGACGGCTTCAGGACGGTGAGCTACCTGGAGGAATACCAGTGTGGGACTATTCCTCGGACCTGTACGCGCACACCCAGGACCTGCACACGCACGCCTCGAACCTGCACGAACAACCAAAACGGTTTCAAGACGTGCATGGGTGGGGATGAAATATGCTCGGGAGGACAGGAGAGTTGCACCGGCGGCGGCCCAAGGTATTGCACTCGCCCGGCCACAAGGCAGGAGCCCAAGTTCCGGGACGAGTCGGTCACGGCCATGTGGTACTCGTGGAACGTGTGGCGATGGGTCCTGGACCGGCAGGTGAAGGCAGAGGGCTCAACAGACAAGCCTCATTGGCCGTCAGCCGAGAAGATTGCCCTCAACAAGAATCTGCCCAATGGTGTCCGGGCGGAGAGGGAGGAAAGGGTCACGAGCTATACGGTGACCTTCCGGGATGACGAAGGAGAGAGCTACACGTACCACCCGAAAGAGATTGGCGAGTTCGAGAGCTTCCACGCTGGTGAGCCCCAGCTCATCAAGGTCAACAAGCTGGGCAGTGTCGAGATTGTGAGGGCCCAGTGACTCCCGCTGAATTCTACGGTAAATGCTGGAACATCCTCGTGGAGCACGCAGGGGCAAACCCGAAGCCGATCGCTAAAAAGGACTTCGTTCTCAGCATGTTGGGATCTTGCCACGAGTATCGGTTTTGCGGCAGCCTCGGATTCGGAGGTAAATTTTATCGATTCAGCCCAGACTTCTACGTCCAGTGCTACCCTGAGGACGTGACCCCTGAGCGGCAGAAAGCGATCGACAAGGTCAACCATTTGCTCAAGGCATTGGTGGGTGACCTGGTACACGAACAAGGCCCGAATGACCGCCAGCGTCTTTGACGTCGCCCTCGCCATCCTCCAGAAGCATGGCCCCATGACGGCCATGAAGCTCCAAAAGCTCGTCTACTACTGCCAAGCCTGGCACCTCGTGTGGGAGGGTCGGCCCATGTTCCGCGAACGCATCGAGGCATGGGCAAGTGGCCCTGTTGTGCCTGAGCTGTACGAGGCTCATCGAGGCAAATTCATGGTGAGCTTCGATGACATCCTTCTGTATTGCGTCGATCACCACTGGGATGCCATCATCGAGGCTTACGACCGGTACCGCAGGGAGCTGACAGGTATCCCTTCCGGGACACAGATGCTCCTGTTCCCCTAGCTCTTTTTTGGCAGGTCATCAACGGTCGGCGATTCCGGGGCCCACAGGGCCTTCTCAACACGCACGAAGCTTGGACGGGACCCGTGCTCCGATCCGTCTGAGAAGAGCCTCCAGGCCCCTTCCCGGGCTGTTATGACGGTGATCAGGTCGGGCTCGCCACCCTTGTCTCCCTCAAAGTCCAAAATGAGTCTGCGGATTCCCGACATCGTCAGGAACGTCACCACCTTGCCACCTACTATGTACCGGTTCATGGTACCGGAGCGAGGGCATAAAAAGACTTGCACTCTATCCAAATTCGGATTCATACTACACCTGAAGCAGCAATCTCCGCGAGAAGGGCGGCACTTCGCACAACCTAGGAGATAGTCATGGTCATCAGTACAATTCCAGGCCAACCTTCCGTTCTACCCGACAACGCCGAGGTCCAGCTTATTCGTGGGGCCTATAATCCGGACGGCTTCCTTGACAGCACCCTCTTGGAGATTTGGGTGCAAGTGCCTAAGGGGTCTGTGCCTTCCTCGGCTTGTGGGGTGTACGGGCCCAAATACAACTACTGCCAGCTTCAAACGTTTGGAAGCCTCAGGGTTAAGGTTGTCGATCGTGAAGTGATCGTCCGCGCACGCAAGACTGGAGAGGTCCAGGTTGATGGCGTCACCGTGACGCATTGCCGAGCCGCTGTAAAAGGCGAGGCGAGTGCAGATTTTGCTGTCGCTCAATCTACTCGGCGTCCTGTCTTGCGCCCTGTGCGATCAGAGCCCATGGCTCAAGCATGAAGGTAGGGTCGTCCAAAGCCTTCTTAATGACCTCCACGCAGTCGGCCACCCTCTCACGAAGGTCGTGCTCCCAGAACCGAAAGATTCTCCACCCAGGAGCGTGGGCTAGGTTCCTCTCGTGTTTGGTTCTGGTGACGGCTCTCCGTTTCTTGTAGCGGCTGGCGTGCTCTGGGCAACCGTGCCAAAAGCACCCGTCTACCTCGATGGCAATCTGCTTTTCTGGATGAGCTTCATCCACGAAATACAAGAGCTGGTACTCCGTCTGGAACCCGTCGTATAGGCGGGCTTCTTGAAGAGCTGCGATCAAGTCACGGTGTGGCTTGGTGAGGGTGTAGATCGGCTGTAGTCGTCCCTCTCGGTGCATCTTGGTCGTGGCTGCACTGATCTTGGCTCGAACCTCCAATCGACTCTGTGGGGCAACGTAGCCAGGTTGGGCTCGTAGTTGAGCGAGGGCTTCTTGTGAAGCTTGCACCATACAAGCCACATCCTCTCGGGCTTTCGGTGTCTTCTGGTACCCCTCTTTTCGGGTGGCTCCGCACTTCTGATGATCGATCTGCTGCCGTGCCGTGTCCAGTTGAGCACGCCCTTCTGGAGTCGAAGCTCTAGCTTTTGCCGATCGACTCAGTTTTGCCCGAACCTCGGGGCGTTTCATGTGGTGCTTGTCCCCCTTGGCCCGTTGTGCTCGGGAGACTCCAGCCCCCACCTTCTGGCGGATCTCCTCACTTCTCTCGATGGGGGCTAGGTAGTCCGGAGCCTTGAGGGATGACTTCCCGAACCTCTCAGCGTACTCCTCTCGGGTCAACCCGTGTTCCCGCTGGAGGTGTTTCCTGGTGATGTACTGGCCGAAGGGCTTACCGCATAGCTGACAGATTGCTGGCATAACCTACCGTTACATGAGAAGATTCCCATGTCAAGTCGGCAAGTCAGACCGTCGCCACCAACTCATCAGGCTGTTGAACACCCATCCTCTCCCATCGAACCCGAAGCCCTTTACCTGGAATCCATTCCAAGTAGTGGTTCGCCACGAGCCACATGATTCGGAGGATGATTGTGACGGGGAGAGCCCCATAGCCAAGCCCCATCATCGACAGTAGAAGGCCGATGCCTGACTCCGGCAGGGAGGTCAGAAGCTCCGTGAAACTGATGGCCCCTGTGAAGCCTTGTAACAAACTTTCAATGTCCCAGGAAATCTCTGCCACATTTGCCCACACAAAAATGAAGATGGCCGCGAGAAGGGGCCTCTTCAACGTCGGCAGGTACTTGTGAAGCCACGCGTCTACCTTCTGTGCCCCGCCCTTGATCTTCTGGACGGCGGCCCAGATGCGCGGCGACTGCTTGGCGATTCGCACCATGAGGTCTGTGAGGCTCGGAGCCTTATGCTTGGCGACGAAGTAGATGCTGAGGGGAAAGGTCTCCTGGATCTTCTTGCCGAGCCATTGAATACCCTGCAACCCTGTCTTGGCGAGTTCCTTGGCTCGGGTGGCGATGATCTTGGCCTTCTCCATCAGGGACATGTTGCTCATATCTGGCAGGCCCAGAGCACGACTCAAGACTTCCCATGCCCGCCCAGGGGCGGCCTTGAACAGGTCCAGGAGCCGCTTGACGCCCCGGAGGATACCGAGGGCCGCCTCACGGTCGGAGCTGCCCTCACGGGTTTGCCAGAAGCCTTGGGCGAGGGCTTCCACACACTCCATGGGCGGGGCCCAGGACGCAGTTCGAACGCCGTGATCGGTGTACTGTTCCTCAACTGCCAAACGGATGAGGTACCGGTCCCGGACTCGTAGGGCGAGATCGCTCATACTTTCCGCAACAGACAAGAGAAAAAGCCGAACTCTGCCGGCCGGCGACCGTAGTAGAGGCATGAGAACACGACTCGGAACCAAGCCTTTTCAGGCAGCAGCCGTGCTGTTGCTGAACCTTCGCGTATCTCGGAACACGTGTAACCCCTTTGTCAAGGCAGGCTTCACCTTGCTCGAAAAACGTGGCCTGGTTGAACTACGAAAAGGGGTGTACCGCCCAGCAGGGAACTTCTTTGATGTGTGCGAAGAAGTGGGGTTGACTTCCGACGGGTACGCCACTGATGAGGCCAAAAACGAGGCCAAGAAGAGCTAAAAATGGGCAAAAAAGCTGCCGTGGACAAGTTGCTGCACCTGCTGCACCTGTATACAGGGCACAAGGTCGACTCCCGTGGCCCTTATGGCCTCATCCTGGACACCATCGAGGAATTGAACCCGAAGGTCGCCAAGGGTCTTCGGAACGGCGAACCCCCTGACAAGTTCATGAAGAAAGAGTGAGCGGTGTATGTTCTTCGGATGAAGATTCGCATCCGAAGGGAAGACATCACCCGGGCGGGCTACCAGCTCCCCGGCGGGGGAAGCGTCCTCAACACCGGAGACATCGAATGGACCTCTTGAACTGCTGCGAGTGCGGCAAGGACTACCCTCCCTACGTGTTGAGCAAGCGGACGAGCAAGCGAGTGGGAAACGCCGGACCTACGTGTCCATTCTGTCTGTCGGAGTTGCTCGGTCGATACCTCACCTCCGAGGATTTTGACCTTCAGAGTCCTGTCAACATGCTCATCACCGTCGGCACCTTCATAGGGATTTCGAACCGAAACCGTATCCCTACCTTCGCGGTCTGGGCAAACAACGACTCGTCTGTGAGCTATGACTATGACGAGAACGAGGTGTCGACCGCAACGCATGCTGCCCTGAAGTTCCACCAAACCCATGACCTCCGGGACGGGTCGGTCATCCGTGTGCAAGGCAGCGCAGAGGGAGGAATCATCCACCTCTACCACCTGTTGGACGGCCGATTGTCGGCCATCGGACACTCCACCAGCGGAGGCCGCAATGGCTGACCGAACGAATCTCCGCAAGGTGTACATCCGCTATCGAGAGGATCTGCCCGAGAGCGAAATGATGTTTTCCGCCCTCGAAGGCTTTCAGTTACGTGGCGCCGAGACCGCCCCCTTCTTTGGGTTTGGCGACATTCAAGACATTCAAGACCTCGGTCCGGACGTCGGGATCGTGGGGTATATCGGCGACGTGTGGCGGGCCATGCGTAAGCTCGGCCTGCCCAAGCCCGAACCCCTCGACTACCCCGAACCCCTGCGCTATTTGCTCGGGCGGTACGTCGAGCGGGCCGTGTTGGAAGACGTTCGCAACCGCGTCAACCCCGGGATCTTCGTCAAACCGGTCAACCACAAGGTGTTCACCGGCTTCGTGATGACCGGTTCGTTCGACGACGCCATCACTCTCGCCCCCTATCCACCAGATACGGAGGTGTGGCTCAGTCAGGCCGTGACGTTCATCTCCGAATACCGTTGCTTCGTCCTAGACAGGGGCATCCTGGACGTCAGACTCTACAAGGGGGACTGGTCCGTGGCCCCAGACCGAAAGGTCGTAGAAGGGGCCGTCAAGGCGTGGGAAGAGCAGCCCGTGGCCTGGACCCTCGACGTCGGTATCACCCCCGAGGGCCAAACCCTCTTGGTCGAGGTGAACGACGGCTATTCGTTCGGGGGCTACGGTCTTCTGTCAACCTCTTACGCCCAGATGATCGAAGCCCGATGGCAGGAACTGATTCGACCTCCCATGTTCGGATGATCGCAGGAGCTGATTCGATGAAAAAAGCAGTGTGGAAGGCATACGCGCAGAAGCTGGAGCACAAGCTCCACCAGACCAAGACGGAAAGCAAAGCGCAACTGTTCCGCCTGAGAGCTTCTCAGGAATCCGTCGATCAGGCAACATCCGCCATGACTGCCATTCGGGCCGAGGTTGCTCACCAGGCTGTCGGCCTCGGAGGTGTCACCGGTTGCGGCGTGACCTTCCAAACCATCCTGGACATCGTCGACAAGTTCGAGGCGAACCTCGCCAAGAGGAAACAGGAGCCGCCCAGCTCCGACTCCGACAAGCCCTGCGCCTTCTGCGGCGAGCCAGGGTGCAACAAATTCCGGCACCGCGTGTGATTCTTCCGAACCCGTTCGCTCGGGGAGCGTAGTACAGGCATGAGTATGGACGATTGGCTCGAAGAGCAGATCATGGATCGCTTCCCTGACGACGTGCCGGACATCGGGGCTGGCCGCCTGAGGGTGCGTATCTTCAAGCTTTGCCACGACCTTCTGGCAAAGGCCCTCCCGAGCAAGCTGCCCAACCGCAGTGCCCGTTCCCGTCGTTGTGCCATAGCCTTGCGGCGTTCCCTTGCGATCCTTGCCATCTCTGGAAGGGACTCGGGCAGGGCGCGGATGAACTCAGGCGTCACCACGGTCATTCGACCTTGACCAACCTTCCAAACACCTGACGAGTCCATCCGTTCACATGACCATGTGCATTTGAGATCTGCACGGCTCCGTCCTCCCGCCTACCCGTGCACAGGTGCAAGTAGTAGCTGCCCCGAACTCGGCAGAAGACGGCATCACCCACCTTCACGTCCTCGATCTTGACGGGCTCCACCGTCACCTTCTGCCCGCTGCGGACAATCGGAGTCATCGAGTTGCCGTGAGGGCGGTAGGACACCGTCTCCCCGCGACTCAGCTGTTCTGCTATCAGTGTATTGCGTCCCATTAGAATGGTATGTCGTCGATGTCCTCGGAGGCGTAGACCACCTCACCGCCCATTTCGGTGTGTCGGCCCGGAGGCATACGATCCAGTTGGAGGTTGGCCCAGTTCAAGTCCTTGCGCAGGTCGGATAGATTACGATTGACACGATTCAGCTCTTGCTGGAGATCGTAGGCTTTCTGTACGAGCTTGACCTCTTCCTGGTTGAGGGCACCCCGGAAGGCCCAGAGGGCTTTCATGAAGTGTTCCTCAGCCTCTTCACAGGTCTTGAAGACTCCAGGCGTGTCTGGCTTCACGGTGTCCGGGGTGGAGTGGACCTCTCGGCCTCGAACGGAAGAGTGACTGGGGGTTATCCAGTTGCCATCGTTGTCGACTCCCTTGACGCCCATCTTGACGACAGCGATGTTACTGACACTGGAACCAATCACCAACCATACGTTCTCTGGAACGGGTTGGGGGCGGATCATCCTCCAGTCAGCTTCCAGGTCCCACTCGTCAGTCATGCTGGACTCCTAGAGCCAGCCGCGTTGCTCGGCCAGCCAATCAGTGACGATCAAGGCTCCCTTGTCCCCCTTCTTCCAGACCTCGCTCTCATCCGTGATCTGGGACTGAGGGATGAAGGTTCTCTCGCTCAGATCAGCGGCCTCCACCCAGATGCCCTTGTCCGTCTCGCTCACTGCCTCGGCACCTTCGATTTCGTAGCTCATCCTGCCACCATACACCGGGCGCCGTCGCGAACCTCACCTGTACAGTGTTGCCCCTTGGAAGAATCGAGCCGTTCGAAGTACACCTCTCCTGCGAGCCCATAGAAGTCGATCATGCCTTGGGCAACCTTCTCAGCCCCTTCCTTGAGACGAGGATCTTCGCTGGTGGCCCGCGATCCTTGAATGCTGTCGACCCACAGGTCCACAAGCATCGAGGCCCGGTCCATCACCTCGTGAAACTCCCCGTCGTTCACAATGTCCTCGTCCCAGTGCGTCGTCATTCTCTCCAGCTCCGTTCTAGACAGAGGGTGCAAGAAACCTCGGCTATGTCTGTCGTCAGCAGAGGGAAGTCACTCCGAACCGTCGGGTTGTCCACACACAGTCGCTGCCCGTCGCAGTCCTGGTAGTGCACCTTTTTCGAAGTGTGCACGCCTATCAGGCGCATGTTCAGCAGACATCTGACGCAGGTAACCTCTTCGACAACGTTCGTGTACAGAGGCTCTTTCCCGTGAGAGATTCCGCAAGGCTTCTCCCGATAATGCACCTTCTGGGTGGGCATCACCGGGACCTCGAACAGAGGGCGGCTGTATCGAGGTTTGAGAAGGATAGGGGGAGGCTCTTTCCCGTTGGCCTTGAGATAGTCCAACGCGAGACGCCGCTTGCCCTCCAGCAAGGCTTCCTTGGCGTTGTCGATAGCGAGGACCTCGATGAGCCGCAACTCGGGGACTGCTTCCCTACGCTCCACGCCACACACAGGGCACTTGCGAAAGGTCGACTTGACCCACTTGTACCGCTGATAAAGGGCGTGGTTGCATTCCAACACATCAAAGGTGCGCCCTTGATGGTCGTAAACCGTCTGTATGACCTTCCGAACAACTCCGGGTCGCACGTCAATCTTCCATGTCTATGTCGAGGAATGGTATTCGGCGAGCCCCGGGAGAAGCAGCAGGAGCAACGGGCTTCGCTCCGAGCTTCTGCCGGCCCGGCCGCAACGTCGCCCAAGCCTCCTCCAGGGTGCCACTCTCGTATTCGTAGAATGTGGGGAATTCCTTGAGGGCCTGCTCAGCTCGGCACCGTAGGCACACGACCCCTCCCGGGGCGCAATCACACCCGATCCGATCAGCTATCGCAGACAGCAGCATGTGTAGGTCCTGAAAGGTCTCCTCACGGCTCACGCGGACTTCAGTTCGGTCCCCCGCTCGAAGCTCCTCCCCCACCACGATCTTCCGCCCTGTTGGGTACAGTTCGTGATGGCATCGGGGACAGTCTTCGAATCCCACATCGTCGTCTCGAACCCATACCCGACCGCAGCCCGGGCAGTGCACCACCTCGGCCGGTAGTGTCTTGGTGGGAGACTTGGAGCGGCGAGCAACCACTTTCATGTCAGGCATCTTCAATGTCTACACCACCGAGCCGGCTCCAGAAGGAAGAAACTTTGGCCTTGTGCGCCTCTTCCAGCTGCTGCATCCACTCAGGCAGGTTAATCACCCCGAAAGAACACAGGCTGCTATCCCGACTCCGAACGATTCCGAGTTGGATGCTGCCCACATCGTTTGGCGCCCACATGACCAGGACGTGCTGGCGTGGGTTGGAACGGGCGGCCGCCCGCACCCTCTCGCGGGCAATCGCGGGAGGGTCCCCCGACCCGAGCCACCCACCCCGCCGCCCTGTGTAGGATGGCAGGATCGTGCACCACTCGTCGCCCCGAGCACTCAGTCGCTCAGTGCCCGCAGGCAAGTCGTCGACGGTCCCCTCGTAGAACGACAGGCTCAGAGGCATGGCAGCCTCTCAGGCAGGCTTCGCTGAATTCGATGGCGAATATCAGGGGTCGTGTGCATCAGCCAGGGAATTCGCTCGGGGATGTCCTTCCACGAAGGGAACTCCACGAGAGGTGAGGTCGGTCCCCTATGCCGGTAGTGGGCCAGCCCCAAGTTGAAGGTCAGTTCGTTGTAGAACACTTCGATCTTGACCAGCGCGAGATACTCGCCGCCCGAACGGGGAAGCTGAAGGGCCCGCCGTCGGAGGAATGCTTTCGCTCCGCCCTCCTTGATGAGGGCGTAGCTCGCGTAGGGGAAGCTGAGGTGCCCCGCACCCTTCCTCAGGTGCGGAACCCACCCCTTGGGCGGGTCGTTCGGGAAATACTTGTCCGGACCCGGTCGCCAAAACATGAAGTTGGAGGAGTTGAGGAGGTCGGCCAAGGGCAAATCCCCCGCCGTTGTCAACCAATACCGTACTGGGATCATCATGGCACCACCCGATAGCGAGAGGACCCTCCACACACTCGATTGCGGACGCTAGGGCGCCCGCCAAGCCCCCTTTTGGATTCCAGGGGTGTCCGAGGTCGTAGAGGGCTGTCGTCGCCCCTGAGGGCCGCCTGAGCGTCGAGAGTGTCGAACAGACTTCGGAGCTTCAGAATCTCTCGGTCATGATCATGGGAGGGCCGTTCACCTTTGAGCCAGAAGATCTGTTCGGGAGGGCTGCATCGGGAACACGGGCAGGGACGGCCGCCCCTTCTCTCGTGCCACCTGCCGTCAACCGTCTGCCAGATCTCATCCCCCGTCACGTCGTGTCTGATGGTGACGATGACGGGGTCGGTGATGGTGGCCGACGTCGTGCTGGTGATGACGGTCGACGTTGTGTTCGTGGCGCTGTAGGGAATCATTCGCGTTCTTCCAGAGCTAGGTCAGCCATACTTCCCCACAGGGTAGCAGCCGGTGACGTAGTGGTACGCGCGGAACAGCTTGCCGTTTTGCTCGTTGCTGTTGAGGTACTCTCGCAACCTCTCTTCGGTCACGCCGGCATACTCGGCCACGTCTTTGATGGCACGATCGGACATGGACACGAAGCTCAGCGAGACGAGTTTGAAGTCAGAGATTTCCTTAACCCTTTCCTTGACTTCTTCCGGCACAGGGGTGCCACCAGATTCGGAGCATCGAGGACAGAGGGCGTGCTGGATTTGGCAGCCCATGCTCAACCTGGCGAAAAAGGGGCTGTCCGGATCGAATGGGGCTAGGTCTAGAGGAAGATGCTTCTTGGGCATGCCCCCTATTCTACACCGTATCGCTCGCGTTGTCGGGCTCGACGTTCCTGGAGGCTCGTTCCATGGTGGCGTCGGGTGCGACTGCACATCATGCAGGAGCACGGACAGCAGTGGGTCGATGCGAAGAGGCCAACCAGCTTCTTTGAGGGGTCGTACCACTTCCCGAGGCCCACACCGTTGCGGGACTGGTTGGGGCCAGACCCGTTCGTGCTGGCAGCCGTGAGCCACACCTTGCCAAGGAATTGGTGGGCCTTGACCTTCATGCGCCTGGCATGGTGTCGTCTGAACGCTCGGCTCCTCATGTCACGCCTGGAGTTCGGCCTTCTTGGGCTTCTCGAACTTCACGCCACGCTGACTGTCCTTGGCCTTGGCCGCACACGTCGAGCACAAGGGTAGGGTTCCGTTGGAGGTGGTTGCTGGGCGCTGCCCGCAACCGAAACACATCTGTCTGTCCTTCGTCGCCATACCACAGAGTCCTCACAAGAAGATGGACGGATCTTCGCACAGTTGCTTGAGTTGTTCAACCTTCCACGGGTCCACGTCTTCCGCCGCCGGCAATGGGGGCATCAGGAAGGGGCCCGCCGCCCGAGCGACAACGACCTCTTGAGCTGCGGCGCCTTGGTCCGATGTGGGAAACACCAGGGTATTCTTGAGCCCGGACACCTCCAGCATGTACTTGAGGTGCTCCTCGTCCTGTTCGCTGCCCGTCGGCCACCCCTCGTCGCGAGGCCACACACGGCCGTCCCACCCGTAGCGGTCCAGGGCGGCCACGATGTTGTTGAGCGTCTCCTCGAAGACGGGCAGCTCGACTTGCAAGGTACCCCCCGGCTTCGAATCGACGGGATTTTTGGGCAGGAGCAAGACGGACAGCATCACGAGAGGTGTTTCCGTGGCCTCTCTGACCCCAATCCACCCAAAGAGGGGGAGCGACAGGAATGTTCCCTTGACCGGCTCGGACAGAACTTTGCCCACGGGCAGCATTCGGTGATCGACGCCGGTCGCACCCGTGGGACGGGCCATCTTGTTTTTTCGCTTGTCACTGATCTTCATGGGGCCTTCTATACACCGGTCTCAGTCGAAGTCGAAGTCGTCTTTACCCAACCGGTTCCAAGCTGTTTTAGGTTCGGGATTGACGCTCTGGTAAGTCGGGCGAGAAGCCAGACCGTTCAATGGAACCGAACCCCTGGGAGGTATCATTACCCCTCCGATGTACAAGGTCTGACCTGTCAGATTCTGAAGGTTCAGACCGTCGAAGCTTGTGGCCGCCGTGCCGTTGGCGATAGCCATCTGGGCTTCTGATATGTGCACCACGACTGGAGTGCTGTCGTTGGAGGCGGGAGTATCGCGATAGGGGTGGGATGAAGATACGTGAAAGACAGTGTCAGGCTCAGGGTCCCTGTCGTAGATGGGGCGAGCCCCATCAGGCAGCGAAGGGATGCCACCGGGTACGGGCCTGGGCCTGGGCCTGGGCTGGGTCTGACGACTATTTTCGACCTCGACAACGTGCCTCATGTGCTGTTGGCAGGCGAAACAGAAGTCGCCTCCAAACCTTCCGGTGGCATGAAGCGCCAGCGCTTCGGTGCCGTGTGTGCTCAGCCTGCTCCGGCATATGTCGCAGACGACATAGTACCTAACCGTGCCGTCTAGTGTCGCAGTCTCGATCGCCATTTGATCTGAGCATACACCAAATCGGTGTAGAATCTAAGCATGACGCAACACGTACAAGCGAGGCTCATCGATGATGCCCGGCGTGCTTTTCTTAATTCTCCTGCTCGTGGTGGACGACATCTACAACAACCAACGACACAAGTGAGCAACATGACCATCGAATGTGTCTTCAGCGGGCACAGCCTTCGAGAAGGCTTGTGCGACGGCAAGGCGACATCGTTCTTTCGCAGTGCCAAGGGGACCGTTTGGGCGCTGTGTACCTCCTGCGCTGATCAACACAAGCGGGTGAGCATCGGTCTGGCGAAGCAAGGCCGGTTGGCGATCAAGCCCCTCGCGGGAGCCACCTTCGACATACCCTTGGACGACCCCGAGACCCTCGCCATCTGGGAGAGTCAGGGACCGGAGACCGTCCAGGGTATCATCCAAGCTGTGGACTACGTGACCAAGCGGTCGGTGACCAAAGGCTAGCGGTCAGCCGCTGCCGCCGCGACCAACAGCATCGCCTTGTTCTCGGCGATCTCTCGATCTACCTTCTCAATCTCGTCCCGAAGTGCCCGACCCGTCTTGCCGATGGCAGCCAGCTCGTTGCCGGCCACTCCCCGGGCCCGCCCCCGAAGCGCCTTGTTGGCTTCCTTCTTCAGGGCGTACGCCTTGCGAAGCGCGTCTAGCTCGACCTTGGCCTGCTCCAGGACCTTGGCACTCACAGTAGTGCCCCAGCAATGAGGGCACAGCACCATCTTGATTCTGCCGGCCTCACAATGTCCGCAAGTGTTCCGCATGTCCCTACTACGATCGTTCTGGACGATAGTTCGGAAAAATCGGTGTACCTAGCCAACATGAGGGAAGACATCATCATCGCCCAAGAACTTGAGGCCATGCGGAACGTGCACGGAATGGACACTGCCCAGGCACTTCTCAAGGCCAATGGCTTCATCCTGCTTGCTTTCGGTCCCCGAAAGGTCACCTTCTACCCCGAGGACACGAAGATGACCGACCGAGGCAGAATTCCACGAGAGGCCATCATCACCCAGACAGGCGTTCAATACCAAGAGTTCGCCAAAACTCTGAAAAAACCGGCCAAGAAGACGAGCAAATGATCTATTTCGCTGGGGGATTCAATAACCAGGGCAAGATGCTTGCCGTCGCCATTGGATCCAGCGACGACCCTGAACGCGCAGTTGAGAGACTCCGAGAGACGGCCCCATTCAAGACGCGCCTGCTTGCTGTCGAGGACGGCTCCGGAGAGGCTCTTGAGCGGCTCAGGAATCGATTCCGCACGGCCAGGCTACAAGGACCCTGGTTCAAAGGCACGGAGGCCCTCACGGCCTACCTGGACGCCCTGCCACCCCTCTCTGTGTCGGGGAAGACCACCCGCATCTCCCTCGACGTAACAGCTCGGGAGTTCCAGCAGATCGAATCGGCCAGGTTGATGCTAGGAGTCAAGACCAAGGCCAAGTTCATCCGCCGAGCCATACGCTTCTTCGTCAGGGTTGTCACTCTCCAGAGCCAGGGCTTCTTGATTCAGGCAATCAAGGACGGGACCCTCTACCAGTTCCAGGACCTCGACCACGACCCCACACGCCCCGACGCACACCCCAAATAGGACGACCCCGTGGGGAAGGAACCCACGGGGCCATGGAGGAAACGGGACCTACCTAAACCATTCCACAGTTAGGGTGGATGGTCAAGGGGTCATATCAAAGGGGTCATTGTCCAAGAGACGGCCCCAAGCTGTGCGGTCCCCTTGGAAGTCGTACTTGGGGTTGTAGTCCGACAGGACGGCCGCGAACTTCGTACTGTGTCCGTCTTCTGTCAGGTGAACGGTGACTTCCCACAACCCTCGGTCCTGTCGGTGGAAAAGGGACACGCCCCCTTCGCGCCTTGTGACCAACTTGACCCGCTGGTTATGGTCGAGGGCCACTGTGGATCCCACCTGGAAAGACGCGACCCTTCGATCGTCGAATGGTCGAAGCAAGTACAGTTGCCAGTCCCGGTGCATGTCCAGCTTCTCGACCAGCCCCTCTGTCTCGTCCGTCGGACGTACGAGGTCCTTCGAGTCTCGATGAAGGATGACCACCCCAAGGGCACACCTCAGGGAGGTGCTGTCCAAGCGGACGTACGCGGGCGATAGCTCAATCAGCATCAGGACTCCGAATGAAGTCAGATCGTGTGAAGAGGGACCGAACAGTAAGCCCCGTCTCCGTTGTGATGCGGCCCACGCCGCCCTCCTTGCGGTCGACCACAACGCACACCCCCACGACATTGTGGCCGGCCTCACGCAGAGCTTGAATGGCCCGAATGGTCGAGCCTCCCGTGGTGACCACATCCTCCAGGAGCACGACACGTGCACACGTGACATTTCCTTCCTCGTCCGCTCCGTACGGGAAAGGAGCTTCCACGATTTTACCCATGCCGTGCCCCTTTGGAGCTTTCCGGATGTAGAAGGCGGGTAGCAGCGGGATGTTCTGGGGGCCCCCGAGTTCACCCGTCAGAACACGATCGAGAGCTGACGTGTAGGATACAGCACTCGCGAGCGGGCACCCTCCCAGCTCCACGCCCGCAATAGCTTGAACGTTGTCGAACGTCTTGACCATCTCGTACAGCAGACGCCCCAGCTTCCAGTGCCCATCAGCAGACAGGGCCACCGGCCGAACGTCGATGTAGAAGTCACTGGTCTTGCCAGAGGCAAGAGTGAACTCCCCTCGCTTGAACCCCCACAGCTTGAGCATCCCCAGAAGCGATTGTTTCATCTTCATCTCCTTGCCTATCTGGTACACCGGGTCGGGTGCCGTGGGCAATCTTCTTGTGACTTTCCCCAAGCATGGATTCCGTTGGACGCGTCATCCGCATTTTTCTGGCTACGAGAACTCACTACAAGGTGGACTTTCGCAAGCTCAGGGAAATGAACAGCCCCGCCTTCCGCCAAGAGCAGATGCGGATGGAGGGGGGCTACAACAAGTGGCGCGTTGAACTCGTCCCCATCCGAGACATCCGGGTGCCCAAGGTCTGGAACCCCGGCCGGTTCGACCAAGCCAAGAAGCTCATCGACAAGGGCACGCCCCTCGACCCCATCCGAGCCACGAAGGTCGGGGGTAAGTGGGAGATCGATGACGGCATCCACCGAACCAACGTGAGCATCGCCAAAGGATACACGCACGTTCCGGTTTTGGTGCCCGAGTGGGTCGCAACCCCCGAAGCATACGAAGCTCCCGAACCAGAAAAGAAGCAACTTACCAAGGGCACATGGATCAAGCTGCGCGAGCCCTTCGACGGCCGGTCCGTCGGATGGGTGGACGAACAGCTTGGAAGCAACCAACCACGAGGCGTCCGCCGATGGCGCTATGGGCTCGCCCTCATCGGCCCCGGCGAAGACTGGCCCGACACAGGGGACTTCTCTGATGATGAGCTGGACGTCAGATCCCCGCCTCCGTGGGCCATCGAAGCTCGTCTAAAGGCCGAAGCGGCGGGCTGGGCTTAGTTCCAGCAGGGCTTCGAAGGCTTGGTTGCGTTCAGATCGAACAGAGGGAGCAGACGCCCCAGCTCCTGCAACCGGTCCACCACCATCTCGGTGTTCTCGACGATCTGAAGGGTCGGGAGGTCTTCGATGCTGGGGGGCGGGTTGCTCTTGGTGCTCATGGCTCTACTACGTCAGGAACTAGGAGGAGTTCGGAAAGAGTTGCTTCTGGTAGGAGTGGAACACTTCGAGGACTTCCCGGGCCGATAGCGACTCGTCCACCTCGAAGCTCACCGACTTGGTTGCTACGACCACCGCGTAGCCCCTGCCGATCCATACACCGGAAGTGACCTCCGGCCCAAGACGAACACGATGCAGCTCCTGAGCTGACAGGCCCATCCTGTACAGCTCAAGCTCGAACTTCACCCGGAACGCATGGTGCTCCTGGATCCACTCGACGAGGGGTAGGCGATTCGAGATAGGTATTGTAGCCATTATCAATTCTTTGGTCATGGTTCATCTGGCTCCCCCTCAATAATGTCCTCGGTTAAGCGTTCGAACGCCGTCGGGACGTGGTCGGGGATGTCGATGGGCTCCCACAGGATGTCCATCTGATCGGCGGCACACACGTACTGACCTTCCAGGCCCGGCCGGCGAACGTTCTGGATGGTGATCTGCCCCCTGTGGGACTGCACCACCCGACCCTCTACATCTCGGTTGTCGTCTCCGACACCAATGACCCATGAGCCTACGCTGAAAGGATCCTGTCCAGCCTCCAGAGTACCGTGAGATGCGAACCGCCTCAGGATCGGCAAAAGCTCCTGAGCATGGTCCCGCGTCAAGTGCATCCGGCCGTGCTGAATCTCCTCGCCCTCAAAGCTCACATCTACGCCAAGCCACACACAATCTTCCCCAGGAATGGAGGACTCCTGAAGACTGCACAGGGCGCCATAGCGGTCTTGAAACTCAGCTCGCAGGAGCCCCTTCTTCGTCGGCTTGAACAACATCTGCCAAAGATGTTCAAGAAGAACATCTTCGATAGAGAATTCGGGAAAGTACGACTATCCCGACAGGGATTGTTTCGGCGCCGGCAATCGCCACACCATTGGCGTGACGTTCAGGCTTCGACAGGCTACGAGGCACAGATTGCCCGTCATGAGGTAGGGCCTGCCAGGCTCCGCCCTGTCGAGGACCACGGGAGCTGGCAAAGTAGCTTCCCTGGACAGTGCTAGCGTTACAACACTCAGGTCCTCCCCGAGTCGTGCCGCGACCCTCTCGGCCTCTACCAAGCTGAACGTGTCGTTGGAGTCCGTGTTATCCAGCCGGCACCAAGTGTATCCGTCGAGGCGTTCCAGCTTGCCTCTGTCCAGATAAGAGTTCAGCTCGTCCAGAGACATCCGGAAGTCGAAGGCTGCTCTCTCGAACGACTTTCGGTCGTCGGCCACATTCGGACGTCGCCACTTTGCCATGATACCCTCCCCCTGATAAGTTGGTATGTTGGATCAATCGATGATGAGGGACCACACCGCCGTCGGGTTGGCCTCCCAACTCTTGCATCGACGAACCTCGTATACACCGGCGGGCATGTCTTGGATTGGATCATGCTCCGGATGGTCGACCATGAAACTGCTCTCGCACCGAATGAATCCGAGGCGGTTCTTCACGCTCTTGGCCGTGTTCTGGACGAGCTTGATGGGGGCACCCCCAGTAGGCACGAACGCGTGGCTCTCGAAGTCCTTCACGCTCTGACCTTCCGCGTCCCAGTCGAAGGTCTGCGTCGTGTTCTGAATGAAGATGAGATCACCCTGCTGAGCAAAGATCTCCTCCGCTCGGATGTTGCCCGCCATGTAGCGGTACCCCTCTTGGATGAGTCGGTTGGCCGGAGTGGGAACGCCGTTCTTGCTTCGGCACGGATGCACACGGTGGAAGTGCACGCGGGTGCGATAGCTCCCCAGCCGCTCGAAGATGATCAGGAACGCCGGGTACCCTTGGTTCATGGCCGAACCCGTGAGGGTGTAGTACATCATTCCGTAATCGTCCCGACCGTTGAGCCCCTTCTCCAGTTCGTTGACGACGGGGCTGCTCGACTGAAGATCGATCGTGTTCGCCTCGAACACCTGGTACAGGTGTGAGTAGCAATAGGTCGTGGAGTACCCCTGCACGGCCATCGACACATAGGGGACCTCGACGGTCCGCGTCTCATTGTCCACGATAGGCGTCAGCGCACTTCGACGCTTCGAGGTCCCCTCTTCCGTCGCCTCGTCCATCTCCAGTTCCCACTGTGACTGCACGAACTTCGGCACGCACTTCCACTGGGGAAGCTTCGAGCCTTTCGGCCCGCGCTTCGGCGTGTTGCGGTTGAGGTACTCTTCCAGTCGGGGGAGGAAAGAGATGAAAGGCGTCACGGCCCGGCTGTACTGTTTGCGGCCCCCTGCCGACTGAGCGATCTCGCAAAGCGTGTCGCCCCATCCACGAGCGAACGCGTCTTCCCACAGGTCGAACTCGGTGTTGATCAGGTGCGTCTTCTCTGCTGAGTCGTGGAACACCGAGAAGGGGATCTTGCCCTCTTCGATGGCGGCGAACAGCTTCTTGTGCTTGCTGGGGTCGATACCCAGGCCCTCGGCCTTCGCCTTGTTGCCTTTGCGATAGCTCCAGTCCTTCTTGGCCTTCTTCTCGTTGAACTGCTCAACCGCTTCGGGCAGCTTGTAGCACAGGTTCCGGTGGTGCAGGCCCCAGTCGGCCTCGTGGTAGTAGCCCCCTGGCTCGTCGGACTTATCGACGAGCATAGCTGCCCGAAGACCTGCAACCAGCTTGTCGTAGTCGACACCGTCCTTCTTGAGGAAGGCTGCGACGAGTTGGTTGTTGCTCACGCCTTCGCGTACCTTGTCGTCTTGGAGCCAAGAGAGGAAGCGGAACAAGAGCGGCTCTTCCTTCTCCAGACGATCGAGGTTGGGCTTGATGTCCTTGCGGTTCTTGACGCTCTTGATGCCCTTTTCACCGCCTGTGGGCTGATCGTCGAAGAACGCGTTCCACAGAGCGTCGACGTCGTCGATCTCGTAGTGCGTGAGAAGGTTCCACAGGTTGTGCCAACCGTCCTGCTCGTGGCCGCTGCCGTGCCTGTCAATGAGGGGGACGTCCCACTCGTACGCCATGCCGAACACTTCGGCCTCGACATGAGGAGTACCGTGCCTCAACGTCACCTTCCCCGCGTTGGGGCGACAGAACCGCAGCTCCGCGTCCTCGGACTTGCCACCACACTTCACACGGACCTTGAGGTAGGCATATGGAACCAGGATCGTGTCCACGTTCCGATAGTGATAGTAGTTGTAGTAGCGAGGATCGTACGAGTCGATTTCCTGGTAGGTCCGTACCCTTCCCCCGCCTTGCCAGTAATACTGCCTGTCCTCGCGGGTGACCTTTTTCGTACGAGCCACCTCGCCCTCGATGGGCTCGACTTCGAAGAAGGGCTCGTCGACCTCTTCCGTAGTCGCCTGTCGGGAGTAGATGTAGGAGTTGGTGTGATCTTCGCCAATGACGATGAGGTTGTCACCCCACAGCCAACCGTGGACAACGAGCCCTTTCAACTCGACGGAGCACTTCAGAACAGCCGTCTCGGCAGGCGGGTGCCTGTCCTCAGGTACGATGTTGTTGATGTAGTTTAGGGTGTTGCCGTTCTCGTCAAGGGCTCTGTAGAAATGGATATCCTGCATGCCATGAACCTACACCGGAGACCCCCGGTGTATGATCGATTTCGTGCCTCTCACTTCCAATCAGATCACGGCCATCTATGCCCTAGATTGGCTGCTCGACGTGAGCGAAGACCGTCGCCGTTCGGGTCGCTCACTTGCGTGGGGCGCGGCCCTCATCAGACAAGCCCTGCGCCACCCAGGCAGACGTATCGCCTACTGTGACCACATCACCTCGATGGGCGGGGAGGAAGGGTACGAAAACCAACGCCGTATCATGTACCATGTCGTGCGCAACCTCATAGCCAGACACCCGGAACTCGACAGGCTCCAATGGGAGTTCCCCAACATGCGGTATTTTTGGCTGGCGTCTGATCAACTTGTGGACACCGACTGGATGCCGATGCCCCACGGCACAATGGACCCTGTCGTGTTGGGTCCCGAACCCGAGCCCCCACCTGAACCCGAGCTATCCGAACCGGCGTTCCCGGCCCCTACCTGCTGGGAGAGACTACTCGCGGAGAAAAAGGGCGACAACCCGTTCGATTGATGCCTTCTTGGGCTTGCCGTTCTCCGTCTTGAACTCGTAATCCGGCTTCATTTTCTTGTAGATCCCCATGATGAAGTCGTATTCCTCAGCACGACCCTGCTCCTTGGCGATCTCCTTGGCCTTCTGCCACTTCTCTTCGTCTCGCTTGGTCTTCGTCGGCATATCTCTGGCGTCACACAAGAGAACTAGGCGGCATGGCCTCCAGCTGTACTACGTGGATACCCTCCCGACCCTCCCGCCAAGCTCGAATCAACCGATGACACCCGTCGCCAATGAATCCCTCTGGTGTCAGAATGATGGGGTAGCTCAAGTCCGCATTCTCGATGCGGTTCAAGTGATCAAGGATCTCACGCACAGACAGAGGACCTGCCGACCAGGTGTGGCTGTCTAGCAGCTCCTCGATGTCGACCACTTCGTCAAGCGACAACCATACGGGCTCGATACCCTCAGCAGCCGCCCACAGGTCTTTCACATCCCACGTCTCTTCGCCGTTGCTGTAGGTGTGGGGTTCCATCAGAACGACCCTCGCAGAACGATCTTGGCTATCGCAGCCCTGGCTTCCTCAGGACAGACTCCGATGATGACAGTCACAAGGCACACGCACCGACCGAAGTTGTCGACCTCCTCCAGTAGCTTCGGTGGCATGAGCACGCACTCGGGCAAGAGGCCCGTCAAGTGCGAGCCCAGCTCCTCTGCCCTGTCGAGAACCGACGCCTCCGTGGGGGCCGCGACCTTGATATTGGCCCGCTGAAGGGCCGTCTGGTACGTCACGCCCAGGACCGTCTTGCGCATCTCTGCTCGCATGTCATTTACCCTACACCTGCCGGCCCGCCGGTGTAAGGAGGAACATGGACAAGAAATGCGACGGCAAGGATTACTTGGTCCTCGGCAGTGTCGATGAGACCGGCGGCCGCCGGTGCGTCATTCATCGGGCCGACCATCGGATAGAACAGGGCCGCGTCTTTCCGCTCCGAGATGGACAGCCCGTCCAACACGCCCTGGTGGTCAACGCGCCCGATGAGCACGGGCGGTTGGAAGTAGTGGCTGAGATCATCACCAATGGCCCTCCCAAGGTCGTATCCAACAAGTACCGCGAAGGCTGGGATCGAATCTTCGGCGCACCCGAGGAACCTTCCGACGACATCACCTCGATGATGATCAATCCCTGCTGCCATTACGGTCCCGACCTCGATCCGAAGGACATGAACTGATGAAATGGCGAAAGGGCGACCTCGGACGGTTCGAATCCGAAGACAGGAACCTGCCTCGATTCGAAGTCATTCGAGCTGTGAAGGATGAGCACGTCGAGGTGTGGTACGGTGGGACCGATAAGACCACGCTCGTGCCGTGGAGCATCTTTTTCAAGGAGTGCACCAACCTGTGGAATTGGAAGCTCGATGTGACCATCCCCCCATGGTTGGCCCCTGGTAGGGAGTTCACGGCCATGGGAAGCTTCAAGCAGGCGCTCATCAAATACAGTGTCGGACACCACATCGGGCACAAGGTGTTCTACGGTACGTCGGAGCACGAGCACCTGTACGAGGCGGACAACGCCCGCCTCCTGGTTCGGAACATCCGGCACGACCATGCATCATGCCTCGTGCTCCCTGAGGGTCCTCTCGTGCTCGTGAGTATCGAAGATGCTGTTCGGTTTCGTCGAACCACTGCATGGTCCCGCCTGCTGGATACCAACGACATCTTCGAAGAGGAAGTTGACGATCTGGCGGAGATCTTTGGCTAGGCGTCCTTCAGTCTCTGAGCCCACGTCATGGGCTTCTTGCTCTCCTCCAGCTCAGCTTTCAACGACTGGTTTTCTTCTCGCAGGGCGCGGTTCTCCGCTTCCAAGGCGCGAACCCTGGTACGCAGGGCTTCGATCTGAGGTTGGAGATCCCTGCCGTCTTGCGGCCACAGGTCTAGGTCAACACAGGTCATGTTGTGAAAATACACCGACTCGGTGTATGCTTAGGGGAGGGAGACTCAGTATCGAGCCCCGCATCAGGAGAAGAGAGTTGGATCTAGACTTCGGAAAGCTGACATCGCAAGACCTCAAGGCACTGTCCAAGGCTGTGGACACAGAACGCAAGAGGCGCGGGAAGCGCAGTCCGGACAACCATGAACCACCCCGGTGGGCCGTCCCGAAGGCAGTCCTGGTGAACCCCAAGGACTGACTCAGCTTTTCTGGAATCGACTGTAGTTCGCTTGGATCTCGCTCGGTGTGAGGATCTTGGCGACCTCGAAGTGCATACCGTCGAGGCGGTCGTACTTCGGAGGCCACCCCCAACCTCCCCACCAGAAGCCCCAGCGAGCTGCAATGGGGACGATCTCTCGGACGCTGTTATCTGCCCCCACGAGGGCGGGACGCTGCCCGAGATAGTTGCCGTGCGTGTTGATGTCGAACGCCGTCCCCCACGCGTGGTTGCTCAGAGTCGTTCGAGACCCTCGAACGAAACGAGGAGCCCAGCTGCCACCCCACTGGTGGATGAGGACGGTTAGGTTCTCGTGTTCAATCTCCTCGAAGAGACCCAGGAGCTGGTCCTTGACCTTCGCGTTCCAGTAGATACGGCCGCTGGCCGGGAACCCGTTGATCATCGTACCTTTGAGAGTCGGAAGAACCATCTGGGTCAGGTTCTGACGCTTCCACTCAGCAGAGATGCTCACGCCCTCGGGGTTTGCCTTCGTTGGTGTCGGCGTGTGGGGGATGTCGCCGAAAAGGGTGATACGACGCTGCCAGGTGGCCGGCTTCATGTCCGTGGGCATCGGGGGCCATGCAGGACCTTCCTTGTCGTTGTTCCCGGGCCCGACAATGACGAGGCCGTCAGCCATGGCCGAGCCCCACGTCTGGTTGCCCACGATCCCGTCCACGGGCTCCAGGTACGACTGTCTCTGGTAGGACATGGTCGCTTGGCGGGTCTTGTCTCCGAAGCTACCGTCGACGGCTCCGGCATAATAGCCAAGCCCCAGCAGGAAATTCTGCCACTTGCGTACGAGGGGGCCTCTGGACCCCTTCATGATGGGTTCTAGTGTCATTTCACTTTCCTTCGTTGATTTGTGCCACCTGAAGCCGCTGGCCGGTGTCTTTTACTACATCGACTATACACCACGGGAACCATGACAACAGACGACCACAAACCAGAAGCACCCCTGAGTAGTCCACCTGTGTCCCAGACGATTTTGAGGCTACGGCAGCAAATCGAAGAAGCTCGAACCCCAGAGGAGAAGATGGCGTTGATGCTGACCCTCGCGGCTCAGTTCGACCTTGAGCACAGCCTTCTCGACGACGGCTACAACGAGAACTACCACAGCTACTTCGAAGAATACGAAGAAGCCCGCATGCACTTCCAGCATACGGCCCTTCGCCTCGCACGCCTGGCCCTCAGCGTGATCGATGACGAAGTGCCGAACACCTCGCCGCCTCCCCCCAAGAACGTCAACTAGAAGTCATCGAAATCTCGACCGAGACGAGAGAAAGCCGTCGGTGCCGGCCCTCTGGGGGGCTCTGGCGGGGCCGGGCGCCTCGCAGGGGGCTCTGGCCGTCTCGGAGTCGAAGCGGGCCGTGTAGGGGGCTCTACGGCTCGAATAGGCCGAACAGCAGCGACCCTGGTCCCAGTGGCGTGGAACCTTCCGTCCTCACCCCTTTGACTGACCACGGTACCCCCGCCCCCGAAGCTCCCGCCGTATCGGCGGCCGTAATTCGGAGAGTCGTCGATGTCGATGTCCGGCATCGGCAGTTGGAATGGGCTGCCGGCACCCAGGGCTTCTTGGGCCTGCAAAGCTTCCCGGTTCATGAACAGGGACGACAGATCGGGGCTGGGAACAGAAGCAAGGTCATCAGCAAAGTTCGCATCCCCTCCAAGTTCCCAATCATCGTCGGTCGAGGTCGAGGTCGAAACCCCCGCTTGCTGCAACCGGGCGGCCCGATTCGCTATCGCAATGGCACGGGCGTCATGCTGCTCTACAATGGCAGCCGTGACCCGTTGTGTCGCCTGCGACAGAGCGTTGGCAACACTCTCGATGTTCGGTGTAAAGTCAATGTTGATGTCATCGGCGGCGAACGTAGTGAACTCCACCTCGAAGGGGACCTGCGCTTGTGATGCCTCAACCTCGGCCAAAGGTTCGTAGGTGGGCATCTTGGGCCTGCCAAAGGTGGACGCGAATTGGGAGGACTGGACAGCCCTCATTTCCCTCACTGCGCCCGCAGACAAGAGCATCTCCGGAGTGAGATCAGGGAGGACAGCTTCTCTGGCAGCACTGCCGTTCCGCTGACGCTCTGCCTCGACAAGTTCTTGGAGTCGTTTTTCGAGTTCGGAAGCCATGGTCACACAGTAGAGATCTAATCAGAGGATTTTCGATGGGTTACCTGATAGACGATCAGTCAGTACCTCCCGTGAGAGATCGGAAATGGCGGATATGGTCCGCCCCGGTGTACCGGTTTCTGAGCAAACCCAGATCCTGGTCTGAACTCAAGCAGTGGTCACGACAGATGAAGGTCATGAGCATCCCACGGATGACTCAGTGCCTGGCTTGGCTGGACCACATGAAGGTGGCCTACACGACCGGCCACGAGGTGAGGGACATTCGGTGGGTGTCAGTCGTCACGGACATGTTTGACAGTGTTCCGGACGTCCTCTCCCACGAAAAAGCCGAGGATGATGGTGAAGGCGCCGGTGGTGAGAGCGACGCCCAAGGGCCCCTTGATGAAGAGGTAGATGGTGGCGGAGAAGAAGAGGACGAGCAGGATGACGGTGATGATCTTGGCGACGACTTTCACGATCTGCTCTCCAGGAACCGTTGAACCACTCGGGCAGCCTTCGTTGTCAGCACGAACGGGAAGGACACCACGAGCTTGTCATCCCCTGAGTTGCCTCCCCACAGCACCAGCTCGTGGGCGCCCCACTCGACAGTGGGAATGCTCCGGTCCGAGAAATCCTCACCGCTGTCATCGTAGGCCAACGTCACGTGCGGCTTGAACTCGGGGTGGCGCTGGCTGTATTCGACGCCCTCTTCGTCGAACACCTTGCGGATGCGTTCCCGCAGAGCATGCAGCTCATCGGATTCCACCCGGCAGATGATGGGCTTGTTGCCGTCACTGGGGAAGCTCGTAACCAACGAGGTACCCACGGTGAATGGCTTCGTCTGTGAGGTCACTCCGAACGCCACCCGAATAATCTCGGCCAACTCGTTGATGTCCAAGTCGTCGCCGAAGAAAAACAGGGTCACATGGAAGTGTGACGTGGGCTCTCTGTCACCCGGTACATCGATCCCGCCGAGCAGACGGGCCGTTTCGTGCGGCACAGCCAAACCAAGAAATGCCATCAGTTCCTCACTTCCACATGATCTCGGGCTGGTAGCTCAAGAGCATCGCCTGAAGGGCTCGCTCGTAGTTGCCAGCGATCCTGTGGTTCTCGTAGATCTTGCGCTTGATGCCCATGGCCGGACTCTTGGCGTAGGCCACCAGGTCCACGCCCTTCGAGGGGTCGTACTTGAAGACGAGCTGCAAGGACGACAACACAGGCTTCTTGCCCTCTTGGACAGGAATGGCCTTCGGGAACTCGTAGCCGATCCAAGCTTCGGCATCCCACTCCCCGTCACGACCGGCTCGGGCCCGGAAGCTTTCGAGATGCACGGGGAAGTCCTTCACCTTGCGCTTGGTCAGGGTCTTGAGGATGTCCCTGAGCGTGGCCGGGTCGAGTCCGGTGCTCACATCTCGGCCGCCTGCCCCCATCATTGTCTCGAACGTGCTCACGATGGCGGAGTCCCAGCTGCCCTCTTGGCCCATGTGCCCGATGGCGAACAGTTCTGCGAACACTCTTCGAGGATCCTGGGCCCGGTCGGAGGCGTACTTGGTCACCTGCCACTTGGGGTCACTGAAGTCAGCTCGGCAGCCATGCAGGACGTCGTACCGTCGACCCAGCTCTCGCAGCACCTGGTAGGTGGCGGACCCGTACTTGTCCGGGGCCAGAAGGCTGATGCTGGCCTTGACGTAAATGGTGTCGTCTGACTCTCGATAGATGGCCGTCAGAGGGGCCTCTTGTGGGCGCACTAGGGCAATCTTCAGGCTTCCTGACAGAGCCTTGGTCCTCCACCCCTGAAGGCTGTCGAGCAGCGTGTTGAGGCGGGCAGCGTACCGGTCCAGGGTGTACTGTGAGAACCCTGCCTCGTTGAGGTAGGTCCTCGTGCACACGTCTTCTTGGAGCTTCGGGCCGCCCACCCACAGCTGGTAGCCTCCAGAGGTGCCGGCCTTGCGTGCCAACCCCTGGGCTTCGAGCTTTGCCATGCCCTCGTGTTCGGCGTCGGTCTTCGTTGAAGCGACTCCGCCGGCCCGGAGAATCTGAAGTTGTTGATCCATTCCCGTACGTCTCCAATTGCCGCCGAACCCGTTGTATTGCTTGACTGCCCAAGCAGACGCAGGTGGCGACGGCCATATGTACTTGTCCGCCGGCCTGTGGATGGTCCTTCCACCAACGGTCAGTTCCTCGACATCCCCCCGCGCGACTTCCTTGACCCTCTCCCAAAGAGCAGGGTTCGTCGGCTCGTACTCATCCGTCAGATGAGGGTAGGACGGGGCGTTCTTGGTCATGACCTAGTCCTTCCCGCGATTCCTGGACTTGGTGAGGTCCAGGAACAACTTGGGGACACAGACCTTCTCCCCGGTCTTCTTGCGCACGACCACGCCTCCGTCGGGCAGCTCATGCGTGACCTCCAGAGGTTCTCCCCCGAGGGCTCCTGTACGCAACCACTTGTCGGCTTCAAGATCGCTTGTGCTCACACAGGAGCCGAAATTCAAGAAGATTAGCTCTTTAGAATGGCGTGAATTCGTCGGAAGCGGCTGCGAGAGACGTTCCGGAGCTTCGTAAGGTCCAAGGGCCGAACTGGTTGGTCAAGCCACTCCTGAACTGTGTTCGGAGCCTTCACCCTCCCGAGATGCAGGTAGTGCGGCTTGGCCGGGAGAAGCTCCCGCACGAGGGCCTTGTTGTGGGTCACCACGAAGATGCCCATCGTCTTCTTGGGCGGATCGAGAGCGAAGTCTCGAATGTACTGGCCCATCCCAGCTGCCCAGCTGTCGGACAGCCCAAGGTCGGGCTCATCCCAGAAAATGGCGTGCTTGTGCTCACGTCCCCGACACGTGCGAACCCCTGCTATCACCGTGACGGTGGAGTTCTCCCCCGTCGCCTGCCATTGCTCGTTGCCGTAGACCATGCTCCGCAGCGCGTTGTACCCGTCAACCCGGCCTTGCATGCTCGGGTCCATGCATTCGATCTTGCTGTTCCTGTATGCCTGGCCGACGATCCGACGAAAGAAAGACTTGCCCCCAGCGTTGTCACCAACCACGATCACGAGCTTGCCCTTGCCAGGGGTCCAGACAGCTGGAATGGCCGGGAGGCCGCCGTCCTCCGGGTTGAAGTATTCGAGACCGTCCAGCAGATCTTCTACGAGAGCCTGGGGGCTGGAACAATCGAATTTGATGTTCGACATGCTCTAGAACTACACCGGGGAGGCCGCTTCGGTGTAGAGTTTTCGCATGACTCCGGAGACTGCTGCTCTAGCGACCCTTGCCGTCATCATAGGCCCTGCGCTGCTCCTGCCCGCCTATCGTATGATCAAGCGTCGACAAAAGGCACGTCGGGCAGCTCAGAAGGTCGAACCCCCGAAAGAGGTTCCCAAGAAATCACCCGAGGTGTCGCTTGAGCCTATCGGGGGTATCTACTACACCCGCCAGCAGATTTCTTTGGCCCACAGGGTCGTACCCTCGGCATGCATCGTCGGGATCGAAGGGCTGTCCCTTTATCTATCGGAGGGCCCTGGAACTATGGAAGTCACCCCCACAGACATCAATCTTCTCCGAACGGCCGTGTCGAACGGGTGGCTCACCAAGATCGACTCGGATTTGCCTCCACAACAAGTACCTGGAATTCGAGCCAGGCTGTCTGAAATAGGCGAAACCTTCCGACGTCGAATTGACGCCTTCCAGCGTCAATTCGATAGCGGATTGGATGCATTGCGTCGGGCTGAATCTCTGTCGGACGTGGAGCACATTGTCTACACTCCTGGAGAGGCACGCATCTACCGGGCAACCCGGGACTTCGCGCTTCGATCCGTGGAAGGCGCTACAGTGCACATTCAGAAGGGCGAGCTTCTCCGGTTCGACGGTATGACGGTCACCACTCAACACCATCAGCAAGACGCTCCGGGCCTTCGAGGGGCCGTACGCAATGGGTGGATCCGGCTTGAACCCGAAGCTGTGTCGATTCGTCAGCCGGCTCAGCCATCTCGAACAGCGACCCAGCGACTCCTCGATGACGACGTGTGGGAGGATGCATGAGCGACCTGATTTTTGGCTTCTTGATCGCAGTCATGGGCTTCCTATTCCTCGCAGCCGTGGTCAGGTGCGTTCTGCTGACCCGGCAAAACCTGCTACAAGCGCAGCAGATGGATAAGCTTCGGGATGAAAACCAGCGGCTTCAAGAGTCAGCTGAGCAGCTACGAGACTCAAACGATCGGCTGAGGAGTCGCATGTTCGATCTTCGCCGCCGAAGTCGTGATCTGGCAACCAAACCGTGTACAGGGGGCGACGCGATGAAGTATCCGTCCGTCGAGACGGTCCAGCTGAAGCCGAAGCCCATCAAAACAGCCACTGCCCGCCTCCTAGATGGTGATGTGTGGGCGAAATGAACCCTGATATCCTCGTGGATGCCCTGGCTGTGTTCGTCCTTTTGGCGGCCTTTGCCGTAGTGAAGTGGTCTCGCAAGTGGCTCAATCAAATCACCAGCCTTAATAACCAAGTCGGCGGTCTTGAGAGCCAGATTAGGATCCTCAAGGAAACGGTCCGCAGCAGGGAACAAGATCTCAACATCCTCAAAGAGGTCTCTGAGCATCGATGCTCCGAGTTCGAAGCCCGGCGGGCCGATCAAGCAGTGGAAAACGATCGACTGCGAAGGTACATTGCGTCTTTGCAGCGAGAAATTCAATCATTAAAGCGAGTCGACCAACACCAGATGAATGTGCGGCACGACGCAAACGTGCCTCGCGAACCCCAACCACCCTCCGAACCACCACCGTCAGTCTTTCAACGTCTCGAACGCGATGATATATGGGACGCTGGCCCATGGGACACCGATCCGTCATGAAAAAGCGTATTCTTGCTGCCGTAGCAGTCTTTGCTTCTATCTCAGCTGCTGTCGTCTATGCACCCGACGCCGTTCGCTGGTACATCGAGGACACCTATCCCGACGTCGACCTTCATGGGGACGTTCACCTCGTGTGGGGCGGCGTGGAACTGACCAATGTCGCGGTCCATCGGCCGGGGCTCGACGCCACGCTGGACCGCGTGCACGTCAGTGCCGAGAAACGGGTCACTGTGCGTGGTGGAAGGGTCGCCCTGAACCTGGACACCCTTGAGGGCGGAGAAGGCCAGGAAGGGGTACCAGGGGGCGGGCATGAGGGCGTTTCAATCACCGCCTCCGAACTCAATGTCGAAGCGAAGCGAGGGGACATCCACGCCCGGCTCACAGACGTCGACGTGAATCCCTCTCGCGTGTGCTTTCGCGTCGGTGCTGTGTTCCGAGGCGACCTTCTTGCGAACGTGTGGCAAGGGTGCATGCCTCGGGACAGGTCGAAGCTGACAGCATGGCGGGTAGAAGTCCCGGTGAAGCTGCCCTTTGATGTTCCCCGAGTCGACACTCAACAGGTCGTTCGCGTGTCGAATGCGGAAGTCGTCTTGGCGGACAAGCTCGTGAGGTTCGCTTCCGCCTCCATGGGGCCATTCACAGTGATCGGGCCCGCCACGGTCAAGCTGTCGGACGACACCGTGTTCTTCGATGCCCCACAGATTTCTGTCGATCACCCGTGGGTGTCCCCCACCCTCGCCACGTTCGACCACGCGTCTCTCACAGCACCCCTCAGCCTGTTCCAAACGGGGAAGGGGGCCTTCCGAGTTCGGATTGGGAACGCCACCATCCATCTCGACCCGGAGACTCATTCCGTGCGAGGCGACGAGGCTTGCGGAGATTGGCTGGACATCCTACCGCACCCCCTGCCCGAGGCCATGGACGACATGCAAGAGCACTTCCACGGCCGTCTGAGGTTCGAGGTGGGGGCCAAGCCCACGCCCTACCTCAACATCAAGCACAACTGCACTTACGATTGCAGTGCCCAGCCGATTGCGGACATTCGAAAAGGGTCCACAAGCTACATGGCCTACGGCTCGGACGGATCGCTCTTTGAGCGGCGTGTCGGGCGAAACACCCCAGGATGGGTTCGGATAGCGGACCTACCCCCTCATGTGCCCCGCGCGTTCATTCTGCTGGAGGACCCCGGGTTCCAAAGCCATCACGGGATTCACGTCATGGCCCTCCAGAACAGCCTGATCGCTAACCTTGAGAAGGGCGAGTTCGTAAAGGGCGGGTCCACCATCTCGATGCAGCTCTCGAAGAACCTGTGGCTTCGCCGGCACAAGACCGTCGGCCGCAAGGCTCATGAAGCCCTGCTCACAGTCGCTCTGGAATCGTGTCTCAGCAAGGCAGACATCCTGGAGTGGTACGTCAACGTGGTCGAATACGGTCCGGACCTGTACGGGCTAGGGCCCGCCGCGAAGCATTACTTCGACAAGTCTGCGCAGAACCTCGAACCCGACGAGGCATTCTACCTCGCCAGTCTTCTGCCCCGGCCTTCTCGGGCAGTCCCTCCGAAGCAAGGTGGGCTCGCCCGAGCCCACCGCCTCATGAGGATGCTCGCTCGCAGTGGCTTCATTTCTGAACATCTCATCCCAATTGAGCCCGGCGAAGTCAACGCTACTGGCTGGGAGGTGAATGAGTAACTGGATAGATCTCACCGGTCAGAGATTCGGGCACCTTCGAGTGATCCGGCACCTAGACCAAAGGAACGGCCAGACCCTGTGGGTTTGCTGCTGTGACTGCGGAAGGATTGTGCACCGAGCCTCTCACAGTTTGCAGATAGGCAACGAGAACACGGCCTGCGAACACTGCCATCGGTCAGAGGGTCGCCTCGTCGGATGGCAGCTCCTGTACCGAAAGCAGAAAGGGCAGACAATACAGGCTCTAGAGGTGCAAGCTTTCCTGGAAGCCCTCGAAAACGAGAGCTTCGACAATGAGCAGGTCGACCCTTCTTGGACAGAACAGCCGGATCTGATCTTTCAGATGATCTGGGAAATGGACGACTAGGTCGAGGACGTGATCTGCGTAGCGGCTTCGTAGAGCTGTTCGACGACTTCTCGCGTTCGGTGTGCGTCACACAGGTTGAGGACCTTGTACTGCACGGAAGCCGTCCCTCCCGTGAACTCCTCACAGTCAGGGTGCTCACACACCCGGAGCACCCGCGCACCTTCCCCGGCATCGAATCTCAGGTGATTGTCGAGCTGGTACTGCCTGTAGCACTCGGCAGCTTCCTCGGCGGTCGCATGCCCGCCGTCGTGGTACTTGTCGGCGTGCTCCCCCTTGGCTTGACACCATACTTGGCCGCCCGCGCAGTAGCCCACAGGAAAGATTCGACCGTCGTTTTTGCAGGTAAAATCCCATCGAAGGGAGTCCTTGCGTTGTCGCGCCATGTAGTAGTTCATCGTTAGACCTCGGTCTGTATGATTGATGTCGTACAACTAGTCAGGGATGGGCACGGGTACTTCGAGTGGGTTGAGGTGGTGAGCGAGTACCAGGGCTATCAGCTGCACATCAGCGTCATGCGGGACGCGTTGAAGTTCGACACCATACCTGCCCTGAATTACAAAAGGGTTCCTATTTCAGGGGACTCTCGCGTGTTCAATGGCGTGCGCCTCCCAGCCACGGCTCACGAGATGCAACAGATCGCCGACCTCCTCGGGTGCCTGCTGATGACCCCCAAGGTCATCGACCTCGTGTGGCTCAATGCGGGCCTGCGGTTCGACTCTATCGTCAACGTGAAGGGGCAGATCGTCGCCACCAGCAACATCCACGACGTGCACGAGGCCATCGAAGCCGCCATTGCCAAGATGGGCGGGGACGACGGCACCAAGCTCGTGTCATGCGTCGGCAAATACTGGTGCCTCATGGAGCTGCTGGCCCTCAAGGGCATGGTTCAGGGGGACTACGCCGCGTGCAACTACGGGTGGTTCGCCGTGAAGGCGAGCGGGCCCGGCCTCACCCCAGGGACCCAGTGCTGGCAGAGACCAGGCTACGCCCACAACAAGCAACACGTCGACCCTTCCCAGACGATCCGGCTCATGAGCCGGTACGCCGTGCTGACCCACCCCGACGGGTCAGAGGAGAATGTCGACCTGCTGGACATCCTCCAGAGCGACCAGCTCTGTCCGCTGCTCACCCACGATGGCAAGCCCATGACCTATCTGCGTCAAGCGGGAGTCCCCGAGGAATCGCCCATCGAATACAGTGCCCCCATCGTGTTGCCCGAGATTGTGGTCAACGGCTACCGACAGGCAAAGCTCCCCTACGTCTAACGGAGAATCACATGAACAAGAGCACCATCGTCTACATCGTCATCGCCACTGTCATATCAACCGTCCTCGGGCTGGTCGCGTGGACCATCTTCAAGACCGACCCCTACGCCGAGACGGTGGAGGCCGCTTGCTACCCGGACCTCGTCAAGACTTGGCGGAAGGAACAGCCGGGCAACCACCTGTACGTGACGTGCATGGATTCCAAGGGCAACGTCACCAAAGAGGTCGAGGTCGAGCACAAGTCCGGCATGTAACCTGGTGTATGGTACGGGGCATGATCAACAGCCATACTGAAGAAGAAATGGTCGAGAAGGTCGTCGTCGATGACATCGTCTGCAACAAGTGCGGCGGTACCTGCAAAGACGAGTCCGACATGAACTTCGAGGGTCTCCTGGAAGTCACCGTGTGCGGTGGCTACGCGTCCCTTCTCGGAGACGGGAAGGCCCACACGTTCTCGATCTGCGAATACTGCCTCCGGGACATGTTCAAGACCTTCAAGTTTCCTCCGAAAATAGGATGAAAGCACAGCTGCGAAGAGACTACATCCCCGTCGCGACATACAAGCTCCGCAACCCATGCAGAGTGGGGGCGCGATCCAAGAAGTGGTGGAAGCGACACCACCGACGAAAATGGAGACATCACCATGGTGACACCTAGCGATATCGGCTGGGGCAAGTACAGCCAGTATGAAGGCCCCTACTTCAGAGGTACCCGCAAGTTCCAGCTCCCGGCCAAGCCCTCCGAGGAGCACAGACTGCTGGCGGTCATCACGAGCACCGAAGGCGGCTCCTTCGACGCCATCAACATGTACGATCGATGCATCTTGAGCACCGGCTTGCTTCAGTGGTGCGAGGCGAAATACTTCCTCACGTCGAACCTGCTCGGCGCCATTGCGGCCGCAGACCCCTCCCTTCTTCAGCCATTGCAGGCAGCCCTCCAGGCCGCCGATGCCCAGTTCGTCGAGAAGAGCCCAGGCAAGTGGCGGTTCTTCTGGCGGGAACCCCGCAATGAGGTCGACGATGCGGTAGAGCAGGCGAAGCTTTTCCTTCTCGACTCGTCCGGCCACCAAGGGAGCTGGAACGAGACGTCGAAGCACTACGCCAACCTGTGGGCCGCCAAAATTGCCAGCGTGCTCGCCCAGGATGCCGCGATCGAGATCCAGACTCAGTACACGGCCAACCGAGTCAAGATGTTCGCCACCCCGGCCGCCTCCAGAATCCTCTTCGATGGTACCCCGTCCACGGGCTGGACGGGGGCCACACGGGCCATCTACCTGTCCTTTGCTGCCAACCTCCCTGCCGCCGCCTCGACGCAATTGCAGGCCGCTGTAGCCGAGACAGGAGCCGCCAAGTGGAGCAAGGAGTGGTGCATCCACATCTCCCGCCGCCTGACCTTCGGCCCGAACATCTCCATCTACCCTCACCGGTACAACGCCATCCGGCCCGTCGTCGAGAAGCTCTACGGCGTCGATCTGCCGGACATGGCCGGGGAGCTTCAGGTGTGGAAGGGCGAGCAGGGACTCGGGGACGTGTCCGACGAAGATATCCTGAGCGAGGAACTGCACGAGCCGACCTTCACGACCGTCAAGGAGGTCCAGCGGCTCCTCGTCGACATGGGCTACGACCTCGGGCCCGCCGGGGCCGACGGGGTCATGGGTCGCAAGACGAAGGAAGCCCTCCTGGTCTTTCAGGGGAACGCAGGGCTGAAGGCTGACGGATTGATTGGGCCCAAGACGCGGGCCGCGATGGTCACGGCGTGGCGGGACAAGGTGTGCGCCTAGCAGGGCTCAGACGGAGACGGGGACGTCTGCCTTGGCTTTCTCGATGTCGCGGTGCTTGAGTGCGAGCCCTCGTGCGGCTCGCACGACGTATTGCAGTGTGGCTGCGTACTTCTTGTGCACCTGCTGTTTCAACGTCTTGCTGGCTTCCGCGTCGTCGATGTATTCCTCTTCGATTTGCCCGCGAGCCATATCACAGGCGGCACAGAAAGTGATCTCTTGGTCGAAGATCTTCTGGAACACTTCGTGCAAGCCCTTGTTCCGCATCTCGTTCAAGGTGTCAGCAAACGCCTTGATGTCGCTGTTGTAGCGGACCCAGAACTTATTGCGAGTCCGGTCTGTCACGAGAAAGTAACCCTCGCTCTCGGTATCCTGGCCCCAATCCATCATCGACCAGTTCTCGTCGTTCAAACGGACAGCCTCCGGAGCGTCAGGCCGCATACCCGACAAGACCGTGGTGACGGTGGTCTCAACCGTGCGCCCACCATTGATCTTCTTTCCCTTCGGGCATGGAGTCCGTTCTCGCTGGGCCTCCACTTCCACCGTCAACGTGGCCGTGCTGATGATATCGCCATCATCCGAGTAGAGAGTCAAGAAGACCTCTCGGTACTCCCCCACCACCGCATCCTCGGGACACAGAATCCGACACTTCACCCGCTGATTCTGCATCTCTTCCCGGCTCTTCACAACGAGCCCGTTCGTGGAGACCACGATCTTGCTCTTCGGACGCATACCGCTGATGTCCCAGTATCGAGGAGTGGCGTCCGTTTCGAAGAACCACGTGTACGACTGTCCCGGATACAGACGGACCCTGGCATTAAAGGGGTCCTTCGTCATCTCGTTGTGGATGGCCCACCTGATGAAGGTGGGCACGTCCGAAGCCTTGATCTTGTCCAGCTTCTCGGGGCCCCTCGGAATCATTCGGTGCGTGGCCACCTCGACCAGGTTGTCCGAGAGGATGCCCGCCTTCATCAGCTGGTCAGTCATCTCTTTCTCGAAACCCTTGTCCTCCTTGGTTCGAGGCGGTCGGTTGTACTCGCTATCCCACTTTGCGAGGATAGTGTCCTGCTTGAGGCAGTGTACGATCGCATTGAAGATCTCCTTCTGCACAGGAGTCGCCTTCATCCGATCTCGGGTCGACGTGAACAGCTCGTGACGCGCCATCGGATGCAGGTCATCACAGATAACCTGCACCATCATCCACCCACCAACAGCGTAGAGACCCGCGCCTTCAGTCTGGTTGGTCAGCCAGGCCCTGGGCCCTTCGGCGTGGTTCTGCCCATCCAGGTTGAAGTGGATGGGGAGTTCCTGGTGCATGTAATTCTTCACGGCATCCTTCACGGCAGCCCGTTCAGTATCCTTGAGTTCGTTCTTTCGATCCCTCTGATCTCGTCCGATGACCCAGACCTTGATCTTGATGGTCCCCATCTTGTCAACCATGTCGTCCGGGTTGGGACCGAACCTGTGCGGGTCCAGCGTGTACTCATAGCCGTGCGAATACACGACGGTGATGCCTTCGTCGGGAGCCAACCGACTCCGGTCGAGCTGCACGAAGGCCCCCTTGACGGTGTGCGGTGTCGGATGATACGCGGCGTACTTCTTATCGGAATTCTTCTTGCCGCCGGACTGGAAACAAGCCTCCGTCCGGAAAGGCATCACGCATTCCCCGAGCATACGGTTGCCGAGAGCATAGGTGCTCTTCCGGCCGTTCCACTCCTTCGCATAGGAGTTGTCGTAGCCGATATGCCGGATGAACGTTCCGTGGGTGAAGCCCTTCGGCGCCTTCATGCGAGGGATCTTGCCATCGACCGTCATGTACAAGAAGACAGGAAGGGTCTTCGTGCTCCCGTCGGGGTTTTTCTCCCAGACCTTCTTCACGACAGTGAACCCCACCTCATCAGAGTCGACGTGCCGAGTGGCAATGACCGTGAGTTTACTGTAGTTGAAGGTGGCAGAAGCCCCGTACCCGTGTTTACCGATGAGATAGGGCTTCTGGGCCTTATTCCCCTTATGCAAAGAGAGAATGGTCTTAGCCATGTTGTCCGGGAGAATTCCGATTCCGTGGTCGCGGATGTCGTAGATGCCAACATCCCATGACCGGACCAACAGATTCTTCGACACTTCCAGAAGGTGGTCATCGCAAGCCTTGTCCCGCATGGCTTCCGGAGTGACCCCGAAGTATCGTTTGACGGCCTCAGCAGGAGACGCCGGGACAGGGTCACCCGACTTGTCCTGGTACACCTTCAGCTCGATATTGGCATCCATGCCATTCGTAAACCTCTCGGCCAGTGCTCGCCCGGCGCAAGCGTTTGAGGCAACGGCTGACTCGTTGTTGGGGTTGTCGTCGAGAGGAACCCACTTGACATTGGGATGGTGGTTGATGAAGTAGTCCAGTCGATTGGACCCGACCTCCCATGCCGCCGCGAGTTCCTTTTCGGTGGGCTTTTTAGGCGGGGTGGTCCACTGCGGGAAAGGGTGGATAGCGTCCACCACTGTCTTCCCCCTCGTGTTCTTCTTGGTGATCACGTGAGGGGTGGCGATGGCAGCAAACAGATCTTCGATAGTGGTGGGGTGAGTTACGCTCATGGTATGTGCCTCTCTGGGCGTGCCAGCCCAGTAAAGGGGCCGCCGGACAGGCGGCCATCCTCAGTTACTGCCGCCGGACAGGCGGCCATCTCTCTATACACCGGTACTACGTCCGTCCGGTCAACAAGTTCGGAAAAATTATGTCTTGGTCTTCCACAGGACTTCTCTGACCCGCTCCTCCACGTCGCCGCAGTCCAGCGGCAGCGTCAGGAAGCTTCTGGGGCAAAATCTGTCCAGCAGCCCCGTCAGGACGATCTCGTAGATGTCGTGGTAGGTCCGCTCCTGGATACGGTGCGAGTCCCCGCTCGTGTCACAGAAGCTGTTGACGGAGAAGAAGAAGACGTGTGTGTACCGACCCATGCCGACCTCCACCTGACTGAGGAGGTCTTCATCCACGGCCGAGATGTCATGGAGGACCGTGTAGCACAGGTTGTCGACGGTAGTTCGGTCCGAGACGAAGGCTTCGCGGGTGGTCTCCCAAGCCATCTTCTCGGTCACCAGACGTTTTTGGAACTCAGCCCGCTTACCCGCCTTGTCGACGTCGTACGGGTTCTCGAAGCCCATGCTACGGGCCACGGTTCTGCTGCCCACTGGATTGAGGGGGAGCCCGAGGATGTCTGAGATACGTTTGGCGACGGTGGTTTTGCCGGTACCGGAGGCTCCGGCGAATGCGATTCTGACAGGGGTTTTCATGCCCCCAACATACACCGGACAGCTAGATCAGCTGTGCTCTTCGTCGTAGTTGTACAAGGCGGCGATCAGCTCGTCCTTGCTCATGTTCGACCGGCCAGAGATGCTGCGAGCCCTCGCTTCGGCGTACAGTTCCTTGGTGTCCCACTCTTCGTAGGGGGGCAGCTCTGGTTCGGGTTCAGGTTCTGGCTCCGTGACCTCGGGCTCCACAACTTCTGGTTCGGGCTCAGGCACCACCACGGGCTCGACGACCACGACCGGTTCCACAACCACGACGGGCTCGGGAGCAGGGCCGGGGGGCGCCTTGCCCGCTCGTTGGGCGAGAGCTTCCTCTACGAGATACAAGAGGTGCTGCGTCGAGCCCTTCCGAACACCGTCAGGGGCCTTGTTGGTCCGCGTCTCCGCCATGAGCTGAACGATCATGGTGGCTTCGTGGGCGATGATGTGCCCATACCCGACGGCCCGGATGCAGCGGCTCCGCAAGGTCTTGAGGTCGGCGTCGGTGTAGTTATCCATGGTGGTCTCCTGTTGTCTGCTACCAGAAGACCACCATAAGTAGATGATCAATCCACGGATTCAGCCTTGCCGGCTGGAACCAAGGCAGACCGCTCGTCGGCCTTGACAACAGGTTGGGAGGGCGGCCCGTTCTGAAGGGCTGCCTGGACGAGCTTCGAGATGCCAGCGTCCGTGAACGTCCGCTGAGGGGCCGAGTTGTGGAACCATCTGATAGCAGTGCCCATCCTCGCGGTGCTCCCCTCGGCTCCGGCTGTGCACTTGCCCGACGCGTAGACGCGCAACCGTTGATCCAAAGGAAGGCCCATCCCATTGCAGGAAGAGAACGAGACCCTCAGCACCTTGAGCCCCTCGGCGATGCACTTCTTGCGGTCGTCCACCAACTCTTGGCCTGTGTACCCATCGGAGATGTCCGCCGGGTCATCCCCCCATCTGGGCAGACGATCGTGAGCGGTGTTCCATTTGAGGGTCCGACCACTTCCCACGTTGATCTGCATCAGGCACCACGAGTTGCCCTTGTCGCCCCTCGCGTACTTGCCCACACCATAGTCGACGTTCTTCATGAACCCCGACTCGTGCAGCATGATCGACAGAATGACAGAGACTGTCCGACTCCGACCATTGTCGCCTCGGAACAAGGGTTTGACCGACGGGTCGTAGACAACCTCGACGACGTCTTCTGCAATGCTCTTGTAGCGGGCTGTGGCCTCTACCTCTGTCTCTTGGGCTTCCTCATAGAAGGTCGTGCGGCCCGGCGGGGCTACGGCCACCATGAAGGCTAGAATCCAAGCAATAACAGGTTCCATGACTTTCTCCTTGGAAGGGGACGTTACTAGAGGCCCGCTCAGCGTGCAAGTTTTTGAGCCTTGGTGTATGTAGCAGGTATGCACCCACTTTCGTTGCACCATGGCCTTCTAGGTCGTGACCCCAAACATACACCGGAGAGTTATCAAGTCACTCCCCGCCAAAATAAGCTGTATTCTCTCTATCCCAAGGTCCATGGCATCGCCCAAACAGAGCAGAGCCACGAGGACTTTCTCGCAACCCTCATTCTGCTTCTGGTTCAGACTGACTACCAGAAAGCTCGGCATGTTCTGCTATTCACCCCAAAGGCCATGCGGCCGTGGGTCGTGCAGCAAGTGGCAGAGGTGTTTCGGTATACCGTCCGGTGCCGAAAGGGCGACAAGGCCAACCTGAAGATTCTCAAGGACGTGTTCGAGCAGATCTCCCTCAGCCACCAATTCCTCCAGGTGCCCAAAGAGCCTGACTACTGGGTGGCCTTCGGCCTAGGGCGCAACGCCGCCCTCCCCCAATGGCTCAACGCAGGACTGACAGATGACCTCTGACGACGGGTTCGACCTGGAGTCCGATTGGCAGCTGGTTCGGCCCCAGCCCCAAGCCACACCCCGGCCGGACATCTTCCAACGGACTCTCGCGGAGGCCCAGCAACGGGCCTTGGCCCGTATCAGCGAAAAGTACCAGGGGAAGGCAGCCACCGACGGATACCTCGTCGACAGCGTCCAGATCTTCATGGATGAGTGGTTCCAGTGCCTCCGCAGTCAGGACAGGGCGGGCCTCGTGGAAGCCATCATCGAGGGGCAGAACATGTCATCCTCGGAGATACGAGGATTCGTCCGAGCCCTGCCCATGACCTTTCTCGTCAGGGTGTCTGAGGCGGCCCTCTCCGGGGCCAAGGGCATTCACGCTCTGCTTTCGGTGGAGTGCAACCGGCGGACAGGAGTGGTTCGGGACTACGAAATCAAGAGGATCGGTGATCGCATTCGCGTAGATGTCTTCACGGGCGACCAAAAGACGTTTCACTTTTTCCTCGATGATGACTTTCAAGTAGACAACACCGACACAGATGATTCAGCCAACCCCTGACAACCCTGTGCTGGTTTTCCAGCATGCCCACGCGGAAGTCCTGGACCACTTCCAAGCCCAAGGCGCCTACGGTCGCGAGGGCTGGCTCAGCATCGGAGCTGTCGAGAACTTCGTTTTCCACGCCAGTCGGCTGAACGGTAACTGGGGTGTCGTATGGGGGCTCCTCGACACGGAGTACCTCGTGCTCGATGAGCCCCTTCGATCCATGGTCGATTCGGGCAAGTACATCGACCTCTTCAGAGCCATATGGGAAGTCCGCTTCCAGCTCAGTGAGGGCGCCGACGTGCGACGTCTCGTCGATGATATCGCCCAGTGGCTCAACACAGGGGACCCCTGCCCACAACTCGGACTCGGGCAGCTCACCCAACAGCAACAACTCGACAACCTCCTGTTCCTACTCACCCTCGCTGCTCAGAACGAGCTGGTTCGGCCAGCCATGTTCGTCTACGCACGTATTGACCGGGCCGCTGAACAAGAAGACAAGGTGTTCAAAAAACGCCTTCTAAACGGCTTACTTACCCTCATTAAGCTTATTGAACGCTGGGCCCCTTTGGGGAGTCCAGCATCTTTGCTGCTGAGCCTCTCTGACACGCACAAGCTCGATAGCCGCCTGCGAGCCAAGATCGAGTCTCTTCTTGTGCCCCCGGAAGTGTGACATGCCGGAGATTCTACGAACCAGGGACGTCGTGCTCTTTACGAAGGGTGCGACGATGACCGTTGCTGCCAGCTCTGCCATGATCTCTCAAGGATGGGCTGGAGGACAAGGGGTCGCGTGGGCCGATTCGCCAAGCGACGAATTCATGGTGACATTCGCCGATGGCGGGCGCGGGGCCGGGTACGTCCTGTGGGGCCACGATGAGGTGTCCGACCGGTACACGGCCATCACCGGACAGCAGGTGGCCTACGGCTATGTGACCATCGTGGCAGGCTCCAGCATCATGTCCACCGTGACCTACGAGAGGTACACCTATGCCAGCAGGCTGGCCGGCCCCCTTGTCGAGATCGACTACACGCCCCCCGTCAAGCTTTACTGGTCCCTCCGAGGCTACTTCACGACCGAGGACGAGTGGACCTTGTCGGGCGACCCCCGCGCACCAAACGTGGATCCTGTTGGCTTCGTGACGCAGAAGCCCACGGCCTTGACCAATTACTTCCTCACCTTGCAGACGACACTATGAATCAAGACACCCGCTTCGTGTTGGCAATCTGGATCGCCGCCCTCCCCATCCTCATTCCGAGCCTCGTTCTGTCGGCCTGTGGTGCCCCTCAGACGCCCTCAGATGCTCCCTATGGGGTCGAGGCCCCTCCGGAGTATGACCGGGCTTCCTGGGGCCGCTGGGTCGACCAGGACGGGGATTGCCAAGACACCCGACAGGAGGTTCTCATTCGAGACAGTCAAATTCCAGTCACTTTGGACGAAAGTGGTTGCAAAGTCTTGACAGGGAAGTGGATCTGCCCATACACTGGTGTTGAATTTTCTGAGCCAGACGATTTGGATATCGACCACACAGTAGCTTTGAAGGAAGCCCATGAGAGCGGTGGGTATGCTTGGGACACCTCCGAAAAGAAGGTGTACTTCAACGATCTTGGAGAGCTGCATCTTCAAGCGGTGTCACGATCAGCCAACCGTTCCAAAGGATCGAGGAACCCAAGTGCTTGGCTCCCACCTCGAAAAGCTGCCCGATGTGCGTACATTCACACTTGGGTTAGGCTAAAGGACCGGTGGCACCTTGAGACGGACCTCATCGAAGATGCTGTCATCACATACATGCTCAAGATCTGCGAAAAAGGGGGGATCCCAGTCACGCCGCAAGACTGAGCCCATTTCCAGCCACCCTGTATTTGCAGAGTGGGACCACGCCAAAAACCAATTGGCTGGCCTTGATCCTGAAAAGATCACCAAAGCGTCGCAGACCCCTTGTTTTTGGGTCTGTTCTGTATGCGACCATAGGTGGAAGACAGCTCCCCACGCCCGTACCCGACAAACAAAAACAGCAGGCTGCCCCGAGTGTGCCAGGATAGCTAGAATCAAGGATATTCCTCCCGGGGCAAAGTTTGGGTCTTGGACAGTGCTATCACGAGATGATTCGAAGAAGGGTCTCGTGGGTATGGTCTACTGGCAGGTACAATGTGAGTGTGGGACGGTTTCCTCTATCCCTGGCACGCACTTGAGGGGCGGCCAGTCCACACGGTGTCGAATCTGTGCTGGCAAAGCTCAAAGAGTCACACAACAGATCACGGGTCTTCAGTGGCGATCAATGATAAACGGGGCTAAAGAAAGAGGTCTGGACTTCGAAGTCACCAAAGAAGAAGTGTTCCAGCTTTTTGAGGCTCAAGGAAGACGATGCTCTCTGTCAGGAGTTTCTATCACTCTGGCCTCGACTTACGAGGACCACCGTAATGGGGGGACAACCGCATCATTGGATCGGATTGACAGCTCCAAGGGCTACATCCTGGGCAATGTGCAGTGGGTGCACGTCGCCATCAACATGATGAAGGGACCGTTGACGGACGAAGACTTTGTACGGTGGTGCCGAAAGGTTGTGCTGCACGCACCAGACTAGAGGAGCAGTGCCTCATCCCACGCTTCGTCAGTTCCCTTGAAAGCGTCGAAGTCGAACTCAACCCCTCGCTCACTCAAGTGCCGCATGAGTTCCCCGTAGAACAAGATCCTGTCCGGGATGCCCGGAACCTGTTCGGCTACCGTATCCATGAGGGCCAGGATGGTATCGTTCACGTCTTTCGAGTTGCTCACGGTTTCACCTCGTAGTGGCTCTCGTCCTCAAGGGGCTGGCCGCATCGGTCACATTGGAAATGGTGAGCCCCTGCCTCCCAGTCTTCCCTCTCGACCCAGGTAGTGCCCCCGCCGGGGCACTCATCTGACTCGTAGGTGTCGACGTTCTGCCAATAGGGCTGGCCCACAGCGAGCCCACAGGACCACTCGACCTTTACCGGGTCGACCAGCTCGTTGGGGTCTGCACAGAGGGGCTCGGGGAGGTAAGGCGGGTCCTCAGGTTCTTCGAACGCTGTGAATTCGGTCATGTCAGGTCAATCCTAGCTCGGCACGAATACGCCGAAGAAGGTCGATTTCCGTGTCGGAAGCACTGACTTTCCTGCCCAACAGGTCGGCAACCTCCGTCAGCAGACTTCGTCGAGTGCTCTCTCGCTTGTTCCTGGCGCAGTCGCTGCACATGTCGCTGTCGTCGCCAGCGTAGATGTCCTCCATGAAGTCGCCACAGCCAGGGCAGGGATAGTGCCCGAACTCCCCGGGCTGCAACTTCTTGAAGGCTTTGATCTCGTCAACCGACGCCTGCATGCAGAATTCCGAACAGAAGCCGAAGGTGTCTACCTTGAACCCGCAGTCAGGGCAATTTCCCTCGTCAGTTTTTCCCTTGATCGCCATCCTCGTCCTCGTCTTCCGGCAAGGGCTCATCGACGTCCTCTCCGACGCCTTCCTGCCCCTTGTAGTCGCTGTGCTCCGCTTCTTGGACCGACGTGGGTATCTCGCCCGGGAAGGCCGGCATGGGCACGCCTGGCCGGCGTATCAGGGCACGACCCAGCTCGATGGCCTCGTTCGCCACACGAGTCACTCGATTCACCGCCTCGATAGCTCGGCGTTCGGCCTCCATGTCCGTCGGGCTGTTGGCTGCGATACGACGCGCACTCTCAGCTCGAATGTCTGCATCTCCAAGACGTGTGAGGACGGCTTCCATGTGATGGATCAACAACAGACGGTCCTCCATCTGAAGCCGGCGGCGGCCCATCTCCTCCCAGAACACCACGGCCGCCTCATTGGGTCGATACTCCGGCCCGTACTCCAGCGTACCGTCCGCGTGCACGATCACAAGAATGCGCTCTTTCGAGGTCCCGATGACCAGGTCCCCGGGGCGCACTCGGTCCCGCATGCTCATCTCGTGCGTGATGAATCGCCTGTGAGGCGCCACGCGGGCGTCATCCCAGAACAGCTTCATCACGTCGTCTTTCTTGTCGTCTGCCATGCGAGGAACTTACACCAGACCGGTGTAGGATCCCACCATGCATATCGCTCACGTGGACGAAGTAAACAAGCGTCTCCTCTTGGTCGACGAATTCGAGACGGAGACAGACGACGGCGGAACCGTGCTGGCGGAGCACCATATGGAGGTGGATCTCAAGGACTTGGAAGGGTGGGCCAACGCTCTAGGGTACCGTCTGGTAGGTAACCCGTGAGGCCCTCCAAACCAAACGACCTCATAGAGGCCGCCGAACACTGGGAAAAACAGGCCGAAGAGGCCGAATGTATGGCAAAGTGGGACCGCGACCACGGAATCGACATGTCTCAGCCGGGCCAGTCTGCTGGGGATCACAAGGCCGCAACATACCGCAAGGTCGCTCGAACACTTCGCCTTGAGGCCGCCACCGGCGAACCTCATTGCCACTGCCACGAAAAACCAGTTCGCCAGTGCCCTTCCTCCGGGATGGGGGCTCGGATACCAGGAGTCAACGCGTGAAACGTCGAGCTTTTCTTCAGGTGCTTGCTGTCACAGCAGTGCCGCTGGTGGGGTCTTTCCAAGGCGACACTGAGGACGCCTACATTCAGCTCTACGACGGCGACAAGGCGGTGACCAAGCCGCTACCCACCAAGTTCAGGTGGAACAGCAAGATGACGGTCACGGTCCAACCCTCACAACCTATCCGAGTGACCCGTGCTGTCCTGTACTCCCCCAAGGTGGGCCGAAGGAATCACGACATCGACCCCCTCATCATCAAGCCTTCGACTGAATTAACGGTGACTTGGGAGATCGGCGCGGTTTCCTCAAAAGATTTTCCGAACTCCTCCCGACGGCGAGCGTAGTAGGGACATGGCGTGGATTGATACACTCAAGGTTGGGGACAAGGTGATCGTTGACCATGGCGGGTGGCCTAGCACTTCACACCTGCGCACGGTTACGCGTCTGACGAAGACGCAGATCATCTTGAACAACGACGCGAAGTACAACCGAAAAACCGGTCATAAGGTCGGGACGGGGATCTACTACTCCTCATCCCTCCGGGAAGCCACGCCGGAAGCCCTCAAGGAAATGCAGCAGCTCAGGGCTCTCACGAAGGCCAAGCGAGAGCTTTGGGACTTCGCGGAGAAGATCAACAGGATGTCAGTGCATGAGATCCATCGAGACGAGGCCCTGTCGAGCAAGCTGCAACAGATCACCGACAGCATCAGGGAAGGATCGGAATCATGACAGCCGAAGTCGAAACCATGTTCAGCGTTCGAGACGTCCCGTGGCACGGTATGGGGGTCATCCTCGACAACCCGCCGACCCCCGCTGAAGCCATCCGCCTCGCCGGCCTCGACTGGGAAGTTGCCAAGCAGCCCCTCTACTGCAAGCTGGAGGGACAGGAGAAGTCCGCCCCCGCTTACGCAACCGTGCGCCTGACGGATCAAAGCATTCTCGGGATCGTCGGGCCCTCCTACACAGTGGTCCAGAACGCCAAGGCGTTCGACTTCTTCCAACCCTTCATCGACTCCGGTGCCGTCACCATCGAAACGGCCGGAAGCCTCAAAGAAGGTCGCCGGGTCTGGATTCTCGCCCGGATCAAGGAAGATCCCGTTGAAATCCTGAAGAACGACCCCGTCAAGCGCTACATGCTCCTGAGCAACAGCCACGACGGGACGCTCGCAGTACGTGCCGGATTCACCGGGATTCGAGTGGTGTGCTCGAACACCCTACAGTGGGCCCACAAGGAAGGCGCAATCCTGCGCATCCGGCACAGCCGCAACGTGCACGACGCTCTCAGCCTCGTGCAGAACGTGATGGACGTCGCCAACCGCGAGTTTGCCGGGACCGTCGAGCAGATGAAGGCCATGGTCCGCAAGGGTGTCGTCGACGTGGACATCGCTAAGTACGTCCGCGAGGTCTTCCGCCCCAAGGTCTTCGTCACCAAGGGGGAGGAAGAGCGGTACGACAAGGAAGGCGCCGGCCAGATCATCGCCAAGGTGCTCCCTCTCTTCCAAGAGGAGAATGAGCGGATGCCGGCGGCGAGTGGTACCGCCTGGACGATGTACAACGCCGTGACGGCCTTCCTTACCCACCAGCGGGGCCGAGATCAGTCCTCGCGGCTCGACTCCCAGTGGTACGGAGACTCGGCTGTCAAGAGCCGCAAGGCCCTCACGGTCGCCACCAAGTTCGCCGCTTTCGGGTGATTCGCCTCGGGGGAAACGATGCGCGGTATCCTGCTTCTCCTCGCCATCAGCCTGTCGGCCCTGCCGACGGGCTCCCCCAAGGCCCACTGCCATTCCGCTTGCTACCAGTGCAGGGTTCGCTGCAAGCAACGTGCTCCGGACCCCACCACGTGTGTCCACGCCTGCCTGGAGGCCAAGCGTAGCTGCTGCGCCTCCTGCGGGCTTGGCCCCGGACCCCTAACCACCTGCGATTGCACATGAGCAAGAAAAACAAGAAGAAGCAGCCGAAGAGGGCCGGCCTCGATCCTGAGACGGAACGGCGTCTCAGCTTCCTCCGGGGCTTGCCCAACGGACTCATGGACCGCAGCACCTCCAAGGCGATCCGGCTGCGTCTGTGCGAGCTGAAGCTGGCCGGCACAACGGACACCCAAGAAGAAGCCGTCAGGTACCTAGAGGACCATGGCGAGTTCACTCCGACCCAGATCAACATGTTCCACCGGGAGGACGTCGAAAGCCTGACCCTCCGGGACATCCGAGCCGAGGTCAGGCAGAAGATCATCGAGGGGCAGGCCATCGAGACCGTGACTCAGTGGGCCCTCAAGCAACCCCACCCCCTCATGACCAGCAAACAGCGGCAGGAGCATCACTACCGCATCCTCAGGCTGGTCGCTCTGGAGAACACTCGCATCCAGGACTACGAGGGAGAAGTGCTGCTCGACATCCGGCGGGTTGCGTCATACGAAGACGACGCAACCCCCGAGAAGGTCGAGCAACGTGTCGTGGATGCTCGACGCAAGCACTTCCTGGTCCTTGGAACCGTCGAAGAGGCCCCGTCCTTGAACCTGGTCCAGCGGTTTTTCAAGGAGGACGTGGGGGCTCTCGACATCGAAGAAGCTATCGAGAAGGCCATTCTCTACCTTCGCGACCAAACCAGGCAAGGCACCCCGGAGGTGGAAGCTCTCAAGGAGGCTATTGAGACCTTCGCGGATGACGTACAGGTCCGAATCTTCGACAAGGCCCTGGCAAAGCCGGACGTGTTCAAGAACTCCAAGCACACGGAGCTTCGGCAGATGCGGTTCCAGGACCCCGACGTCCAGAACCGACTCAAGGCCATCAGCTCGACCCTGCCCCTCGAAGAGCGCCTGCGCTACCTCTTGCACCTGAACATGACGGTAGATTCCTCTGTCGACGACAGCATCGACATGGACATGTTGGAGGACCGCTATCGGTCGAGGAATCGATCGGGCACCTCTTGGGTCGTGGACTTCGCCAACATCCGTCGAAACCCCAAGGCGACCGATGAAGAGAAGACTGTCGAAATCTACATGACAGCCATGTCGATAGTCTTCTTCCTGTCGCGGCACGGGGAGAACAAGAAGGGGACCATCCACCTGTGGCGCCTTCTCCAAGAAGCTAAGATCTTTCACTTCGACCCCCAGACCTACCTCGGAATCCACAGGGAAGCTGATCGCTACACCACCGAGTCGCTGGCCGGCCTCAACTATCTGTCATCTGGTGTGGGGCACCCCACCGAGGACGAGACAAGCCACCTACTTGACACGATCTACTACGGGGCGAAGAAGGTACCCTTCCCCGAGAAGCTCCCCTTCCCCGTTGTGTTCTTCGGTTACGGAGACGGGCTAGATCTGTCCCAAGAGGCGCTTTCAATGAAGGCCCCTCCCGAACTCAAGGCCAAGGTGGTGCGAGGGAGTTTCGTCGGCCATCTGCTGTCCGACACAGGGCATGCATTTGTGTTTCATATCGTCACTATTCACGATGAACGCGGGGCGCGGGAATCGTTCTGGGTCGAGAGCTGCCGGACGGACGACAGCCGCTTCTGGGTACCCTCTGACGTCGCACTGGAACCCTGGATCCTGACGTCCCTAGTCGACATCATCAACGATCACCGTACCTTTATGCTGGAATCCTATGTCACCGGACAGCAGCGGGCTCGGTACAAGGACGAGCGCAAGACGATGGGGCTCAAACCAAACTCCCCTGCCTACACGCCCCCGCCCTTCTATAAGCTCAAGCTGACCTCGAAGGTGATTCAGGAAAAGGTCCGCCTGGGATTCAGTCGCCCCCGCCTGCCCGTCTCCTATCGAACCGACGTGCGAGCCCACGAGCGGTGCCGGATTCGTCGGGGCATCCTGCCAATCGATCCGGAAGTGGCCGCTGACCTCACCAAGCGGGGCTACCGCATCTTCGGGAACAACCCCCTGGACGCGGACACCCTCCGGCGTCTCTACGAGCGTGGCGTGCCCTTCAAGCGGTCGGACGAGTGGCTCGCCATCAAGGTGTCGTGGGTCAGGGAACACTTCACGAGCAATGACCCGAACCTGCCCTACGTCCCCGCTACTCGGGTATGTGGAAAAGTCCGGGTCAAAGCGAAGAACATCGACAGCAGTTGGCGGTTCGATCCCGCCTCAACATGAGGACATTATGAACGAACAAGACATCCGCCGAGAAGCCGCTGAGAAGGCTCTGCCGAAGTTTGAGCGAGCCCTGGATAAGCTACGTGATGAAGAACATGTCCTGGTGGACTATCGCCTCTTCAAGCTGATTCCCCAAGACGAAGTCATCGAATCCGTCGACAAGCAAGCCGCCGAACTGGGAAAGAGCTTCCAAGGAGCCATCTACTTCTGCAAGGAGAACTTCGACGCTCTTCGGGAAGGGCAGACCGCGCACCTGTCCTTCTATGGGTTGGGCGTACGGGACTCGGCCTCCCTCGGCCACCTTATCGTCAAGTATCTCTACGAGGAGGGTTTGAACGTCAAGTGGCCGGGAGACCCCTGCTTCACGATCAACGTGGACCCGTGCCCACAGCTCAACCAGACGGACGAGAACTAGTCTTCCTCGCCCTCGTCCATCAGCTCAAAGGCTGCGTCTTGAAGAGCTTCGTCCAGCTTCCTCGCCGCTGGGCCAGTCTTGCTCGCCACGTACTTCGACAGGTCGCGAATGGTGAATCGAGGATCCACGAACAGCACGTCCCAGTCACCATCCCATGTGCCCACGCCCGCTCCCTGGTGTTCCATGTAGTACAGGAAGCCGGCGCCGCCGCGCAGGTCCATCATCACCTCGACCACGTGCTCTGGCTTCTTGGCACTGCGGAGAGGGCCGACGCCCATCTTGAACAGGCCGATGTTCTTCTTCACCCAGTCGAGGAGCGCCTTCTCCACGGTCTTCTCGTAGGCTTCGGCGGCGGCCTCCACCTCATGAGGGACATCGGGGCTCCGAGCATCGCCGCCAACGGACATGACCTCTGTCTCCAGCAGACCCGTGAGCGTAGCGTTGTCAGACAGCTTGGCCGTTCGATCCAACTTGCCTTCGACCATGTAGGCGAGACGGATGAGGTTGCGGGCGACAGCTTTCCGGCTCGTGGGCTGACTGCGCTGGAAGGCGAGCATGCGAGCAAGTTGGCCCTGAACCTCGTCGATAGAAGCGACTTTGTGCATGAGGGTTCCTCTCCGACCACGAACCATAAACAGAAAGTTGGCCGTCTCGTCTCAGGAGCCTATCGTGGCGGCATGATGATCCAAATCACACTGCCCGCCGACGCCACCGCGCTCGAAGTCATGTACCTCAAAAATTCCCTGCCGCTTGGTTGGCGACTCCGGTGTATCCCTGAGGTATGTGGGACCAAGGCACCCTGGAACGAACAACCAAAGCAGCTGACTTCAGGGCTTCCTTGTGGGCCAACGCCACAGGGTGCAAACCCGTCCGGTTGAGGTTCCGTAGCAGTTTCCTCGCCTTTGTGCACGGCTACGGAGGCACCTTCAACCCACCAGAGGAAAACGTCATTGTCATCGACAGCCTCGACAGCCAGTCGATGAAGGTGGGCAGGAAGGCGGGCATGTCGACCTTGGAGGCGTCCAAGATGGCTTTCGCGGTGTTCGGCGACAAGCTCGGGCGCACCAAAGCGATAAACGAAGCGTTCAAGCTCATCTACGGCACACCGCGAGAACACCCTCTGCACCTCATCGAGAACCCCCATGGCACTTGAAGACACTGCGAAAGAATACACCTCCGTTCAGACCGTGAAGGCCGTCCACATCGAGAAGAAGGGGACTTGCGCCATCTACGGGACCAAGATCGAGATCACTGCCGACGACATGTTCGTCTTTCAGCTGGATGGGCAGGTCTACGTCATGCCAGGGGAGCGGTTCCGGAGGCGATTCCAAAGCTCTCCCCAAGAACGACCGCAGGATTTCCGAGCCCTCCGAGACTGCGTGTCCGTCATCAAAGGGGATTCGGAGATCAACGAGTGCTACTACGAGGTCCACGTGGCAAACCGCCGGATTTGGGACAAGGGTGGCCTCCGGAGTGTCGTGCCCGACGAGGCCCAAGCAGTTGCTGAGAACATCCGCAACGACCTGGTGAGGGCTGCCATGAGGCAATCATGAAGCCGCAGAACATCAAGGACGCGGACAAGACCATCCAGTCCGTCAACGCGTACATCCAAGAGCACGAGATCAAGTTCGTCCTCGGCGTCGACGAGGCAGGCCGAGGAACGTGGGCCGGCCCCCTCGTGGCGGCCGCCGTCGCAGTGCAGCCGAACTGGACCCCGCCGGCCGGCCTCGGAGACTCCAAGGGACTCACCCGCGCCACCATCAGCAAGCTGTGGCAGAAATACTACCGCACCACGCGGCATGGTATTGGGGTGGTGCACGCCCCCGAAGTCGATTCCATGGGCCTCAACCCTGCCCAGGCACACGCGCAGGGACAAGCTATCCAAGAGGCTCTCAAGCACACACCCTCTTGGGTGCTGACCCGGGAGATCCTCGTGGTGGTCGACGGCAATCTACCGCCCGTTCTCGACAAGAGCCGAATTGGCAAGCTCATGCTCATCCCCAAGGCAGACGCCCTCATCCCAGCCGTCTCTCTTGCGTCGGTCTTCGCCAAGATGACGCAGCTCAACTTCATGACGGAGTATGACGACAAATACCCGCAATACGGCTTCGGCCAGCATGCGGGCTACGGAGGCAGTCAGAAACATCGAGATGCCCTTGAGCAGTTCGGTGTATGTGACATTCATCGCCGAAGCTTTGGCCCGATCAAGAAGATCCTCGCCAAGGCTCAAAACCCCGAAAGGTCGTGGGAGCTGCTAGACGACTAACCAAGCCCTTCTCGCCACGATCTAGGAGACACACATGGTTGCTTTCGAGCTATCCCAGAGTTTCGAGATGCCGGACGTCCTGCAAGCCGGGCGCCCCGACACCCGGCCCATCAGACGGGCGATCGACTTGTTCCGCCACCACTCCTCCAAGGATGAGTGGGACAAGCTATGCCAGTACACCGTCGAGGCCCTTTCCCGGAGCACGTCCCAAAAGGACGACCGCAAAATCATGAGCATCCAAGCGATGCTCCTCGGAGACTGGGACAACATCAAGTCCACCGAAGGGAACAAGCGGATACAGGAGGGACGGTACAAGGTCTGGGTCGTCTGGGTGCAGACCGTCGCCCCGCACTGGTACAAGAACCTGCTCCGGTGCCACCTGGAGATGTGGAGCCTCCAGGTGCCCGAAGGGCCGGACCAAAACAACATCCGCAAGCTGTATCAGACGTTCGCCGTCGACTGCGGGTCCCTGCTGTGGGGATGGGACAACCACAACAACGCGGAGAGTCGGATCGCCGAACTCCAAAACCTCATCCTCCAAATCGAAACCCCTCAGCAGAGCTGGATAATGGAAGAACGCCACGTCTTCCAGTACAACTACGAAGTTTCCTTCATTTCTCGCTTGACAGAGGTTCCCCCCACCCCTGTCAACTCCACCAATACCCCCTACGCCGCTGAGCCGCCCTCTCGGCGAGAAGCTCGCAACGCCATCGAAGAAGCTGCCTACGACTACGTCCTGAACCTGTTCCCCAACATCGACAACGCCGACGTGACAGCGTGGCCGATCGAACCCTGTTGGGTCTTGCTCCGGGCAGACGGGCAGATCCAGCGGCTTCTCATGGTGTTTCGCTACAACCAGGCATTCTCGCGAATCCCTAGGGTCGTGACGGCCTTCGGGGGCATGAACGTCATGGGACTCGTCAACGAGGAGGAATGCGATTCTAGCCACCCTCTGTTCGCCGGAGAGCTGCAATTCGCTGGCACCCGCCGAGTCGTGCTATTCAACCTCAAGGGAGCGAATACCACACTCGTTCGTACGTGGGTGAGTCGGTCGGTCCCCGCGAAAGAAGACATCGTCAAAGAGTTCTACCTTGCCAATGGCGATGGTATGCGTAAGGTCCGGCCCGACGTGTACGCGAAGGCGAAGAGTCTCAAGAAATGACCACAGCCCGTCCCTTTCTCAAGTGGGCCGGCGGCAAGCACCAGCTCTTGCCGCAACTCCTGAATATCTTCCCCAGACAATGCGGGACCTACTACGAGCCCTTTGTCGGGGGAGGGTCAGTGTTCTTCGAGGTAGCGTCCCGCAAGAGAATCAATTTCGGCCGGGCTGTCCTCAATGATGCCAACCAGGAGCTGATCGACTGCTATCAGGCGGTCAGAAGCTTCCCTCGCGATCTGATCCTCCAGCTCAAGAGGTGGGAAGTCAACAAGGAAACGTTCCATCGCGTCAGATCCATGCAACCTGAAGACCTGAGCCCAGCTCGCCGGGCCGCTCGCATGATCTATCTCAACAAGGTGTGCTTCAACGGGCTGTACCGCGTCAACAAGCAGGGGCAGTTCAACTCCCCCTTCGGTAGGTGGCCCCGGCCGCCCCGGCCCCTTGATGCCCCCAACCTACTGAGCTGCTCCGCTGTCCTCAATCGATACGCGGCCTTGTACAACCAGGACTTCGCACAGGCCGTGCTGGACGCCCAAGAGGACGACCTCGTCTACTTCGACCCGCCGTACGTCCCCCTCAACCCAACCTCGAACTTCACCAGCTACACCAAGGACGGGTTCTATCAGCAGGACCAGGAGCGCCTCGCGCTGCTCTTCCGGCAACTCGTGGCCCGAGGGGTGAAGGTGATACTCTCGAACTCCGATACGCCTCTAGTTCGAGAGCTGTACCACGGGTTCGAGATGCACGAGGTTCTGGTTCGGAGAAGCATCAACTCCAAAGGGACGCAACGGGGAGGAGTTCCCGAGCTTATCGTTGTGGGCCGGCCCGAACTGTTGGTCGACCCCTACCCCGAATGGCTCGGCGGCCGCCCGCCCTCGCACGAACAAGTCGACTACGCCGCCTACATGGCCTCCCTCGAAGAGGCGGGCGAGCTGCGGGACGGCGACGAGTTCACCCTGAGCGACTTGGACGCACTTTTCTGAGAGAATCCCCGAACTTCTTCCGTCGGCGGTCGTAGTACGACCATGCAGACCCCTCAAGATGCTCTTCAGCACGCCTGGATCAGCACCACGCAAATCGTGCTCATCGCCGAGAAAGGCACGCGTTCGTTCCCAGCAAAGGCGTTCGACGCCTCCGGCAACTTCCATGATGCCGAAGTGATGAAGCGAGCCACCAAGGAAGCGCTTGAAGCCCTGGAGGGGCCCGACGAGTTGGTGGGCCGGCTCCTCGGATACGCCACCTTCGGCACCCGTGGAATGACCTCGTACATGTTCACGGTGTATACCATCGTGAACGGCAGGGTCGTGGAGACCGGCCATGCACGGTACATCGACGAGGTTGAGCAGATGGTCGAGAGCCAGCACGCCCAGCTCCAGGGCACTGAGGATGAGCTGGCCGCCCGCCTCGACACAGAGCTGGGCCGCCACGACTGGTACGCCCACATGGCTGAGGGCTCCGCTTGGGCGGGGGCCGACAGCCACCTGATAGGGGTCATCAGGCCCCTGCTCGCAGCCCTGCCCGAAGAGCGCGGCTTGGCTATCTGGCAGAAGCACGCCCCCGAAGGCTACTCAAGGAACCCCTACGCATGAGCATCATCCGCCGAAGCGACATCCTGGACTCCTCCGATGAGGTCCTCGTCGGACAATGGTACTGGGTCAATAGCGAGGACGGCCGATGGCTCGGATGCGTCATCCGTCTGGGCTCGAACTTTGTTGCATTGGAAGGTCCGGGCACTTGGAGCGTCCGGATCCTCAACGATGACTTCTGGAAGTGTTGTGAACGGGAATACGACCCCGACAAGGTCATCCACAGCGAGATCAACAAATACCGCAACCAAGTAGCCGAACTCACCGGCCAGGTGCGCGAGCTGACAGCCCAGCTTTCCGTCGCTCCCTCCGACATGCTCCCTGAGAACGGAGGGGAGACCTGCGCCCTCGCCAAGATCGGCATGGGGCAGGACATCCACCAGTACAAGGCAGACCTCATCAAAGCCAAAAACGAGACTCTGCCCGACCTGTTTTCGAAGATCAAGAAGGCCACTGAAGGGATGGCCCATTGGATGGAGGCCAAGCTCATCCCCCTCAAGGCGGAGACGTCCGCCATGCAGTCGAGCATCGACCACATCAAAGAGCGAATCTTCCATGTCCAGCTCTATGCCGGCCTCACCGAAGACATCGCCCTGATTCAGGACGGAAACCCTGCACCGACCGAGACCCCGATCCACCTCATGCAGCGGCGCTGCTACATGGATGAGGAATGCCTGCTGGACTACAAGGCGGGCGGCATGGAGTTCAAAAATATCGGCGAGTTCGATGCGTGGCTCACCAAGCCCGGCAACCTCAACCGTATCTTGCCGTTCCCTCGCACCGTCGTGTCCTTTCGCGTCCGTCGAATACGCAAAGAGCACGAGATCAACGCAATCAGCGACATCATCCGGGTAGGCGACCTCATCCAAGCCGACTGCGCAACGTTCCTGTACATCCGGAACGGCGAGCAGGTCTTTCGGATGAACACAAGCATCGACTTTGGGCCGAGGCTCTTCCCGGACCTCAACGACCGGCAGCTCAAGGGAGACAAACTGTGGGCCAAGATGTGGAGTGAGGGTAACGTCGACCGTCTGATCACGGATCGCGAGTACCAGGCCATCTACGAGAGTGACCACAAGGAATTGGCCGAATGGGAGGTCCTCCGGAAAGAAGACGCACGCAATAGGGCCCAGTGGGAGGCCGACAAGGCCGCCGGCAAAAACGTGCCCAAACGGTTCGAGGGTAATCATCGGGCATGGTTCGCCCCACACACGTCATACCAGGACTACAAGCCCTTCAACAAGTCGCACGTCTACTACGATGACATCTGCGAGAAGGTTGCTAGCGACATCAAAGAGCACAACCGGATCGTGCTCATCCTCCAGGGGCTGCTCGACCGTTCCCCCGTCTTCCAACCCCACCCCAAGTGGGAGCTGTGGACTGCCAGCGGATTCGAGGCAGCCTTCACCCTCGTTCTAGATGACACCCGCACACTGCCTGCTGGCGAGAAGCCCGACTTCGAAGCCTACCGCCGCAAGTGCAATGCCTCCCTTAAGGACGGATCGATCACCGTAGGGCAGGAATACATGTGGGAAAAGGAAGAGGCGAGGAAGGAAAACGACAAGATGGCTGGCCGAGGTTATCGTGACCGGAGCATCGGCTACCACCGGTACCGCCCCTACGGCAACCCCGGGCCGGGCCTCGTTGCCCGCGTTGCCAAGCACACTCGGTCAGGCAAGTGCACCTACGCTTGGATGAAGGAGAAGAGTACCAGGGAGGGCACGATTCGTTGCACCTTCACGTGCAGCCAGAAGCATGTGCTCAACGTCGAAGCCTACAAGCCGGGGGACTACCACATCTTCTTCGACGATCCCCGCACACGGCAGGAATACCTCCAGTGGGCCCCTTTGCTTCTGACCGCAGAGGACTATCACGCGGAACTCCTGAAGGTGAAGGACGTCCCCGATCCCCAACCAAAGAAGCAAAGTTCCTGGGAGGGCAAGGAACGCTACCGCTACCGGAAGCTTCACAAGGAACTCAGCGGTAAGGTGGTGCAGCTTGTAAACGACATCGAGATGAAGAACGGCCGCGTTTACAAGGCCGGAACCGTTTGGCGGGTCAGGGAGGGTGGGAGCGGGCGAGACTTCAGCCTCTCAGGCATCGATACAGACGGCGAGCATCTCGCACGTTGGATCAACGGTGCCCAGGTGTACGACTTCAAGGTCGTCGACGATCTACAGAAAGCCCTCGGAGAGATTCCGGAGTGCCAAGTAGAGGATCCCCCCGAAGGGGAGGAGACTGAGGAAAAGGTATACGATGACGATGAGGAGGACGACATTGGTCTTCACCTGCCGTAGGGGCAGGGGGTAGCCGTGGCACTGAACCCACATGACCGCTAGGTCCCGCCGGTACTGTTCAAGGCTTACTCCTTCGGGTCTTCGTGGTGGCCTAAATCCCATGACTCGACATCATACACCGAACCGCCCTCCCGCACGCCCAGCTCTTCCTCACTGAGGTATTCGGGGTGCCACCCGGCATGCACCTCTTGGTGGCAGTTGGAGCACAGCAGCACGCACTTGCTCAGCTCGGGCTCGATGGCCTGCCACGACAGCCGAGAGCTGATTTCGAAGTCCTTCTCCCGTGGGTCCATGTGATGGAACACCATGGCTGCCGGGCACTTGTCGTAGCCGCAGATACGGCACTTGCCACCGAGGTGAGCGATGGCCCTGTCTTTGACCTCTCGACGCCGCTGGGCTGCCTCGAAGTTTCGCTGCCAGCGGGCGTCAAGTTTCTCTGCGATCGTCACTGCTAGCGAGCTGCCTTGTCGATTCGCTCTTCGGCTCCCTTGCTAGGAGCTTGCGGCATTGTCGTGCGGAGACGCTCGCCTGCCCACTTGGCTAGGAGCTGGAAGTCCGTGTAACCATCGAGACCATGCTTATCAGCAGCCCGACCGAGCCAGTAGTCTGCCGGCTTCTCCCGGTCGTCGCCCATCATCTTGATAGCTTCCGATCGAATCTTCTGGAACAGCTGCTTGTACTTCGCCTTGGGAAGTTGACCCCCGGCACCTGCAACCCGATCGGCGATGTCCCGCAGCTTACCTGCTAGGACGTCGCGGTCGGGCTTGCCGCCGGGGCCGTGGCCCTGGATGAAGGCCATCAGGGAGCGGAGTTCCGCTTGCAGCTCCTGGGGAGACGCGATCTTCTGCATAGCCATGGTACGGCATAGGAAGATCCTCGGTGTATGATCTCCCCATGGACCCAAACGAATGCCTTGCTCAGTTGCGGGAACTGGCCGCTAAGACGGTCGGCGAGCAACACCCCAACCTGGACGCTGAGGCCGCGTCAGCTTACCGCATGGCCGAACTGTTCGAAGGGCTCGACCAGTGGATCAAGCGGGGCGGTTTCCTCCCCGACGATTGGAAGCAGAAGCCCGACCAAGACGTGTCCCCGGACCTCCGGGAACTTCGCTCACACTAGGTCACACGGTCGGCTCAAACCGAACCATGACCTCGGGTGGGATGGGCATACCCAGCACGTAGTGGGCGAACGTCTCAGCGAAGTCCTCCCCCACGCCCGTCTTGGCGTACTGACTCACCGTGACGGTGTTGTTGTCCCCGATGAACACGTACTTCCGACCGGGCCGAACGAAGTTCCGTTCGAGCCACATCTCCCCTCGCTTGTATGCTGCGGTAGCATCCTTCTGCGACATCCCCGAGCCTGAGAAGGTATCCTTGAAGTATTCGATCAAGGGGACGTTCGGGTCCTTGAGGAACCCCACGGCCTTCGCAGGAGAGAAGTCCCCTCGAACAAGAGCCTGCCACATGTCCTGACGCGCCTCAAGAGTGATACCCTCTCCCTTGGAGTAGTTGTCCTCGTAGGCGTCTCTCTGGGGCCCTGAGAGCTTCTTGTGCCAGTAGCGGTGTCCAAGCTCGTGGACGAAGGTGTGGACGTCGCTGAAGCGGAACCTAGCCTCCGCATTGAGCAAGACTATGTCGGGCGACTCCTTGTACATGCCCGCCCAGCTCTTCCGGCCCTTGTCCTCGGACCCACCGACGAGATAGACATCCCCGTACAGAATGCTACCGAAGCCCTTGGACTGTATCTTGCTCGAAGCGTCATCCAACAGCTTCATGGCCTCCGCATACTCTTCCGGGCGGTAGCCGAACTTGTTGATGATCTTGAACGGCCCGTGCTGGAAGTCCTTCTCGACCGTCCGATACGAGTCGAGGCGGTCCTGGACCCTCACGAGGGACTTGAGGGAATCCTCGATGCTTTCGAGCTGGATCGAAATCCAGGAAACAGCATCTTGTGTGGGGCCGCTCAGGTTCTTCTCAGCGAACGGATACTTGAGACGATGCAACCACTGAAGGACGCTCTTCATCTTCCGTTGCTCGTCCTTGCGCTCGAATCGAACACCATCGAGCATGGTCGCAAGAGGGCTCAGCTGCTCGCCCATCTTCCGGAACAGTTCGACGGCCCCCTCGGGGTCCTCTCGCAACTTCCGCTCGATCTGCGGGGCCATCTTCCGGAACAGCTGGACGTAGTCCTTGACCTTCGCGGCCAGGATGTATCGAGCTACGACCTTTCGGACGTCCGTCATCGCTGGCCCCTGTTCGCCAAGTAGCGGGCGATGACGCGAGCCATCCGGATCTCTCCCGGGATGGTCACGTTGAGCCACTTGCGAATTTGGGGGAGGACCGTTCGAGGGCCGTAGGCGACCAGCATGCCGACAGCCTCACAGAACGCCTCCTCAGAGTTCTTGTTGGCGTACCCTGTGATGGGGTTGTTGGGGGTAGGCATTGTCGTGGTGCCCTCTTCCAACAGATCCTCGAAGTCTTGCTTCTTGGCAAGCTCTCGGTGGCGGCCGGCGTAGCCGGGCCACACAGCGTCGAGCTGGAGAGACAGAACGGGGTCCTTGTCCGCCAGGTACTCGGCGAACTCGTAGGACCACATGTCCCCGGGCCACTTCGCGAGAAGCTCCCGGATGTCGAGGTCACCGTAATCCCCGTAGATGGCCTCCGACCAATAGTCCTTGGCTCCCCCGCCCAACAACTTCCACAGGTGGTGGCCCATCTCATGGGCCATCGTCTTGACGAGCTTGTCAGGGTTGCTGCTGACAGCTGCGGAGGCGTAGATCGTGATGGTCCCGTCGTGGTTGTATCGACCGCCTTCCCCGATCGTGGCTTCGAACTCGAAGATCATCGGGAGCTGATTCTTTGCCATCCACGGCATCCGCTCTGCGGACCTCTTGCGGAACAGCTTGAGGGCCTCCTTGAGCATCGCCATCTCTTCGGCGTTGTAGCGATCGTTCTGCTTGTAACCCCGGACTTCGATCCTGAAGCCCTCCAAGATGACTTGCTCTCGACCTGGAACCTCAGCCTGCAACGTCGCGGGCTCGTCGGGGTCCTTGTATCGGCGGTTGTTCGGGTCTTCATAGTAGTCGATGGCCTCCCGCACCGCTTTCCAGAACACCTGAGCCTTCCGCCTGATTCGCTTCTCCCACGCCTTGACATCCTGCTGGTACCGGCTGAATCGAACCGTCTCAGGCATGAAGTCCGTAGCCCTGTCGATGGGCAAGTCGGCTTCGATGTAGAAGTCCCATCCGGACTTGCGAAGCATGTAGTCGATGTTCTTGCGGACGTTTTCCTTGATCCGCTCATCGTACTTGAGCGACTTGTTCAAGAAGCGCTCGAACATCAGGTCGGCGAACCGCTTGCCCCACACATTGAAGGCTTCCTTGAGCCGGATGGCCGTATCATAGTCCTTGACGCGAGGGACGTTCTTCATGAGGGTGAGGAAGTCAGCCCTCATCTTGTCGACCCATGGTTGATCGATCTGGACCAGCTCGGTTGCGTATCGAGCCACAACACGATTGACGAGGGAGGCCGCGAACGGAACCGGCTCGTAGTCCTCATCGGGGGTTACTTTGCAAGTCGGGCACGCCTGGCACACGTCGTCAGCCCGCTCTTTGAGCTGCTTGAGTCTACGCTTCTCCTTGGTCGCCCGTTCCTGTTCCTTGTACCAAGCATCCTCGTACTTGTCTTGGCCGGTCTCACACTTGCGCTCCAACCGTATTTGCTTCTGACGCTCACGCTCCATTTGGGCGATCTCTCGATCGGCGTTTTCCTGGAGCCACGCGTCATTCTCGTAGGGATGCTCCTCGATGTACTCCATGAACTGCTCGGCCCGTTCATCGGGGGTGCCTTTGAACTGGTTTTTGAGCTTGTTCCACAGGCCGTGATACTCGGACGGAATATTGTACTGTGCCCGCTCGTCTCGTTCCCTCCGACGTTCCCAGCCCCTCTGTTGTGGCGACAGCGCAATCCGGTCGGCCGACTTGTCCAGCCGATGCATGACCGTGCCGTCTTTCATGTACGTGTCTTCGAGGCCCGGGACAAGGTACTGACTCCGAAGCGTGGAAGCCTCGTGCCCGACAGCGGCAGCCGTTTCCTCCAGGGCCTTCTTGAACTCCTCCTTGAGGACGGCCTGCCGTTCCTTCGCGTCCGTGGGGAGCTTGCCCTTGCGGACAGCCTTGAGGCGCCGCTTCATTTCCTCGTTGGCGTGCAGTCCCCGGATGTCTTTCGCCGTGATGTCGAACTTCTGAAGGTACGCATTGATCTTGGTCGCGTCGATCTTGCCTGTGTCATGGCAGAACAGGCAGTCTTCGCCTTCCACGGCCTCGTAGGCATCCCGCAACGCCTTGACCAACGCTGCGCTGCTGACCGTTTTCTTCTGCTTGACGCCGGACTTGCCAACGTAGGTGACCGTCGCCTTGCCTCGACCGAAGCTGACGTGATTCTTTTGCCAGCCGGTGACCCCGAAGTGACCATCCTTCGCTGAAGTGTCGTTGCCAACCCGCTCATACGTCTCGTCGATCAGCCCCACGGCCAGTGCCGTGAGGAACTTGTTCGGGTCGGAGGACTTGAGGTCCTTCGCCACCTGGGCCCGCAAGCCGTCGATGCTCTTGCGGAGCTTCTCGACGCGCTTCGCCTTCTCTCGGTTGCGGTGTTGGACCTGCCCTTCACTGTACTCGTAGACGGTCGTGGTTCCCTCACCGTCCTGCTTCGGAACCTGCTTCTTGTTCTTGTATCGAGCCGCCGTCCGCTTCTCCCGCTCGACCGGCTTGCCGTCGATGAGAATCTCGTGCGTCCGGTCAGCCCCATCGCCATCGACACCCGCGATGGCTTCACCGTCGACGTCGATGGAGGTCGAGTGGCCCACATCCCCAAGATACTTGATCTCGGCAAGCACCTTCTCGATGGCCTTGAGAGTGTCGCCCTCCACATCCACCTCGATAGTGTGGCGAGCCGCTTCCAGGTACCGGGCCACCACGCGTGTGGGGCCGTCTCCCCCGGGCCCATTCTCCCCGCACTCCCCCGTCTCGGGGCAGCGGTAGGCATCCCGGCCGTCGTCATAGATGGGCTCAGAGGGGCACTCAAGCAGGTCAGGGCCCGTTTGGCTAGGCAGGTCCCACAGGTGAGCCGCGACGACCCTGGTGGCCCCTCCTAGGGCCTCCAGGGCCGAGGTCACGCCGGGGATGACATCCATGGCCGAGACCTCGCGAATGGGGACCCACTGATACTCGGACGATTCGTAGTTGAGCGTGGGCTCACCCTCCGAGTCGAACGTGTGGAAGTAGGTGACCGTCGCCGTGGGCATGTTGAGCGTGATGACCTTGGTCAGGTAGTTGACTGCGAGCCCCGCCTCTTCTTGCGTCTCCCGGATGGCCGCCTCCACCACGGCCTCGTCATCTTCGACACCACCCGTCGGGAAGTTCCACTTGCCGGGCATCCACGGAGCCGTAGGGCCTCGCTTGAGCAGCAGGACAGAGTCGCCTCGTTGAATGATGGTGGCTGCAACGGTCTTGGTCATTGTGCTTTTCCGTGAAGGTAGCGGTGCACCACCTGGAAGGCCAGCTTGGAGACAGGCTTGCCGCCAAATCCCGAGAGCCACAAGGTGCGACGCATCCGGTACAGAGCGTTGGGCGGCAACTTCTCTGGTGAAACCATGAACAAGACGAAGGTGTCGGCGAAGTCCTCTTTCTCGTCCGTGGTTCCATATTCGGTCGGAATCTGCAATTGCTCGTAGAGAGCCTTCAGAGCTTCCCCTACCTCAGGGTTCTCCCGCCGAAGAAGGTTGACCGTGTCGGGGGCGATGCGGAGTCCTGAGGAGTACCCCAGGCCCAAGATCTTCTTCTTGTGAGCAACCACCCTCTCCACTGTGCGATCGAAGTCAGGATCGTCTGGGGAATAGCCGTAGTTCGTTTTTACATAGAGCTGTGGATTCCGGATGACGTCGAAGAGTTGCTGCCCTCGCTTGGTGAGCCGAAATTGATTCGCCGCGATGAGCGGGTCACCCATCCCAGGGTCTCGAAGCCAGTAGGCAAATTTGACTTTGTCGAGCCCCTTGAGGCGGCGGGCCGTCTTGGCGGGGTTGAAGTCGTCTTTTTCGAGCAACGCGTAGTAGCGTTCCAGTTCGTTGGGCTTGATCTGATCCAACAAGCTTCGTGTGTCGTGGATGGGGTCCCAAGCACCGTCCCAGAACTCTCGGGCTTCTCCCTTGATGTAGGTCATGTGCACGAAGTGACCGAACTCGTGCATGAACGACCCCATAATCCACGATCCTGTTCCGAGCATCCGGTGGGGACCGTCCTCGGTGAACATGGTCTTGCCCAACACGATGGTTTGCGCGTGCGAAACGTAAAGAGCGCCAGCATCATCCGTGTCCTGAAGGACAACTTTCTTGACTCCTTCCTGGAGGAGTTCCGGCACACCGCGCTTCTTGAAGGTAGCCCGCAGAAAGTCGATCGCATCAAACAGCTTTTGCAGCCGCTTGGGCCCAAGACGGAACTGATCCGTGACTGGAAAGCCCTTGTACTGGAACTGGGCCGGCCCGATCTGGCCCAAGAACTGTTGGAGGGTCTGCTCGAACCGGTCGAGTTGGCCCAACAGCTCCTGGTAGTCCTCCGGTTTTTGGTTGTCTGACAACGCCAAGAGAACGGGGCCTCTCGGCCGCATCGCGTCCAGAGTGGCCTCAGCGTCTCCACCGAAAGCCAGCAAAACCCAGTCAATGAAGCCCTTTTGCGTTGTGAGCATCAGGGCGTTGGGGGCGAACGTGTAGCGATCGAACACGTCCTTAGCCTGAGGAGTACCGAGGCGCACGGCCCGCACTTCTTGGGCAGCCCTCTGGAATGCTTCCAGATCCTTCTTGGCCTCTTCCCACTCTCGGGTCATCGTGCCGCCGCTCCTGCCACTTGGGCGAGGTTCTTGCCCATCGCCACGCGGGCCTTCTCTTTGGCGTACTGCTCCTGGCGGGCAGTTGCCTTGATCCGCAAGGTCTGTAAGTCCTTGCCCCGTTGGGTACCGAAAGGCGTGACGCTAATACCACGGTACGGCTTCTTTTCCTCCTGGAACGCGTCGTAGTCTCGCTGGTACCGCGCACTCAGCTCCTCAGCCTCTTGGCGGAGAGACTCCAAGCTCTTTGGGTCCGTTCCCGTACCCCAGCACTGAACACACAGGTGTTTGACTTGAGCCGTCTTCTCCACGTGGACACCCTCTCCCCCACAATGCTTGCAAGGGTCCAGCCGCACAGGAGGAACATTGAGCATTCGGGCCGCGTACCGGGCCACTACTCGGAAGAGAAGGTCATGCATCACCTTCCCTGACGCACAGGAGAATTATCGCCAAGCACAGAGCTATGTACGGCGGGCTCTCACTGAAGAAGGCGCCACTTCAGATAGCGAAGACGATCCCTGATCGACAGCTTGCTGCCGTACTTCTTGCCCGTCAGCTCATAGTGTTCGACCACTCGACGAATCAGCGTGTGGGGCTGAGGGTCTTTGGGGTCGAGCTTGCCGGCGAAGCCCGCTGCCTTCGTGTGGCCTCCCCCGCCGTGGACCTTGGCGAAGCTGGCACAGTCGAAGAACGTGTGGCTGCGAGTCGAAAAGACGATCGAGGGCTCCCCGTCGATCATGAAGATGTTGAAGCCGACCAGCAGGTCCACGTTGGTGTCCAGATACTCGGCCGTGTCGCTGGTCAGCTTGACTCCCTCGATGACCGCAACGCGAGTGCCGCTGGACGTAGTGAACCGCCACGCATCGTCGCCCTTCTTCTTCGCTGTCTTGAGCTTGCGTTCGAGAAGGATGGGGCCGATCTCCAGCTTGGCGTCCAGATCGCGCAAGGACTTGTGCGAATCCCACGGCCAGAAGTCGATGGCCTCGGAGACCTCTCGGGCCTCGTGCCATCTCTCGTGCTTGTTCTGCCAAGTGTCTCTGATGCCGATGAGGGTTGCGAAGTCTTGGATCTTGTCGATGTCGGGGGTGTTGGGAACCGTCTTGCCGTAGCTCTCCATGAGCGGCTTGAAGACCTCTCTGAACACGAGCAGGGCCCCGCATACGCCTGGATCTTTCTTCTCGTCGCCGAAGACGCCGTTCTCGCCGAAGGCTTCCACGACTCCCTGTTGTGTCTTGTGGTGGTCCAGCACGACAGCCCCCATGCCGATGAAGTCGTCGACCTGATCCTCGTGTGGAGAGAAGTCCGCGAAGATGGTGCCGGGTTCCACCGGTAGCGTCTGATGTTGCCTCGTCTTGTACTGCACGAAGGACACCTTCGCGTTCGGCAGGCAGTGCTTCAGCAGAAGCGCACTCGCGGTGCCGTCGGAGCAGTTGTCGTGGACCACGATGTGGTTGATGTGGCTAATCTTGTCGAGCGGGATAGGCATCAGCTTACTCCAAGAGTTCGTTGCTTGGCTCGGATCGTGTCGAACACCGAGTTGCGCAGTTTGGGGTCAAGAATCTTGTCGAGGGCCGTTCGGTTCTCGGCGTACCACTCCGACAGTTCCGAGTGGCTCGTCATGTTGTTGATCTTGACGATGTATGCTTTGACGAAGTCGTATTCGTGAACAGCCGTAGGCTGAAGCTGCTCGAAGGACTTCGCGGTGTCACTCTTGGTGGCGTCTGAAACTTCCGAGACCTTCGAGGAGATTTCGAAGGTCTGCCGGCCCATGTCCAACGCTTGATCCAGGGCATTGCGTGCCTGGGTTGCTTGTTCGAGGTTGCCCCCGAAGTATCCGTCAAGGATGAGCCGCAAGGCGTCGAACGCCGCCATGAAGACGGTAAGCTGCGCCTGCGTCTTCATGTTCGGGATCTGCTCTGCCAGCATCCGGAGCATCTGCCGCTCTTGGGCGTTCTGTCCGAACTCGGGCATGGGAGGGCTGTCCGTCTTGCTCGACTGCTCACCCCGCATGGCAGCGAAGTCGAAGTCGGGGAACGCTCGTCTGAGCAGCTCCTCGCCTTCCTTCGAGCCCAGAAATCGCTCCGCGATGTTCTGGACTGCCTTGTTGTAAGCCTCTTCCCCTTGCGTGTGTTTGATTTTGAGAAGCTCGTCCGCTGTCTTTTTCAAGACATCTTCTAGTCCCATCACGACCTCGGTTTGCTGGCGTTTTTGATGAGCCACGAGTGGTACCTGTCCGCTCGCTCCTCCGCATCAGTTACACCGAGACGCCGCAAACCCCCCTCGAAAATTCCTCGAACTAGCGCAGGTGCCGCAACAGGATCCGACATCGTTCGCCAACACGGCATGCAGTAGTCGAGCTTGTCTGGAGGCTCCTGCCCTTGACTACTGATGGTTTGCTTTTCCTTCTCCGTGAGCGTTATCGTGTGGATGCTGGCCTCGTCGAAGTCTCTGTGGCACATGCAGCAAGTCACCATGGCAGCTCCCTGTGGAGGTCTTGTAGGTCCAGACCTCCATCGATCTTCTCGCCAAGCAAGACAGCACATGCCATGGGGAAGTAGGCTTGTGCTGAGCCGAAGCGCTTCATGAGACGCTTCTCGGATGCCATCATCTCCAGGACCTCCGCCCGGGACACAAGCGTGCTCTCGTTGAATCGGTGCGGGTGGCAGTCCCGAGGGTTACCTCGCGAGAAGGTCGCCCGGCAGTGGGTGGGCCGGTTGTCGTAGGAGCGACACAGCCCGTCATCCCCGAGAAGGGGGCAGGGTCGGTTGCTCAGCATCCACACGGCCACGCTCTGTCCCCAGGTAGCCCTTGCAGCCTCCTGGAACTTGGTCCTGAGCCTCGTCGTCCAGAGCCCCTCTTCGTGCAACCCCTGATAGATCAGGAGCCCTTCCAGCAAAGAGATGTAGAGGGGGTAGTGGCAGCAGTGGTTGCACCCCTTCTTGCAGCTCACCCGGCCTTCCTTCAGCACCTTCAGGCGGAAGTCCACGGTGACCTTGGATCTCTCCGCACGGAGCTGCCGCACGGCCTGGGTCATGGCATCGTCCACGCGTCAGTCCTCCATGTCAAAGTCGAAGTCATCGTCTGACGACAGCCGGCCGTACGCGGTCTTGGGACGGCGGGGCCGATAAGGCTTCTCTGCCAGCCTCTTCCGATCCTTGGTGTTCATGAACGAGAATTTGACCTTCGCCTTGCTTACGCCCCTCTCGTGGTGAATGAGGAGAATTTCACCCGGTCGAAGGCGTAACGCAGGGTTGAAGAAGATCGAGCCCCCGCTGCTGATCATGCCGCTCGGGACCCAATCGTCCAGGGGCTTGGTCATCTCCCCGTTGCGGGAGATGTTGAGGATGCGCCCCTTCGAGGCCCGCATCGGAAGGGCCATGAACGGCCAGTCCTGCGGAGTGTGTACCACCCGAACACCGTCGACAGGCGTGTCTGGGACTTCGATCTTGGACCCCGACCAACTCGCCAGAGTGAGGGTCCTGTACTCGGAGCTGTGGAACGTGACCTTCCACAGCTGGCCGTCCGTCCAGACAATGTCGCCCAGCTTCATGCGGGCAGTATACACCAATCAGCTAGCAGCCTGGAACGGGTTGCCCTCTACGCCAGGGTCGCCGGTCAGGTCCACTCCGTAACGCTTCAGCTGCTCGCGCATGGCAACGTCGACCGTGGGGGACTTGCCCTTCGTGGCCGTCAGGATAGACTTCTTCACGCGGTACACGCCGCGTGTCTCCGTTCGCTCGAAGGTCTCAGGCGTGTTCGTCGACAGGCAGTGCGAGACAGCCTCACGCGGATTCGAAGAGGTGGGCAGCCACTTCTTTTCCGTCAGACGCTCGACAATCTCGGGGGCACTCAGCGCATCCTTGCCCATTACACCGACGATCGCCACACGAAGGATCGGACGCCTGCCGTTGCCGGGATAGTCCGCCTCGTTGACCTTCTTGACCTTCTCAGCCTTCGGAGGGGCCGCCTTCTTCTCGGCCTTCGGGGGCTTCTCGGCCTTCGGCTTCGGAGCTGCCTTAGCCTTCGGAGGGGGCGCCGCCTTCGGCTTCTCAGCCTTCGGGGCCTTGGCTTTCGGAGCTGCCTTCGGCTTCTCAACCTTCGGGGCTGCCTTGGCCCGTGCCTTGGGGAACTGCGCGTTCGGCGACACCCGGTACTTACCGGTGGACATCCGCTCGAAAATCCTCGGGGTGTACTTCGACAAGTATGAACCAATGTAGGCGTTGAGGTCGGCGTTCTCCGGTTCCAGCCCGGTATCCTTCAGACGCGTCGCGACCTCCGACGCAAGCAGCGTGTCAGCACCCGTGACGAAGACCATACGTTCCCACAAGGGGTTGTCCTTCGTCACCGGGATGGCTTTTTTCATCTCGGGCTCCACCTCGGTCTCCGGCGCCTTTGTCTCCTTGGGCTCTTCCGGTGCGGGTGCTGCCTTGGCCTTGGGCTCTTCGGGCTCCGGCTTCTTGGCCTCTTCCGGCTTCACCTTGGTCTTGGGAGTCTCCACCTTGGTCTTGGGAGTCTCAACTTCCGGTTCGCAGTTGGTGACAACGATTTCTGGCTCGTAGTCAGAATCGAGTGCCTGACCCTCGGAGATATCGGGGATGTCCAGGGTCCCCTCGACCTTCATGAGCTGAGAGTCGATGGCGCTCCGTTCGGCTTGCCGACGGGAGATCTTCTTGTGCTTCTTGGCGATCTTCTGCAACAGGCGTTCGATTTCCTTGCGGTCCTCTTCGTCTGCCTTGTTGAGAGAATCACGTCGCTGGATGGCCTCGAAAATGGTGATGTTCATCTTGATCTCCTCTACATGTCTGGCGAGCTTGCCCCGTCCAAGGGGAGAGGTTAGGACCCTTTCGGGTGCTTTTCAACCCCTAAGTTGTCGACCACTACCAGCTGTTTCCTCGAAATGTCCACTGACCGCACGTTTCGGTAGAAGCACTTTTTTAGCTGAAAACAAGTAGCTACCACATTTGGACCGGCCTTTAACCCGTCGCAGGACTGGCACTTGACCGAACCAAAGTTTGTTTGAAATCGAGCTTCCGCTGACTCCTGAACCAGGGAACGGGTAAGCCTCAGTATGTCCTGGACAAGTTTCCATACCTTACCCGGGTCAGGCTTGCGGAAGGCTTCGACGAATTGAAGCTCCAACTCGTCTAGGTCTTCTGGGGTGACAACTCGCGGTCCAGGTCGACCTCGGAGACGATGTTCATCCGCTTGAGGGTCTGGGCCACCCGGTTGTCCTTGATGGCCTGTTCGAGCATCCGTACCCGCCGCAGGTCCCCGTTGGCCCTTGCCTGCTCGATCACCTTCATCGCCAGCTTGTGCCAGTCCGTGGGCGAGCTGGCCGTCTTGTTCTTGGCGGCCTGTTTCTGTACCGCCAGCCGTGTCCTTGCCATGGTCAAGTCCCTTCATCGCCAGCCGTTTCGAGCACTTCAGGCACCGCTTCTTGAGCAAATGCCCGTATCTCCCTGGTCACACTTGCTGCTGTCCGGTTGATTGTGTCCTCGCTCAGAAGCTTGGCAAACAACAGATGGGTCAGGCGGTGTTGGATCTCCTGACCTTGCTTGAGGGTCTCTACCTCAGCATTCAGCGTCTCCATGTCGGCCACCATGGCCGCCATCAACCTGTGGGCCTCTTGGATGTCGGACTGCACTGACGTCAAGACAGGGAGAATGTTCTCCATCCCCTGTAGTTGTTTCAGTGCCTGGATGGCCGTGCTCAAGTTGCTGCTCGCCTTGGCGACCTTGGCCTTGGCCTTGGGCAGCGGAGGCCACTTCTTCTTCGTCTTCATCTGTTGCTACTACGCTCGGGGTTGAGAACAGTTCGGAAGAATCATCCGTTCCAGGGCATCTTGCCCTTGAATTGCGTGTAGAACGGAATGCTCTCAGAGTTGCGGTTGATCTCGGTCTGCATTTGGTCGCCTGGCCGGTCGGTCGGCAACCGAGGGGTCTTGGCCGCGAGGTTGATCAGGTAGGGGTCGCTCGTCACCCGGCACAGGTCCACTCGGGCCCGTTCGCTGCGTTGAAGCGAGTAGATGACCTGCTCCTCGCTCAGGGTGTCGAGGAGGCACACGCCGCCCTCTCCGTTCTCGTCCGCACCCTCGACCCATACGTTGTTCGCACGGTCTCGGTCGCAGTATGTCGTTCGGGCGGTGACTTCTTCGGTGGTGTCGTCGCTGCTACAGATCGTCATGTGTTCACCCAATCCGCTCGGAATACCAACATCTTGTCGGCTTCACTCGTGGCGGTCAAATGAACGCGGATGTAAAGATGATCTTCGAACCGACGGACCGCATACCTCTGCACGGAGAACTTGCACACGCGCGTGCCCTTCACGTGAGACATGAGCTTCCGAACGAAGTCGTTGGAATTTTCAGTGGGGATGGCGTCCACGGCCTCTTGTTCGGTGAAGTCCTCGGAGTCACCTGGTTCCAAGCCCCCAAACAGAGCCGTCAACATGTGTCCCTGATCACTCATGGTAGCACCCACAACCCCTTGGTGGTGTTCTTCTTGGCCGGGGCCAGCGACTTGTCCGCTGCGTAGCAGTATTTGCAGCCCATGACGCACGCCTCGTTGACCGTAAACGGGTCAACAGCATGAGCACAACCACAGGCTTCGTGAGAAACGCCCTCTCCCTGGAAGCGGCGGCCGTCCTCACACACACCGTACCTGAGATTGACCGGCCGTGGAAGCCTGAAGTTGTCGAGAGTGCGATCTTCGTTGCACACGAGAACCTTCAGCCCCCGCGCCTGTTCGGCCATCCGCTGCAAGAGCCTCTGACGGGTCGGTAGAGACCTCTTCTCGGGCAGCAGGTCGTTGTCCTGGAGGAAGGCCACGTAGACGCTCCTGACCCCAATAGATTCGACCCGAGAGGCTATCTTGGCGAACCTGTCAACCACGTCCTCCACAACGGGCACTGGACTGAATCGCCAAGTGATGTTCTCCGCCCCGAACTTGTCCACAGCCCGACCCATGAGATCCAAGCTCTGATCCAGACCCGGTGCTCCGATCTCGACCTCCTCCCACCCTGTGATGGTCATGTGGATAACCAATGGGTAGGGTTTGAGCAGGTCCGCGTTCTTGATGAGAGTGATGGGCTTGCGGCTCCAGAAGATCAAGCCCAGGGTGTCCTCGGGGGCGAGAGACCATCGGCTCGGAACCGCAGTTCGGGGGTCGAAGGCCGCCATCCACCCCTGCTGAAGCTGGGCTCGGAACCACGGCCATTTGGCGGCAGGCAGGTCAGTCCACCGCGACAATGAGTAGGGTAATCCTTCGGCTTTTCCGCTACGAATCATTGGGTTGATCTTACACCGGCAAGACCAACCGCAAGCTCGGGAAACGCCTACCCTTGAGAAGCCACTCGCTTCTCGGTGGCCTCACCGCCACCCTTGTACTTGATGATGGGGGGCTGCTTGTCCGTGACGGTGTCCTTCGTCACGGTGATGGATTCCACGTTGGATCGTTTGCCTGCATACTCGAAGGTGAGCGGGATCGTGATGTCCTCCACCACGCTTCGCAAGGCCCGCGCCCCCGTGGGCTTGCTCATCACCTTCCGCGCGATGGCTTGCAGAGCCTCTTCCTCGAACGTCAGCTGGATACCGTCCATGCTGAACAGGGCGATCAACTGTTTGATCAAGGCGTGCTTTGGCTGAGTGAGGATCTGGACGAGCTGCTCTTCCGTGAGGGGGAGAGTCGTGGTCATGATGGGCAGGCGCCCCTTCAATTCGGGGATGATTCCGAATTCCAGGATGTCGTCCTCTTCCGCCAACTCGTAGACGTCTGTCTTCGTGAGTTCACGCTTCGCCTGTGCGACGCCGAACCCCATTTTGCTGCCCTTGTTTATCCGCTGTTTGACGATGTCATCCAAACCACCCTCGAAGGACCCGAGGCAGATGAACAGGACGTTGGAGGTATCGAACATCGTGGTCGGCTGGTCGACGGACACCATGCGGGAGGTCCCGAGCGGGAGGTTGACCCTGCTCCCCTCGACCAGCTTGAGCAACGCCTGTTGAACGCCTTCCCCGGTAACGTCACGGAATCCAGAAGCTCCGCGCCCCGACTTGCGGGCAATCTTGTCGATCTCATCGATGACACACACACCCCACTGAGCCTTCTCGGTGTCACCGCCGGCCGCCGCGACGAGCCCTTGAAGGATGGACTCGACGTCATCCCCGACGTAGCCCGTTTGGGTGAGCTTGTTGGCATCGGCGACATGCATGGGCACGCCTAGCATGTCGGTGAAAGCACGGATGACCTCCGTCTTTCCCGAACCCGATGGGCCCAGGATCAGGATGTTGCTCTTGTCTATCCGAACATGGTCCCCGCCGCCTCCCTGCCGGAAATACTCTCGGCGAAGATAGTGCCGGTACACAGCCACGGCGACGTCTCGCTTGAGTTTTTCCTGACCGATGACATGCTCGTCGAGGAATGCTTTGATCTCTTTCGGCGGGAGGAGAGGCTTCTCGGCTTCCTCGTGCACGTGCTCCTTCGCGTCCTTGTACAACGTCTCGTGCACCAAGTCGCTGCACCGGTTGCAGATGAAGGGGCCGCCCTCGTTGCCAATGAGGGTCTTGACTTCGTTTTCGGGTCGCTTGCAAAAACTGCACTGTCGCTTGGGCATGCCTAGCCTATACACCGATCGCAGGCGGAAAGCTTCAAATCCTCTATCTTTTCGCCTGTATGACAAGGACACACCAGCACGTATTCCTTCTGCCACGAACCCGAAGCGATCCGCCAACCCTCGGCCTGAAGGACCTTCTTGGCCTCACCGAAGGTATCGGAGTCAGTTTCGAAGTAGAGGGGCTGAAGGTATTGGCAGCCTTCGACGTCGCACACGGCATTGAAGAAAATCACGGCACTTCCGCGTACACGATGCAGGGAGCGGACCACGCGAGTCCCTCACAAGTCACCTTGTTGTTCGGACTGATGATGCAGCTGCCACCCTCTCCGAAGTCGTTGTTGGCCTCTCGACCGTAACGGTTGGCGACCACGAGCCACGTCTTGTTGCTCTCGGCGAACTCGATCCAACGGTTGGCGGGGAAGCCCCCGTTACCCCAGTTGGTCGAGAAGGCCACGATGTCGGCGTCTCCCGGCTCGTAGAAGTCGTCCATCCCTGGGCCCTTGTCTCGGACGTCACGACAGATGAGCAGGCCCACCTGATGGCCGTACAGCCCGACTATGGGCGGGCTGTCCTTGCCCGCCTCAGCCCACAAGAAGTCCTGGCCCCAGCGGTTGACCTTTCGGTAGGTCGAGTAGTTCCCGTTCGGCAACACGATGGCCTGACTGTTGTACAGCCGAAACAACCGGTCGGGAACGGAATCGTCTGCGACACGCTCAGCAAACCCCCACACGATGGCAACGCCGTGCTGAACAGCTAGCTCCTGGAACAATCGGAACGTCTCCCCCTCCCCTACCGTTTCAGACAGGGGGAACGCTTCGTGGAAGCCCATCATGCTGTAGCCCGACAAGCACAGTTCGGGCAACACGATGAGTTTGGCCCCCTGCTGGATAGCCACCAGGATCATCCGGACTGCGGTGTCACGGTTGATGGCAGGCTGACTGTACTCGGGTCGGAATTGGACAGCGGCGACCTTCATGACACGTCCCTGGGCATTGCCCCGTCGAGGGGAATGAGGCGGTCGGCGACCCTCCAGTGAGGAGTGCCCCACCGGGACTGGGCCTGACGCATGCTAGCTGCCACGAGAGTGTCGCGGATGTTCTGCGGAACCTCCACGTCAAACTCGTGCTCGATCCACGACAGTTCTCGGGAGACAGTGGTGGTCACAGACGGGAACTTCTCAATGAGGGCCCTCGTGTCCCTCACATGCTCCGGCGTCAAGGCATCCGGCCCAAATCGAGAGACTCTCCAGATGGGCCGAATGACGATGCCGTTCAAGTCCAACCGGGCCGCCCTCTTCGTGGGAAAGTAGGGCAGGATGGTGAAGGTCCACAAGTTCCAGCCAAGCCCCGACGACGCAAGCACAAGGTTGTGTGGCTTGAGCCACCAGCCCGTTGAACCGAGAGGGTCCAGCCCCTCGATCTTCGAGGCCGTCTTGCTGAGCGTTTGGGTTCCAAGAGCTTCCATGACCTGCATGGTCTTGGCTGCCAAGTCATACTCCCCGAGGGAAGCCATCACCTTGGCTGTCTCTTGAATCTCCGCGTAGACTTGCTTCAAAGTCATCATCGTTGGACACGAACAATCAAAGGACTAGCCCCTGATGTCCAAGAACTGTCTCTCCCACAGCTCGACGGCAGGGCCTCGGTAGAGTCGCTGCTTGTTGGGGTCCGAGGCCATGTGCATCTTCGTGATGGGCAGCTTCCCCCGACGCCCGTCAGGCAGGTCCACGTTGTAGCCCACACCATTGGGCGTGATGGTGGCGCGGTCTCGCAAGGACGTGTCCTTGAGGGCTTTCGGAAGGTCGGGGTGGCCCGTCCGGAACCGAACGAAGGACATGGTCCCAACTTCCAATACACCAAGAACCTCCAGCGTCTTGAAGGAAATTCCCTGGTTCACAGCCGCCTGCATGATAGCCCACACGGTCTCGTGAGGCTGCTCGCCCCTGTGGCACTGAAGTGCTGCATATAGTTCTGCCATCTCACCCTCTACCTGTATGTCATTGCCGTAGCATCACGAACAGTCTCATCGAAACAATGCTTACCCCCGAGCAAGAGGGCCGCCGCCGGAGCCTTTATCCGGACCTTCTCGGACATCTGTTTGGAGATCCGCCGGATGGCCCATTGGGCATGCTCGTCCTCTCGCATACGCGAGAAGTGATACAGCTCCCGAAGGTTGGCCGTTATCGTGATCCGACGTCTGTGCGCGTTCGTAAGCACGTAGTCGGCGGCTTGCACCGGCGCCCCTCGGCCAGCCAGCGACTTTCGGAGCTTCCTCCAAACATCGTCCGTATGGTCCATGATGTCCATGAACCTCTCCCGTTCGTTGATCTGATCGATCATCGGCGGCACCGTCACGCCCAGATTGACGTCGTAGGGACCCCATTGCTGGGTCGTCATGCGGTGTCGTTTGACGTGGGCCAAGACACTGGCGTCGATGACCAACTCGAACTGGAACACCGCTTCCTCGAAGGCTCTGGGAGGCGCGTCGAACTTCGACATGTGCGAGAAGACCTTGAGGATGATCTTCTGCTTGTCCTGTTTGGGTAGAACAGACGCTGCATACAGGCACCTATTCATGGGCCCGCGACCAGCGGCAAACAGCAATGCCCCTACGACTGACGTGTCCGGTTCCGGCGTGTAGTTGACGAGCTGTACCTCGTTGAGCGTGACGGGCAAGAGGTACATCTCGACGTCACTGGTGGCAGCTTGCAGGTCAGCGGCCGCGTGCTCGAAATAGCGGTCTTGCAAGGTGACTCCGTGGGCCTTTTCGAAGCCCTCTTCGTCGGCCAGGATGATGAGCGACGGAGCCACAGCCTTGGCCTGCTCGAACAACTTCTGGCCCAGCTCTCGGACTTCCGAGAGGGGCGACCGTCTGAATCGTCTGATGATCAACTCCAGATTTCGGGCGTTGGCCGTGAAGCCCAGTTGTAACTCCGTAGCCAGCGGGACCACGTAGCGAGCATCCTCTTTGGCCCACCCCTCGATCTTGGCCCGGTCTTGCTTCTTCGTCAGGCCGGGATTCGCTGCCACCTGGGCCGCCGTGAGCTTGGGAAGCAACTCGTGGTAGCACGCAACTTGGGCCGCAACGAGGTCCTTCACCATCTGCGTCTCGGTCTCGTCGAACTCCGACGGCAGAACCCAGTCACCATCGAGCGTGATGTAGCGTTGGGACTTCTCTGTGTACGAGCAGAGTCTGTGCCATTCGAGAGACTCAACCGCGAGTCGAGACAGCCCAAGGATGTCGAAGTTGAACACCGCGTGCTCGGCGACCGAATGATGGCCCAGGCCGAACACGATAGTCTTGTTCGACTTGCGGGAGGATTCGACCTCAGCCCGGGCCTGTTCTCTGAGAAGCGGGACCGGATCAGGCGATCTGCTGATGCGGGCATACGCTGCGGACAGGGTCTCCGGAGTGAACTCCCCCTCTCCCGATCTCAGAACTTCGGTGTCGCCGTTATGCCCGGCGAGGATGACTTGCAAGCTCATGATACCCTTCCCTTGGTCCACGCCTGGACCTCTTTGATAACGTGCTCCCACGAGGGGACCCGGAGATCGTCGCAGTCGATCACCCGTTGGTTGTTGCGGGAGTTCCAGACCATGCCCACACCATCCGGGTGAGCATCCATCCAGGACCGAACGTTGTCTGGGCTGTCATCGACGATGAAGTCTCCATCAACGACTGACTTGTCCTTCGTGTATACCTGGTGGTTTTTGCTGATGTTGAACACCCGAACCAGATAGTTCGAGCGCTCCTCCGCCCAGCTCAGTGCGGAGGTCACAGTACGAACGTCGGCGACCTGTTGTAGCCTCCAAACAGCATCGAGGGCCTCCGGGTGGGGCTTCAAACGAAGGCTCCAACCGGGAGTGTGGATGACCGCCATCACCAGTTGGAGCTGTCGTTCGTTGAGGACCTTGAAGAGGTCCCACTCTTGGGGCCCCTCCTCAAGAGTCCACTTGCGGCCCAAGATATCCGAGATGAGCTTCTCCGCCTCTGTCTCGAAGTCGACCATCACGTCGTCTACGTCCAACAGGACGCGGGGTTTGATTCTAACCATTCAGCATGTCCTCGAAGTCGTCCAGTTTTGGGTCATCGTGCAGCAACCTCGACCACGCATCCGTCTTGCCCTCAGGTCCTTTGGCTACCACGGACATGGCAGCACTCACCTCGTCGAACTCCTTCTGAGTTCGGCACTTGGCGAGCATCTGTCGGAAGGTAGCGGCCTCGTCGGTTTTGACCTTGCCGGCCTTGACGAGGAATTCGAGGGACGTGAGGTAGCGTTGCTTGGTGTATCGGCGGCTCACGCCACCTACTTACACCGGCGGTACCCCTGTCTACCGTCTACCATCGTAAATTCTAGATGCCCTTCGACAGCCATCTCTTCGAGAAGATCCTCAGTCTCGGCGAGCGACCAGCACAGACCCAGGTCCAAGCTCACCTCCCCGACACACAGGAGGCGACGCTTACGAGCGGCTAGCTCAAGAACCTTCGTCTTCGCCTTCTCCCTCGACAACTTCTGGATCTTCTCCATGGTCTTCCCCGTGCGAGCCCAACAAGGCCAACTCATCAGGCAACAGTAAGCTTTCCAACCCGACGGGCTTGTGATCGTCGAGCTGGACCACTTTCCGGATGTCTGCTCCCTCGTCGGTCAGCCTTTGCTTGAACGCCTCGACGTCTGGAACAGACACCGAGAAGACGTTGATTCCAGGCCCCAGCTGCACGATGGGGTCACTCAGGACGATGATGTCCTTGGCGAAGACCTGAAAGGAGTAGAAACCCATATCTGTCCTTAACGGGCTATCGATGATTTAGACCATGAAGGCATCGTAAACGACGCCTGTCACGGGGATGTACTTGAGGTGGTCGGTATTGATCCGAAGAGCGTAGGTCAGGTCAGAGGTGACAGTCCACTTGTCGAACAGCTCCTGACTCATCACATCGAAAACGTCGGGAAGCAAAAGCTCACCCACCTTGGCCTGCTGGAACCCCACGAGGGGCGCCCCCTCAACCACCAGGACGGAGACCCCCGGCTTGGCCTGAAGAACCCTACCGGCGAGTTCGGGAGGCGTGATCCAGAACAGAGCCATGTCGCCGAAGTGCTCCGGCCCAAGTTCGTCAGCCTTGATGACCTCGTTGTTCGCCCAGGCTGTGCTACCAAGACGCGCCACCTCCCGGGCGATCTCTCGCACCCACCCGTTGGACAGGGAGGTGCGCAGACCCCGAGGGACATCGTACTTCAGGTTGAAGGCCCGGATGTCTTGGACCGGCGTCAGTATGTGACCCCTTGCCCTCTTGACCAGGACGCCCTCAGGACGCGCTTTCTCCGGGTCCAGGACTCCCAGGTCCAGATGGCGGAGAAAGGCCCAAGACGCCCCTCCTAGGGCCTCCAGAAGCTCTTTCGGAGTGTGCCCGGCGTAGCGCTTGGCAATCTCCCGTCGCCCGTCCCTCGTGACCACGAGGTGGGCAGGGTCACCGGCCTCTCGCAAAAACGTCGTCTGGTGCCCACGTGCGACGAGTTCCGAACAGACAGCAGCCTCTCGCTGGAAGTCGAACTGCCACGAGGTGACGAACGCCTCGATGTCCGGCCGGATGCGGGGTAAAGGTTGAGCAAGCCTGCCCGTCCCCTCCCGAGGGACCGGGGCTGGTGTCTCGATGTCCTCGGGACGAAGAACGATGAGCACCTTTCCCGTGTCTTGCGAGACCAGGCACACGCCAGGTTCGATCTGAGCATGTTCGTCTGCAAGGTACAGGGCCGCCTCGTAGGCTTCCGTTGCCCTCTCCGCCCCCCACAGACCCGCCAAGGCCGAACCAACCGCGTCCGCCACCTCCTCCGGTGACTTCCCTTGGTCCTTGGCAGTCATGAAGATCTTCCGGATACGTGTGCTGTGCGTGATGTCCGCACGGGCCTGGAGAAGATCGGCAGCCGTCGTATTGGCCTTTGATTCAACAACAGGGTTCAGTCGGTTCTCGATAGCAAGAGAACCGGCCGAAGTCGGTTTGACAAGATTGCCTGCCATGTCAGCCCTTGGATGTCTTGATCGAGTGGAAGCTCTTAAAGCTCTGGCCCTGAGGGTCAGAGGCGAACCGCGCCCGGATACCGTCGTTCACGTCCTCGTCGAAGCCAACCCACTCAAGAACCTCGGCCAATTCTTCGGCCATCGTCTTGAAGATGCGAGGCTTCGTCTTGAGCTGCGTAGCAAGGATCTCCTCGTCGAGGTCATCCTTGTCAGCGTCGAAGGATTCCACGAGAGCCGCCCCGATGGCCTGCTCGATCTCGCGCCCGACCATGTTCTTTGCGTGATCCGAGAGAACGGCGAGCTGATAGTTGTCGGGGTTGCGTCCTCGCTTGGCGAGGTGGATCTTCAGGATGGCGACGCGTTCATCGTCCGACGGCAGGTTGAAGAAGAAGCGTTCGTCCATGCGGTTGACGAACTCGATCGGCATGGTGCTCAGGCTGTTGGCCGTCATCGCCAGGCAGATGGGGGCGGACGTCTCCTGAAGCCAGTTGGACAGAATGCCAATGGTTCGGCTCGTGGTGCCCGCGTCACTCATGGCTGAGGACTGGCCGCCGGACAGGCTCTTCTCTGCCTCATCCATCCACACGACGCAGGGAGCGACAGACTCGATCAGGTTGATGGCCCGATAGACGTTGGCCTCCGTCTGGCCCACGGCCGAACTGCGGAGCTTGCCCATCTCCAGAAGGACGGCGGGCAGATTCCATTCGTTCGCCATAGCCTTGACCGAGAGCGACTTGCCGCAACCCCATACCCCCACGAGGAGCACCCCCTTGGGAGGCCGGAGGCCGAACTCCTGCCCGATGGGCGTCCACGAAGCCTTCGTCTTGCCCGCCCACTGCTTGAACCGGTCGTTGCCTCCAACGTCATTGAAGGATGTTGTCGATGTGTCGACGTACGTGAGCAAGTCCGTCTTGGCAAGCTGGTTTTGCTTGAACTGCGCAATGAGGCGAGGGTCGATGCGCCGAGGGTTGGTTGCGTCTTCCTTCGTCGAGATGATGCTCTGCGAGATCGCCATCGACGCTTCGTAGTGGGTCAAACCTCGGAACGCCTTCGCCAGAGACGTCGGGTCCTTGGGGCGCGTCACGCCTTCCAGCTCTTTGCACACCTTATCGATGAGTTCGACCACGGCGCGGTCCTCCAGCCCCGTGTCGTGCACCACCTGGATGTACCGTTGGAGCTTGGCCGGGATGACCGGGCGAGGCCCAACGAAGATGATGATCTTGACGACGCGATCGTCCTGGTGAAGTTGGTGGGCAATGTTCAGGAATCGCCGCTGAACCATTGCGTCAGACAAGAGACGATCGGGATCGGTGAAGATGTAGAAGTTCTGCTTCTCCCGTGGTTCGTCCTGGTACACGCGAATCAGGGCTCGGTGGATGTCCCGAGTCTGCTCGTCGCTCTCCTGGTGAGCACGCGTGCCCCAGTCGGTCACCAACCGCTCAAGAGGCACCATGCCGAACGCGTAGTTGAAGACGAACGTGTTGTCCTTGTATTGCTTCAAGCCCCGATTCAGCTTCGCCAGGAAGACATCTTCCTCTTCTGTGACGTAGTACAGAAATCGAGTCATCGACCTCAAGTGGTAAAGCATCTCAGGGTTCATCAGTCATTCCTCCTACACACTTCATACACCGATCACTTGGCAGAAAGACGCAAAAAGCCCCGCCCATTCAGGGAGTGGACGGGGCTTACGTGTCCCTTGGTTGCAGACGCGTGGCGAGTAGGTCAGCCGAATGCGCCGAAGCACACGAGGCGAATCGTGCCGTCCTTCTGCTCCTGGCGGGACTCGACGGTGTGGCCTTCCAGCATGCAGCGCTCGCGGATCTGGGCCTCGGAGTAATACTTGCGCAAGGCTCCGAGTTCCTTCTGCGAGTGAATGTCGGTGTCGCCGGTGATGCGGCCGGTCGACAGATTGATCTCGGCTCCGCGCATCAGACCACTGGTGATCCGAATGCGGTCGCCGTTCTCGGTGAAGCTCATGCCGGCCGTCTTGATCGCTTGGACGGCGAGCTTCTTGTTCGTGATTTGCGTCTGTGTCGTGATCTTGTGACTCATGGGGTCAGTCCTTTCCAGCTAGCCGCTAAGCTAGCCGACGATCCTCTCGTGCACGTCGTCGCATTCGGGACCGGTCTGTTCGTCGCTGATCTCATCGCCGAGGGTGCTGGCGAATTGGCGCACCTTGCTACACTGCGTTCCTTCTTGGCGCTCCAGGACGTTCGTAATGACCTTGCCGTCTTCCTGGATGATGTGCTCCCACCGCATTTGCTCAGCCATGATGTTCTCCCTATCCTAACCGAATCTTGGCTCCGGGTTTGACGACTTGCAAGCCGTCAGTCTCTCCGCCCTTCATGGGCTCCCATTGATCAAACACCGGCTGGCTCGGTTTCGTGTCGACTTTTTTGCCCCCGAGCATCATTTTTGATCGGGTTGGGGTGTTCATCAGACCCGGAGGTGCCGGTATAGTAGAGGGCACCGGCTGCGTGTCAGGGGCCGAATCCATAGACTCTGGCGGGGGTTCAGGCATGCCGGAGGGCGGGGGAGCAGGGTCCGTGGGGACCGTTTCAACAAGCTCCAGCTCAGGCAGGTCGTCGGGCTCCTCAGGGGCATCCTGCGGGATATCCTGCGGGCTAACCCATCCTTGTACAGACCCCACGTCCAGGAACTTCTTCGACTGGAACTGAGTGAACTGGGGGTCATTAGGATCCATGCGAGGAACATCGAGAAACAGCCGCTTTTCCCAGTCCCGCACGCGAGATTCGAATCGGCTACTGCCGTGTTGGCTTCGACCACATTCTGGTTGGAGACAACGTGCACAGAACTGGGCCTCAAAGTCTCCCACAGGGACCTTGAACTCGTTGCACTCCTTTAGGTAGTCCTGCTTTCCAGCCATTTGTATAGGGGATCCTATCGAAAGATTACGTAAGGTTCACTAGGTCGTAGGTGCCCGCCCCGAGATTGCGGTCGGCCAGTCCCCGGCCAAACTCCTCAGGGTCAATCTTAATGCCCAGCTTCGGGTCAATCAAGATGCCCCCACTTTCGTCGATCACTTGGAGCGTCTTGAACTTGCTTTGACCGCTTTCGCCGCCGAACGGCTCAGCCCCCTTGATCACCTGCGCCACAATCCGAACAGACTGCCGAGTAAGGTAGGTGCTCGGAATAGCAAACACGGCCACCTGACCATCTTGACTCGGAACAGGCTTCGGCTTAGAGGTCGGCGCGGGCGGGGGAGTCGAAGCCTTTGAGGTAGTCGTAGGCTTCGACTCCGAAGCCTGCATGGGTTCTGGTTCGGGAGCGTTCTCGTCATCCTTGACCAACGGAGCATCCGCCGGTGCCTTGTTGGACCGAGGTTCGTCCTCGAAGGGCAGACGCCAGTTCTCTCCCTTGGGCTCGACGATGTCCAAGAACCACTGGGGCAAGGGCTCTTCGGGCTTGTCCTTGTTCAAGAAGTACGTCGTCTTGCCCTTCATGACGTCTTCCCAGTCGAACTTGGCGTCCCAGCTCTTGCCGACCAGGGGCTCGACGTAGAAGGGGATGTCCCAACCCACGATGCGAGGAGGACTCTCCATGACACGCACGAGTTCGGGCAGGACTTCCATGAGCCGATCCTTGCGAACCTCGAAGACGATTTCATCGTGCACGGTCATGAGCATGCGGACAGAATCGTCACCGTTGTCCTTGAGCCAACCCTTGCTGTGAAGAAGCTTGGTCAGCTTGACCAAGCTGATCTTCAGGATGTCAGCACCCGACCCCTGAATCGGGTAGTTCGTGCTCTGTCGCTCGCAAGATGCTCGTATCTTCCGAGCGTCCTTCTCATCCACCACCATCCGAGAGGGGTGCTTCTTGGTTCGGGTCGTGTACTCACCCACCTTGATGTCGGCGTCGGGGATGGACACGAACCGACCAAACCCCGTCGTAATGCCCCTGTTCTTCTTGACAGATGTGTGCTGCTGCTTGACCCATCCGGAGAACACAGGCACGGAAGCATCGAAGGCTTCCTTCTTGCGGGCCGCCTCGACCTTATCGCAGCCGGTGGCGCGTTGGATGGCACCCACACCGCCACCGTAAATCAGCGAGAAGTTGGCGATCTTGCCTGCCGTTCGTTCCTTCTTGTGGTTCTTCGTGATGTGCGGGCCAAAGAACGCCTGGGCCGTAAGGGTGTGCAGGTCGCCGGTGCCCTCCAGGAACTCGTGCCGCCACTTGGGCTCTTTCGACACGCATGTGACGACGCGAAGCTCTTGGCCGGCGTAGTCGATCTTGACCAAGACATAGCCCTCGTGAGCCACGAAGAGCCGGCGGAGAGAGTTGGCGACTTTCGGCCGCTTCGGGTCGGTCTTGGCAGGTATCCCGTGGATGGGCACGCCCGCGAAGCCTTGGTCGGGGTCTCCTTGAGGTGCCGTGAATCGACCCGTGGCAGCTCCCGTCTGCTGGAAGTTAAAGCGCAGCTGTCCGTGCTCGTCCGTGTTGGATGCGAGCTTGGTGAGGTACGTCCCGATGATCTTGTCGATCTGTCGGTACATCACGATCCACCGAAGGACCTCCACCTCCTGGTTGTTCTCGTAGATGGCCTCCAGTGTCTTGGCGTCCGTCTTGTACTGTCCGCTGGACTCGTTCTTTTCCGGCTTGTTCGGTAAGTCGAGGCCGCGTTTCGTGAACAAGAAGTCCGAGAGCTGCGCAGTGCTCGATGGGTTGAACTTCTCGAAGCCCTTGGCCTTCGCAGCCGCCACGAGCTTGTCTTCGAACTCCTGCCGCTCGGTGTACGCCTCTTCGAGCAAGGCATCGATCTCGCCCTTGTCCACGAGCGTGCGGGAGCGCTCCATTTCCCGGGCACCCTGGGCCGACTGCTTCTCCAGACGAAGGATTCCTCTGAACTTGGGCTTGTATGACGGCCCCACAGGGCTCTTGTAGCTGTACTTGAGGCCCTTAACCGTGTGTTTCCAGGCGACCTTCTTGGTCTCGCACAGAAGCTCCGTGCAGATGGCATCCGAGCAAGCGTACAGAACGACGCTCGAACCATCCGTCGGCCGGAGGACGGAGAACTTCCGCAGCTCCTTCGGAACCACAGGCTCGAAGAGCTGCGCGAATTTGATCATCTCATAGGGGTAGATCGCCCCTGTCTCCGGGTCCTGGATGCTCAGATGCTCCTCGGCATTCTCCTTGAGCCCCAGAATGTCTTCTGTGTACAGCACGTAGGTGGACAGCATGCCGTCCTGGAAGCTGTCCGGGTGCCAGAAGTAGATGCCCGTGATCGGATACAAGAACTCCTGGTCGAACTTCGCGTGCCAGAAATAGATGACGACGCGGGGAGGTATCTCGAACTGGGGCGAGGCATACTGGTCCGGCGCATCCTTCACCACCACCGGCTGAGACGCCAAACACAGCCGCTTGATCTCGGCGTTCGTCTCCTGGAGGGGAAGGTTGGGATTGGGTTCACCCATTTCCGCCAAGAATTTGTGCCCGATCGGAAGATAGTGCCCGACGCCCTTGACCGAGATGCAGTAGCCGACGATCTTGTGACGCGTGTGCGGCTTGCCCTCCTTGTCGTAGTCGATTCGGTTGTCCAGACCCTCGGTCTCCAAGTCCAGAGCACATCTGCCATGCTCAATGGCCGAATCCACCAAGGCTCTGACTTCGTCGATGGTCTTGACCAGCCGGAACTCGTGGAACTGCATCCACGGTTTTCTGAGTGCCTCCGTCTTGATTTGGTCCGCTGTTTTGATGTCGCCAACGAAGTCTTCCAGGTCATCGCAACCCACCCCATCAACGGGGGGCGGTGGCGTCTCGACTTTCGGTGTGGCCTTCGGAGCTGCTTCGGCGAAGCTCTCCAGGTCGAGGTCGTCATCCACCACGTTCATGTCTTCCACTAATCACCTCCTCGAACCACCACAACATACACCCCGGCCCGCCACTGTTCGATCGCCTCCGACGCAGCCCGACGCAAGGCATCGTCCGCTTCCGTCAGCTCGAAGCACCACGGCATCTTCTGAGACGCATGGTGGCACTCAGGCCCCTGAAGAGGGCACCGACGATCGTTGGGGGGCCGCTTCTCTCGAAACCAGCACTGCCGGGCCTCCAAGGGGACTTTTCGAAGAGCGCCCTCGGGAGGTATCCCGAGGGCATCCACGAGTGGGCGCGACCAACCATGCAGGGCATGATCGATCGTGTCCTTGTCCACCACGGTCACCAAATCACCATAGGCCGTGCCCTTCAGGACGGCCCAGTTTTTCTCCCATCCGTTCAGGAGGAGCAAGTGCAGCTCCCCCTTCTCGCGGGTCAGTAGTTTGACGTGCCTCACTGTGACTGCTTGAGGACAAGGACGATGAGGCCCACCGATGTGATGACACTCACACAGCCGAGGACAAACACTGACAGCCACAGTTGAAATGTGGCCTTTTTCAAGCGGTCGAGTTCCTGTATGATCTCAGGAGCAAGCTGAACTCGCTGGATTTTAGACATGACTGATCTCCTCGATGGGAACGGACCGCACTTTGGCCCCGATCTTCTCCAATAGACCCCTGAGCACCTTCTCTCCCTGAGTCGGCGTCAACATCCCCTTGCCCACCTTGTAGTGGAGGCGGTCGAGGATGGACCCGGCGGTGAGATAGCCCTGCAAGTCCCTCAGCTTGTAGTAGGAATCCCTAGAGGACTTCAGACGGCTCTCACAGGCCGCGTAGAGCCGCTCGAAGCTCTCCAAGGCCATGTTCCCCATGTCGGCCCGGAAGGTGGCTTCCTTGGGCATCTCCGACGGCGTGATGCCGTATTCTCGCTCGATGCTCGCCACCACGGAACTGAAAGACATCTCTTCGGCCGCGTGGAACTTGCGCCACAAGGCCACAACGTCCCACCGCTCCTGACAGACGAAGCACCAGGCATGGGATCGGCTCCGCCCGTCCGAGGGGTAGACGCGAGCGCTAGGCTTGTTGTCCTGCCCATGGAAGGGGCAGCGGAACTGCTCCTCTCCGTCGACGGAAGCAAGCTCCACGCCCCCGTTACGAAGCACGTCGTGGGCGGTCACCTTGTCGTGGATGACGTCCACACGTTGCCGCAGCCAAGAGAACCAAGCCTCCTTGGACTCGATCTCCTTTCGGACGTCGTTCTCGGAAGTTGCCATGCGTCACACCATGCTCAGGATGTCGTCCGGATCCTCGCACCCCATGCCATGCCCCTCCACCTGCGTGACGTCGAAGTTCTTGAGACGCCGACAGGTGAAGTTCACCTTGACGATGGTCCGGTCGAACAAGGGGTTGTCTCGGTTCTTGAGGTTGCAGCAGACCGTTGTGCCCGCCTGTCTATGGGCCTGGTTGAGATAGGTGGTCGTGATGACGTCGGCGCTCCTCTCTGCCTCGTTCGCGTAGCTGAGGGCCCGCATCTTGTATACACCATCGGCCTTGTCGGCCTGGTCCTTACCGTCACGGTTGATCTGGAAGAGCATGAGCAGAGGGATGCCCTCGCCGCCGTTGAAATGCAGGGCGAGCTTCTTCCCGTCCCGGAGGACAGAGTTCAGCTCGATGGTGTAGTTGGTGTTGTGTCGGCGAGGCTTCACCAGGCCGCCGTGGTCGATGACCAGCAGCCCGATTTCCATCTGCCGGTGCATCAGCTCGGCTTCGATTCTGATGTCGTCCAACGTCACGTCACGGTCCGGACACCAGATCTCGAACCGGGCGTATTCGGGGTTGTTGGCGAAGTCGTTCAGGACGAGATCGTAGAACTTCTCCTCCTCCAGCGACAGCTCCCCGTCCCGCACCTTGCGGTAGTCCAAGGGTTCATAGCCCATGGCCGCGAACTTGCCGTTCGCCGAGTGAAGAACGTGGATGATTCGCTGGATCTGCTCAAGAGGCATTTCCAGCGACACGTAGAACACGTTCGCTCTGAATCGGGTGACGAGGTTGTACGCCCAGTTGAGCGCAAAGGTGGACTTCAATTCACCCGCAAAGCCTGCGTGGACCCACATCTCGCCACGCTTGATGCCCCGGCACACCTTGTCGATGTCGTTGATGCCCGTGAGCTTGCCGTACGCCTTGCTTTTGTCGTGCTTGGCCGCGAGGTACGCTTCCCACGAGTTGTCCGTAAGGACCCTCAGGTTGCCCCTGGTTCTGGTGTTGGCCTCCCTCGGTAGCAGGTCGACGGCTCGGGCACTGTAGAACAGGTGGGCGTCCGAAGTACCTCGATAGATCTTCTTCTCTCGCCCCTCCTGCACTTCCATGCCCTTGCTCACCACCTCTTGGGCGTCCTTGAGCAACTTGAGCATCTTGACCTTGTTCTGGTCGTCCAGCAGTTGCTTGAGCAAGAAGCCATAGTTGGCGTACGTGTAGACGGGCTGTCCCTCGATGTCCTTTAGCCGCTCCAACGCCTCGACGTTGTTGGCCTTCGTGAAGTAATCCTCTACCGTCTGAGCCGACGGGAGGTTGGGCAAATTGTGCTCGAAGTAGGACTTGACGAATCTGAAGATTTGCTCGTCATCCGGCCGGTTCCACTGGATGTTCGAGCCCAGCAAGTAGCGGAAGTTGACCGACAGGGCCTCCGGGTCAATCTTACCGTCCTCGAAGTCAATGATCGATCTGAGAAGACGAATCACCAGCGGCCTCCCTTTCCCTTCTTGAACTTCGACTTTGGCTGGGCCTTGGGCCTCGACAGAAGCTCCACCTCGTCACCCGCGTCGTCCGACTCATCAGGTTCGGGTTCGTAGGGGTCAGGCTCCTCCTGGCTGAACTCCTCCTCCGGCTCTACGTCGGTGACCGACAATCCCAAGTCATCGTCGCTGCGTTCGCCCACGTACCGCCTCCCAGGGTCGACCGGCTCAACATCGACGGATTCGAAGTGCGTTCGGAGATACTCCTCCACTTCTTCACTCCGAGAATGCAGCCACGGTCGGTCTTCCTCGTGGATGACCCACACAGCAGCCTGCATGGCTTCCCGGATCATCAAAGTCTCCAGCAAGGCACCGGCCGCCGCCCTGTTGGGGTAGCCGATAAAGCCAAGCCGAAGGATGATGAGGTCGTAGTCCTCCACGAAATCCGACAAGGAGTTGAACACCTCGCGGACCTCCCTGGAGGCCAACGGTTGGTTGCGATACTGCTCGTTGCCGACGTAGACGTTCTTGATTTGCTGATCTGTGATGATCTTGAAGTTGAATTTCAGGCCCTTGCAGCCCAGGACCCACTTGAGGTGAGGCAGCAAGTTGGGCCACGGGCAGTCGAGGAACAGGTTATCCCCTGTCCGGTCCACGGAGGGCGGTTCCCCCTTCGTCATCTGGAACAGAGGGCTGGACGTCACGTGGGTGGAGCTACTGATCTCCGGACCCAGCTTCTCTCGGAGCAAGATTGAGAGCATGTTCCGACAGGGCCGGTCCGTAAATTCATCGACGGGCACCGAGCCATTCCCATCGCAGCCGGGAAGTCTCGGCAGCCCACACCTCGGGCATTTGGATTCTGCCATTAGTCTCCCTTACACCGACTTTGAATTTTGCAGCATCTTGACAAGGCTTCGCAGGTCGCTGCCACCTGTGTCGAACTTGAGAGCCCCAACAGCTCCCTCGCCCAGCACCTTGTCGATGAACCCTCGCTTGTTTCGGAGCAGGGTCAGCACGTGGTGGTCGATCGTCTTGCTGTCGGCGGCCTTCTCTTTGCCCGGCCGCATTGCCACGAGATGGAACACGAGCACGCCCTTGTGGGGCGAGCCGATTCTGACCATTCGTCCAAGGATCTGGAGGTAGTTTCCCCACGACCAGGGGGCGTCGTAGAAGACGGTGGCCGCCGCCATCTGGAGGTTGATGGCTTCCGACCCGGCATCTGTGATGAACACGACGTTGATGCCGCTGTCCGGGTCCTGGAACTTCTTCTGGTTGCTGCGTCTGACCTTGTCGTCCGTCTCCTTGCCCGTGATGCGGGTCGACTCGATGCCCTGCTTCTTCAGGATGGCCTGGAGTCTCGGCACGAGGGAGGCGAAGCGGGTGTAGACGATGACCTTCTGATCGTCCAGCTGCTCCGAGAGCAGGTCGACCAATGCCTGTTCCTTCGACCCCAGGGAATTCACCCTGTATCGCTTCGGATCGTCAATGAGGTCGGCGTTGACACCCGAGCCCTCACCGAACCCCAACATTGCGAGCGAATTGACGACCTGCTGGCAGTAAATGAGGGACACCAGAGCCTTGTTGTCCTCGTAGACCTTCATCTCGCCGTCGCCCAGCTCGAACACGCCGGTGAGGGCCTCTGCGTACTTCAGCTCCTCGGGACGCGACAGCTCAACCACGATCTCTCGCGTGGTGAGCGTGGGCAGCTCTTTCGCCACCATGTGCTTCTTGCGGCCAAGGAAGAACGGATCGATGGTCGATCTGAAATGGTCGAGGTTCTTGTACCCCTTGATGATGGGAACTCGGGCCTTGCCCATCTTCTTCAACTCGACGAAGCAATAGGAGTCGTGGAACTTCGATTGGGTGGTGAACAGCCCGGGCCGAACCACGCCGTAGATGCAGTAGCCCTCGAACAGTCGGTTCTTCAGAAGGGTGGCCGTCAGGCCGTAACATCTGTTCGCCTTCCGGCTCAGGAACTGAGCGATTTCCCACGTCTTGGTACGCTTCGACTTGAAGGCCGTCGCCTCGTCGAACACCACCGTGAGCTTTTCGATCGATCCCGTGATTTCGTCGAGGAGCCCTGGCTTGACAGGCTTCTTTGGATCTGGCTTGCCGTCCGGCTTCAATGGCTGAAAGCCGCCCTCATTCCAGTCCCGAACCAGCAGGGCGTAGTTCGTGATCAAAACGGCAGGTTTCTTGCTGTCTCGCCACTTCTGGTATGCCTCAGTTCGGAGGTCAAGAGCTGACTTGCCCTTGGTCGGCTTGGCCGAGGCCACGATGGGCTCGACCCCCACGAGGAAGCGTCTGATCTCGTCCGCCCATTGCTCGATGGCGCTTTTGGGGGCAACCACGATGACCTTGTGGTCTGATTCGGCCTTCGAGTCCCACAGGTAGGCCATGGCGGCAAGAGTCTCCACCGTCTTGCCCAAACCACAGTCATCCCCAAGCACCATCCGCTTGAGCGTCATCATGTGATAGACGCCCTGCACTTGGTAGTATCTGAGGGTGAAGTCTTCCTCACCCCCTCCGATACTCGTGATTCTCTGTCTGAGCCACTTGCATGGCTTCAAACTCACTGTCTTGGATGCCCGTACTTCTTTGAGTCTCTCGTAGGCTTTCGCCATCGAAGGAGACAACTCCGCCATCGGTTCCAGCATCCCGCAACTATACACCGAAGGTGATAGTTACCGACGGATGAAATGAGCCTTATTGCGACGAAACGCTATCTGCTGAGCCTCGTCCATGGCCCTATGAATTTGCTCGGTGGTCGCGCCAGCATCCATAGCCGTTCGCAGAGTGGCAGAGACCTCCCGCGACAGAATAATCTCCGCCTGTATGGGGACCTTCGCTTTGCGCGGCATCCGCATATCCGCATCAAAAGACGACGTCACGATAGCCGGCGTCTTGTGCAAGTACACCTTCACCCATGTCGCCCTCAGGCGACGCAGGCTCAGGAACACATTCATCCTTCGAACACGACTCAGACGATTCATGTCTGTAGTACGATACACCGAAGGCAAGAGTTCGGAACTATCTTACTTCGCACGTACCGGGAGGTGCCGGATCGGGCACACCATCCCACCAAGTGCTCACGAGCTTCGCCACCCCCTTTGTCTCCACAGCAAAGACAATCGTGAGCCGGGACGGGGTCGTGTAGCGAATCTTTTGCCCCTGTTCGATCATGGCCGACAACACGCCATAGAAGGGGTCGTTCCTCTTGCGAAGGGCGTGTGCCTCCTTGGCCCATTCGACGAAGGCTTTCTGCACGTCTTTGACGGAGACTTTGCGAAGATCCATCCGGTATTGAGCGTGCGGGCCGATGAGCACCTTGGTGACGATGCTCTTGGTCTTCTCCACTTGCAGGTCGTAGACCTTGGCCGCGTCAGGATTGGACAAGGGCTTGCCGTTCTCGACCTGCTCGACCAGCTTGTCCTTGAGGCGCGGGTTCTGGATCTCTTGATCCACTCGCTGGACCACCTGGCAAGGGCCTCCTGGCCGCCCAAGAGGCGGGTTCAGGTCGGCAAGGAATCTCCGAACGACACCTTCTGCGGTTGCATGCGTCATGGGTTCCAGAAGCTGAAGGTCAGCGAGAAGTTCCAGTTGTGGTGCCAGCTGCCCCACGTCAAACCGTAGCCGCTGTAGGCCCCGAAGTTCTCCGTGAGGTCGATGCCCACCCCACCACCGATGCTGCGGTAGCCCAGGGCGGCATTGAGGTTGACCCAGTCGTAGTACAGGAAGTCGGCCATGAAGCCCGCATCCGTCACATCGCGGAACTCTTGCGAGTCCCCATAGAGGGCTTCCAAGGGCAGCAACCCCATGTACGCCTTCGGCCGGAAGCGGAAGCCCCAGATCGGCGGCTTGTGCATCGCGGCGATCACGTGGACCTCACCCTCAGCCTTGACTTCGTAGTTGCACCAGGTCATCCGCAGAGTGTAGGGCTCCGGAGCATTCCCCGTGAAGAAGACTCGGCCGTCCCTGTCCACGACAATCCGGATGGGGTCCAGCTCGAACGTTGGCTTCTCGTCGAGCTGGCACTGCTTCTCCCGAAGCAACGTGGCGAAGACACGCATGTCCTTCTCGGGCACGCACATCGACGGCTCCGCACACTCTTGAGCCGACGCCACCGACGACAATAGCAGGACCGCCAGAACGAACAGCCACCGGTGCATCACTGTCTCCTCTCCAGACGAGCTTTCAGCTCACGGGTGGCCGCCGCCAGCTCCTTGAGGTTCTGCGTCGAGCTGGGGCTGCCTTCGCCCGTGTTGATCCAGTTCCAGAAGTCGGGCGTCTCACACAGCTCGCACGAGGTCCCGGACTCCTTCCAGTCTTTCGACCCCCGCTCGTAACCCCACCCGAGCCCATAGTGGTGGGCAAGGGAGTTCATACACGCCTCACAGGCCGTAGCAGCCACGAGAATCGAGTCTTCAACCGACAGGGGCCGGAGGACCTTGCCATGCCTCAAGGCCGCTTCCTGGACCTCCTGGGACGACGGGCGAGCCATTGCGAGAGCGAGGTCTGTCGGCCAAGTCGACTCGCCCGACAGGAGTGTGTAACTGCCGCTCGAATCCCACTTGTCCGGCCAAGGCTCGCCGATGTTCCGAACTTGTGTCCCTTTGCAACGTGCGCACTCCCGACCCTCTACCCCCTCGACCCACCCGTAAGTCTTGCGAAGGTCCTCTTCCGGATGAGGGCAGGTCGCAACCTCTTCGGGCAGAATCGTCCGAAGGATGGAATGCCGAAGGGACGCAGGCATCCGGTCGTGCTGGTAGATGTACCCAGGGGGAGGGACATGCCCGTCGCCGGTGCTGAAGTCGGGAATCCACCGCTCGCCCGCCTCGTTCTCGAACCACAGGGACGGGAGCAGCTGGAACCTCTGAGCGAGGCGGTAGCGAAAGACGATGCGAGCTGCGAGGTTCATAGAGAGCCCTCGATGTCTGTCTGTTTGCGTTGCCAATACGCCTTAACACCGCGTGCAATACTGGCCTTGTGCTCTTCAGACAGTTCGCTCGGACCTTTACCCTTACGGCCTCTAGAGATTCGGGCCAGGGTTTCCGGAGTTCTCTTTCGACCCCTGTTTGCCGCAGCCACCTTTTCTACATGTTCAGGGGATAACTTCCGACCCACGCGAGCCGCAGCCATTTTGGCTTTGGTCTCCTCGGACAAGGGTTTTCCTTTGAGTGCTTCGGACACCTTTCTTCCGACCTCCGGATCTCTTTTCTTGCCCTTTTTGGCCTGAGACATTTTAGCTCTGGTCTCTGGGGATAGCTTCCTCCCTCTCAAGGCAGCGGCTACTTTGGCAACAGCTTCTGGCGACTTTTTTCGTCCTTTCATGACTTTGGATAGCTTTTCCTTAGTCTCAGAACTCAGGGATTTACCACCCAAGCCCCCACTATCCAAGTTGTAGCCACGTGTCAGGTCGGTTGAGCTGTAGTGCTTGATCCAACGACGCTCTGCACAAAGGGCGTCGTCCTCTGTGTCGAATTCTTCCAGCACTTCCACCACGAAATTGTCGATGCCGTGCTTTCTCATGGCTCTGACAATCAACATATGGTGATGACTTCTTTTGGAAGCACTCACGTGCTGAGCCCATCGATGGCTCATATGGTTGGTCTTGCCCACATAGACCTTACCATTCACAAGATTCTTGATGAGGTACACGCACGGCCGTTTCATTGGTACCTCCTAAGCAAGTCGTCCACCTCCTCAGCAGATACACCGGAGTTGTCTTTCACCGAAACAACAAAAGTTCCAGGTTGAACAACGATGACCTAGTCTACACTTGAAGAATGAACTCCGTCGGGAAGCACGATCTCGACGGGATCCTTCTCTCCAGGTGGAACAATCTTGACGATGCCCGGGTCACCAAACAGGCCAGGCTTTTCGATGGGCACAACCACTGCTTGCGTCTGCCCCTTCGAGTCTGGCGTCCCGGGAGGGATGAGCTTGCCATCCTTGTCCACTCGGGCCTTCGGCACAGAGTTGGCGACGTCGATGGCCTTGTTGCCTGTGGCCTTCTTGTCCTCCTTGCCGAACAGCTTGTTGAGCAACCCACCGATCTGGACATCCTTCACGCCGAGAACAACAAGGATGATGGCACCCACCACGATGAGGATGGCCGGGAGGGGCGCGGCGATCCAACGGAAGACCCGCTTGATCCACGTCCAAGAAGCATCCCAGAAGGTGGGTTCCTTCTCCGCCTCACTCATCGCCCGCTGGCTCCGGGGCCTTCGCGGCAGGCAGGTCGCTCTCATCGACGATGTCGAACTTCTTGAGCACGATCTTCTTCAGGATCTTGTAGATGAAGCCCGAGAAGAAACCAACCACGATCCCGAAGAACAGACGAGCTGAGAAGCTATCGAGCCCCTGAGGGAAGGGGTACATCGTCGCCGCCGTCGCTGTGACGCTGCCCCAAGCCACTGGCAGAACGTAGAGAATCACCTCGTTCCACCACCGAGCGAAGGTCGTCTTGTAGGTTGCGCCGGCTACGTTGGCATCGACCACCTTCTTGGCCGTCGGGATGGCCGTCTCGACCACCTTGCGGGTCAGGAAGGTGAGGATCCAGCACATCAGCCCAAAGATGAGCGTGTGCCAACCGAGAAAGTTCGTGAGTGCTTGTTCCATGATAATGGCCTCCTACTAGGAGCCTCGAACAATAAGACTAGGAGCCGTCGTCGACGTTGACATCTTCGGCGATCTCGACCCGGTGGTCGTTGGTCGGCAACGTGCCAGCGGCCCATTGATTGATGCGGTTGATACGTTCGAGCACGTTCGCCCTCTGCTCTTCTGTGAGCACAGGATTACCAAGAGAGTCCCGAAGCTGCGCGAGGCTCTTGGATGCAGTCGCCCTACGGCGTACCGTAGGAATGCTCAGGTAGTTCTTGTGGTTGACAGCCATCAGTTACCTCAGTCCATGCTCAGCGGAGTCTTCTTGGCAAGGTCGATCGAGGTCGGGTCGACATCGAAGCGGACGTTGTCAGACACGAGAGGGTGACCAGGCAGGCGATACAGGTCGACAGCTGAGACTGTCTCACCCGTGCCATTGGTGCCGCTCTGAATCACGATATTCCGAGTCGTGCCAGTCTTGAGCTGCGTGCCGGAAGTCACAACCAACAGCATCAGCTCACCACCCGCAGACACCTCGGTCGAACCGATGTTCGTGACCGTGTTGCGAACCAGGTACGCCGATCCCGCGAGAACCGTGGAGAAGCTCGGGGAGGTGCCTGCCGTCTGGAACTGCATCGCGAACTCGCCACCCGGATGCGGAGGGAAGGCCGTGAAGCCCGAGCCGCCTCGGTTGGTTCTGAAGTTCACCAGCAGTCCGTAGTTGCCCTGCTCGCCGTCGACGTGGACGACAACCTCGCCCGGCTGACCGGACGACAGGCTGGACGTCCCCACCAACAGTCCCGCCGCCTCATAGGAAGAGTTGACCGCAATGCTGCTCGGCAAGATACCCGGCCCGTACGAGTCCGTGTACATGAACGGGGTGGGGACTTGGCTGCTCACGCCACCGATGAAGTCGCCCTTGAAGTCCTTGTCCAGCAACCCAGCTCCGAGCGGGAGCCGTTCAATGCACCCGTGGTAGGCCGTTCCGATAGCCCCTGCATGTGTTGAGTCCAAAGCGGCGAGGGCGAGGGTCGGGCGAGGATCAAGGGCTGAAGTGATAGGATTGGTCCAGTCCTCATAGCCCACGTTGCGGAAGTCGAGCGAGGTCGCAGAGGGCGAGAGGTCTCCAGAGAGGCGCCCCGTCCCAAGCGTCGTGAGGAAGCTGCGGGAAGCCAGGACCTCCAGCGCCTTCTGATTCGGTCGTGTGAGGGCTGCCTCATTGAGTTCCGTCGACAGGAGTTGGTAGAGCGTCGACGTCAGAAGCGGCCCCTGCTTGTGTTGGATGTCCTGTTGCAAGGTCTGACTACCCCACGCGTCGCCCTGGTACGGGGTCCGTGAGTAGTTGACCGCGATCTCGTCGCTGTTGATGGCCGGGGCCGGGATGACGAGGTTCGGGGTGGACGTCTCCGCCTGAGAAATGGGGCCGTAGTTATTCGTTCGAGTGGCGCTCTTCGTTTCGAGCCGCTCCCGAGTCAGGACGAAACGGAAGTCGCTGTTGAGGTCGAAGCTCCCCCGGTCGAATCCGAAGATGTTCGCCTCGATGACGTAGTGCCCCGCTGCGAAGGACGAGATGAGGTTCGGGCTCTTCGTGATGTCGATGGCTTCGGCATTGAGGATGAACGTGCTGTCACCGTCGTCATCGATCTCGATCCAGAAGACAGGGCCGTTGAAGTTCTGCCGCAGCAAGTTCGCTGCCCCACCACCCACGTACTGTCGGGTGGTCGCGTCGTAATTCGACCCGTTGTCGCTGTAGTCCTCCGCCTCGTACACCGCGAACAACCGAGCGATGCCGTAGAAGGGCGGCATCTCCAGGCCCTCTCGACCAAGAGCCCGGGTCTCCGTGTACTGCCGCATGCCGGCGTACGTGATGCCGCTGTAGGTGAGCTGGGCATTGTAGGTCGCCGCTGCCGGAGCTGGGTACGTGTTGAGGTCCGCTGTCGAGAACACCGCGTAGGACAAGCTGCCGTTCTCGAAAGGCACGAAGTTCTTCTCTGAGGCGGGCCCGGTCGTCTTGTCGCCCTTGGTGGTGAGCACCATGAAGTTGACGCCCTCATCCCACACCGTGTTGTCCGTGTGGATGATGGGAGCATGCACCGCACCCCAACCTGGGATGAGCTTGCGAGGCATCGGCATGCAGATGTTGTTGGTGTTGGTGTCCGGGTCGGTCTCACCAGCGAACAGCTCCAGTGGGTCCGTAGTCGCCCACTTGGCAGCACCGCTGATATCGTTCAGGGGCATGAGCCCTTGCGTATGATAGACGGTAAACGTGCTGACGGCCGCCGGTGCGGTTCTGTCAAGGACAAGGTTGTGGGCGTCGCTCACAGACGACACGTAGTAGAAGCCCGTGGCCGCCCCGGTGTCGATGACGATCACGTCCCCTTGGAGGATGGATGCGAGGAAGTTCGCCGAAGCACTGTTGAACGCGGTTGTGCCGTTCGTGGTGCCGTCCGCGTAGGTCATGACCACCGTGTCCGTGTTCCAGTTGATGTTCGCGCCGTCGAGCGTCTGGAACGTTTGCGGCAGCACGATGCGTCGGAACGGGGTCAAGATGACGGTCTTGCTGCCCGGGTCCACATAGGCGGAGGCCGTGACGGGCAACAGGTTGTTGTACACCGAGTCCCTGTACTTGGACCACAGCGGCGCCCAGGCCGTCGACAGCGGGGTGTTGTCCGCCGGCACACCGATCTGGGGGAGCAAGATTTCCGTGCTGCCGCTGAGGTACGAGACGCTGTGAATGAGGTCAGGACGACGGCTGATACCTCGACCCGGCCCCCACATGACGTGGAAGGTGATGATCAGGTGCCTGTCCGTGGGCGAGGGGTCGATGTTCAAGAGAGTGATCACGAGGTCATCGTTGGGCCCTGTGATGGGGGTCACAGTGAAGTCGACGCCCTCCACCATGGGGGTAGCCATGCCATCGACACGGATGGACACAGCCCCTGCGTTCGATAGGAACTGAACTTGGTCAGCGTCCGCCGCAGGCAGGCTGTTCTTGAGTTGAGCGATCGGAATGGTCAGGATGTCGCCCGCATCGAAGACCCCGATGCCGCCTCCTTGATTGGTATGCACACCCGTCAGCCCAAGAGACCAGCTCGTGGTGATGGGCGTTCCAGAACCCGTGCCGGGCGTCGCGATGAACTCCATCGACTGGATCATGGCCGCATCTGAGTACACCGTCCGATACCCGTCAGGAGCATCGAGCAAGGTGACGCCGAGAGCAGGGGCCGACGCAGAGATCTTGTCCTGATACGACACGAACGGGCCTTGGGGTCCAGCACCCGACCGCTTCCACGTGCCTCGCAACTCGCCTCTGAGCAGCTTGTCGAGACCCTGGTACAGCATCGAGTTGTAGTCGAACCCGTTCGGGTTGACTGTGTGGCGCAGGTCGAGGATGTCCGTCTTGACGATTTGGTCGCTGTACAGCTCGTCGGGCCGACCCGACAACACAGCGATCGTCGCCCCCGCCTTGTGGACTTCGGCCTTCGTGCCGAGGTACCCACGGTTGGTCAGAGTCATGGTCGTACCGGTGATCACCGAGTAGGTCATGATCTCATCGTCGACCTTGATCACGACGGAGGAAGCCGGGGTGAGAGGAAGCGGGATGCCCGTGGCCGACACAAGTGTGAGCGACACATCGGCCGCAGTGATATTCGCCGCCAGGGTCGGGGTGGCCGTGAAGGTTGTCGCCCCTGTTCTGTCAGTCGCAGTGGGGTTACGATTGAACCCACCATTGAGGTTCTGACCAGGGTCGCCGTCCCATGCCACGCTGTTGCGCCGGAACACGGCACACAGGGGGATTGCGTAGACGTAGCCGTCCACGGTCCCCAGAGCGTTGTCGGTCCCGTCGCCGGCCCTCCAGAGCCCCGCATCGCCCAATTCCTGACGCATGTTGGTGAAGGTGTAACTTGTGTCGGCAGCAGCCGCGCCACGAGCCTTGACCACCGTCGGATCGAACCCGTCTGGATAGGAGGTGAGGCCCACGAGGCCACTCACCACTCGGATGCGGTATTGCAGTTGCACTCGCTGGGCCGTCTCGATGCCCAGAGCAGGGTCCTTCATGTCGTCGGCCAAGTAGGTGTAGCCACCCTCGACGTTGCCGTACCGATAGACGGTGGCCGCCCCCGGCTTGTTGGTCAGGCTGGGGTTGGGGGCGAGCTTTGCCTGCCACACCTCAAGGAAGGCAAAGTCAATCCGGCTGTCCCCCGAGTTCGAGGGAGGCGGGTCGAGCTTGATCTTGTTCCACGTGTCCGCATCATTGGGGCTGCCCGGAGGGGTGCCCGTGCCGGTGCCCGTAACGGGGATCAACCAGCCATTGACACACGCCCACTGGACAGCCATGACCTCGCCAGTCTTTTGTTGACCGAATCGGAACCAGTTGGACCATGACGCGCTCGTGAGGTAGTCGTCCCCTGAGTTGGTCACGTTCGACAACCAACCCGAAGGCGTTCCTCGCAAGGTCAGAATCCGACGCCAGTCGTCGGTAAGCTGTTGCAAGAAGTTGAACTCAGCGTCCATCGGGGGCTTTCCCTGTTGCAGGATGACCTGCACCATGGCCGCTTGATTGGGGTTGAGAACCCGCGAGACGCCTGTTCCAAAGTTCGTCATTTTTTCCTCATTCTCATCTGCGTCAGTAGACGACAGCCCAGCTTCCTACCCAGAGGCGTCGACCAGAAGAATTGGTGACCCTGAGGACGAACTGCGTACCTTGTTGCCACGCCGGGATGTTGAACTGCACTCCGTCCGTGACTCCGCTGGAGTAGGACACGCCGTTGTCGAAACTGGCTTGCACAGTCAAGTCTGTGGTGGCCCCTTCGGTGTACTTGCGGAGCACCACTCCATCGATGTCGTTGTCCCAACTCAGCTCGAAGACCTCCCACGTCATGATGGCCGCCGCCGGAGCTGCCCCCGTCAACGCCACCGCCGACGAGATGAGAAGACCCCCGTCTTGAATGGATACGTTTCCTCGGTCACCCAGGCCCACTCCAGATGACGCAGCCGCGTTCCAGTTGGTCGCGTCGATACCTTCGTCATAGCTGATGTAGGTGAAGCCTGGGTAGAAGGCGAGAAGACCCGCGAACTTGTCGGAAAGCAATGCCGTGAGGTTTGCCGGCGTTCCGTCGATCGGAACACCAAAAGGCACGTTCACCACGAAGCTTCCGTTGAGCGTTTGAGTGTCTCCGAACTCCAGGGGGATCGTGTCGTTGATCTCCGAGTTCGCGAGGACAGGGGTGTGCCCGTCAATCAGGAAGATGCTCCCCATATCACCACTCTCCCACCTTGGTCATGTAGATGTAGTTTGAAGGTCCAGCCACAATCCCCTTCCAGATCGTTTCCGACCCGATGCCAGCGTTGGGGAGTGCATCCCCTGCTGTCTGGAACTGGAAATTGGCATCCCACGTGATGACTGCGCCGCCACTGACGTTGTTGACGCAGACCGTGAGTGTGTCGCCGGCTGCCCTGACGTGGGTGATGTAGTCGGTATCGATGTTGATGACCATCGTGACGCCGTCGCTGATGCGGGCGTCCACGACCGACCCGTCAATGCTCGGGTGCCAGGTCAAGGTACGATCCGGAACAGCAGTGGCCGAGCCGATGATGAAGAACGTTGTCTGTCGAGCAAGCAACGTGCACTCGATCGAACCGTCTCCCCGCAAACCACCGCGAGCTTCCATAAGGTGGGTGCGCGGGTTATGCCCTCCGAAGACCAGGGCGTATGGCTTGAAGCCCGTAGCAGCGATCTCAGCCCGCGTTCGGGCTCGGGCGTAGAAAGCAAAATGCCCGGGGTCAACCTCATCAGACCCTGTGACAGTCGGATCGTCAGTCAACGTCGGCGTGACGGCATTGTAGCCGTACCCAAGCAGCACCGGGTCGGTGTGTGTGTCGATCTTGGCCCGAAGTGCTTGTGTGCCGACACCCGAGAAGTGTCGCGTCTTGATGAACCGGAACGTGACTCCCGTGGTGGCTGCACCCGAAGGGAACTCAGGGCTGTCACCCGCGATGGTCCTGACCAACGCCCTTCGTTGGTCCTCGGCCGGAACAGGGCTGGCAGCGTGAGGCCCGCCAAAGAGCGTCGTAATGACGTACGCCTGCTTTTCGCCGCCGGGCAGGGTCACTTCGATCATGTCGGAGCCAACCGCAACCTCTGACAGATCGTCACCCGAGGTACTCTCCCAGAAGTAGTCCCCGGTTGCCAAACGAATGGTTCGACGATCGTCCGCCGTTGCTCCCGCATCCGGGTTCAGGGCGGTCCCTGTAGAGTTCGCAGCCCCTACACGTGTTTTGACGTTGCCTGCCCCGATGGTCGAAGCCACCAGGTCGCGCTCGATGACGTCCATCCGGCTTGCGAAGCTCAAGGAGTAGGCATTCGTTCGTTGCGACACCGAAACGGTGTTTCTTTGCTGAAGAACTCCCACGAAGCCCGTGCCGCCGTCGTAGTTCGCCAAGGACGAGGTCCCGATAACAGACGGGCCCGCAGTGACCAAGAAGTTGGCCCAGTACGGATCCGGCTGAGGGCTGCTGTAGTTGTAGGCGTTCGCAGTGGCCTGCACTGTGACTGCCTGGCCTGTCCGTTGGATGAGGCCACCGTCGCCGGCACTGTTCAGGGTCGGGGATCCTGCAACAGACGTGGACCGATTGTATCGCTCCTGGAGGCCGGACAGAGCTGCCTCAGACAATGTGGTGGTTGGCGTAGCGTCCCACGCGACCAGCACGTTGCTCAGCATGGCCTGGAAGCGTTGCTCATAGATGGGCTGCTCCGGCACGAAGCGTCTTGCCGTAGCCAGGGCGCCGGTTGTGAAAGCCCCGAGCGTAGTCCTCTTCGAGAACTTGAACCGATACTGGGTCGAGGCAGGAATGGGGGCACTCAGGTTGAACGTGATGACGCTCGAAGTGAAGGCACCGGTGCCAATCGTAGCCCCTGTGATACCCGTGATGTAGATGGGGAGGTTGTTCGTGCCCGTGACCCGGCTGTCGGTGATGGTGTCGACAAGATCGAAAACATCGCCCACATGTTCGCCGGTGTAGCCCAACCAGAAGGGGCCGTAGACGCTCGCATCCACCGCGAACGAGGTGTCTGTCAAAGAGAGGTTGACGTCCATTTCTGTCGGGACGGCGATCTCCTGGTTGAGAGATGCGAGAAACGTGGCAAGCATTGCCTCCGTCCCCGCGCTCGTCTGGAAGTCCGATGCCGCAGAGGCCACATTAGGGTGCAGCTTGCCTGCACCGACCTGCACGAGAGACAGAGCCTTTGAAGACGGCATCAGCTTCTCCTGTTGTTGAGCAAGTTGCCCTTGAGCCGGTACACGCTGGCACACGTCTCATTGTTGGCAAGGTCACCCGCAATGAACCCGACCGAGTTACGGTCGTCGAATCTGGCCCATCGGGAGATGAGCACCAGAACCAGCTCTCCCTTCGGACCGAAAGACGTGTCGCTCGACAACTCGGCCAAGAGGGGTTGAATCACCTTGTGCTTCTTGGGGTCAGACAAGGGTTGGGCGTACGAGTTCGGGCTGTACTCGGTGGTGGGCACGTCGTTGAAGTACGCTCGCCCCTCGATGTCCACGTCGCCGCCAAGCCGCGAGAAGGTCAGCTTGTCCGGTGCCGGAACCATAGGGATCAAGGTCTCCAGCTGCACGAAGCCTGTGTTCGCGTCGAAGTTCGATACGTAGATCGAGCTTGCCCCGTCCAGCTCATGGTCTCCTGAGAACGTGCCACCCGAAGTCGGATAGACGGCCGCCGCGAGGTACTGGTAGGGGAAGGGGTATGCCTCGATCTGCGCTCCGCTACCAGCGGTCAGGGTGTAGAGATAAGGGGCGATGTACCTCGGGATGACCGTGAGGCTTGTGCCGAGAAAACTGTCAGGCACCGTCATGGGGGCCCGGGCCTCGTAGTAGACGGTCACCTGCTCCCCGTTCTGCGGGTAGGGCCGGGCCGCTCGGTACTCCACAAGGATAGTGTCTCCAGGAGCTGAGCCGAAGGCTGCCGAAGCACCGTCTGTGAGGACGAAGCCCGACGCGTCAATGGTCACGGCGCCGCCGTAAGGCGTGCCATTGACCTTGACGTTGTCCAGAGAGGCCACCCGGTCTGGCAGGACGATGCGGTTTTGCGAACCATCCGACAGGAACGTGAACGTCACCTGCGTGGTTCGATAGACCAGCTCCATCTCGCGGTTCGCCCAGTACAGGTTCGCGTATTCATCCGAAGCGTAGTCTGCTGGCAAGCTTCCCGGATTGTTGACGCTGAATGAAGACGCTCCGTAGTCCGCCGTCGGCGTCTTGGTGAGACCCTGACCGGCGGGGTACGCGATCTCCACGTACAGGTACAGGGTCTCGTTCGTCACACCGGCGGGCACCGTGCCGATGTCCAGAGAGATGCTCCCTTGAGGCAGGGCCCCCAAGCCTGTGGCGGCGTAGTTGCCGATGTCCTCTTGGCCCACAGACCCCGAGAACTTGCCCTGGACGATGTCCAAGATACTCACGTCGGAGGGTGCCCTGCTCGCCCAGTTGTAGGCCGCGTAGGGGTAAACCGGAAGGGCCGACGGGTCGATTGTGACGACCTCGTTGTTCACCCACGTGGCGCCAGCCGGGGTGAAGGCAAGGCACACAATCTCGTGAATGACGCGGTCCGAGAACCGTCGTCGGACCCCGTCGAACTGACCGATGAACTCGGCTCCGGGAGTATCGCCCGTCGTTGTACCGTCACCAGGGAGCACGCCCACTTCGTCAGCCCACAAAACGGTGTTGCCATCCATTCCGCCGCCGATGAGGGTTCTCGTGAGTTCGGTCCTCAAGGCGTTGTCGAAGAGGAAATGAGTGTTCTTCTCAGTGACTTCCCTGTAGTTCCAACCTTCGGGGGCAACACCCGTCCGAAGGTCGATGATGTCTCTTGCGTCGACGATGTCGTAGAAGAGGCCGTCAGGGCGGTCTGAGGGGCCAGGAGAGGCAACCCCGCCGTTGTGGTTAGAGTTGCGATCGAACGCTGCCGTGTTCCGCCGCACCACCGCCATCAGGGGGAGGGCATACATGTAGCCATCGACCGTGCCGAGGGTGTTCGTGGGAACGCCGTCGCCCGCACGCCATAGGCCGGGGTCGCCGGCTGCTGACTGAGAGGTGTAGGGGAACAGAGTCGCCACGCCATCCGGAGCGGCCGCCGCTGCCGGGACCGAGTTGGCGACCACAGAAGGGTCGTTCATGCCGTAGGGGTAGGCAAACAGGTCGACGCCCTGAATGACCCGAAGGCGATACTGGATCTGGACCCTCTTCGTAGACTCGGCACCCAAAGAAGCATCGAGGATGTCGTCAGCGAAGTTGAGGGTCACGTCGTCGCCCCCAGAGATCTTGACATTACCAAACCACCAGATGCGGCCGGCTGGGCTCTTGCCATCCGTGGAAGGCGAGGGCGAAAGAAGTCGCCGCCACACCTCAAGAACCACCAGGTCCACCCTCTTGGCGCCAGCCCCTGCGGGCCCCGCTCCGAGGTCGAGGCTGTTCTTCGTCCCACCCGCCGCATTGGTGTAGCCAACTCGAATCAGCCACCCGTTGACGGTAGCGTACAGGTCCTGAGGGATTTCCAGGTCGTCAGCGGTAGCACTCGCTGCGAAGATCGCCGAAGTCATGTTCGACGTGTTGAGGAAGTCGTCCGATAGCCAACCCGAAGCAAAGGATCGTTTGCCGAGTCGGCGCAGCTCATTCTGGGAAACATCCTGGGCAAGGTTCAGTTCCTTGTCCAGGACCGGCTTCGACGCCTGGTAGACACCCGTTTCCCAATTGCGGCCCTCGGGATCCAAGTACCCGCTGACGCCCGCTCCGTAATTCTTGGTGGTCATGCTCTACCTCAGAACGTCAGTCTCCAGGTGATCTCAAGCGTGCTCGTTGCCGGCTTGTTGATCACCGCGAAGGTCAGGTAGTTGATGAGCGTTTCGTAGCTCGTCAAATCCACCGTCGGGTCATATGTCCCGTTGGGCGGCGACACGGGGTTCTTCACAGCGAGGTTGGTGTCGATGTTGCCACCAACGAGCCCCATCTCGACCAGGGGACCCACAGCTTCAGACTCAGTGAAGATGGTGGTGAAATCGACGATGTTGGTGGGGTAGGCTACCGGTAACGCACTCCCGTCGATGAACTGGGTCGTGGAGAAGGTCTTGCGGGTGACCTCGGAATACAGGGCCCGCTGGGTGATGGTGGGCGCGGGAGGGCTCATGGGGTCCCATCCGGAATCCCCTGTGCCCACCGCCAAAACGTAAGCCCCCTTTGGGGGCTCGGCGTTGTCCTTGACCAACCTGGCGATGAGAATCGACGCGTCGGAGACGACCAGGTTTCGCTTCACCTGTTCGAGCTGAAGCTCCCCCGTCTTGCCATCCCTCATTCGGAAGAAGACATCGCCTCGGATTTTGATCCGAGCATCCTCTTCGTGCCGGTTGTTCAGCGCTGACTTGAAAGTGCTTCCGGCAGCCCGGAAAGCCTCAAGAATCCTCATGTTCATCTCCTCTTGGCTTCACCGAATGTGCAAGCATAAGAGGATTAGGGTCAGGGCTGGAGGCTGATGTTGGTTGTGGTTCCGGCTGGGACAGGGGTCAGGTTGTCGGCTGTGGAGAACGGCGTGCCGACGCCATCGTACAAGGTCCACGTGCTCACATTGAGAAGCGACACGCGGCTCTGATCGAAGGTCTCTTGGAGAATAGCATCTGCCGGGCCATCGACAGGAGCTGCGACGGTGTCCTCTCGAAGGTCGGACAGGTTGACCTGAGCGAGCCCCAGACGATCAGCCGTGGCCCACAAGACGTTGTTTCCGAGGGTCGCCGAATAAGTCTGGTTCGGGCCCCACGTCATCAAGGGCTCAGGGTCCGGCAAAGAGGGCATCGTGTAGGTGTCGTAGGCCCTCGTGCAGCACGATACCGAGTCCACCTGGATGGTCGAGTTGGCAATGGCAGCTTCGAGGGCTGGCGAGAAGAAGATCTGTCCAAGGGGCTGGCCCAGAAGTCCGCCGGACACTTCTCCTGAGAAGTTCGAGATGTCGATGGAGATAGGGATGCCCCTCATCGGGGTTTGCATCTCGCCCCACTGGAACATGTCGTAGGTGGGGTTCAGGTTCAGGCCGCCCACCGTCTTGACGCCCGGGTTCGTGATCTGAACCACGTAGTAGCCGCCGGGGACCATCTCGGAGTCCAGCTCCAACGTCACTCGTTGGGCAGGGGTTGGCCCATAGATCGTTGCCGACGTGACAGTGATGGGGGTCAGGTTGAGATCCGTGACCTGGTAGCTGCCCGCACTCACGATTGCCGCGTTCTGCTCCATCTCTGTCGAGAACACGAGCTGGATCTTGGTCCTGCTCTGAGCTGAGGCGAAGAAGACGGGAGCTGTACCAAACCCTGCGAAGATGGCCGTTCGATGGGCTGGATCAAGAGTGTCTCCCACAGAAGACCGTGCATCGGCCACCGTGAGGGTGTAGATCGGTTGCGTCAGCTGGTCGGTCGTGAGCCAGACCGTGGAAGAGGTTGGACCGATAGCTACCGACGAGATGCCCAGGATCGGAACCGTACTGTAGTTTGCCGTATTCAGTACGGGGGCGTAGCCAAAGTCCAGGGCCTGGCCGAACTCCACCTGAACAAGGAAGGGGCTCAAGGCGGTCGCGCTCACGACTCGGAGGGGGAGCGTGAGAGCAACCGCTTCAGAGACGCCCACCGTCTCCGGAATTTCTACCGGACCGCTGAGACCTGTGGCCCAAGGGCTCGTTCCGTACGGGTATATACCCCAACCAGGCATGTTCTGCTCCTACGTGGTCAGACTTGATGTGCTCCCGAGAAGAAGGGCAGCGCCCTGAGCTTCGTGTAGAGAGCGGCTCGGAGGTCCCCTGTCACCAAGGCTTCCTTGAACTCCTCCCCTGACAGCTGCAAGGCATCTTCTACGGCCCGAGCCATCTGAGGCGTCATGAAATCGTGAAGGTGAAGGGGGTTCTTGCCGTTTCGCCTGGTTTTGTCATTGGCCCAGACCATGAGCATCCCCTTCGCAGTACCTCCCTCGAAGTCCACGATGATCTGGGGCATCACACGCCAATAGTTGCCTGTGACCCCCATGCTGTTTTCGACGATTTTCCACAGTGCCATGCTATTCCTCCGAGATTCCGATCAGGGTCACATTGGTCACAGGATCCCCACTTGGAGGATTGGTGTCGGGAGACCCAGCGGATGTCCAGATCTCCCAGTCTCCCGTGACCGTATTCCATGCTCGCATGCGGTACCGATATTGCGCTCCGATGGGCACGGGGTAAAACTTCCAGTCTGCTGGCTTGCCCCTGTGAACCGAGCCGCCAAACATTTCTCTAGGCACAACAGTCGCCGCCCGCCCAAGATAGGCCGTCGAACTGTTGGGATCCAGAGGAATAATTTGTGCGTCGTAGCTAGCCATCAGGCAATCTCCGGAACGGAACCATCCCAGGGGAAGATCAGGTGCCCGAACTGCGCGAACTGATTGGTGGCGTCACCGGGGTAGGTGCTTCCAGTAGCGAGGGACGTGCTCCCCCACCAGAGGTCATACATGGAAGCCTTGCGGCCACGATGTGCCCCGGTACTGCTGAACAGCCCGATGGGCATCACAGGCCATTCCCCTGTGTCATCGTCCGGCCAAGCCATGTACTCCCCGACCATGGCAGAGGAGTACCCCTCACAGGTCATGTAGCACGCGAAGACGTCTGAACTTATGCCGGTGTAGATCTTGGCGGCGTCGTTCCAGTACACGAAGGTCGCCATGTTGGTCGCGTCGCTGGTCTGGACTCCTCCAACAGGAAGAGTAAAGCCAGTGATCGGGGTGGCTGGCATACCCAGAAGGCCAATCCACGTAGGAACATTAGCCTTGCAAACGATGAAGTAGGTGACTTCACCGTCTGTGCTGTGCATCACGTGAACCTTGTAGGTCTCTGCCGAGTTGGCGGACCAGCCTCCGCCATTGACCAAAACGACCTGGTCCCCCGCCGTAGGCGGGGTGTCTGCGGTACCGTCAGTGCCCGTCCCCCCACTGCCCGGGGCTCCAAATGCGCCAGAAGGCGATAAGGTGATGGTTCCATAGACTGGAAAGGATGCGTTGGAGAAGTCAAACAGGATCTGCTGCCCTGTGACGGGATTCTTTGCCACCAGCCAAGAACTCCCCAGGGTGATGTTGCTAGGGTCATTCAACCAACGATCCGTGGCATCGTTGTTTCCGAAGCCGCCTCCGCCGCCAGCACCGCTCGACCCCCACGGAACCCATGGATTCGAACCAAAGCTGAACAAGGAGTTCATCACAGCGAGCGGAGGGGTTCTGGGACTCAGCGACGCGCTGCTGTTGTAGACAGTCTGGTTGACATTGAACTGCCAGCTTTTGACAACTACAGGAAGGGCCATTACTCCTCCGTGACTCCGATCAGGGTTACGTTAGTTACAGGGTCTCCGCTGGGAGGGATGAGGTTAGGGGACCCCGTCGAAGTCCAAATCTCCCAGTCATTCAGCACGGTGTTCCAGGCCCGCATCCGGTAGCGGTATTGCGGCCCAAGAGGCACAGGATAGAACTTCCAATTACCCTTCTGAACCAGAATGATCTTCCCGCTGTAGAAGCCTAGAGGAATATACTGTCCGTCAGCTGTAGCCATCAGGACACCTCCGGTGCAACCCCGTTCCACGGAAAGATCACGTGGCCTAGCTGCACGAACTGGTATGTCAGGTCGTCCGGAAAAGCCGTGCCCACGGCAACAGCCGTGCTCCCCCACCATAGGTCGTAGACAGAACCTTTGCGCCCACGGTGGGATCCCGTGGTGGAAAGAAGCCCCATAGGCATGATGGGCCATTCCCCAGTATCATCATCCTGAGAGGTCAGCCATTCCCCAACCATCTGGCTGGTAGCTCCCTCACAGGTAACGTACATGCCGATGTTGTCTGACCCTATTCTAGTGATCATCGGGGCGACATCGTTCAGAGCGGCATACGTGGTAGCACTGGAAGATCCATTCCCAGTGCACACGGCCATAGGCGTGGTCCACGGAGTGATGGGATTACTTGGAGCGTCAAACAACCACAGAAGGCCACATATGCTGCTGGTTGTCGTGACGACCCTGGTGCACTCTCCGTCGGAAGAGTGCATTACGTGCAACTTGAAAGTGAGGGTGGTACTGTGTGTGAAGGCCCCGTTGAACGCGGTCCACTGGTCCGCAGCCGTCGGAGGGGTTGCAGCAGCGCCATCCGTGCCAGTGCCTCCAGAAGCCGGAGCCCCGAATCCCCCAAGAGGGGAAACGAAGATTCGTACGTACCCTGTACCTGTGCCGTTGTACATGTAGAAGCAGACCTGCATCCCCGTGACCAGGTTCTCCAGCACGATCCATCTGTTGCCAGAACCGATGTCCGCTGTTGTGGTCCACCGGTCTACGCCGTCGTTGTTCCCGAACAACCCGGACTCGTTGCTGGACCCCCACGGAACCCAGGGATTGGACGCGAACCCCACCATGCTGTTCTTGATGGCAAGAATCGTGACACGACCATTTTCATTCCAATTGGCCGCAGAGATCAGTTGATTGACGGCATATTGCCAAGTCTTCACTTTCGGAGGTAAAGCCATATCACCACTCCACAATCAGCTGAGCTGACTTGCAGGTCACAGTGTTTCCGCCACCAGCTGTCGCGATCCATAGACGAGCCTCGAACACTCCCGCCCCCGTGAAGCCGGCAAAGGCGGCCGTTACCGTGGCCTCGACCATCGTAGCCACGAGAGCGTTGGAGCTGACCTCAGACCCGCTTACCGGGGCCGGGGAACCGCCTGCTAATGAGTCCGCAGTGTCAAACAGGTCGGCCGTAGCCTCGTAGCCAGCCGCCGCATTTGTGGTCTCCAAAACGCACCGGAACTTGATCGTTCTGGTCGCCGGCCATCGAGACGCATCGATGTAGTCAGCCCCGATGACGGTTGCCACACCCGTGGTGTCTGTCGCCAGGTTCTTGTGCAGATCGTAGACAATCCGGTCAGGGATGTCGGCGTAGTTCGTGCCGTTCTTCGACGCCTGGATCCGTCCGTCGGTGTTGTTCCATCTGAACCCCGGCTGGTTCGACGAAGAGCTGTTCTGAAAGTACCAATACTTGTCCCCGGCATCCTCGTTGCCGAACCGAATGGCAGTCCCTCGAATCCAAGTTGCGGTGAACGAGGTCTTGCCAATGAGCGTTGTGTAGCTGCCCTTTGCAGTCTCAGCGTCTCCGATGACGATGCACGTGGTCGTGGTGGCACTGTCTACGCTGGCGTTGGACCCGACCAGGATGTTCGAGTTGCCAGAACAGGCAAGCGAATAACCGGCCCGGTACCCCATGCAGACGTTGTACGTACCGTACATGTAGTACCCGGCATACGCCCCGTAGCCGGTACTGTAGTTTCCGGTCGAGTTGTAGTAGCCCGAGTAGTAGCCCATCCACGTCGAATAGAGCGAAGTCCAGAACGCCGCCTGTGTGTTGACCCCTAGGGCCGTCTTGTACGGGGAGACAGATTGCGTGTATCCAGTCGGGATCGTCGGCGGATACGTGTAGGTCCACCACCCGTTGGCGTCGTCCCACGAGATGATGTAGGTATCCCCGAGGTAAGCACCCTCCTCGACAGGGAGCCCTGCGATCGTTTCCACGGCCGCGCAACCAAGGCCGAGAGGTATGTCCAGTGCCGAGACAACACCGAGTTGCGTGACCTTGTAAAGTCCAATGGGCATGAATCAACCTCTCTACGCCGGGCCGCCGCCACTAAGGTCTTCGAAGGCCGCTGTGATGAAATCCCCGTTGTAGGCCACGATGCCTCCCCACTTTCGAGCTGGCATCGTGTCCGTGAACAGGGAAACGCTCCACCCCACGGTGTCTATGACCGCCGCGTTGCCTCCTGAAACGGAACTCTGGGCATCGGTGACAAGGGCCACTCCAGAACCCAGGTCATCGAAGTGTACGGTATCGGGCTGGGTCATCTCGCCCGAGGGCGATAGGTTCAGTGCGGCCCCGACCTGCGTGCAGGTGGTGTCGAACCGCATCAGGGTGGCGGCCTCTGTAGTCACGTAGACGTAGGTACCGTCGAAGGCAGAGTCCATACTGTTGCCTATCTCGACAGAAGCTGTGACCGTGAGAAGGTCGACAGGATTGAGCTTACGCAGCGTCGATATCCCCGACTTCCCAGTCAGCCACAGATAGCTACCGTAGTACCGAAGGTTTCTGGCACTGGCTGCCCAACCACCGTCACCATTGTAGTTGGAGACAGATGGCGTCACAGCACCAAAGGCAGCCCCCAGACAGGCCGCCGTGGACCACTTGAAGATGCCATCTCCTGTGTTGTCAAACCCGCAGGCGTAGAAGTTCCCCGCGTTGTCCGCGCACACCCCATTGAGGGTTGGACCAAGCCCAGCATCAACCAACGAGCCCCATCCAACAACTGTCCTGGTGGCCTTCGAGATGATAGCTACGGCCCCTCTGTTCCAACACGAGCAGTAGATGTAGTCATCATCCTGCGCCATGGACCGCACACCGTACTGACCGTCCTTACCTATATTCACAGTGGTGATCAATGTGTTGTCGGTCAGGTCCATGACCCAAACAACAGCCTGCTCTGCGCTCGCTTCGTACCCGGGATGCTGTTGGGCGATCCACAAGATGTCCCCATCCCGAATGACCTCTCGTGGGTAGCTCGGGTTCACCTCGGGTGCCACCTTCACGAACAGGCCATTTTCGGCTGAGTCCGAGAGGGTTGCCCGCATGGTGTCGATACCAACCACCCGCTGCTGACTGTCGCTGGCCGGACTCCAGTCGGCAAGGTCCCCACCCAAGTTGGTGACCGTGAAACCGTTCTGCAAGAGGTCCTCTACGATGGCCTCCCAAACCTCGGACCAGGCTCTGTCGTTGACACCGTAGTCCGACTCCCCACCCTCCTCGTCAACGGCCGGGAGGGCCCATCCTCGGTCAGCCGCAGCCCCCACAGAGTCGTATCGAGCACGGATCACCTTGACGACCACGTCATCGTCCGTCGTAAGTTGGATCCGGTAGGTGCCCACTACGTCCGGCGTGATGCTTGCTGTAGCTGCGGTGGGATTCGAGATCGTGGCTTCACTCAGACGGGGAGCATTGAGAAGCTCCCACAGGTACGTCGTACCCGTGCCGCTGGAGGTCATGTCCACGACCTGGCCTAGCCAGATGTCGTTCCGCGCCTTCCCCGCAACACCAGGCCCGGCTCCGAGCGGTTGGTCGAAAGTGATCTCAGCAGCCATGTGCTTCCTCAGCTAATCGAGACCTGGACCACTCCCGCTCCAGGGTCTCGTACAATGTGGTAGGTATGGTAGGCGCCATCGAGATAATCGAACGTGATCGAACCCAGGACGTTTCCATTGTTCAGGTCAATCACAAGAATGTAACGTTCTGCGAGCGGGGTCGTGATGAAAGCCAAGGCCACCGTCAGGTTCGGAGCCGACAATCCAGCTCGGATCTGCGTATCGTCCGTCCCCAAAGTTCCGTCATCCAACACCCGCATCCGGAACTGGGCCTCGGTCCGAAGGCCGGGGGCATCGGGCAACGGAGTGTTGTTCCGATAGACCGTCTTCGTTCCTCCAGCGAGCGTGCCGTAGGTCAGAACACTTGAGAAGACCGTGGTGGTCACCTGGGCCGGGCTGTCGCTCACGAGCCCCCATGGGGTGGGAGCCGCCGTATCGTCCTCAGGCAGCACGTCGCCCTCGTAGGTCAGGCAGACTTCCTTCGTGTACTCCAGTTTCAAGCTCGGCATGCAGCCACAGCCGTCCGAGAAAGGCTTGATGAGTTCGGGCTCGCCCGTCGTCTGCTCGATGACGTCAAGACAGGAGTACAGCACATCATCAGGCACGATGAGCTTGTATCTCAAGGCACCGTTGTTGAGCGTGAAGTCCCCCTCGTTGTTCAGAATGTCCTCGGGCTTGTTGAAGGCCGAAACGTATTCCTGGACAGGGTAGGGGGCTCGCGTCTCGAACGCCTGCGTCAGAGGCACAAGAGGTGTCCCCTCATTGAGCGTCGTGAAGGCTCTCAAGGCAGGATCTGCGAGAAAGTCAGGATCCGTCTTCGGCACGATGCCCGTGGAGCTGCTCTTGTAGTCCGTCAGGTCATGAGGGATCTGTGTGTAGAGGCGCTCCGGTGAAGACATGGCGTTCCACTGGTTCATGGTCTCGTGGTGAGGAACGATCCGAAGCTCCGTCGGCGACCTCGTGAGGCCGTATCGAACGAAGTCCCACGAGGACTGGGACAGATCCTCGACGGCGAAGGCACCGAAGGCGATGGCTGCGAGCCCGCCTGACAGGGTGCGAACAAGCCCCGACCCACTGGCGGGCAGATCGATCGCATCGTAGCCAACCTGGACCAGCGGTTGAGTGCCGGCATCCAAGAACAGCGAGACCGTACCGGAAGAATCCCTCGCGAGCCGGTATTTGTGCTGTGTCGTCCAGTCCGTCTCTTCGGCGACCCGGTAGTCCACCTCTGAGGGCTGATGAGGGAAGGCCGCCGTCATCACCAGGGTGGTCGGGGTCGCCGCCGACACTTCGTAGATGCCCGTGTTGGGACCGTTGTCGATGATGACTTGGTCGCCAGCCACGACATTGGCCGCCACGAAGCTGGCATTGCTGTCGGTAAGCACGTTCCCGGCGACTGTGGCGCCCCTTCCTGCGACTTTCATCGAGACGTGGTAGTCCCGGAGGGTCCCGGTGGTCGTGCCCTTCCAGAGGCCCACGTAGTGGCGTACATCGCTCCTCACCCGCCAAGCGTTGCAGTAGGCCCAGTCGATGACCGACTCGCTGCCAACACTTGCAGGGGTCGAGGCACCGAAGCTCACCTGGCCCGAGGGCGAAAGCCCAGGTGACGCAAAGGAGCTGTACGCGAGGCTGCCTGTGAACGTCCCGTCAACGAAGAGACTCACCAGGTCGCCCGAGGTGCTCTTTCGGAATCGGTACGTGTGGAACGCCCCGTCATCCCAGTTGAAGGCGAACCGGACAAGCACCGAGCCATCCGAATGGAGGGACACGTACTTGATGCCCAGGACCTCTTCGAGCAGGAGCCCTACGGACCGAGTCCCGTCGTAGACCTGACCAAAGGCCCCAGCATAGCCGCCAACGTCCAAGGTGTAGGACACGACCTTGCAACGGAACTCCAACATGTAGTCGATGGCTGCCGCGATGACCCTGTCGTCCGAGCCCGAAGGGGCAACGTCATCGAAGTAGTAGACCAGGCCATCCGTCGTCGACGCGTCGGTGATGCGGAGAATGCGGCCCGCCATCTCAGCCGTCTGCGTACCCGCCGAGAGCCACGAGAAGGGCGTGAAGTCCCCGGGGAGCGACCGACCGCCATAGCTGATCTTCGGAAGCTCTTGATCCGAGAGGAGGCACACCTGCATGAGGCGCGTGCCATCGTCGACAGCGAACATGAGCCCGTTGGGGTCGAAGCCGTGAGTGTAGGTCAGGAGTTGTACTTGAGCATCCACGACCAGCTCGGACGAGACTTCCAGGAGGGGCTCGAACCGCAGGTATCCGTGGAAGTCCCCTCCCAAAAGTCCCACGTCCGTCACATCCGACGCGCTCGTGGAGTCCAAGAGCAGGTAGTCCGACGACAAGATGGTGCTCGTCCCGTGGAAGCCAACCGGAGTCCACGGCTTCGAATCCATCTCCGGAACCACGTTGGCCTCGTAGTCGACGAAGCTCGAAGGCGATGTCTGAACAGGGTTCGTTGGCTGAGTGAGATAGCGGACGAAGTCCCAGTCCGAAGTGCTTCGGGCAGGACGAGAGAGGGAACCGAAGAACACCCCTTGGATGGCATCAAAGGGAGCGTTTAGCTCTTCGAGGAAGGGAAGATCATCAGGAGACACCCGAAGGACTTCGTCGATGCTCCCGTCCACGTAGACACGGAGCACGCCATCGGTGCTGCGCATCACGCGGTAGCTGCGGATGACATTCCAGTCGATCTCGACCGGGGCATCCGTCGAATTACCGGAACCGTCCAAGCCACCAATCCAAGCCGTGACGTCTGAGGGATCGTCTCCGTAGCCCCTCTTGAGGATACCAAACTTCTTGACACCACCCTCTTCGAGGAATCCCACGATGAAGGCCACGTTGTCGTCAGAGTAACCCGCTGCCACGCCCGAGAACACGCCGGTGAACTCCGTGACCGTCGTGAGCGTGAACCTCCACGACAGGGCAAAGACGTGCGGGAAGGTCGTGTCAATCTCCCGCGTCCAGAAGATGGGCTGGCCCGTCGGATAGGGGCCCGAAGTGTCGTCCACCACGATGAGGTGACCGGACGAAATGGTCGCCGTGCCCACGCCCTTCCGCACCCAAGGATTGACCGTCAGGTTCTCGGGAAGGACCGAGCCCTCGTAGGCCACGAACTCCTCCGAGAGGAGTCGCTGAGGTGGGGGGTATGCGATCCGATGAATCGGCGTATTGAACACGAGTAGTGAGGGATCGTTGAAGACCGCCGTGTATGCTCGTTCGTACGCCCGGTAGTGAAGCTCCCGCTCCTCCGGTTGGTCGAGAAGGGCTCTCATATCATCCGGGTCGTAATCGCCCGGTCGGATGAGAACGTTGTTGTACCTGTACTGGTGCTGAGTTGGTGAGCCGGGTTGGCCGTAGTTACGGTTCCAGGCATTCATGCGGAACTCAGCCGAATTGAATCGCCGAACGTCGACCGTGGGGTTGCAACACCAGGAATAGTCGATTGCGACGTCGTCAGAGGGGGCAGGAGCCGCTGAAAGAACAATCTGGCCCAGGAGCCCAATGACGGCCTCTGGTGTCACAGGGGCGCCGTTGATTCGCACTGTGACGTCCGAGGGGTCGTCAGCAATGATTCCGTCTCTCGGATCGAAGACCTCCCACGAGAAGACTGTGACATCCGGCAAGGAGAAGCTCGCTTGGACGCGGACCTGGGTCGAGGTCACAACCGACGTGATTCGGTAGGTGCCGTCGTTGGTCGAAACGCCGCCGCTGTCCAGCGTAAGGAACATGCCCACATGATCGTTCGTGAGAGCTGCTCCCGTGAGGGTGATCAGGGCGAAGCTGTTGAAGGTCACCCCAGCTCCCGACTGGAGAGTGAGAGGGGGCTTCGCAATCGGGCCCTTGTCCGAGAAGATGCTACGAGGAGCCAGTGGCGCGGAGGCCACCGAGAAGATGGCCGTGTTGTATGTCGGGTCGACTGGGTTGCCAGCGACATCCTTCGGGGTATTGGTCGAGACGGTCAGTGTGTAGTCCCCAGTGCCCATACCGCTCGTGTACAAGGCCACAATGTCCGTGGCACGAGAGGACACGCTTCGAACACCAACCGTGGTGGGTCCGGTGATGCTGTAATCGCTCGGATTGAACAAGTTGTCCATGTCCGGCTGCATCGGCTGGTCGAACTGCACGAGAACGGCACCCTCGTCCCCTGTCATGGTGGTTCCAATGACTCGGGGGGCCCACACGACAGACGGGTCCACGTAGGCATGACCACCGAAGTCAATACGCTCGCACGTCGTGGTGAGAAGGCGTTCTGCTGAGATCCGATAGGATTTTCCCGCCGTAACCTTGGAAGTCTCGATGCGAATCTGCGTGACGCCGCTGATGACTCGCCATTCGACCTTGGCCGAGACTCTTGTCGTGGCGAACAACGTGGCCGTCTCACCGGGCCACGGCGTCAAGTTCGATGTCGTGACGGTGATGGTGTTGAAGGACGAGACCCCGATCGTTGGTGAAGGGATGGTCTTGTCGCCATCGCGCCGGGCCAGGTAGAGGACTTCGACGATCGGGTCCGCCAGAGTCAGCCGCGAGTCATCCAGACGGTACTCGTAGACCGTGTCGGTCAAGCCCACTGTCTTGCTCACGTAGGCCAACGGCCCCTGGACATAGCCGTTCAGGACGTCCATCAAGGGGAGCGGTCGCTCCAGCTCCAGAAGGATGGGCGCATCCCCCAGAGGGTTGATGCTGGCAATCTTGTGGATGCCCTGGTTGGTGCCGTTGGTGATCTCAAGGTACTGGCCGACCGGGCTGTAAGCCATAGCCGCCCTGTTCCCAGGGATGTTGAACACCTTAGACTCAGTAGCTCCCTGGCTCCCATAGACGACATAGCCCGAAGACCCGGACTCGAAGACGTTGTACTCTCTGGTGAGCCTGAGAATCTTGGGAGGGACCCCGCCGTCGGTAGGCTCCACGCGCAGGGGGATGGTCGCCGCGACACCTCGGGGGGACCAGCTCAGGGGCTTGGGCAGGGTGACCCGGAAGAGCTGCGACGTAGGCGTACCTGCAAGCACGTCGACTTGGCTGAGCACTGTCGTTTCAGAGACCTCGACCATCTCGGAGATCTCTGTTGACTGGGTCTGCGCCACCGAAGCCGATTCGACGAGGGCAGCCGCTTCGCTTACGTTGACGTTCCTACCGAGGACCAGGGCCTCTGAGGTCGTGACGGTCTCGCCAATGGCCTCAGCGGTGCCCTGGGCCTCAGCTAGAGCTTCAGATGTGGTTACAGTCTCACTGCCCCCACCCGGATAATCGGCCATCAGGCTGCCTTTCGAGGCTCCAACACCCTCACGTCAACAATCACCTTGACTCTCTAAGTGACCGTAATCACTCAGGAAGTTCAACCCAGGGTAATTGTATACGTGAGCGTCAAAGTGTCGTTGGTCGCCAAGGTACGCTGAGTGAACAGAACCTCGTGGGCCATGACGCCCGCCGACACCGCCGTGAACAGAGCAGACTTCTGGACTGCTTGCGAAGCTCCGGTGTAGGTGAAGACCTTCGTCACCATCGTCTGGTTGCCAGAACCAGTAGCGAGGGTCACGGTCCCCTGGGCTCGCGTCAGACCGTCCGCCGCCAGTTCCGACGTGAGAGTCGTGTCCGTCTCGGCGACCGCCGTGGCGTCGTTGGACAAGCCGATGAAGTTGAAGCCGTTGGTCAGGATGCCGCCACCCGCCGTGGTGTCGTAGCACTGGGTGTGCAGCTGGACCCGGCCGGCGTTGGTGATCAGGTTGTGGACAACCTCGTCCTCGTCCACTTCCTTCCGAAGCCAGATGCCTCTGACCTCGTCGAAGTCGTAAGCCACTTCATGGTGCACGCGAACGGCTGCCCGGGGGCCTGTCATGATGATCTGCATTGGTGTCTCCTGTTCAGGCCAGCTCATAAATAGAACTGGTTTCAAAAATCCGAAGAGTGGTCTTCGCCCGTGACGGTCTGGTTGACCTTCTTGCCCAAGCGGTCCCGGTCCCGCATGCCACACCAGTAAGACCGGAAGTCCTCGTAGTAGTAGCTCGCCATCCGCCACCGATACTCGTCCAGGACTCTCCCCGTCGGGTCGTTGGGGTTGTAGTTGTCGGTGAAGATGTACCGAATCCTGAACAAGGTGTGGGCGGGCCGGATGATGTCCAGGATGAGCTTGAGGGCCCGTTGCAGCTCGAACAGATTGGACGGGAAGACCCCGCCCGTCAGGATGTCCACCCGGAACCCAAACTGATCCGAGATGTCGAGACCCGAAGCCCCCTCCCGCTGCAACACGAAGTTCTCGTAGACCGTACCGCTGTCGAAGAACAGGTCGGAGGCATCCTGCATCGAGTCAGGAATCGAGCCCTGAAAGTAGATGCGGATGATGTTGATCAGGAAGGTCCGGAACTCCTCATCGTCAAACTCCAGGCCAGGCAGACGGCCATTGAGGAACACGAGGTAGCCGATCATCGAATACAGGAAGTCGGACCTGGTTTTCGTGAAGTCCAGGTCCATGTTCGCGTCTTCGAGAGCCAACTCGATCTTCGCCAGCTCGACCGCCACCGCCTTGACTTCGAGCGTGTAGTTCGGCCCCTGGATGGTGCTGATGTAGTTCGACGGCAGTAGCCCTAGAAGCGTCGAAAACACCGTCTGAGCACGTTGCAAGACCCGGAGGTTGTACTCCTTGCCTCGCCGCTCGATGTTGAAATTTACCCGAGCTGGATCGATCGTAAAGCGTGCCATCCCTACGTCGTAGCCTCCCTGAAGGTCAAGGTCAGGTCACCGAGTTCGAGGCTCTCCACCTCGGAGGCTTGCAGATCATGCGGGCCGCGATCGTTGTAGATCACGTAGCTCGCAGCGTAGTCGTGGTTGGTCGGGTCGTCTGCTGGTGTGCCGCCCGTTGCCAAGCTCACAACCACGTGGTTGGCTGTCCGTTCCAACCTCTCAGCCTCGATGGCGGCCGGAGTGGTCAGCCCCGTCTCAGCCGTGATGGTCGCGTCATCGCTGTAGCCCGTGATGGTCGCCCCGTCGGCCCCGATGATGTACGCCCCGGCCCCGTAGCTGCCTACCAGGGCGAGGGTGGTCGATAGGGCCATCGCCACGTCGTCCTGGAACACGCCCCGGTGCATCGTCACAGGGCCACCCCCGTCGATGGTCGGATACCTCAGGGCGTTGGTGAGGATGTACACCTGGTTGTCGCCCGAGTCGAGTACCGAGAGCCGAGCATACGAAGAGAAGAGGGCCTCTCGAATCTTGCGGGACTCGTCTGCGTAGCCCATCTTCGCCAGAGGGATGACTTGGAAGTCGACCCCCGTGGTCGAGTCGATCGCATTGATGAGGTCCGACTGCGCGGACCCTTGCCCAACAAGCTTCTGATTCAGCTCCGTCGAAACATTGGTACGGACGATCGGATCGGTTGTGTCCTTTTTCGCTCCCGCCTTGAGCTGGATGGTTGTCTCTAGGTCGATGGCATTCAAGACGGCCTGTTTCGCGAGAACGTCTGCCGTCACGTGCCGCTGCTTGTTGAGAGCCCGCTGGAACTCCTGAAGCAAGTCGTTGATCACGTAGGTCACGGCGAAATTCTCGTCATGGCTGTAGTCCACACTCACCGTCTGACCACTGAGGATGGCCGAGGTGGTCGTGCGGACGACGGCCGCCGGAGTTGTTGCGGTGCCCTCGATGATCTCGAAGTCGGGGGCCACAGTGCTCGGGCCGTCGTATTCGATGGTCCGGTCTTCCGAAAAGACTCGAAGCGTCGCTGTGTTGATGCCGATGGCTGCGAGCTTCTCCGAGAAGAAGCCGATCATGACATGCGTCTCATTGTTGACCGTGAGAACATCGCCCGACGGCACACCTCCCACCTGGTTGATGGAGATGTAGTCCTGGGCGATGGTGCTCTCGCCATTCCACAGAGGATCCTCCGTCTTGTACAGGTCGTAGCCCGCCGTGGAAGACAGAGTCCCAGACACCTCCCCGACAACCGACGTGACCCGCCGAACCGGCTGCAAGGTCGGGATGAACTTGTTCACACTGCGATATCTCACGTCCGCGTGAATGACGTTGTCGATGGCAGTAACGAACGACTGAATGCTCACATCCAGCTGGAACGTCTGGTAGTCGAGGAGAACCACGCCAGCCAAGTCGTAGTCGAGCCCCTGCGTCACGTTTCGGACCCCGAGTCCCTGGGCGATGTTGTCGAGAATCTCCACCAGCGGCGTGTCGACCGTTACCCGAGGATCAGTCACGCGGAAGATCAGGTTGACTGCATCCACGATCTGGCATTGCGTATCTCTCAGGACCTCGAAGGTGAAGGCAAACGTCTCCGTGACGGTCCGCTCTCGAACACCTTGGATCCAAATGTCCACCTTGCCGCCGATGTGCTTGTCTCGAACCTCATCGTAGTCGCGCATCATGAGGTCGTCCCCGGACTTTACGACCTTGGCCCGTACGATGCCCTGCTGCTCGGCTGCGGTGGCAGCATAGCCGCCTTCCGTGCCCGTATCGACCGAAACGAAGCCAAGCTGCGCCCGGACTGCGAGATCGTGGTTGCTTTCACGGTCCGTACCGAAGACGGTGGCCTCGGTGTTCGTCACGTTCATGCTTCCAGTCGCGGAGGCCGACTGGAAACTCGTGATGGCCCCCGCCGACACATTGCCGTTGGCTCCGGGGTTCTCCGCCGTGATGGTGACAATCAGCTCGTACCGCTGCGTGTCGAAGTTGTAGTAGGCGTCAGCGTCTGCTGCTGGCAACAGGTAGGTGCCGCTCACGAGGAAGCGGACGGTGCCTGTCGACACGATGGTGCCCGAGGCGATCGTGATGTCCCGCGCGGGGCGAGTGGTCGTATAGAACACGGCCTGCCCTGTGGCCGGGCGGCCCGCAAGACGAGTCCGCTGGAAATTGCCCGCGAGCTTCTCAAACTGCGTGTCGATCAGCTGCTGAACCGCGATGTCCGTCGCGAACCCTAGAGCCGCCTTGAGGGCTGACTTGTAGGAGGACGAGGCCACCGCATCGGACACCTCGTCGCCATTGGCGTCATCGATGGGCAACAGGGTGAGGAAGCTCTGCGACCTGTGGACGAAGTCGAGGATGAACCAGATGCGCTCGGCCTCCGAGGCGAACGGATCAATCGACACGTCCCGAGTGGTCGACCCGGGGAGCAAGCTGATCTCCTCGTTGACCCGCTTGATAGCGTCGAGGAAGTTGAGTGTCACCTGAAGCTGGGTCCGATCCGGAAGGTCCCGGATGGTCGTGTCGATGATGAGAGGCTTGCCCAGGATCTCCTGGCTGTACGGCGTCTCAAACTCCATCCTCTGCGTCGCGTCGTAGTAGACACTGGTCACGACGTAGTAGAGGGGATCCTTGTCGTCCACGTCCGCGAACTGGTCGGAGTTGATAATCCCCGTCCCGCCGGCACGATTGTGGCGGAAATAGAGGTACTCCGTCCGATCCACCTCTTGCAGGTTGTAGCTCACCTGAAGGGTGTCGGCGTACCCAAACACGTCCAGTGAGTCGTCCACCAGCACGTTCTCGGTGACGCCGAACGGGTCCTCTTCCGTGATCAACACATGGACGTTCGTCGAGGTCGTGGTGAAGGGCACGGCACTCGATGCAATGTCCACCAGCTCCTCATCGTAGTAGACGGACACCTCCGTCACCGGCGTCGCGTTGACCTTGAAGTAACCGGTCGTGCCACCAGGAGAAGTAGACGCGTAGAAGTTGAAGCCCCGGAACTCGAAGTCGCTTTCCTCAAGGCCCGTTGTGGCATTCGTCGCGACCACCGGCCGGGCCGCCATGACGTCGACGGAGTTGCGCCTACGGCGGAGCTTGATGCCACTCGGGATGTCGACGGCCTGAACGACCTCCTCGACTCGGGTCACCTGGGCAGTAGCCGTGGGGCTGAGACTGCCCACCAGGTCGATTCCCCGAACCTGGATGGTGTTGAGCCCGATCGACAGAGGGTAGCCGTCAGGATACGAAGACGGGTTGGGGAAGGTCCAGGTAGTGCCGTCGAGGTACACAAGGGTGGGGTCCGAGACGAAGGTCCCACCATCGAGGGCCACCTGAAGGTCCACGATGTTCGTGTCCATCGTCCCCGTCAACGTGATGTACCCAAGGTTCGTACTGAAGACGATGTCTTGAGCTGAGCCAGAACCGTCCCTGTAATTGATCTGCGGAGCTGTGGTCATCCTGCGTTACCCCATGAGCGTGTAATCCGAGAGGGACTGACGGAAGACCCCCTGCTGTGCCGTTGCCCCAAGAAGATCAACGGGCTCGGGCACCTTGATGCCTCGCGAGATTTGGATAGGCTGCCTGGAACGGTTTTGGACGGTCGCGTCCACGAACATGACCGTCGGGTCTTGTTGACTCTGCGTCATCGAGATATTCAGCAATCGGAAAGGGTACTCCTCATCTGAGACGTACTGACCCACCTCTTGCTCCTGCTTACGCTTGATGGCCTGCCACCGACGAAACGACTCGCTGAGGTCCGCGACGATGAGGTTCTGCACGAGCCCGCTGCTGCTGATCTTCTTGCCTATCGTCTGCAAGAGATTCGATCCATACCACTCGTGGAAGGGATTGCTCCCTCTCACCGTGTAGACCATCTTGAGGACCTCTTGGATCAGCAGGGCCTCGTCTCGTACCTGGATGACTTCTCCCGTCGTGCCGTACACCCAATCATGCTCGACCCCGAGCCCACCACACCTACGGCACTCCTGCCTGATTGTGGTGTAGGTCAGCTCAACGAAGTCGTTGGCACCGCTTATGGGAGCGTCGAACACCACGAGGCGTGTCGGCCTGTCTCTGAGGGTGTTGGGGTCCCGCACGAGGCTCCAACCCGGCACGGTCGTCTGACCCCGCCACATGCGGTCGACCGAGAACCCCAAGGTGGTCGCAAGCGTGCTGGTCGACCGAATGAACAGAGACGATGCCACCCCCTTCAAACCGGTGCGTATCCGAATGCGGCCGCGATTGGACACGAGGACCACAGCCTGACTGATGGCTTGGTTCAAATCGTAGGCTACCTGAGCAGCTGTGAGGCGATGCCCAGGCGTCGCGATAATGGTCTGCTCCTGCCCGTTGACCAGCACCACGAGCCTGTCGTTGACTCCAGGCACGATGTCGAAGGGGCCTCGACTCGAAGCAATGGCCTCGGCTGGAATCTTCGAGCCCTCAGACGGAACTGTCACAAGGCCGTTGACCCGTACCTTCATTGACTGGACGGCACCCACGGGGCGAAGGGGCCTCACCGTCACACGGTCGTCGCCAAAGAAGAGAGCCTCTTCCACCACCTGGTGAGAGCACACTTGATCGATCTTGCGGTCGTAGCTCACGTGTTCTGTCCTCCCTCACCCGGCTCATAGACCCCGGTGCCTTGCTTCTGGGGTGTCGTGACCACACGGGTTCCGCCCATGCCTGGGAACAGGGGCTCGTCGATGTCGTAAGCCGCGTGGTTCGCGTAGACGAGCTTGCCTTCCGGGTCCCGCTTGCCCTGATTCTGATCGTCGTAACAGGGGCGATAGTTGGGGTCTGAGAGGTATTCGTTGATCTGAGCCGCGATGTACTCCAGGGATCCCTCCGTGGACGCAGCAAGCTGCATCACCGTGAGGTTCTGCTTCTCCGCCCGAAGCTGGTCCGCGTAGTCCATGGCTCTGCGAATCTTCCTCTCCAGGCGAGAGAATCGGTATTGTACCGTCTCGTCCAGCCACCCCCGCATCTCATCCATCAGGACAGAGGTGGGGCCGTCTATGAGCCCCCTGCCGCCAATGGGCTCGCCACCGGAGGTGTACTGGGCTCCCGTCGCCTCGTTGCCCTGTACGAAGTAGAGCGGATCCGAGCCGGTGCGGAGGCGAAGATCGATGAAGGGGTTGCCTCCGAGGACCTCGTATGCTGCCAAGAGCTTCGCGAGATAAGAGTTGGACGGTCGGGCCGTGTATCCTTGAGCCACGCCTCGGTCGAGCTTGAAGACAACCGTACCTATGCGAGCAATCTCCGCGTCGAGATGGTTCACACGGGCGTTGACGAGAGTCAGCTGGGATCGGGCGAACGTGACGAATCGCTCGAACTGGCTCTTGTTGAAGGTTCCTTTGAACTCAAACATCGCTCTACCTAGGGTTGCGCCTCAAATGATCCTCAAGTCCCGAAGATGATCTCGAAGGCATTCACGAAGGCGTCCACGTTGGGAGCCACGTAGGCCAAGCCGATGCCAGCCGAGTAGCCCGCCACCCCAGTGGGGGGCAGGTCGCCGCCGGCCGAGTCCAGGACCTGGGCCCAGGCGAAGGCCGTACCGTCAATGGCTCCTGAGTTCAGAAGGTAGGCCCCGACCTCCAACGACTCAATGAAGTCCAGCAAGCTGATCAGGAACTCGATGAACTCCTCAAGGACTTCGATCTTCCGGATGAGCAAGTCAATGAAGTTCTTGATCTCCTGGATGACCCCATTGAAGGCGTCGAGCAACGCCTGGATCTTGTCCAGCAGGTCATACAAGAAGCTACCCGACCAAGGGATGATGTCGCGCAGGGGAACGATGCTGATCCAGTCTGGGGGGACCCCACCAAGGGTGAAGCTCTTGATGAAATTGATGACATCGAGGATGCTCAGCCGGTACGTGACGTTGGTGTAGCCCTCGACGTACGCCTGGACCGATTCGAAGGTCGCCCGTGTTTCCACGTCGATGTAGGAGTCGGGGACAACGTAGTCTTCCGTCTCCGTGGCCTGGAAGACGACTTCCTCCAGTGTCGTGAAGCCGGACAGGTGCACAACGTTGATCTGTCCTCTTGGAAGAGAACGCATGAGGTCGCGGAAGGTCGTGATGGCCCCGCCCCCGACCTGAAGCATTGCAGTTCCGACAGCGTCCGCAAGCTGAGCCGACCTCCTACGAACGCCGAAGGTCGTCCAGGGCATCTCAGGGTAGGCCCCAGAGATCTCGTCCGGCTGGTAGCTCGTGCCCAGAGCTTCCAAGTCCTTGAGGGCACCCAGAAGAGGGAGAGACGGCAGACCGGCCAAGATACCAGACACGCGCGTCAAGCTTCCCTTGCCCACAGCCGAGTTGGGTGTGGAGTCGTCGAAGGGGGAGCCGTCCTGCTTGAACGAGTAGATGACCTTGCCGTCCTCGTCCACTGGTAGTTCCTCATGGAAGTCGAGGGAGAAGGCCACCTCGAACAACGCCTTGAGGTTCTCGATGACGTCGAAGTCCCCAACGTCTACCGGGATGCGCGTCTTGAGGATGGGCGTCGGGAAGCCCATCGACACAAGGTCCGTCACGCTCGAAGACGTCGAGGGCCAGAACATGACGGGGATGGTCGTATTGTTGCCGTACTTGGGAACCTGCAACGCATCGACAGAGGTCGGGAAGTTGATCTGCCCGGTTGAGTCATCGTAGTCGAGGTCGCCTATGAAGGCCCGCACCTGATAGTAGTAGTCCTCATCGGCCACGACATTCTGATCGATGAAACGGTACTTGCCGGTCAAGCCAACGAGCTGCGTCCCGATGGGCGCCACGAGGTAGCTCTCGAACTTGATGACAGGCTCGCCGCTATCGTCACGCAAGACCTCCCTCCGAGTCACCCGGCGACCGTCTGACGACCGAAGGTCCGTCTCCCGGTCATACTCGACGATGCCCACGGCACCGGGAGTATTCAGCTCCGAGATATCGATCTTCCGAGCCGCCGGGTTGATGGTTGAGCGTCCGATCAAAAAACTCGGTGGCACCAACTCTCGGTAGACCTTCTGGACGACATCGGAGAAGCCTGGGTCCGCGCTCTCTTGTGTGGTGGGAGGCGTCCACTGAAGTTGGATGGACTCGATAGGACCGGAGGTGAACACCTTCGCGGCCGCCAGAATGGGGTCACCGTCAGCTCCGACAGGCAGCACCTTGAAGTTGTTCGGAGCCAGGTACTGAGGCTTGTCCAAGCCCTTCCCAAAGAAGGCCAGCAACCGGATGATGCGTTGGATGAGCTGCCACGGGCTTGTGGCATCCACCATGAGGATGACGAAGCCGCCACGATTCGATCCCCGGGGCTGCGGGCGGTTGAAGTCCTTGGTGTCAAACAAGCTCGCCTTGAACCGATCGACGAAGGCCGGATAGCCACCTCGAATCCAGTCGAGGTTGGGATCGTCGAGAGGGTTGGGTACATCGATGTACATGAAGAAGCCGCTCTGCTTGAGAGCCAGGAACAGCTCTTCGATGAGCTTGATCAACGCCTCAACAAGGGCCCGGATGGGGTTGCCAAAGTCGATCAGGAACAGCTTGATCGTTTCCAGGATGGCCTTGAGGACTTCCAGGTAGACCAGGAGCGTCTCTAGGACGCTCCTGACGGGCTCCATGAAGTCCTTGCCAGGGACTTGTACGGTGAAGGACTTCCAGTCAGCCATGGGTCACCTCAGGAGCCGTATTGCAGCTTGCGAAGTCTCCGGCGATCCTTGTCGATCTGGTGTCTCGTTGCATCGATGGCCTTCCGGACAACGTCTGCCATACGCTCGTTGATGGGCAGGGTCTGCTTGAACTTCCATTGAGGACCAGCATCTACAGGTTCCTCAGCGTCAGGAGCTTGGTCAGCTGATTCAGCGTCTCCGCTGCTGCCGTCGCTCGGTAGTCCTGCGCCCTCTCCTTCTTCGGCAAGATGCCCGTCCTCAGGTTCGTCCTCGCGTCGATCCATGTGTACCTCACGTCATAGAGGCGATCCCCCGACGACATCGCTGCCTCAAGAGTCGCAATATCCCCGGTGCCCGGGTCGCTCAGCTCGACGATGCGAGCCAGGATGCTGGCCTGTTGGTCGGCCAAGTCCGAATGTGTCGTGCGTCTCCCGAAGGCCGACGCGTCCCACTCCACGGTCACTGCCGTCTGGAGAAGGGAGCGGAACGTCTGAAGCCCCGACAAGGCCGCGTCCGCGTGCAGGAGAGCCTGCATCACAGCAGACAGGGTCAGGATGGTCACGCCGAAGGCGTCCACGATACGATAGGACACGCTCGGGTTCGTGGCGGGGAAGCCCCCGTCAATGTCGAGGGTTGTCGAGCTGGTGACCGAAGCGATCTTGTAGATGCCCGCCACGGTGCCCGTCCGGACGAAGACGAAGTGGGTCGAATCAACCCCCGAAGCCGTGAAGTCCACCGATAGGTCAGTCAGCGTCGGCGAGCCATTCGAGGTAAAGCCGTTCGAGGACACCAGCACATCGGTCAGTACATGCTCTAGGAACCTCTCTAAAGCCTCGATCTGGGCCCAAGGCTTCAGGGGTGGCGCGTTGGTCGAAAGGACCGCCTCCTGGGCGTCTAGCTCCGCTACGGCCCCATCCAAAAGACTGCCCGTCCCACCGTAGGTGAGAATCGAGTCATCCACTCGGTACGACACCGCGCCTGTTGACGAGAAAGCTTCCACCAAAAGTTGCGTGGCCGAGTTGACCGCTGTGACCTGCCGCCTCTCCTGGAGAGCCGGCACCACCACCGTGTGCCCCACCTGCACCCCGTTGACGAAGAAGTTGCCGGCCGGATCATCGAGCTGCGTCGTGGTCGTGAGCGTGCCCGCTGAAGACACCAAGGCAGTGGTTGCAGTCACAACGAAACTGAACCCCGTGTCCTGTAGCGCGAACGGCGTGCTGACCGTGATGTCGCTCACCCCCACCACCGTGATCCGATGGTAGGAGGTCGGGCCGTTGAGCCCGTTCAAGATTGCCACGAGGTCCCCAGTCCGGGGGGTCGGCACGCCCCACGCCCCGCCAGTGTTCGTGACGATGGTCCTGGTGACGTCCAAGTCGCCGGTCCCAGCCAAAGCATCTGAAGTTGCCGCTTGGATGGCCGTCAGCTCCGAAGACTGCCGGGTCAGGATACCGATGTCTGGAGTCACCGACCCGTTCACTGTCTTGCTGAGGCCAAGCTCGGATTCCGGGTCCGGCGTCAGCAACGGAAACTGTCGATTGCCGTCATCGTCGGCCGTGCCACCGTCAAGGGCCGGGAACCGGTAAGGGCTCGTGATGGTGTTGAACAGGTAGGTGTTGATGTCGATGAACTCTCCCTCTCCTGGAGCCTGAATCTCCAGCTCCGCCGGGATGGCCGGAAAGCTCCCGTCGAACGGGGGATAGGGCTTGATGTACGTGAGCACGCCGTCGGTCTGATTCACCCCTACGTCGAACCCCACCCGGTACGTGTGCAGGAAGGGGCTTGCAGGCGAAGGGGAGAACGTCGCATCATAGTTCGGGATGTGGTAGACCGTCGCCCCCACAGGGATAGTCGTAGGCACAGGTCCTGAAAGGGTGAGGCTGCTGATTGTCTTCGAGGACAGATTGAGAGCCGGCCCCATGTTGGGCGGGTTGCCGTTGGGGACGATCCACGCGCCGTCACGATCTCTGATGACCACGATGGAGTCGGTGGAGGCCGTGTCAGGCCAGGCCGGCCGAAGCAAGTCCTCTTCCTCTTGCGTCGAGTCCACCTGAATGGTTGTCGAGCCCGCAGGAGCTTCTTGTGTCACGATGGACCACGGAAGCCGGCGGGCCACGCTCTGTACCGAGCTAAGGTTGGTGAACCCTGTCTCGGCAATCGTGTCCCCTGTCTCTACCCCAGAGACGGCTGGACTGAACAGCCGCCGGTAGGTGGGGTAGAACCGGCTGTAGACCGCCGCCTTGTACGCCTCTCGGTAGGTCCCGAGCCATGTGTATGCGAACGGGTTGAGCGAAAACTGGAGAGGGGGATCCGCAATCCTCAGAAGGTCATCGATCTGGTTGGTGACCTCGGCGAAGGTGGCCCTGTCGGGGTTGGTGATGAGCCCGTCGAACAAGAACCGGCCGTCATGGTCGCCGATGACTCGCCCGTCCATTTCCTGGAGGGCGTCTTCGAGGTAGTTGATTCCATCATTGAAGTATTTCAGCGTCGGACGAGCCACTTCGTCTTCGTTGTAGAGCCGACCTTCAGTGTAGAAGATAGATTCCCGCCCCTGCTCGTAGAGCTGGAGTTGGCTCATGTTCTCCAGTCGCGGACCGGCCGTCGGGATGGTCGCTTGAGCGTCTTCTTCGTACTGCTCGACCAACTCCCCTCGGAAGTTGGTGAACGTCTCGACCCGGAAGTAGAACGTGTCGGGCAGGTAGGTGGTGTAGTCCGCTTTCAGCAGCTGCCCATTGAGGCCATTGCTGTCTGTCGGGACAATAGAATGTGTATAGGAGGCTCGTACCCGCCGACCCGCTTCGATGAGGTTCGTACCTGTGTACAGGACGGCGACCTCTTCCAACTCTTGAAGGGGCGTCGTGAGCACGATCTTGCCGCTGTCGTCGATGCTGTAGTCGTCCGGCTGACTGAGAATCACGCCTGCCTGCCCCTCGATCCTTCGGTAGACGAGGAAGGGCTCGCTCAACACCGGGCTGTTCGATGTCGTGGCAGTGGTTGCCGACCCGTCGAGGATGGGCCGCTTGGAATACTTGAGCGTAACCGATCCACCGTCGTACTGAGAGATACCATTCGACGTGAGCACGACCTCCGTTCGATTCAAGGTCGCGTCATAGACGGAGCCCGTCACCCGGTTGAAGTCAAGCAGAGTCCCGCCATCCGTGAACAAGGTGATGGTACCCGACACGTACGTTCGCGTGACGTCTCCGGGAAGGTAGATGCGGTTCGCCCCTCTTGGGATCGTCGGCCACGAGGACAGCTCTGTGTAGAAGTAGGACGGGAAGAATCCCACGGTCGAGGTCCTAACGTCACCGGAAGAGATCTCAACCGACGGGTTGAGGAGGTCGGATCTGAAAACTTGCGGAGAGGCAAGCACGATGGTGGTCGTGTCGCTGGTTGCGTTGTAGGTCGAAGCTCCGATAAGGTAGATCTCTGAGCTGTCCAGCCGCAGGAGTCGGTTTGACACGAAGTCCGATGTGCGGTCCCCGATGATCGTGAATTGGGACGCGTCCGCCTCGATATTCACGATGACCCCGAGCATGGGCGGTTGAAGCACCGTCAGGGTCTTCTCGCCCCCAATGGCCCCGTAGACGTAGTAGTCGATGTAGACGCGCTCGGTGGGCAGCACGTTGTTGCCGTGAGGCAGGGCGTCGGTCACCTGGGTGTCCGACAAGAAGCGGACGGTGGAAGCCGAGACGTTGAAGGCCACCTTTGCGCTACTCTGAGGACGGCCGCCCCGGAACGCCTCCGGTGCAGGCGTGTCGGCCACTTCCCTCCCGAGAGGGTTGAAGTGCAGAAGGTCCGTCACCGTAGGATGGTCTTGCGTGATTTCCTTGCGGACGAGGAAGCGCCCGCGTTCTTGAACGAGGATCTTCTCATCGTTCTCGTCGAGCACTGCGTACGTGAGGAATACTTCCTCACTCTCAAGCATCCGGTCAGTGAACTCGATAAGGCCGAGAGCTGGCTGCAATGCGTAGTCGGTCCCGAGCACAAGCGTGCGGGCCGAGTAGACGCTGAGCCCCGCAGTGATGTCCGCCTGACTGAAGTTGACCTCGCCCGTATCCTGTGCGATCTCGACTTCGCCCGCAGCCAAGAGGACGGGGGCCGTGAAAGCGCCCGCGTTGGCGACCACTGTGACAGACGTCGAGAAGGTTGACGTGCCGAAGCGGAATCGGTAGCTGCCCACGTAGGACACGTCAACGAACAGGCCCGAGGCCGTCGTGCCCATGTTGATCAGACGCTCGACCACCGTATTGGGGTCCACATCGGACACGTTCCGGAAGTAGCGGTCTGCAAGGATCTCGCTGGATCGACGGACCTCGTAGACAAGATTCGATTCCACGCCTCCGCTGATGTCCACCGTCAGCGAAGTCGTGCCCACGGTAGCGATCGTGTACACCCCTTGGGCCGTCCCAGAAGTGACGATGAGCAGGTCCCCGGGAAGCACTCCGGCCGCAGTGAAGTTCTGGCTGGTATCGGTGAAAGACGTGCCCGAGAAGGCGCCCGACCCGCTCGCGTACAGAACGCCCTGCGTGTCCGCAAACGTGATGAGGCCGCTTGTGTAGTCAAATAAGGCAGTCTCTCCGAGAACCAACTCGGTCCACCCCACCGTCGAAGGATAGACCGCCCCGCCCCCGACCACATCCTCCAGCTCCAACGTGAGCCGCTGCTCGAACACCAAAGGATTGGGGAGTTGAAGAGCCCCAAACGGGCCGGCCACCCGAAGACGGAAATTGTCCGCCCCCGAAGCCGACACAAGCTGCCCATTGTGTCGCTGAGCGTAGTTGAGCACTCCCGAATCCGGGTCGAGAAGGTAGCCGTAGCCTGAGGGCGGCGAGAGCACGTCGAGGTTCGACAGGATGCCTGGGGGGTAGGTACCTGTCCCCTGAGCAACTCGGATCTCGATCGTCCGGCCTTCCACGGGAATCGCTGGGAGGGTGACCGACGGAGCCCCGATGATGGGATCCGCCCACGAGGCATCCTCCGTCGAGTGAAAGGCCGCGACATCCAATGTTGTGGGGTCGGAAGCTGTCAGGTCGACAGGCGTCCGAAACATCCGGAGCGTCATTCCTCGTTCGATGTCGAGATCGGCCACGATCGCCTGGACATTCTCCGAGCCGTAGGACGACTGGTCAGCGGCGGAGAATCGGACGGCACCCGTTCCTCTGTTGACCTCCACCACGCCCCTCTTGCCCAACGCACTGAAGGAGTCGACGTACTTCGTCTCCTCGAACTGTACTACCCCCGGCACTCGGAAGAACAGATCGCTGTCTTCCGGCGGTACGGGGCTGAGAATCCCAGGAGCACTCACCGTCCCGAAGGCCGCAGCGAACACCGTTGCACCGAAGGCGAACGTCGAGCCGTCGTAGTAGACGGACTCCCCGGCATATGTCACTGCATCGGTGGCATTGAACCGCAGCTCTCCAGTGGCCCGGTCCCACTCAACAGTGCCCACTGCCGGGGTTCCAAGAGCTACAACCTCGACTGGCGTCAAGTATTCCTGGAACCCGATCCGAATGAGCGGGAACTGTCCCGATCTCGGTAGAGGGTTGAGCAGTAGCGTGTCCTCAATGGCTCCGAGCTTGCCGCTAGAGTCATCTCGCGTGTAGAAGCTCTGCCGCTGGAACCGCACGGCCTGGGCATCGTAAGTGACGAGGTCCGTGGGGCTCCACCCCATGCTCCCTGACTCTTGAGAGATCTGGACGCTGCCCACCGGAGGGTCGGGGCTGTTCAGATCGACGTCCAGAGCCACCAGGACGACCGTGAAGGACGTTCCAGCCCCTGACCCTACCGAGACCCTCACCGGGTACGTGACGAGGTCTGAGGAGGCAGGGATTGCGACTACGAGCCGGTTCGTGTTGGAGTCGGCACCGAGCACACCAGGCTCGTCCAAAACCGACCCTGGCAACATGCGGAACCTCTGCTGTCGGCCATCGTAGTCGAACCGGTTGATGACCTCGTTCTTGGTCCAGCAGAAGGTACAGTCGGGGAAGTCCCCGTCCTCAAGGACGAAGACATGGTACTCCGTCCTCGGAGCCGACTCGTCCGACGGGTAGTAGAAGTCGAACGTCGTCTGATTCGAGATGTACACGTTCGGCGTCTGTGTAAACGCACTATTCGCCGCACCTACGCGAGGGGGGTCGACAATGTATCCTGTTATTGACAGGGGCATCAGGACACCCTCACCTCTTGTGCCGCCACCGGATGTTCAAGCCTTTTCTGTTGACAGGGCAGGGGCCTGTTCCAGTCAGATAGGCAATCCGACCATCTTCAAGGGAGACCTCCACACAGAAGCCGAAGCCGTTAGGAACAGGTTCCAGATCGGGAGGGGTTACATCCGGATTTGTCCGTAGGGGTCGGTGCTCTCGGATGTCGATCACCGTAGCTATATTTGCTTTCATCTTCAATCTCCATCTTCATAGGATTTTCCCGGTTCCCGTTCCAGCTCCGCCGGTAGGGGAGGCCGTTCCTACAATGACAATCGGGATAGCAAGACTCGCGAAAACGGAGTCGAGTGCCAGACCGATTGCGCCAGCAAGACGGGGCATAGCCTCGCCAACAAGCCCAGCTGCTGTGAAACCTGCGATCATGGGCCCTGCACAGGAGGGGGCCAGGAACTTCGCAACCCCAGTTCCCGAACCGATCACAGGATGGGTCGTCGTCACGAGCATCTGAAGGAAAGCCAGGGACATTCCATTGGACAAGCCTGTCACGAACAGGGGCATCATGACACCAACAATGCCAGCTGCTGGGACTGTACCCATGAGAGCAGCGAACAGAACAGGTTGGGGAATGGGTAGGGGTAGGGGAACATTGGTACCCACCCCCAAGGACCCGGTGTCCGTAGTCGTGACTTGGACAAGGGGGATCCACTGCTGCAAACCATTGGCAACCCCGAGGGCGATTCGGGGGGAGTCCGTGCCCACCATGCCCACTGCGAGCAAGTTGGGGGCAATGACCCCTGTCATGGATGGGATGGCGACAGGCATCTCAGCTCGACAACACTACCGCAGCACCCAGCAAGGGTGTACCGGTGATGGGATCCAGGGTTGGGGCGTTCGGGGGCATAGAGGGGATGCCACGAGCCACACCAAGCACCCCGGGGGTAGCTGCCCCTCCCAGGTTGATGATGGCCGCAAGGGTGCTTGCAGCGGCGCCAGCGGTGAGATTCAGTGCGAGCCCCGCAGTCAATGCCATGGCGCCGGCACCGGCCGCAGCGGACCACGCCCCCGCCCCGGTAGACAGCGTCACGGCTCCAGCCCCCGTCGTGGCCGCCAAAGCTCCCGTGCCCACGGCAATGCTGAAGGCACCGGCGGGGTTGAGGAACGAGGTAGCTCCTGCCGCAACGTTGTAAGTCATGGCACCGGCCAGCACGTTGGTGATCTGCGCCCCCGCGAGGATGGTTGAGATCTTGCCACCCGCCACGATGTTCTCCAGCACCTGGAGGGCGTAATTGAGCTGCGACTTACCAGCGATCAGCTGGTTCATCTCGCCCGCATTGAGAGTGTAGCCCGAGTGAGAGTTGATCTCCGTCCGGTCCGCCTCCATGCGATTGAGGCCGTTGACGAACGTAATCTTTGAACCCGAGATGCTCTTCTGCTCGGCACCCGTGATGGATGTCTTCTTGATACCCTTGACTTCCACCGCGAGGGCGGCGTCTTCCTCATTGGGGTTGCCGGTGAAGGTTTGCCGTACGGCACCACGGAAGTTCGTGGTGATGACGTTGCCTTCGGCATCTCGCCCGATGTCGAGGTGCAAGCCACCCGCAAGTGTGAGGTGGGCCGAGATGCGGTCAGGAGTTGAAGCCCCGATGAATGCCTTGAGGGCACCGGCCAAGTTGGCTTCGACCGACACATGGTTCGTACCGCTCGCATAGGCTTCCGACCCTGAGGCCGGGACGTTGATGAGAGCCTTGCCCTCCTTGGTCACAGCCACCACGAAGTGGTTGTCCCCACGAGACTTCGGAGGGCGGATCCTGAACAGGAATGCTCCCGCCGTCGTGTCAGTCTCCTCCGCCCCTACACGGTCAACCTCGTCGAGCTGGAACTTGCCCGGGCCGTGAGTCGTGAACTCAGGGAATAGACGAGGGGTCAGAATCTTCCCATACTGTCGCTGACCTCTGGAAGAGGTCAGGTCGTTGCCGATGATCGTGCCGTACACACGTTCGATGTAGGGAGGCCGCCTGTCCACGGAGAAGCCGTCGACCTGCTCAAGAACTTCTTGTGTTAGGTCCGACGTGTGCGACAGCTCCAAGCGGTGCTCTACGAGAGCGTCGGCCGGGCTGTCAGGGTCCTCCAAGCTCAGGTCGGGCCGTAGGGATGGCGGGTAGTGGACCTGCTTGCCATTCGAGTAGACAACGACAGGAAACTCTCGGGTGTCGTTGAACAACGAGTTGAGATTGCCATCCGTGTCGGCGAACTTGTAGGGCTCCCCCTCATTGCCAGGGCCGGCAGCTTGCAGCTCGTCACGTCCGAAGTAGTTGTCCAGGTCGTAGTAGTCTTCGGTGACTTCCTTGAGCGTGCCGTCACCCTTGAGGATGTCGGGGGGCAGGAAGAAAGCGCTGCGTCGAGCAGGACCGGAAAAGAACCGAACACCGCTCTCTGTCTGCACTCGGTGAATGGCCTGTGCGACGAGAGTCCTCTCGGCGTCTCGAAGCTCGATCAGGTCCCCCGCCCGGTTGGTCATTGCCACGTCCTTCGACAGGACGAACTCAGCCCCATCAGAGGACATGCCGCCGACGTTGCCAGGTTTCATCAGCAGTCGCTTGTATCGGACCGTGGGGCCAACCAGCTCTCTGTAGATGGCCTCGTCCCCGTCTGCGACCTCCCCCGGGCTCGCTGCTGCGAAGGGGTCGAACCTCAGGCCACTGCGGTTGCCCGTGGGGATGAAGCCAAGGATGACAGCCTCATTGAGATTCTTGTGGATCTTCCGGAATCCAAGGACGCAGATCGAATTGACCTCCGGCACACCACCCCAGAAGGAACGAGGGCCCGCCATCGCCTGGGCGATGTCCACCTCCAGCCGCCAACCGCCACCAGTGAGAATCTTGACGTCGGCCTTCATGTTGATCTCGTCAACACGGGTGACTAGGCCGATGCGAGTTCCCTCGACCTTGGTGGGATCGAAGAATTCCGACTTCGGAACGGACCCAACAGGCCGCTTCGGTACGTTGTTGAAATTCATGGCGGGAACTCTTGGTTGAGGTTGTTCAGTTCGAGGGTGACGTCACGAAGCTCCTGTTCGGCCGCGTCCAGGGCCTTCTGAAGCTCACTGAGCGTCGAGTCCACGCCAGTGACGACAACGCCACCTGCCGCGAGAGTTGCCTGTCTGTGTTCGATGTCGATTCGAAGATCAGCAACCCTGCGCTCCAACTGACGCTTGCGCTCTTCCAGCTCGGCTCGTTTCGAGTTGGACTTGAGGTTGTCGCTGAAGTCCTCGAACGCCTTCTCAAGGTTCTCTCTGGCAGAGCTGCCCTGTTGGGCAATGGCATCGAGGTCCCCGCCCCGCCCACGCCCCAAGGGGTTGAACGGAGGCGTGAAGCCACCCAAGTCTTGAGGGTTGAAGCCCCGCCCAAAACGAACCTCTTCGACGTTGACGGGCGGGCCTTCTTCCAGCTCGCCTCGAAGACCCTTCTCAAACTGCTGGTGTGGCCCATCGAGGGCCCGGTATAGGCTCACGAGGTAGTCCTCGATCTTTGCTATGGTCTCTTCCCGACTCAGGGCCGGCGGAGCAATGGGGCGAGTGTTCAACTCCAGGTCGATTTGGCCCGTGTTGAACTGATAGAGGACGTCCTCGGGATCCTGCCCTGTCTGCAAGGCGTAGTCTTCGATTTGGGCCGACCTCTCCACGCCCTTCTGGTACGCCGCGCGAGCTTCGTCTGTGGTGATGCCCCGGCCGGTCGCCTGGACCTGGTACGCCTCATCCACGATCTTGGCGTAGTAGGCTTCCTGCTGGTCCGGGGGCAGCGTGCTGTAGTAGTCATCCTCTGCCAAGGTGGACGACACATAGTTGGACACGCCCTCGTAGATCTGATCCTCGTCGCTGGTGGTGATGGTGATACCCCCCTGCCCGAAGGACAGGGAGCTGTTGTCGGAAGCCGACGCATTGAGGATCTTCACCTGATAGCCGACGTTGATGAAGGCCAGATCGCTGCGACTCAGAAGACACCCGCAATTCTCCGGAGAGGTGTCCTCCGTCTTGACGCTCAGCTCAGCCAGCGTCAGAGCCCTCGACAGCTGAGAAGCTTCCACCGAAACGTTCGTGCCCTTCTGTGCCGCCGACCCGAGAGGGGCGACGTCGACGAAGTTGGTCTCTGTGTTGACATATTCCGGCTCCCCCGTCTCAGGGCTGATGACTGCTGCCGTGTGCAGGTCATCCGGCTGCAACGTGGCGAGCGTCCGGGAAGGATTGGGGAACCCCGTGTTGATGGTCACGAGGCCCTGGGATTGAGCTTGGAGGGTCTCGGCCAAGCCCCCCGTCAGAGCCACCTGGGGCCTCACGTCCGCTCGACTGTTGAGAGCGCCTGGGTTGTCGGCCGTCTCGTTGAGTACCAAGCTGCCGTCCCTCAGGGAGACGTTACGTCCGTATTTGTAATGCCCGATGACCTCGAAGCCTCGCTCGTCCGACACAGGACGGATCATGGCTGTGGTGCCGTGGAAGACGTTCTCCAGCTGCCCTGTGTCTTCGTCTCGGAAAACCACATTGCTCTTGGGTATGAGCAACATTTCCTTGATGACTGCCGTTGACTCGTACAGGTAGGTGAAGACGCCCGCAGAATTGAGCCCGTAGGTGAAGCGGTTGTTCAGGTATCGCTCCCGGGCCCGGTCGATCTCATTCACCTGAAATTCCTTGTCGAACTCCCGCTGAACGAGTTTGCCGGCGTCTTGGTTGAACTTCTTGGGGTCGAAGGCTGGCTTCGGGCCTCGCCCCGTACCTTCCTTCCGCCGGCCCGTGACCTTCGCGTAGTTGTCGGGGGCTGGCGCGAAAGGTCGCGTGTAGGCCATCACAACGTTGGGGTGGCCCAGGATGCGGTTCGTCTTCGGGTCCTTGAGGATGAGGGGCTCGTAGGGATCGTTCTCCCCCGGAGTCTCAGGGTAGTTCGTAGGGGGCAGCTGGGCAGCTTCCCCGACATCCCCCAAGAAGGTCGCTTCCCTTAGTGCTCGGGCCGGAGGTGTGGGTTCGTTGAGAGTGCCTTTCTGGTACGTCTGACCCTTGAGCTTGTCGAGACGAATGCTCCCGATGCCCTTCGGCGCGATGAACTTGGTCCGCTTGGCTGTGAGACTGAGAGTCGTCTGGGCTTGGCCGCCGAACTGCACGTTGTGTGAGATACCGGTGATGTACCAGACCTGATCCTTCGACGCGAGATACACAGGGAATCCCAATCGAAGCTCGGGGCGGAACGGGATAGCCACCGTGGCCCGGAACCGTCTGGCATTCATGCGGTCGAGAAGGTCGAGCCCCATGTAGAACATGTGCAGCGTGGAGCCCATGAACTCCGAGTTGAAGGTCTCGACGCGCCACCCATACTTTCGGAGCAGGTGGTAGTCCGTGACGCTCGTGGCCGGCGTCATCTCCTCCCCGAAGCCATAGTCGATGTTGCCGCCATACGACCCGGAGATCTGAAGCTGCGTCACGACCTCCGCCTCAGACTCGGAAAGGTCCCAGCTGATCACGTCGATGTCCTGAATCCAGCTCACGGGCTTGTTGCCCAGGACATCGAGGTTGTAGAAGGGCGGCTTGAAAACGATGTCCCCCGTCACGTCCATGTAGAACTCGAAACCGATGCAGTCCTTGGCGGCGTTCGCAAGTTCGAGCTTCGTCTGGTATTCACTCTGCCAGAAGTTGACCTGTCCCGCGTTCTGAAACTGCGTCCGGAAGGCAGTCACCTGGGAGTCTGTCGGGTCGAAGACGAGCTGGCTACCGGCCGATCCGCCGTTGGCCTTACGCACAGCCTGACTGATGGCATTCTTCGTGAGAGGTCGAGTCCCTCCAGGACCATAGGCAGCTTGCAGCTCGTCCCCCCGCACAGCGTTGCCTTGCGTGCCGTACAGCAGAAGGTTGGATCGAATGTGCCGAAAGCGGTCCTCCCAGTAGACCATGAGGTCTGCGAGGGCTGCCTTGAACGTCGCTCGTTGGGACGTCTCCTTGTACATGCTCAATAGCGAGCCCGACCCAACGATGACGTCCCCGAAGCTGTGCTGTGCAAGGGTCCAGATGATGTCGTAGGGGTTGGCTCCCGAGAATACGTTGCCGAAGAGGTTGCGGCCCATCTGCCCGACGCTCTGTGTGAACGCCGGGTTGATGTTCATCTTGCACAACTCCCACCACTTCAGGATGTCGGAGCAGTTGACGCTGAAGGTATGCTCGCCGCCCGAATAGCTCTCGGATACTTCGTTCACGAGACCCCAAAAGATGGGGTAGTATTGCGGAACACCCTCGACCACGAAGTGGCCCTTCGCGAAGATCTCGACCTCCATCATGGAGGTGATGAGAGGTTCCCCGTCGAAGAGGAACTCGTCCACGGCGTGTCGAGGAACGGACAGCGTGAAGCTCGCGGACCCCGGCACGCTTTGGGTGTTGAGGTCGACTTGAATGCTCGTGATGTACTTGTTCCAGGCAAACCGGCGTTTGCACTTCGGGCACCCGAGGATGTCCACCTCGCCGTTGATGAACACAACAGCATCGGGGGCTGTCACGACAGTCGGACGGATGCCTTGCTGATATGTGCCTTGGTAGGGGCTGCGAGCCATCAGGTGCCCTCTTCCGCGTTCGGGTCGGAAATGTTGGTCAGAATGTCGTCATTGCGAGAGGGATCGAACTGACGAAGGATGTCCGCGTCTGTGACTGTGCCGTCCACCTGATCTTGAGGATCCACGCCCGCCACCCCGGCAAGGGAGAACAGGTCACCATCATTGACGGACGGGTCACCTGGGATGGTTGGGATGGCGCCCTGGGTCTGCGAGCTTTGGGCACCCGAGTATGCGAGCCCGTATTCGCTGTCAGGGCGGTCCAAGAGGTACGCTGACCGCACCTTGAACTCGAAGCTGTACTCTGCCGTGAAGGGGGCGGTGTCGGTCTCAGTGATGTTGAATGAGTCGAATGAGCCCACATACAGGGTGCTGTCGTAGTAGATGTAGATCGAACCGAGGAGGGTGAGGTTGTTGACCCCCTCTTCTGCCGTAAGGCTGTCGTCGAGCCACATGGCCGCGTTGCTTTGATACAGCAAGAACAGGGACATGAAGTTCCGCCAAGACTCGGAGAACTTCGCGGCTTTGCGGGTGAGACCAGGCCCTACCGCGTTGGTGATGTCCATCGCGTAGAAAGCCGCAATGCGTCCAGACGCAGACACGCTATCTTGGTCGTCTCCCCAGAACTCGATGATGGGACCCTGCCGTCCCCAGTTGCCATCCGAGACGATCTTCGCCCCCTTGACCGAGAACTTCTGTGGATTAACCAGAAGCCGAAGGGGTGGGGTGTTTTTCATCTGCTCCAGGGCTGCCTGCATGGCCGCAATCTGCTGACGCTGGGCGGCCTGGTACTTCTTGCCGAGGTCCGTTTGATTGAGAGGCGTCCCGTCAGTCTTGTCCTTTTCCTTCCTCGACGTCTTGGACGCATCACTACCATTAGGAACCCAGTCGCCCCCGCGCCCCTCGCCGACTGTCTCGACGGGGGCATCCGGCACGTCGTTCCCGAGAGCTGCCTCAGCCTCTGCGATCTTGGCTCGGACGAGCTGAGGGGGCAGGTTGGCGATCATCGTCGTCAGCATGGCGTGTGTGAGGCGCCCCTCTCCGTTCTTGTCCAGGCTGCTGTTCTGGTCATAAGCCCTTTGCTGAAAGTCCGACCTGGTGTAGACGTCTTTCCGCGTTGTGCCCGGAGGATACTTGCCGGCGTCGATCTGCGCCTGAACGTACTTCTCTTGGTAGGCAATGCTCGCATAGGCACTCCCGTCGGGATTTCTCAACCCGCCGAAGTGCTTGCCATACATGGCGTTACGGTCACCCTTCATGCGGACCCGCTTCATGTAGCGTTCCATCCATGCGAGCTGGTCCTCAGGACCGAGGTTGCCGTACTCCTCCCACTCCTCCCGTGTCATGCCGGAGCCCCGGCCGCAGGACCACACGAACTGGCTCATCCCCACAGCTATGGGCTGGTTGGCCTCTTTCCTACGCTTGATCTCCGCAGGATTCACACCGTAGTTTTTCTCAGCCGGGTTGAATCCACTCTCGTTGTAGATGATGGCGGCCCAGTCCACAGGATTCGCGCCAACCCGGCGGCACATTCCGACGAATTTGATCCAGAAGTCGTCGGACAGTGAAGGGACGTAGCTGCCCCACGGGGCATCTTCGTCATACTTCCCTTCGGAGCTTCTATCGTCCCGGCTATCGGCCTCACGCTGCCCCGTTATCACAGGCACGTCTTCGTCCCGAGCAATGGTGGCGGAGCGGTCGAGGATGCGCCCTGTCACGTTCACCGCAGGGGGAATGACGCCCACCGCAAACAGCTTCGACGCTTGAGGGTTCCTTGTGTGTGCTGCCGTGAGCGGGATGAACTCGTTGGACAGGGCATCCATGGACCTGTCCAACCGGCTGTAGAAGGTCAGGAGATTGGCGTAGACGGCCGGACCGTAGTAGTCAGCAGTGGCCTCGATGTCCTGGTAGATCTTGGGATCGCCAAGTGCCATCAGGTACCTCCCCTCAGAATTGCCGCAACGTCTGCGTCGACCTCATCATTGGCAGCTGACCGGGCAGCGTCGTCCTCCGTAAAGGCCCCTCGACGGGCTTGAGCGGCCGCCGCTGACGTGACCTCCTGTTGATACTCTTCGTCGGTTCTCACCCGGCTTGGGCCGGGCACAGAGGCATCTCCAGGCACGTTCTGGGTTTGGAAGGTCGGGACAGGGGCATAGGCTAGACTGTAGAAGTCGGAGTAGGTGAATGGGACGCTCATGATGGTGTATTCGATCTTGAAGGCCCAGTTGAGGCGGAACGCGAACGGACTGTCGTCCGTCTCCTCGACCTCGAAGGATCGAAAGTGCCCCAAGTAGGTCCCCCGGTCGTACATGAGCATGATGTGTCCCTGAAGGACGATGTTCCCGTAGGGGTCGTAAAGGCTGCCGTTGTTCAAGTACAGGTCGTGCAGGTCCCTGTATCGGTCCCATGCGATGGTTCGCTGTCGGAGCACGGACGATAACCCCGTCCGAATATGCATGAACGTCCCCGTCGACCCGTCCGCCGTGATCTCGATGAGATCCTGCCCCCAGTGTTGCTCGACCCACCCACCTCGCGTTTGAAAGCGCTCCACCTTCTGAACGTAGCTCTCGTTCAAGCTCTGCGGATTGACGTGAAGAACCAACGTGTGCGGCAACAGGATGCGAGTCCGGTTGAAAGGACTCGTCACCTGGAAAGCCATGGCGATGGGCTTGTTCTTCCTGCCCGCCGCAGGGTGCTCATAGACATTGCCCTGTGTTGGGACAGGAGCCTCCGCGAAGTCCGGGTTGGGTGAGGGGATGCGAGGCATCAGGAGTTCCTCTCACGCTGTTTGTACTCGTAGATCCCATCCATGACCTGCGCCCTGATCAGACGCTGGGCGTTGGGGTCCAGGGTGATGTGGACGTTGGTCGTCCCACCGCCCCCGCCGCGACCCCGGGCATAAGCGGGCCGAATCTCCTCGCCCGGGCCGATGGCCGCATAGCCCTCACCCGGAGGCGGTGGCTGGACGACAGCGAGTCCGTCTCTGACGTGGGTCACGAGCCCGCCATGTTGGTTCGGCTCACCGCCCGCACCAACCTCCCCAGTCGACATGTTGCCGTACAGCTCGTCGCCGGTTCCGATCTGCTCACTGAAGGGCCGAGCAAAATCCTCAACCGACAGGTTGGATTCCCGCATCAGATCCGCCACCTGGCCGCGATCCATTTCAGAGTACATCCAGTATTCGAACAAGGCTGTGCGAGCCGCGTCCAAGACAGCTTCCTTGACCACCTTCTTGTAGTCCCCCTTGAGGAACTTGGTGCTGTACTTGACGTACAGGGTGCCGTCCTTGGTCGCCTTCTCATCCAAGTGAGCCGAGGACTCCGCACTCGCCTTGGTGGCCTCTGCGGTGGCCTTGGCCTCCTCGTAGTAGCCAGTCTCTTCGAGAGCCGGCGTCATCGCAGTCATAGTTTTCAGGGCTTCGGTGCTGTCCTCTATCCACGGCACCTTCTCCATGACCTTCGCCATCTCTTCTTCGGTGATGCCCGCGTGCTTCAGGGCATCTGCCATCATCGCCTTGTCGTCCACCGCTCCCGCGTGGGTAGACCGATAGCTCATGTACTTGAACAACTTGGAGGACGTATCTCCCTCGCCACCACCCATACCGGCGGCCTTCATGGCCTCGCCCATGCTCTTCGAGGACATGTTTTCCATCATGGCCTTCTTCATGTCATCGAAAGCTTTCTGACTGCTATCAGCGGCCCTCAGTTGCGACTCAGCCGCCACCAGAGCCTTCTCATCGGCGTCAGTCCACTTGCTAGGGTCCGAGGACTTGCGTTCTGCCAAGCTTGTGTACTTGGCCTCGATGTCGTCCCGATTGGAATTGGTGGTCGCAAAGGTAGACGCGGCTTTGCCGATAGCAGATGCGAGGGCTGTCTTGGCGAGCCCTCCTTTGACATCGCCTCCCTTGCTAGCCACGCTCACCAGCTCGTTCTTGGCGGCGCCTCCCTCTCTTGCAGCCTTGATCTGAGCTATCCGCTTCTTCGTCTCCTCGTCACCAACACCAGGGATGTTCATGATGCCCTCCCAGATGCCCAACATCGCGTTGTAGATCTGGTTCATGACGAAGTCGACGAGCACCCCGAGCTTGTCGATCAAGCTCTGGGTCATCTTCCCTTGGTCCTTGGCGAAGTCCTCCATGCTCTTGGCATCATCCTTGAGGGCCTTCTGCTCTTCCTCGCTCATCGAATCGAGGATGTCTTGTGTGGACCCGTTCAAGGCCAAGTCCTTGTCGCCTTGTGCGAGAAGCGCCTTTCGTTGCTCCTCCACAGCAACCTCCAACTTCATCATGCCGCGAAGTTGCTGAGTGGACATGCCCAGCATCTCGGACATTTTAGTCATTCCGAGGTTACCTGCACCCTCCATGAGGGAGTTACCCCCGCCGAATCTCGAAAGGGCTGCACGCATCATGTCGACCGTCGAGCCCATACCGAGGTTTTCCATCGCGAAAGCTTGCCCGTAGACCCCCTTCTTGGAAGCATTCTCGTCGATATTCAATTCGAGAGAGGACTCTCGAAGGGTACCCAACTGTTCCTTGGCCCTGTCTTGGACCTTGTCCCACAGGGCCTTCGGGTCTGAGGTGATCTGATCCCGGACAGCGTCAGCCTGTTCCCCGATGGCCTTCCCGATGTCGCGGTAGAGATTCTCTCTCCGAGTCTGCAAGTCCTGTTCGACGATCTTCTTACCCTTGTTGCCCGCAAGAAGGGCGACCTTGAGGCGCTCGTCCTGGCCCATGTTCTTGAGGCCCTGGGCCGCCTGCTGCATGAACTTCGCAGCGTTGCGAGGGTTCATCACCTTGCCCAGCATCTTGAGCAGCTTGACCGCAGAACCCATTCGAACGTTGTAGAGGGACAGGTCCTGCGACACGCCACGGATGATAGTGAAGAACCGGTTGGCGGCGATGCCCGACTCGGTGGCTGACCGTGTCATCTGAGCAAAGGCCAGTCTCGTGTCTTCGAGCCCCATCCCGAGGTCGGTCATCATCTCGCCCTGGAACTTGGTCACCTCCTGGAGAGACACGCCGAAGGCCCGGGAATAGGCCACGCTCACGTGGGTGAGTTCTGACGCGAACTCCCCTACTTCCTTCTTGGCAACAGCCGCCTCTTGAGTGATGCGCTTGATTGACACGCCTTCTTGCGTAAGTGTCGAGATGACGGCCACGTGCTCGTCCGAAGAGATGCCCCACTTGATGTTCTCCCACGAGAAGGCCGCGTCTCGAATGGATTTCATCGCATCAGACAAGTCCTCGTAAGCCAGGGCCGTATCACCCGCCGCCCCGGCCATGAACTCAGCGGTGCTCGCGGACTCCAGGATGCTCTTCTGGAACTTCTTGGCCTTGGCGTCTGCGTCGATCATGACCTGCACAACAGCCATGAGAGCCGCCGTAACGCCCCCGATGACAGGACCAAGCTTCGAGAGCGTGGACACCATGCTGCCCATTTTGCCCATAGCCCCGCCCACAGCCTTCAGGCTCTTGCCAGCGAGGGCTGTGGCCTTACCGGCACCCGGCTTGTTCATCAGGCCGGTGCCAACCCCTCTGAGCTTGACTCCGCCAGTACCGATGCCGCTGAGGAACATCTTGCCAACGCTCTTGGCGATACCGCCACCACCCTTCAGCATGCCTGGGATGTCACGCTGGAAGAAGCTGCGCATCGTCTCCTTGAAGTCCTTGGCAGCCTCACCCATCCCCTTTTTGGCTTCGGTCCCCATGGCCTTCATGTCGAAGGGAGAGACCTCTGTCTTCTTCCGCTTGAGCTGTTTTGCCAGGGCCTTGATCTGGTTGTCGATGCCCTTCTTGGCCGAATCGTCAGCGCTCTCTCGTTGCCTCTTCAGATGCTCGATGGCGTTGTCCAGACGCCGGATCTCTTTGATCTCGTTCGAGTAATACCCCGAGACCTTCCCGAGATTATCGATCCAGTCCTCTGTGGAGTCGGCAGCATCATCTGATACTCGTTGGGCCGTCTTGCCGAGCTTCTCGATGCTCTTGCTGACCTTGCCGATCTGCCTGTCCATCTCACGCTGGAACTTGGCAGCCTCCCGCACACCTTTCTTGGTATCGACGTCAATGACGTAGCCTAGGACTTCTTTGTCGGCCATTACCGGTTACCTCGTCTGAAAGGCTTGCCTGGAGGTCTCTGCGCCACAACCACAGGGGCAACTTCTCGTAGCTGCTGTTCTGTGACCTTGGGGTCGTGCCACTTGTCCATGAATTCGGACAGCTTGGGGTCGAACGCCTCCGGGAACTTCTGAGCAGCTGACGCCTTACTAGCAACCAGCCTTCGTCGATCCGCGATACGCTGTTGGACTTCCTCTTGTGTGAGGCCCCGAGTTATCTCTGCCCCACCGACCACAGCATTCGGGCCAAACTGCTCGATATGCTGGTCTCGAAGGGTTTCGAGAGCCTGCATGCGTTCTGCGTAGCGGGCTCGAACGCGGGCCTCTTGAGCCTCGACCACCTGATCGTGCCAGTCTTTTTCGCCCCTCAGATCGTTCTCCAGCTGTTCAGCCAGCTCTTCCACAGTGCGAGCTACCTGAGTGGGAGACCCCGCCTTGGCCGTCGAAGAGGTCAACGATTCGTTCAACAGAGCCGCTCGCAAGAGACGGTCTCTTCTTGCCAGCCGATCGTTGCGCTCCCTCTCTCGCCGTTGCTTATCGCGATTGTTGATCGGTGCAAGGCCCTTGCTACCGGCGAAAGCTCCCGCAACGAACTTGGTATTCTCCCACTCCCTCTCGATTTGCTCTTGCTGATCCTCGAAGTAGTTGATCGCTCGCCACGTAAGCTGCCCCCAGTTGAGACCGAGTGCCTCCGTACCAGAGAAGCCCGTCACAGCAGACGACGTCAGGTCGAGCTTCTGGTATTGCGCCCAACGAAGCCTCGACTGAGAGTCCATGGCGTAGACGTCCGTCAACAGAACCGCCCGGCTGGCTCTTCGGTTGACCTCGCTGAGGTTCCGGATGACCTTCTGCTTGGATCTGTTCTCGAACTGTCGGAAGGTCTCGGCAATGTCGGGGATCCATCGCTCCCGGTCCGGGAGGATGTTGATGCCATCGACCATCAGAACACCGAAGGCCAGGAAGTAGTTGTAGAAGTTCGAGCGGCCCTGTCGACCGGTCGGATTCACCGTGAGTAAGAGACGCTCGTATTCGTGATGGTTGAGCGACTTAAAGACGAAGGTGACCCCGTTTATCTCCGCTGCCACGTACAGAAAGCCGTGAAACAGTAGAGGTTCCACGTCCTTCAGAAGCTCAGGGTTGACCTCAGGCGGCTTCGGAGCCTCGATGTGGATGTCCTCGGCGGTACCTGTATGCTGACGTTCGAGCCGTGCTTGCTCGCGAGCATACTGCTGTTCCGCTGCCGTCGACATGTCATCCTTGTGGTGGCTTGAACCGCGTGTTGATTCCTACCCTAGGCGGCGTACCGATAATTGTTCGAGCCCCTCTCCCGTCCACACTCTTGATGGGTTCCGAAAGTACGGCGACCTCTCCCCCATGAGGGTCGTACATACCTGTTTCGTCCAGAATGCCCGGATCCACCTGGGATTCGAGATTCGCGATGGCGGCGGATCGCCCCCGCATGCTCGACGCATTCTCCGCAGCTGCCTTTCGGATGTGCTCAGGGACCTCGACCTTTTTGGCTGCTGGCACAGCTTCGTCTTGCACTGGACGCGACACCGTCACGGGTCGACGATTGAGCGGCATCCGTGTTCGCATCAGCTCTTCGGGCGTTGGGTCCGAAGATGCCCGTTGCACGGGCTCGGGAGCGGGTTCAGGAGCCTTTTGCCTCACTGGCGGCTCAGGGGCCACGGGCAGAGACTCGGTGGCCTGAGGGGCCACTTGGACGTTCTGGAGGCGAGAGGTCACACGATCGAACTCTTCCTTCGAGGACGACTTGAAGAACCCAACCTCGTTGTAGATGGCGGACACCATCTCGGGCGGCAGGTCCTCTTCGGCTTCCTTCAGCTCGGAGAGGATCCGACGAAACTTCTCCTCGGCTGTTTCGTCTGGGATCTTGAAGGTGACCCCCTCGCGGGCCTTCTCGTCGGCCATGTCCAAGACCTCGGCGAACTTCTTCCACGCGACGGCAACAGCCTCCCTCCCCCATCCGGGTAGAAGGTGTTCCTTGATCCACGTGTGCCGTTCGAGGCGAACGGAGCGGGGCTCGCCACTAGGAGGGATCAAGCCCGCCTCGCCACTCCTCTTCCGGACCTCTTCCACGATGGCCTCGGCGGCCTTCTTGTTTGGAAGTTGGGCCTCAACCACGTAGGCACCGCTTGGGACCTCTTCCTCGATGAACTGAACGTCTCGAAGATCTTGGTCCCCGATCTCCACGATCGCTCGACAGATGTGACCCTCTTGGAAGCCGTACAGGTAGGCCACCTCGTCGAGATCCTCCGTCTCAGCGTGGATGTCGTTGTAGTCAGACGTGGTGAGGTTCTGAAGAACGATTGAGCACCCGTCGATGGTGACGGGTATCTCGACGCGCCCTACCTGCTTGGCTCGATTGAGTGCCTCTAGAACCTTCGATGCTTGCAACGTTGCCATCCCCATCTCCTTTTCATCTCACCCAGGGACGGCGACGAAGACGAAAGCGATTAGACCTGATTCATTAGGCACCAATTGCCGCTGGAGGGTCTTTTTATTTTCATCTTCATCGTCGTCTAGGCGTTGCCGACGCTCAGAGAGGCGTCGGGGAACCTGCACCACCAGCGAACCGCAAGGAGTAGCCCTTGCCGGCCGCAGACCCCGCACTCGGAGCGAGTCCGGTGTCCATCCACTCGCCGTATTCGCTGAGGCCGTCGATGATGTCCGTCACCGTGACAGAACCATTCTCCGCCACGATGGCAGAGTCCGCCGCGAACGACGCAGAGTAGCTGTTGAACCAGCAACCCTCGAAGAACGTAAACAGGGCCCGAGCCGTGCCGATCGGGGCACCGGCACCTGAGCCGTTGACGCCCGTCTGCACTGTGGCTGTGCCCACGCCAAGAGCGCCGTCGATGTCGCCTTCCACATTGGTGCCACCGGAGACGATCTCGGAGAAGACCAGCTCCTGCTTGATGTCGAACGGCCACCGGTGGTGCTTGAGGGACCGAACCAGGCCCTCGACACCGCCCTTGTAGCCTACGACCTGGAAGAGGTTCACGGCGTACATCAGCGTTTTGTTCAGGGTCAGGGTCATGGGCTCGGTCACGCCAGGGACCAGCTCAGCGATCTGGTCGCCGTAGCCCACACCTCGAACGGCTTCCACGGCCCGAGACTCGTCCGAGTTGAATTCCGAGACCACGCCGATCTGCTGGAATTGGCCTACGCTGTACATGTAGCCGTAGACCTTGTTTTTCTGGCTGGATGCAGCACGGGTGTTCGGAGCCGTGCCCATTCTGTAGATGTAGTTCGATGCGGAACTGGGGGATGCCATTATCTCGTCTCCTGTGCGTCTGGGTCTAGTCTCAACGACCTATCAGTAGTAGTCGTCCCCCGAGTCCACCTTCACGGGGCTTGGGCTTGGTTCAGGGGCTGGAGCCGCTGAGGCACCCTTTGGGAAGAACAACCCATGCAGGTGGTTGGCTCGCGCTGCGTACTTCGCGAGGTCCTCTTGGGCCCAGGACTCCATCAGGTCCGTGCTGGCTGTGAGGCTCGCTACGCGTTGAGTCAGCTCGTAGACGTCGAGACGAGCCTGGACATGGTCGAACTGCTTGCCCGATTCCACGAGCTGCCCGATCTTCTCGTCGACGGCCGACATCTTTTCGAGGATGCCGCTGACCGTCTTCTCTCCCGGGTTCAGCACCTGAGCCACCTTCGCAGCATCCACGTCCTCGACCTGGGTCACTTCAGGAGGCCGGTCCACACCAGCATCGAAGACCTTCGCTCCAAGACCGAGATAGGCTGTGTTGCTGCTTTGGTCGACGACCTTCGCAACGAACTTCTGCAAGATGCCCACGCCCTCGGCCATCTTCTTGGCGGGCACACGACCCGCTACCCGGTTCAGGTTTCCGATGTGCTGTAGGATGTTGTCGAGATCAGAGCTGATCGTATCCATCGTTTTTCCTTGGCTCGTCTGTCGATCCGTGGGGATAAAAGGATGCGCTACCGCCCACCTACTCCGGCGAGGGGCCAGAAGGCTCCACAGACGATCTTCGTCCACGCGGAGCATGACCTCCTCGCCCTTGAGGAACTTGTTGAGGACCTCTCGGGCCTTCCTACTTCCCCCAAGGCAAGCCTTAACCACGAAGTTCAGGACGGAGACGGACCCAAGGTTAAACTTCTGGCCGTCAGGCGTGCGAACCCAATTGGTGGCCTTGTCCGAGCCGATTGTGACGAGCAAACGTGCACCCATTCACCTTGGGTGGGGTACGAAAGCTCTATTGAAAAATCCAGCCTACAGCCGCACGAGGACTTTGACGAGGGCTTCCAAGGGCAACAGTGTGCCCTTCACCGGGCTGTACAGGAAAGTCCCAGTGCTCTTCCAATCAGAGGGCTCCCCCATGGCCGCCTCGGCCTCGTTCAGGACATCCGCCCCCTTCAAGAGGTCGAAGGCCAGCAAGAGGCTTTTGCGGGCCGCCAGGACGTGGAGCCGGTCCCCCCTCTGACGAACCAACGCCCCCTTCAAGAAGCCCTGCCGAAACAGCTCGACCCAACCCTTCCTCAGGTCCTTGTGCTGCGTCTTCGCCAGAACGAAACCAACCGTGCCCACATCCAGCAATTCCGGCATCGGAACCCTGGGAGGCAAGGCGGGATAGGCGTCTTCCGTTATCGCGTAGAAAATCCACTCCACGACCGTAGCCAGACGCTTGTGCTGCTCCGACAACGACAGCCCCTCGGGCAGGTAGCTCTTCAGCAGCTCGAAGAACCGACCCATGTCCGACGTGATGTGGGCGCAACCGGACTCTCCGTACGCCTCCACCAGATGGGCTGCCACTATGAAGTCGGGTGTCCTCGGGTGAATGGCGAGCTGCCGGTTGAGAAACAGGGCGATGGCGAGCAGAGTGCTCACCGAATCCACCGATCGAGTCAGAAACTTGAGGGGAAAGGGCTTCCCCATGATCAGGTCGGAGTAGAAGTCCCCCAGGGCGGGCAGCCCTGTGTAGACATAGGGTCCCTTGAAAGTACCGAAGGCCACAACTGTATCTCCGACAACACCATCGTGTTTCGGATCGACAACGACCTGGAACTCAAACTCCTCCATGTCTGGAGGGTACACCAACTAGTTGGCGACGGGACCGTAAAAGGCGTCGGCGTCATCCTCTGCGATGTCGCCCCACTCGGCCAGCTCTTCGGAGGCTGACCGCCTTCGAGACTGTTGCCACGCTCGCAGAGAGTCGTCGAAGACCTTGATGATCTCGGCGGCCTGCTCCTGTGTGAAGCGTCGTCGGAAGTCGTCCGGCCCGTTGGGCATGGGACCAAACTTTCGGTCGAGGTTGTGCTTCTGCCAGAGCCACGCCTTGCCACTCAGGTGGTACTTGAGACGCTCGATCTGAGCATCTGTTGGACCTCCTCCAGGATTCTGTTGTGGCCTCGGAGCAGGTTGCTGGCTCCGCTGGTCGTTCTGGATTCGGTCGTGCTCGGCACGAGCTTCGAACTCAGTCAACGCATCCCTGAGATGCGTGATGAGCCGAGAAGCTGATCCATCGCGACCACCATCGAGCATCGAGAAGTCTTTGGGCTCGGTGCTACCGTCGAGCCCAAAGTCCTTCCAGTGGATCTGACCTTGCAGCTTCCGCTGGAACACCATGGATACCAGCTTCTGGATGAACTCCATTTGCTTGGGAGAAGGACCACTCGCCGCAGGAGCTACTCCTTCGGCCCTCTTCTCCCAGTAGTCCTCGCTGTCTTCGTAGATGTCGATGAGCTTGTCGACACGATCGTCAAGAGCCGATCGCCAGTTCTTGGTGCGCATCACAAGCACAATTCCGTGCTTCTTCTGCGTGGCCTTGGTCATCAGGTATTCGCCCTTACCCTTGACCTTCAGGCTGACCAGGAAGACCTCGATGGCATCGTCCCCTACCCCACGAACCTCTTCACGTCCAATGGACAGGGAGGTGTGAATGCGAACCCCAACATTGGGTCCGACCTGGAGGGTGTAAGTCAGCTGGTTGCCGATCCGGCCCGGCTTCGGACGGTATGGACGGTAGGAGTTCATGACGAACTTCTCCATCTCATCCTTGGAGATCTCGACGTACCGATCAGCCATTGTCCACTCCCTCATTCCACCGAATCGAAGCCTCGACCAAGTCCTCTTCGGTCATGTCGTCCTCAGAGGGGTCGGCGCCCCACCAGATGGATGCGTCAGCAGCTGTCTTGGAGGTCACGCCGTCGACCGCTGCCGCAGCTTCGCCCGCCACACCTGCCGGGTTGACGTTCTCTCCTGGTGCCAAGCCCGCTTCCAACACGAACCGACTGATACCCGAAGGCTTGTTGTTCAACCTCTTCGGGCAGATGATCGTGAGGTTCTTCTCAGCACGAGTGATGGCAACATACCCAAGACGCCGTTCGTCTTCGAGTTGCTTCTGTTCCTTCTCGGGCGGAGGCGGGGGCTCGTCTGGTTTCGTGAACAGAGGCATGGGGAACTTGCTGTCCGGCATGGGGACGTAGACGTTCTTCCACTCCAGACCCTTCGTGCTGTGCACTGTGTTCAGGGACATGAAGTCCGAAGGCCCCTCAGGGAGGACCTCACCACGCTTGAGGGCCGCCTTGCGCTCCTCCTCTGTCGGGACTCGCAGGCTCTTGGCCCGATCTTCGTAGCGAAGCATCTTGGCGGCAAACCCTGCCGGCGTGTTGGGGTTCTGGGCCACGTCACCAGGATCCGTTGGATCGACTTCCGTGAGAAGATACAGGAAGGACACGTTGCCCAAACCAAGTTCGGACGCGTTGACGTCTCCCACGGCTTCCTTGTCAACATTGTCTTCGTCGGTCGAGTTCCGGAGGTCCCCTTCGATGTTCTCACGAAGAGAAATCGACTTCCATTCGGAGCGGCCTGTTTCCTCGTTGATGGTAGGGACCTCACTGCGGATGTCCAGGATGGCACCGAACAAGTCCTTGGTGGTGGTCTCTTCCTTGTCAGCGTTGGCCTGAATCTCCATGAGTTCATCACGAAGGGCCTCGATCTTGCGCATGGCCGGCTTGATGCCGTTGTGGCTCTTGGCAAGCCTGCTCGCCAACATCTCGACGAAGACTCCGTCCCTGAGCGCCTTGATGGGGCTGATGGCACTCACATCCTCCCCCTTGCGACGGGCATACTCCCGGAAGACCCCCTTGACGATGTCAGGGCCTTCTTTGCCACGGAAGAAGCGCAGGGGTGAATCGATGACGTTGCCGAAGGACTCCTGCATCCTTTCGTAGTCGCTGCCCATGATCAGGTCGACGTACCCGAGCACAGCCTTCGCCTCTGAAGACTCCAAGAACCCCTTCCCGCCCTTTCGTTGGTAGGGGACACCTCGAACGATGCATGCTGTCTCGTAGGAATTCAGTTCGGCGTTGGTGCGGGTGAGAACAGCATGATTCTTGAACTCGTCACCATCGGGCCGATCCACTGCCGCCTTGACCCGATCGATCACGGAGATGGCTGCCGCTGCCTCGTCCACGGGAAGTTCGACTCGGATGGAGGCGTTGCCCGACTGACGTGCCGGGTTGGCGTTGGCCTCCATCGGAATCTGATCCTCGTTGTTGGCGATGAGCTTGTTGGCTGCCGTGATGATCTCAGGCTCGCACCGGTAGTTGGTTCGGATCATCCGAACCGTAAACTCCTCGTTCGTAGCCAGGGCAATGAACAGGTCAGGTCGAGCCCCACGGAAGCCGTAGATCGACTGCTTGTCGTCTCCCACCATCCACAGGGACCGACCATCCTTGCCGTCACCCACCTGTTCCGTGATGTAGCCGATGACCTCGTGCTGGATCGTGTTCATGTCCTGGCACTCGTCGACGATGACGTGGTCGAGTCCAGACTGAATCTTCTTCCTCGCGGCAGGGTTCCGGCGGAGAATGTCCCGAGCGATCGAGAGCTGATCATCGAAGTCGCCGGCTGGAACCAAGCGAGAGCGGTTGTTGTACTGAACAGTTCGGACAGACGCGAGGAAGGCTTCCCATTGAGTGGTTCGCCTGTTGGACGGAGGCCGACGTCCCCACTGCCTGGCCTTCTGGACATTCTCCTGGTGCTCTTCCTCGATCGCCTCTCGTTGGCGCTCTTCGCAAGGAGGTTCCCAGTTCTTGCCATTGGACGTCTTGAACTGGTTGTACCATTCGTACCAGCGGGCTGCGAGGGCCTCTTCCTCGTTCTCAGCGATCTCTGCCGCCTTCTGCGGAGAAATGTCATTGCCCGCCCAAAGGCTCTTGTACAACATCATGGTGCTGAGCGGTGGCACGTTTTCCTTGCCGTAGCAGGCGCCCCACACCTTGTTGACCCACCGACCAATCTTGCTGCCGTCTCCCGTGAAGGCGGCCTCTACTGCCATCTGTTCGTCTTCGTTGCCGAAGTCCTTGATGACTCGCAAGAAGGTCGAGTGCAGTGTGCCGAGCTTGCCCGACGCGTCCATGCGTTTGACCACGTCCTCACCAAGCGTGGGCTTGAGACGTTCTGCCAGCTCCTTGCCCGCCTTCTTGTTGAAGGTCGTGGCGAGGATCCTCGTGGGCGCCACCCCCCGATCCAGGACCAAGTGGGAGATTCGAGCCACGGCCGTCCGTGTCTTGCCCGAACCGGCCGACGCTGCCACGAGCACCTTGCCGTCTGTGAGAGCAGCCGCTCGTTGCTCATCGTCGAGCCCCTTGAGGGTCTGGGGGATGTTCTGTGGGTTGGAAAGGTCGGTTACGGCCGTCAGAGCGGCCGCTGTTGCGATTCCCACCACCTCGGACTTCTTCGGGGGCACGTCGGGCTCCCCGCTCGCTTCTAGGGCCTTCTGAGCCTTGGCAGTGGCCTCTTGCTCTACGATGGCAACAGTTTCAGCCCGAGCAGCCTTGGCTTCCTGAATCTCCTCAGGGTCGACAGCCGCGAGCTGTCGAGCTTGCTGGGCCACGAGAGTGCTGGCCTGATCAGTCACCTCGCTCGCACCCACTTCCACGGGAGACACGAACTCGGGGAAGAATTCGTCCGCACGAAGGGGCCTCGCCACCTCGTCTGCCCAGTCAATCCACTTGCGGATGAGGGCGTGCTTCACGGGAATGGCTGCGAGCTTCTTGAGGGCGGCATCCCCGTCATCCATCTGGACGGCGGCGAAGGCTTCCTGCACTTGGTTGCGGAGCTTGATCTTGTTCCCGAACACACCCTTGAGCGTCTTCGGGCCGCCGCGCGTCACCACGCCGCGAAGGTCCCGGGCTCGAACCGCCATACTCTGAGGGCTTCGAGCAGGCTTGCGCATCGCCCGGTCCAGCTTGGTGTGATACTGCTCCGGCAAGTGTTCACGCATGAAGTCGGTGAACTGGGCCATCTCTGAGTCGAGGCGCCGCATCAGTCGGACACCCGCCTGGACAACCTTGTCTACGGGATTCTCTCGGTTCTGTTCGAGCTTGACGAGTTGCTCATCGATGTCAGCAACCTGATCGTAGTCCAGCTCTCCCGCACCATTGTCCACAACGGACATCAGGGCTTCCCGACGTTCCGTCAGGGTCTGGATCTTGAACTGGATGGTGCTCTCCAAGTGCCTAGAGTACACATCAAAAGCTTGAACGAAGATCAGGTACTCGGAAGCCTGGTATGCCTCCAACGGCTCCGCTTCCCCCTCCTCCATGGCAGCTAGATGCTGCGTGAAGTCTTCGACTGCTGCCCGGAGTTCTTGCTGTTGCTGTGCATCCATCTTACCGACTCTCGGAGACAAGTAGAAACGCTATACCAGCACGTAACAAGGCCCGGCGTCAACAGCTGACGTCGGGCCTTCGGCGACTACGGTCGAGGTTCAGGCAACGGCATCCTTGAGGGCCTTGACGGGGGCTGACTTGACGGCCTTCGAGGCCGGCTTGGCCTTGAACGTCATCTCTTCCCCCGTGAACGGATTGCGGCCCTTGCGGGCGGCCGTCGCGGGCTTGACCTTCACGGTGAACTTGGCGACGCCCGGAAGCGTGAAGACTCCCGCCGTCTTGAGTTGCTTCGCCATGATCCCCTGGACGGCGTTGAGGAAGCCGGCGGCCTCCGACTGGGTGCAACCGCAGTCTTCCGCGAGGGACTTGACGAATTCAGCCTTGGTCATTGGTTTCTTGGTGGTGGTTTTGCTCATGCTCCCCCATATACACCAAGACGGGGAAGTTACAGAGCAAATTTTCACGAGGCTAGCCCCTAAGAATCTTGGCGAATACCCGGATGGGGCCGTGAATCTTGATGGACCCCGACACCACCGAAGGGGCCACCATGAACTTGACCTGAAGGTCTGTCACATACCCGGTGATGCCAGACAGGGTCTTCCGGCCACTGAGATGCAGCATCTGAGGGCCGTGAATCGTGTCGATGAACTTCCGGTAGGTGCTCGCGATGGCACTATTGCCCGAGTTGTAATCCACCCGAAGGTAAGTCTCCCACGTGCTGCCAGTTCCGACGTCGTAGACGTCACAGGACGCCTCCACTTCGATGATGTCGTTGTTCGTGACATACTGACCGGACATATCCAACGTGAGCAATGTGGTGAGGTCTGTGGTGGCGATGACCGTCTCGTCAGACGTGGTCCCTGACACGTCCTCAGTTTCGTACTGACGAACATGGTAGTTGACCCGTGTTGGCTGCGACCATACAATCACACCCGAACCAGGATCGGCCGAATAGGTAGCAATGGTGCCGGCACCCTTTGACCACGCATTCAAGTAGGACGGGGAAGCATCATCGTCCCGACTCCACCCGGTAACACCGTAAACAGCGTTCACCGACTGCTCAAAACCGTTACCGGTCGAATAGAGCCGGGTCTTGATTGTGCCGGTACCTGACTCCCAAACCAGATGGAAGTTCGACAGGCCACGGTCATCGTATGAAGCGATGCCCCCAGGAGTTTGCAGGGACTTGTCTGTGAATTTGGGCATGTGGTCCTCGATGATAGGCGTTCACTCCTATCGAGGTCACAAGGAAATTACACGGGAAGCACATCCAGCAGCCGGTGCCTAAGGTACTCGGGATCTGTGTAAGGTTCGTCCTCACGGATCACCAAAAGGTGATAGCGACCATCGTCGACAACTTGTCGAGCCTTCTCAGCGTCCCGTTCAACCATGGCATCGAACAGGATACGATCTTGGATGTAGACGCTCGGGAATGTCCAGTGCTGGTAGCCGTGAAACTCGACGATGAGGTTGTGGCTAGGGAAGAACCCGTCGAAGCGGAAGCGGTGCCCTGTCTTGGGGTTCGTGAACTTCCGGGGGCTCCACTCCATCTCGTAAGGGGTTCCTAGAACGTCCTTGACAGCCTCCAAACATAGAATCTGACGCAGAGCGTGCACCCTGACAGGCAATCCGAGTCGCACGCATTCCTTGCGGATCGTGGTTGCTGTATGGCCCAAGCCTCGCATGGCGTGTGCAAGAACCACCCTGCCATTAACCTGACGGTAGGGCTCAAGTTGCTCCGCCGTGAGTACAACCCGTGTGACTTCGGCTGACTTGCGGCTCATCTCGTGAAACCTGCCATCAGCCTTGTCCCGCTCAACACGGGCACCCACATACTTGGTCGAAAGCCGAAGCCCCAAAGACTCCATGTAGGCCGTGATAGTGGGTTCACAAAACCCAAGCTCTTCCGCCATGGCACGCCGATCCACAGCCCCGGTAGCGTCTAGGAACGGTGTGAAATCCACCTGGGATAAGTCCGCCTTGAGTCCATTCGTACAGGGACCGCCCGTCTTAAGGGCCGACAGCTTCTCAGCCGTGCTACGAAGGCTCGGATGGTCGCCTTTCGTGAGCCCCTTGCTCCACGACTTTCGGCCCTTCATCCCAGCCGCAGCACGGGCAACACGCTCGTCCGTCTCCTTGGTCAAGCCTCGGTTCCACCCCGCACTGGCCGACATTTTCGCCCGCGTCTCAGCAGACAGCTTCCGGCCCTTGAGTGGTGATGGCTTGCGGACCTTCGGTTTGGAAGCCTTGTCCCTTGCCTTGCAAGCAGGGCAACGAAGGTCTTTCGAGGCGGATGTGGCCGCTACCTCATGAACAACTCCACAAGGGCACGTGACCGCCTTCCTGAGCCCCTTGCGGGGCTTCTCAGCATGGGCCTTAGAGATAGCAGCACGTCGGTTCGACTCACAGACTTCCGACCGAATACGAGCCTCGGGAAACTGCTCTCGGTACGCATCCGCCGTGATGCCGTGTGCTGCCTTGAGGTGCCTTGCAAGGGTTTGGGCTTGGTGCCCGCAGATGAGGCAGGAGACTAGGGTTTCCAGCATGCTTTCAGCCTAGCTCTTGATTATCAGCCTGTCAAGAGCTAGGTTTAGAAAGTTCTGGCCCCTGTTAAATCCTTGCTCTCAAGTTGAATGTCAGGACAATGTACAGAAGCGGGAAAATCGGCTGGTAGTACGACTCGTAGCGCATGATGGTCGGGTCATCCGGATCGACCGTTGCCGAGATACCGGTGAAGGCTCCGACGATCTCCGCCTGAACGAGCTGCTTGAACAGCGAGGTCATCGAGACCTCGACCTCGTTCGTACGGCTGCTCAGGTACTTGGTTCCCACGAAGGAGTCGAGAACCACACGGCTCTGTTGCTGCACGTAGTCGGCGATCTGCGTGACCGTCGGCAGACGGGTCAGAACGCTGGTCATGTCGGTCGTCAAACCCTGTCGGATTCGGACGATCGGGGACAGGTCCTCCAGGAGCGTGATGCCCGCGACAGCCGTCTGGTTCATCTGGATCGGATCCAGGATGCGAGGCAGTCGAGTGAAGCCGATGACGTGCCGACGCGTCCACGGGGTCGCGACGTCCACAGCCGGGGAGATCACCGCACCACCCACCGCAGCGGCGAGGAAGGTGCCGTCCACCAGAACCTCGAAGTTCTCTCCCAGCTCGTTGGTCAGGGTGACAACTGCCGAGTCCGGATAGACGGCCGCGATGCGGTTGCTCAAGAGAGCCTTGGCGATGGTCTGAGCACTGGTCGGAGAAGTCCCCGACGCAAACCCGATGATGCCCATTCGCTCCGACTGGTTCCGGATGTTCGACTGCGTTTCGCAGTGCTGCATCAGGAAGCTGTAGACCGACGTGTCGGTGGACAGCGGGAGCAAAAGGTTGGGCCGGATGTTGCCCGGCAACGGAGTCGCCAGGTCAGCGATGGCGTTGTTGAAGCTCTGTGCCGACGCCTGGTTGGTGTTGACCACCTTGAGCACCTGCTTGATGCCCACGAGGACTGCACCGTTCTGGATCGCCAGGTAGGATGCGAGGGTGACCCGGTTCTCTGCCGAGAGGGGGCCGAAGTTCGCCTCGATCGTCTTGAACTGCTGGTACAGACGCGTCGAGAAGTCCTGCTTCATGAACTTGTAGGTGATGTAGTAGTAGTCGCCGATGGCCGGTTCCAAACCGCTCGGGTCGAACGTCTGGACAGTCGCGGTGTCGTCCACTCCCACACCCACGGTGTCGGTGACCACCACTTCGAGGCCGCCGATCGAGAGCCACGGAACGGCCGGGTTGACCTGGAAGGTCGGCGAGACGATCATGGTGAAGTTGCCGGTCGGGGTGTAGGTCCCGGTGGCTGCTGCCAAGACGGTGAAGCGCAGACCCGTGGTAGCGTCCGTGTAGGTCTGACCGGGGATGCCGGTACCGGCGGACCCACTCGCGTTCGAGGAGGTCACGGTGAAGATGTCGTGTGCGTCCTCTCCGTTGTCGCCGCTGGTGCCCGGGATGATCTCAGTCCCAGTACCCTCGATGAAGGCACTCGTGGTGCCCGTCGCGAAGGCGATGGTCGAGGTCGTCGCACCCGTCGCGATCGACTCGATGGTGACGTAGTCCTGACCCTCGATCTGGCTCACATACGCGACACCATCGGTCACGAAGCTTGCCGTTGCCACGAGTTCGTCGACGATCTCCTGGGCCCCGACCTGCGTCCAGCTCGCTCGATCTCCCGAGGTGAAGCCAAGGACTGTCAGAGCGGTGGAGGTTGACAAGATCTCGACACTCGAACCCGCGTTGAAGGTTGTGGAAGTGAGGCGGACCTTGTTGAGGTTGGCGAGAGTGCCAACCGATGCCACGCCTGTGACCACAGAGTTGATGTCACCGGCGATCGTAGCCGCTGTCACCGCCGCGCCTGCCGTCAGGGTGACCTGGTAGTCGACACCGTCCACTCGGACGTCGAGCTGGTCGTCCACGCCCGCCGTGACCAGGAAGGGGCCGGCCTCGGTACCAAGGAGGGTGGCTGGCTTCGTGGTCGCCGTCGGAGTACCGCTGGCGCTCTGGAAGGTCTCGAACCCAAGGTACGTCTCCGCAGTGCCCTGACGAACAGCCACGGTCGAGGCGTGGTCGAAGCCGCCGGGGAGGGCCGCCGGGGTCGAGTAGGATTCGATGATGATGAACGCGGCCGTCGCTCCGATGCTCACCGCCTGAGCGAGGGCATTCGGTGCGGTGGCCGTGAAGTCGATACCACCGGAACCTGAGAAGTCCGCCGCGTCGATGGCCGCATTGATGTCGGTGACGATCTGCGCAGGGGTCGGGTTCGGCAAGCCTGTCGTCAACGTGACGTCGATCTCGTTCGGCGAACCGTCGATCGTGATCTTCAGGGAGTCGTTGACAGCGGCCGTGATGGTTGCCGTCAAGCTGCCCGCCGTCAGGGCGATGCGGCTGCCAACAAGATAACCCTTGGCGGCCGTGTCGAGGTCGGTGACGTAAGGGGTCCCATTGAGGGTCGTACGCCAGAAGTCCGAGGCCCCAGCGAACATGCTGTAGGGGGCGGGCCCTTCGTTCGTGTAGACGGCATTGAGAGCCGCCGACGAAGAGAAGGTCACCGTCACGATCTCAGCCACCGGGGTTCCCGCGCCTGTGTGGAACGCGTCCGGAATGGTCTCCACACCTCGCGGCCACTGCACCGTCTCCGGCAGGCCGGTCTTGACCCCAAAGCGGCACTGGTACAGGTTCGTGGCGTACGTCGTCGAATACACTTCGTACTGACCCACGCCCACGGACCCTGCCACCTTGTTGGTGAAGATGTAGGTGTCATCCGAGAGACGGGAGTACCAGAAGGTCGCGTAAGCGTTGTGGTCCGGCGGGACCGCGTCCTTCAAGGTGATGGTGCGGGTGGTTGCATCCACCTGCGTCACGGTGACGGGGTTGCGGCCGAGCGCGTCGCGGAGGTCGCGACCGGTGTACACGATGACGAGATCAGGCCGATTGGTGTTCAGGCCAACGCGGTTGTTGCTGATCGCGGTGTACACGGAAGACCCCAACGGGGTATCGCGGCCGTTACCCAAGGTGGGAATCTCGGGCAGCAAGAACTGATTGGGGCTCTGTACCGCCGGCACCACCGTGGTGTTGACCACCCGGGTGCACTCGGCGTTGTAGAGCTTGTCGTCCACGAGGGTCGGGATGATCTGGGTGTCGTCGAAGACGGTGGCCCCAGCCGTTCTGCTCGTCGAAGCAACCACGTAGCTCGCGCCCCAGTGGATGATCGACACGTCCGCACTCGGGTTCGAGACAACGAAGTCTTGCTCTTCGATGTAGTCGTTGCGGTTCGGAGAGAACCCGCAGCGAATGACATCGGTGACCATCGTGTTGGGCAGGTAGTCGAAGGTGTCCTGCCAGGTGTTCGCCCAGTATTGGATGGTCACGGTCGAACCGCTCGCGGGCGGCTGCGACAGGGTCACAACGCCATTGGTACCATCCACCGAGATGGGGATGACCTGCACGCCATTGACCATGACCACGACCTTGCTCGTATCCGTCGTGGTGATGCCGCCGTCGGTGCCATCGACGATCGGACGCTGGAAGACACGGAAGGCTGTGTTGCGGCTCGTCTGGGCACCGGCTGCGAATCCGAGGATCCCGTTGGCGTTGCCGCTGCCGATGACGATGCTCTGAGCCGCCGTGAGACGCAGGTGGCTGCCACCTTGCTCGTCCGTGTAGACGGAGGTCGTCAGGCCGGTGATGGCTGCCGCGTCGACAAGGGCCTTGAGGCCGGCGGCCGTGTAGGTTCCCGCTGCGAAGACGACCGTTGACTCGGAGCCGCCATCGATGGTCAGGGAGAACGTGTCGGTGGTGCTGAGCGTGATGGTGTACGTCGCTGCTGCGGGAGCCGTCAGGATGGCCTGTTCCGTCGTCACCTGGTCGGACACGATGTCCGTAAAGGCGGTGTCGCCACGGTGGAAGTAGTAGGTGCAACGAACGTTGGAGCCCACGGGCGGGGGCACCTGGAGGACGACGTAACCGCCGGTCCCCTGAACACTGCCAACTGCAACCTGCTGCCCGTCCACGGTCACGCTGACATGACGAGGGCTGTTCGCCGTACGCCCGAAGCCTTCACCGGTGACGATCGGGTAGTTGCGGACACGGAACCGGGAAACGGCACCGTTGGCTGCCCCCAGAACGGGGCTGTTGGGGTTCGTCGAGTCAACCACGAACCTTTGCGAGACATCCTCACTGACAATCTGCTGGTCCAGGGTGGCAGAAGAGCCACGAACCAACTCCAGGTCCGGCTGCTCCAACTCTTCCTGTCCCACGCCGATGAGCACAGGGATTCTCAGCCCCGCGACCATGTTGGCCGCATTGGCTTCGGTGAGGGTGCGGGTGTAGATCCCAGGGGGTACGTACGTAGCGAGAGGTCCAAGAGCCACGGTGGTCTCCTTTTGCGAAGTGTTTCTTTTCTGGATCTGGGTCTAGGGCTTTTGGATCTGGGTCTGGATCTGGGTATTCATTTGGAGGTCGGATGCCCGTCCTCTACCCCCATCATGCGAACGAAAGCATTATCGAAGTCAGTCTTCGGCTACTTCGAACTGCCGGATCCGATCGACGATCTTCTTTCGTTCTGCGACGACGTTACCGCCCTCTTCGTACTCGATGGCGTTAGCGTAGGTTCGACGCCGAAGGGCTCGGGTGCCTCCGACCTCCCTCACCTTTTCCTTGACCTTCTCACGCTCGTCGTATTCTTCCCAACGTGCCTCGGCAGAACGTCCCACAGCTTGGTCAGCCGTAGGGGAGTCATGCTTGGTCACGCCACTGTTGCCGGGAGTCGAACCAGGGGTGAAGTCAAAACCAAAGCCTTGTCCATCCCACTGGCGAGGGGCTTCCTCACCGCAGTCAGGGCAGACGTGCATGGAGTGGTTTCCGGCCTTGAGCGTGCGGGTGAACTGCACTCCGCACAAGCAGCTGAATGTGTACTGGGGCATCTCATCCTCATCTGATTTTTAGCTGATCTTCTCGTAGTCGCTGTTCCGGTCAATCAAGACTGCCCGGGTAGCGAAGAACAGGTCATCTGGTACCTGATGAATCCCTGAGGGCGCCGACGGATCTTCATCCCCGGCAGCTGTCACAGGCGTGACTCTGGACAAGGTGAGAGGTATGGGAATGTGGATCTCCCAGTCCGCTTGAACCTGCACAGACATTGACGCCTGATAGTACGAGTCGTCACCCGTTTCATCGGCGATCTCTTCCGATTCCCCGCCCATGGACACATCGATCAACTCGATGCCCTCCAGGGCCAGCTTGGACCTCTTCTCGCCCCACAGGTACATAACCAGCAGGTCGGCGATCTCCTCCATCTGGTAGGGGTCACGAGCAATGACGTCGATATCGAAACTGGCTTCGAACTTCCCACCATACGCTTGAGCGGTGCTCACTCGATCGTCGTACACGACCACCGCAACCTTCTGACCTGCCTCTGCCCTCTTCCCGAAAGCCAAGACAACACCGGGCAAGGTCACACTGTCCGCAGAGTTCCACTTGAAGGGGATAGGGCCCCTAGACTCACCGGCATATCGGTAGTCCGCTGTCACCAGCGAATCGGACGAGAATCGAGACAGGAACGTGATGGCTCCCGAGGGGGTCGCTGTGTAGTCTCGTCCCTCAAGAAGGGGGAACTTCCGGTCCATCCACAAGCGAAGCGTGTTGGCAACCGGCTCTTGTTGGAGCTGCGCTGTGTGTTCCAATCCGCTCTGGAACAGGATGACGCCCTCGTCCTTCTGTGTGAGCAGAGGGTCCACAGCAAAGAACCCGATCTCGCCCGCGTCCGTGGGTGCCTGTAGGATCTCGATGAAATAGACCCCAGGGAGGGTTTGCAGGCCGTTCTCTTGGATGGCCCTCAGGTCTTCCCGGACCCACTCCAGCGGATAGACGGGGGAGCCGACGTACGCCAACATGACGTGGCTCAAGATCGTCCCCACGTAGTTGTCAGCCGAGAGCTGTACCTTGTTGGCGTTGGAACCCTTGACCACGATCCCGAACTGAGGCCGGCTGTCGAAGGCGAACTTGTTCTGGATGTTTGGTGTGATCTTGCGGAAAACAGGATGCTTGCTGAAGCTGTCCTGAAGCTCCAGGAGGATGCGATTCTTGAGGGCGCCGATCAGGTAGTAGAACACTACTCGTCCTCGTATTCCTCGACAGCCAACACCAGAAGACCCTCAGCCACCGCTGTCAACGGATTGGCGGCAGCCCGTATGTCGGAAACGTCGATCGGGAATCCGTCCTTCTGAATCTTCGAGAATTGCTGCTTGAAGACATCCATGAACCCTTCGACCTTGGACGTGCCGCCGGACACGATGAAGGGAATCGGTTCCAGAAGCTCCACCTCACCCCGGTTCTTGCTGAACTGGGCGGCGACGTTCTTCAGGCAGTAGTCGATGAGTGCCCGTACGTAGAGCGCAATGGCCTCTTGCTCGCGATTCTTGGGCTTCGTGAGGTTGACCCCCTTCTCCTTCACGGCACATATCTGAGCGGCCGTTCTGCCCACCGCACGGCCCGATTGTGCGTCCACCCAATCTCCGCCCCGAGCGAGGGAGAAGTCCATGGCCTGCGTCGCCTGGTAGCTCAGAGCCACATTGCACATACCGGCCCCGAAGCTCACGGCCAGGCCGTTGAACATGTCCTCGGCGCACTGACTGTAGACGATTGCCATGGCCTCATTCGTGGGGTGGGCCTGGTAACCAAGCTCATCCACGATGCGCCGGAAGACTTCCGTGTGGTAGATGATGTCCTGGCTCGGATCGTCAATCGGCGAAGACGGGACCGAGTAGAAGCAATGCTCTTTCGACTGGACAGGGTCCTGCAAGACGTGATGGATCAAGATGCTCAGGATTTCCTGAGCATCGATCTCACCGGACGAGATGACACCCTTGCTCAGAGGGCGACGGGCCTCCCGCTTGAACAGGTTCGCCATCGTCAGAACGCTGTCCCCAATCACGATGAGCTTGCCGTCCTTCTCGACGTAGTCCACGCTGCTCATCTTGAGGCTTCGCTTGGCCGACATGTCGAGATCCAGGAAGGCGTCCCGGACCTGACTGACTCGCGTCGCATCGTCGAGCCCTCGACGAGCGGACACGATGTTCATCGTCCCGATATCGAGCCCCACGCCGGGCTTGTATGCCTGCTCGGGCTCCACTTTCTTGTTACTCATCTAGTCCTCGTTTTCTCTGAATTTGGATCTGGGTCTCGTAGTCGAATCAGCTACGATCGTAGCTGTAAACGACTTGACGACTTCGTTGCGTCAAGAGGTAGACGAACTCCTCGTGCTTGCTGGCGATGCCCTGAAGAAGGTCGTCCAAGCCTTCGGTCAGTGCCCCTGACGCCTCGATGTGCTTCTTGATGGTCGTGAGTGCCTTGATCAGCATCGTCTCGGCGTTCAAGGAGAGGGCAACGAGGGCGTTGGGCTCGGGGGCTCCCTTGTGCCCAAAGCGTTGCTTCCACGTCTCAAGGATGGTGTGCATGCTGTGGACCTGGTCGCACAGGCAAACCTTCGAGGGGTCGCCAGTCAGGCCAACGAGTCTCTCCGCCAGCCCGTCGATGCCCTCTTGGCTGTCGTTGTACAGACGCTCGAACAGCAGGTGGTCTCCGTAGTAGGCATGCCCCCGCGTCTGCCAGTGGGCCGTCTGGTGGACCATGGCAAGGAGGCGCAAGCCCACCAAGAGCTGAGACAGAGCGTCGTAGGGACTCTTCGGCTTCGGCACGTCGTAGTAGGCGGCACTCTTGTTGACGTATTCGCGAGCCTCCCGACGCTGGACAGCTGTCACCGGAAGATACGGCGGGCCGTCGCGCATCGGGTCGTAGTCCATAGGGTCACGCCACACTGCATCCGTGCTCATGACACACCTCTCGAATCAATGGATTAGGCGGGCTTGCCCTTGGCCCGACCCTTCTTCAATTCCCGAAGTGACGACGCAGCTCCCTTGACGGTGGACCCTTCCAGAACGTCCACTTTTTTGGTCTGGATGTTCGTCTCAGCGTCTTGCGGCTGAATCGTGTCGGGGATGAAGACAGGGATGTCGCCACCCACAGCCTGGAGGGCTTCCTGGACACCCTCGACCACGGACACTTGCCCCGAGCCCAGTCGAGACAGCATGCCCACGATGGTCTCCAGCTTCTTCGTGTGGTCCTCTTGGAGGGACGAGTTGTGCTTCTGTGCCGCCGCGAGTTCCGTCAGGGCATCGGTCAACCGACCCTGGACCAACAGAAAGTCCTGACGGGCCTTCTCCGCTTCTTGCCGAGCCGAGACCAGTTCTTGCTTGGCCGCCTCCAGCTCGGACTTCAGTTGGTCAACCTCTTCCTTCGAGGCTGCCGGCACGCTGACGGGAGTGGCCTTTGGCGCCGGCCTAACGGCCCCAGATTGGCCTTTCAAGAGGAACAGGCGCTTCTGGTCGATCCCAATCCACAAGTCCCGGGAACGGTGTGCCTCGTCCGCCGGAATGTGTACTGCGACTCGATAGGGCACCGGGAGCTTGAGATCCTCGATGACGTGAGTACCTGTGACCATGCCCACTACTGTGTAGGTGCCCTGCGTTGGGTTGTTCATTTGGATTTCCTCATGGCAGATCGAAGCTGTTTCCGAATCTCTTTCTGAATTCGTTTTTTGATGATCTCGCGGGCTTCTTTTTTAGCCTCTTCGATGATTCTCGTTGACTTGTGGCCCGGGTGCATCCAGCCCCCGTTTCGCATCGACTTGGCTGTGGCCGTGCGGAAGATGACCTCTCCGTCGTCCGTGATGATAGGGATGGGCCGGCGAGCTTTTTGGAGCCACGTCATCTGCCCGCGTGCCTGCCCCTTGAGGAGGGGAAAGAAGGCCGGGTGCGTGGCGATGAGCGTGATGCTGTTGGGCCCGATCTTGATCTCCAAACCGTTCCGAAGCGCTTGCTTGGCTCGGGCTGAGAACGCAGCCAGCTCAATCCGGGCCTTCATTGCCTTGAACACCTCTTTTTGAAGGGACTTGAGCACCTTCTCAGGGTGGATCGAAGACAACGCCCCCACGGCGAGGGGCTTGTAGTTGACCCGGGCGACGAAGGGATACTTGGGCATCAGTACATGATGTCTTCCCACGTCTTAGTGCGGCCTCGAATCTCCCTCTCGTCAGGGATGTTCGGCTTGTCCGTCACTTGCGGGGGTTCGTTCTCCGGCGGGATGGCCGGGGCCAATTGCGTCTGACTCGTGGGCCGGTCCATCGGCACACGGTATCGGATGTCCCTCTCGTCGATGTGCCCGACAGTGAAGTGCTGCTGAAGGACCATGCCCCGATTGGTGGGCATTCTGACGGCCCCCACGCTGTAGCGCTCCCCGTTGATCTTCACCAGGAAGTCTCGTTGCGACAGCAGAGGGCTGGGGCCGGTCCAGACCTCGTAGGCGTGTTCGATGGTCCGGCCGATGTCCCGCTGGGCAATCCTGCGTTCCGCGTCGTCCGGAGCGATGACAAGGTCGAACGGACCCTCGTACCCTCCGATGAAGCCCGTCCCGAAACACTTCGGGCAGTCGTTTTGCGGCTGCTTGTACCTCGGCCTCTCAGTGCACCCACACGGGATGCCATTCCGCTTCCGGATGAAGATCTTGACCCGCTCCCCACCCTGCCGAAGGATCCAAGCATTCCGGCGCACAGCTTCTCGCCAGATGTAGTCGATCTTCTCGATCTCTTTGCTCGACGTGAAGGTTGCCCACTCCAGGGGTGTCTCCACGAGGTCCTGGGGTTGCGCTTGGCTGATGGGCAGGGTCGTCGGAACGCCCACCGTGGAGACTCGATAGAAAACTCGCTGGTCCAGATCGGTCCGAAGCAAACTGCGATTGTACAGGTAGGTGACCCGCACCTCCGCATTAGCACCCGGGACAATGGCCGGCTCAAGCGTCTGCGTGTCGACGTTGGGGTACCACATGGGATCCAGCTCGATCTCTCCAGACGTGCCATCCACCCGAAGGATGGTGGCCCGCGTGCCATTCACCGTGACAACGACATCGGAGGGAGCGTCCGCCGGTGTGGCTTGGGACCCGGACTTGACGATGGGGCGACGCTGCGTGCACAGCACGTAGCGTACCTGGTCAGAACCAGCCGTCTGGACGCCCCGAAGCACCCAGTAGTCATCCTCCACCAGCTCCCCCTCGATGAGCACGTTGTCCGTGCGGTCTCGCCAGTACATCGCCCCTATCGGGAGAGACGTGAGTCGTTCGTACGGACCGAACTCAGAATCGAAGGCGCGGTAGATGTTGACCCCACAGACGTGGAACTGCGAGTTGAGAGCCAAGCTCGCGGGGTCGTCCCATACGAGGTCGTACACACCAGCCTCGAAGCCGCTCGTCAAGAACAGGTTCCTGGGAGGGGCCGGCCACGGGGCCTTCTCGATTTCATCCCACTGGGGGCGTCTGTCTCGGTCCGATGCGTAAGGCATGGGGTCTCCTCATGGAACGAACCATAAGGAGAGTTGCTACGCAGAAGGCTTGTCCTCAGCCATCTCGAAGGCCCCTGTCTTGGGATCGATCTCGATAACGGTGCCCGGAGCGAAGCCCCTCTCCGTGAGGATCTTGTTGAAGATCTCGTCCCGCTGCTGATCCAGGCGGCGAATGGTCGCGAGGATCTGTACCTTCCGTAGGTCGATATCGATGCCCTCGATCGAGAGCTGCGTGCGGAACTTCACGATGTGGTCGAGCTGGCTCAGAACCTCCTGAGACACAGGGGTGTTCTGGGGGATTCTGACGTCATCATTTTCAGTAGGCATGGTTCATCTCCATCTGGTTTTTGGCTAGAAGCCAACGAACTTACGAGGGGACAGTGCGCCCCTCCCAGCGTAGGGTCCGAAGGCGGAACGAATGCCAACCCCATAGCGGGGTTGCTTGAGACCACGAATCGTTTTGACCGTCTGCTTTGCTCGGTCGAGCTGCGTGTCAAACTGGTCCTTCATGGCCTGATAGGCGGACTCGTACTTGCTCGACTTCTCGATGGTCAACGACACACCACCGATGCTGTAGTCGAACTCGTCGGCGATCCAGTTGACCATGAGGGCGAACAGTGCGTGCATGGCAGCACCGTTAAGGAGCAGGGTCCGCCACTCAGGGTAGCACTGGACAAGCGTGTCGCAGTTGTTGAAGGGCGTCCTCGGGGGAGCCGCTGCGATCATGTCCAAGCTGCGGTTGATGTACTCCTGGAGTTCGATGTCCTCCCAGATGTACCCGAAGACCTGGTTGAACTGTCCGATGGTCGTCTCATGGGCGGGCGGGCGAAAATGGTAGTTGCGATCGGGGTTGTTGTCCCGAAGGTAGATCCGGAGTCTCCGGATCATGTCGTCTTCGCAGGTGGTAAACTGGCTCGCGAGGTTCGTGGACTTGTCGATGACCTCGAACTCCTGCAACACCTGGTGGATGGGGCCACCGATGCGCTCTCTGAAGGTCCACCGGATCCGGTAGTTGCCGATGTTGGCGTCCAAGGGCACGATGATGCTGACGTAGTAGGCCCCTACGGAAGGATTGACGGGGGTGCGCCTGGGCGCCCCAAGGAGCACTTCCTGCCCCGTGGTGAAGTCGTACAGGGCATAGGTGATCTCGGCCGCGTTCGTGGGTACCCCAGACGTGTCCTCTAGGAAGATGTTGAGGTCTTCGCTTCCGAGCTGTTGTCCCTTGTAGAACGCGACGGACATCTACTCACCCCACCGTTCTTCCCAAGTGACAGTGATGGTCAACCCACCGCCGCGCTTCTGGGTGTCGATGTTCTTCAGCTGGCTACTGATACCACCTGGAACCTTGGAAGGGAAGGTGAAGTATCGACTGAACTCCCTTCGCAGGTCCTGTTTGTCGGGGGCCCCGTCGAACTGTTCCTCCAGCGTCTGGGGAGGTACCGTCAACACTACCTCGAAGGTATCCCCTGACTCGTCGACCTTCTGAACGAACCTACCCCACTTCTCCCGGAAGGCGGGAGGGAGGTCTCTCTTGGTCAGAGCCCGCAGATACCTAGCGACAACACGCCTTACCAAGTTCATCAATTCCACCCGTACTTCCGGCACCTGACCGTGACGTCCCTAGGACAGTTCGCCAAGGCTGCATCGAGGACCTCGAACTCCATTTCCTTGCTCTGGGCCACAGAGTTGAGGTTGTACCACCATTCCCATACGACAACCCACGAGCCGGGCTGCCCTAGTTCCCCGGCCTTCCCGGCCACGTAGAATTCACCAGTCTCGCCCGCCACCGGGACTCTGCGAGCTGGACCCGCCTGCCTCCGAGTGCCGCTGGGCAGCACCTGGTACAGGGTGTACCGCACCAACACGGGCACGACAGGGCCCGTCTGATTGCAAAGGTAGATGGGCAGGTCACCTCGTTGCAACAGCTGGCCGTAGCGGAACTGCTTGGGCGGCGAGACGATGGCTCGCACGGCCGGCAGCTGATGTTCCACGACGGGCTCCCCCACCATGCTGGACGTCCCATGAATGGGCAGGGGAACACCCACCAGCAAGAGGTCGCCGAAGCCGATAGCCCAACCTGCCACGCTGATGACCTTGAGGGCCTGCCCTGTCGTTGTAGACGTCCCCGAAGCTACCCCCGCCACAGGCGTGGTCAAGTCAACTTCGAGAAGGCTCGTGCCGACAGTGTGACCCGTGACGATCTGACTGCGTCCAACCGAGGCAGTCGTGTCAGAGCTGCCTTGAGCAAGGGCTGACACATTGCGCACGACTCCCGTTGCCCCAACAACGACTGCCTGGCCGACAGTGAGTCCTGCTGCGTCAATAATCGTCATACGTCCTCAGATCCCTCAATCCTCCGTGACGGTCAGCTGCCCGGTAGGAAACCTCAGCTGGTCGGAGGTCAAGATCTCCCTGCTGGCCGTGAGGTTGGCGTAGTAGAGCATGTTGCCCGCCGAGGCCGCATCGAACAGAGCGTATGCCACGATGGTGCCCCAGTCCCCCGTAGCTATCGGAAAGGTCACATCGGCACTGTTGCTGACACTGTCAGGCGAGGGAGCCGTGAAGGTCACGGACTGCCTGGCGTACGCGCCACCAGACACTTCCGTCCCCCCGCCTGTCTCATCCGGTGCGACCGTGAAGAGTCCCACGTAGACGGTGGTGGGGGAGCTGTATGCCGTGTTCCTCAACACATGGTTGAGAAGCTGCGTTTCGAGGTAGTTGGTCTTGCTCATGGGTCTCACTCGGAGAGGCTCATAAAAAGAGCCTCAGGCGAAGACCCTCAAGGTCGCGTGAAAGCTGCCCGAAGGCTCGTTTCCGCTTGGGGAAGGTTCACGACGTTGTAGTCCTGAGCCATGATCTGCGTGCCGGCAGTGTAGTTGATGATCACCCGCCAGAAACCGATCGCGTTGGGGCGCCACCGAACACTGTAGAACCCCGGGCTACCGGTGATCTCTGTCCAGTACAAGACACCTGAGCGGACCTGGCTGTCTTGGGTGGTCGTACCATCGACCAACGTCCAGGGCTGCAAGGCGTTGTTGAAGAACACCTGGTGAGTCAAGTCACCTACGACCAAGCCGACCTTTCGAGTGAATTCGTCTACCTCGAAGAAGTCGGGCTGGTCATAAGCCACCTGACTGGTCTGGATGAGCTGTTGTCCACGGGTAATCACTTCTGCCTCCGAGGGATCCTACGGCATGTGGCAGATTGACTTCAGACTCTTGATCGCATCGGCGAACGGCAGTGCCTCCACGCGCCCGGTCCGATTGAACCAAGCAGTCTTCAGCTCCTCGATGTTGGTCACCGAGGAGTCGAAGACGAAAGTCACTTTGTTGTTGCCGCTTCGATCGGTCCGAAGCATCCGTGCCCCCGCAACCTGAAGGTAGGCTGCGAAGTAGAGATCACACGTCCGGAACTCGTCCGGGTTCAGGTTCTTGCTCATCTGATCTTCTCTTGGTCTGGGCACAGAGTGCCTGTAGTCGTTTCGGGTTCGAGTTCTGGATCTGTGTTTTCATCTTCATTTGCCGTCAGAGGCTACTGGTACTAGCTGACAGCTACGGCCAGTGACACCTGCTGACGAACCTGGACCTGCGCGTAGGTCGTGGTCGTGGCAGCCCCCGGAATGAGGGAGGCCGGAACTACGATAGCGGTGTCGGACACTGTGCCGCCAGCGGCTTCCAGGACTTGCTGAGTGATGACCGTCGTGACATCGCCCGTGAACTTGATCACGGTCTCATTCCGCTCGGGATCACCCAAGCCAGTTCCAGCGATGGTCACGTCACCCGCAGTGGGGCTGTCGAGGGTCGCCGAAGATGTGGTGGGCAGCGTCAGCGAGAACGCGGTTCCGTCGTCCGAACACACGGAGATGGCAGGCCCATTCGATAGGGCGGGCCGGCGGCGAGGGTCGGGGTTGAAGTTCGCACTCAGCAGGTCGGCCATGTTGCCCACGAGGTAGCTGTCGAGAACCTTGGGGGTCTCGACGAGTCGGGGAGCCAAGGCGTCTGCCACCGCCGTAACCGTTCCACGAGCATCGGGGATGAGGTTCAGGGCATTGGAGTTGGTGGATGCCCCCACCGCCTTGATGGTCACCGCCGTCACATCGAGAGGGCCGCTCACAGGAAGACAGTCCGCGATGAAAGCGGCGGCCGAAGGCATGGTGCGGGCACCGTCCGTAAGACCCAACGGGGTGTTTGCCACGGAACCATTCAACACGGTATCGAGCGCGATGTACGAGTTCACGCCGTAGGTGTTCGACTCCAGAGCCACACCATTGCCGGCCACGTTCGTGCGGGCCGTGATGCCGGTCCCCGTGAGGGCCGTGTTCACAGCTGCGACGAGCGATGCCAGTGTGGCGTATGCTGCCTGGGTGATGAGCACGGTGGTGAACGCCGCCGTTGCCGACGTCTTGACCTTGAGGTCATCGTTGGTGGCATCGATGGTGAGCGGGAACGTGCCCGAGATGTCGGACCCGTTGAGGGTTGCACCGGCACCCGTCGTGGAGTTCGACAGGGCTGCCTCGACGACGGATGTCACGGGGCGGCTGATGTAGCGCTCCTGTCCACGGGGCTCGGTGGGAGGATTGTACCTGGAAACGGGCTCCAAATCCGCCAGGAAAACAGGACCAGGAAGGTCTCCACGAATGACGCCGACTCTCATTGTTGACTCCTACTCGTTGGGTGGGTTCTCCGTGCCGTCGAACCGTCCCCTTGCCTGATCAATCTTGAGATACTGGAGGACAGTCCCGTAGTCACTGTAGAATTCCGCGATGGCCTGGATGAGCAAGAGGTCGTCAGCTCTCCAAGCGAACTGAGCCCGCCGCAGGGCGAGCTGCATCCTGTTGAGGATGCGGGTGTAGATTGGTGCTCTGTCAAGGGTCTGAAGCTCGGCTTGCGCCTCCTGGAGACCCTTGAACTTCGCCACGGCATCCTTGAGGATGTTGCTGCTGATGATCGATGGAATGAGGTCCTTCGGCCTCCACCGCTTGTCGATTTGGTAGAAGCGATCACCTTCTTGCTGCAACAGCCTCGGTAGATGTCGATACAGCACGTCACTTCTCAGGGCACCGTGAATGCGTTGCTGGCCTGACCATCCGCTGTCACCGTGATGGTGTCTCCGGACGTCAGACCAGCGATCAGGGTCGAGTCGATGATGATCTGGGTATCGCCCACAGCTCCAGGAGCCGTGCCTGTGATGGTGGCCTCGTCCAAGGTCACGTCGCCCACACCAGCACCAACCAGGTGGACGGAGCCCAGAACGGTGAAGCCCTCGCCGTCGATGGTGACGTCGCCAGCTGCCGGGGCATCCAAGGTCACAGCGGTGATGGAAGCGGGCACCACGAAGGCTGTGCTTGCCTTGCCATCGGCCGTAACCACGATGGTGTCATCCGGCGCCAGGCCAGGGACCAACGTGGCGTCCACGATGATCTGCGTGGCACTCACGGCACCAGGAGCCACCGCTTCGATCTCGGTCTTGGTGAGGGTGATCGGGGCACCCACGCCAGCACCATCGAACGTGACAGAGGTTTCGTTCGGAGCGGACGAATCGAAGTCGGTACCGTCGATCGTGATGTCTCCGGCGGCCGGGTCGTTCAGGGCTGCCCCCGTGACGATCGGCTTCGTGTAGATGGTGAAGGCCGCTGTCGTCTGAGCATCCGATCGAACCTGCACAGTGTCACCGTCAGCCAACCCGACGAGCAGGGTGGAATCGATCACGATGCTGGTATTGCCTACGGCTCCGGGAGCGACCGCCTCGATCTGGGCCTTGGTAAGGGTCACCGACCCGATGCCAGACCCAGAGAAGATGACCGTCGTGATCTCCGGCAACACCGACAGGAAGTTGGTGCCCGTGATCGTCAGGTCGCCCGCCGCCGGACTGTCCGGTGTCGTGGCCGTGATGGTCGGGGCATTCAGGTCAGCGATCACGAGATTCACGACGCTGATCAGACCAGCACTCTGGAGGCCGGCGATCTTGCCCGACCCGGCGGACATGAGCACTCGCTGGGTCTCTTCCAAGTCGATGTATCCTGCGACCGTCGCATCGGTGGCCTTGACTCGGGGAATGTAGCACGGCTGCTTCCGAGAGTTGGCGTAGCCATCCCTGGCGTACGTCTTGGGGTCGGAAGTCATACGGTGGGCGGTCTTGTTCGGCAGCCCGTCGTCAATGTCGTCGACGAGCAGGGCGCCCTGAACGGTCTGTGAGTGGATGAGCCGTAGCATGTGTGTCTCCTGTCAGGTTCTACCCTTTGGACCTATAAAAGAAGAATCATCACAACGGCAGGTAGTTCGCCATTGTGGCCGTGAAGGTCGCGGTAGCACCACCCCCACGAACAACCAGGGTCGCCACTGACCCGGGCTGAAGACTTCGGACCTCCCCAGGAGGTATCCTGATCTCAGGACCTCCCTCCACCGGTGCCACATACAGGGGGGTTGCGGTCTCTTCGTTGTGAACGGCCACATCCTTCATACTGAACGGGAGGTTCAGAGTGAGAGACCCCGAGATGTCAGCAGCACTCGGAGCTGTGCCCCTGATGCTCACCGTGCTCGACGCCTGAAGTTCGTCATCCGGAAGGATCAGGTTTGGGTTCCCGATTGCTCCACCGACCCCTGCGAAGTCCACGGGCTGGAACTGGATCCAGATGTGCTGGGTATCCGTGATCCCCGCGAGGACCGTGTAGTTGTCCGGGTCGAACACGGCCCTGATGTGGTTCCAGTTGTTGACGCTGTTGAGGGTCGCCCTGTTGATGGACGAGTCCAGGTGGCCCGAGGATATGGGGGCCGTGAAGAGGGCCGTGAAGGGGCCGTTGAACGTCGCGGCGGCCAGGAAACGGTACCCTGCCACGTCGGCCCTCTTGGGGGTCAGGAGGTCCACCAGATTTGCTCGACGTCGGATGACGGAAAAGTCGCGTGTGTTGCTCATGGGTACCCTCTACGATTCACAAGAGGACTAGCTGTTGACTGTGATGGTCCAGCCGGGCAGAGCTGTCTGCGCCGCCGCCTTGATTGCCGGTGTTGGGGTCGCGTTGGTCCCGCCCGAGAGGTTGATGGTGCCTGCTGCCGGGCGTCCCGCCGCACCCGTGGTGAAATCAATGAGGATTTGATCGACTGCTGCGAGGGTGAGGGCGTTGTCATGCATGTCGAACGTTGTGCAAGTAGCCGCAATGACCGATGGTGCGTAACCGGTGATTACGTTCCCAAAGTAGTGCGCCTCGACCAAAGCAGTGCAACCTGTGAACGATGGCAGTGTTCCAACAAAACCACTGTTGTATCCGTACACAACAAGCAACGCCGGCTTGCTCCCAAGATCGGGTAGCTGTGTGAACGCAGGGTTATCGTTGAAATAGTACCTACTCAAAGATGTCGCGCCAGATAGGGTTGGGGGCGCACCAATCAAATCGTTTGCTGTGCAGTACAACAGTAGGAGACTCGTTGGTGCACAATACCCACGAATCACGTACGTACCAGCGCTCGCGTAGGTGTGAGTGATTGCCTGGTTCACCCCAGTGCCCGTGTACCAATTGCTCGTCCCGTCACCCCACTCGAACACGTACACCGCGCCCGCCGCAAGGTTCATCGTCCAGTTCTGTGTCGTGTCCGTGGTAGTGACCTCCCAGAACGGCTCGGGGATGGTGCCGGACAGCTTGCCTGCGCGGATCGCTTCGAAGGGGTTGAACTCGGAGAGATAGTGGGTCACCGCTGCGATCGTACTGCCAGCGTCCAAGTCGGCCACCAGATACGGCAACGACTGCGTGTAGGTCGTGTCTGTGACCGGGTTCGATCCCGATGTCGTGGGAACGAGGGTCCAATCGGCATACGTGCCACCTTTTAGCCACACACTGAACTGCCCGTCCACGCGGCGCGTGATCCAAAACTCATACTCGACCCCTGCCGTCAACACCCCTGTGGCCGTGCCGAAGATGTTGACGTGTCCGCCGCCTACGTTCCTGCGAAGGTACAGTTCGCCAGCACTGCCCAAGATGAGCGCGTACCCGACAGGCGCGTTGGACCCAGCCACACGATCACTCAAGAAATTCAAGAACGTGGTTTGCAGCGAAGCCACGCTCGCCTTGAAGTACCACGCTCCGTACGCCGCAAAGTTGGCTTGGGTCCACACCACACCTGCGGTCACGCATTGGATCGATCGAGCGCCTGGCCGACCGTTCGCAGGTGCCGCTTCGATCACCTTGTGGGTTCCGCTCTGCACCTGCCACCCGTTCGCGATCTCGTTCGGTGCGCCCACCGCTGCCAGCGAGACCGGGCACGAACCGTCGCTGTGTACACGCGCATCGAGCAGGCACTTGGTCGCGCCCCTCAGGTACTCGGCGCGGACCTCGGCGGGGGTGAGGGCTGCCACCTGTACTTTCCCACTAGCAACCTCGCCCCAAAATCGCGTTGTCGGGCTTCCGCCATATGCCCCGATTCGCCACGTCGGGTTGGCTCCTACAGCCAAGTCAACCGCAGGACCTGCGGATACACTATGCTCCACAGAATCGATGAACAGTCGCGCGTTCTGACCGTTTACTTTGACAAGTGCCACATGGGTTGGTTTCTTGGGGAGCAGGTAGCCTACCCAAGACTGAGGCGTGCCCGCGACATCAGACCAAAAATTGGCCAGTGCGTTATCAAACCTGAACAAAAGCAAACCGATGCTGAGCAGATTCTGATTTGACAGCGCCGTAGTACTGTCGACCTCAACCCAGAACGAGCATGAGAACGAGGTGGGGGCGGCACAGACCGCAGTCCCGGTCACGTACCCGCTCTTGTCAAAACGGAATGAGGTAGTAAACGGACCCTTACGAGACACATCGATCGCCCCAGCCGTTATGGTTCCCGGTGTCCCCGCATGGTTCGGTACCTGCCCGCCCGAACCCACCACGGGCTCCATGTCGAGAATGATCCCTTCCGCCGCGTACTCGCTCGGTGTCTTGGATGGGTACGGCAGCGAGAACCCCTTGCGCGGGCGACGCACCACCGATGGCCCCGCCACAAGCTCACGATGGAGCCGGGCGATGTCGGCGTCGGTGATGCCGTCGGCGTCGATCATGAGGCTGGCGTGGTTCGGCCTAGTTGCGCTCTGGTTGATGCGGACTTCCTGCGCGGATGATGCCCAGGTTTGCGCATTGGATACAGAGTTGGTCACCACCGCCCCATCTACAAAAAACCTCGTAGGACTGCCACTAACCAATAGCGCAGCAACACTGGAGTTGTTGTACATTTTGGTGGTTACGGGCGATGCCAAGCAAGACGCACTGCCATTGTACGTAGCCAGACTTGTACTGCTAACGTAAAAGTAAAAAGACGTCCAAGGCGGCGTGCCGAAAAACACAGAGTTCGCTGGCGTTCCGTGAAGATTGCTCGCCATACACACCAACAGGAGCCCAGTCGATGGGAATTCCAGAGACAGGGCAGCGGCGAAGGTTTGTACGAGTCCAGTATTCGAAATGTACAAGCCTTTGCCTTTGCGCGTGTTTTGCCACTTGCCTGTCCCACTGCCGACGAATGAGGAAGTGTGGCTGTACGCGCTCAGGTCTTGGTACGAACCCGTGCGGTAGTCGACGTACAGACGAAGCCGACCGTCCTCATGAAGTGCGCGAATGAACTGTCCCATTATCGGTTCCTCATCTGTCGGGCTCGGCGCCCCCACTCGCGCACCTGCGCGGGATTCAACTCGAACCCGTACACAGCCGATTGGAAGATGGTGCCCTTGTACCGGTTGCCCCCCACGATGTCCTGACCGAAGAACGCCTTGCTCGCCGCATCGAACGAAGCGAGCCGCACGTCCCCAGCCACGCTACCCATCACCCGGTCATTCACCATCAGACGCATGCCCGTGGAAGAGATGCTCGCGGCCACTACGAACGGTTGCCCGAACTCGCTCCCGCCGTACCCACTGGTGATGGTGACGCCGGTGGTGTCGTCCTTCTCCCAGACCAGCGTGCCTGCGCTCAGGTCGTAGTAGAGGCTGTACCGCTTCCCCGCAATCCCCACCTCGTAGATGCGACCGTCCGCGCTCGGGGTGGTGGGCTGGACGAGAGACAGGACGGTGAAGGTCTGCGTGTCGAGCGGTCCGCCCGCTGCCCAGTCGAGGCCCGCGTACTGACTCCCGTTGAACGTGAGCCCGCGCCCGCTCCGCTGCCCCGGCATCGTGCTTGCCGTGTGCCCGTCCCCCAGTCGCGCGTAGTTCAACGCGCCCGGCACGAGCGAGAGGCTGCGGGTGACCTGTGGGTGCTCAATCGCAGAGAAATCGTCAAACTCCGCGTACCCGTTTGCGATGATAGAGAGGAATAGGTTGCCATTCACGAAGGCGACCTTATCGAATTCCTGCCACGACAACGTGCTGTTGGTGTTGATGTCAAGCACGCCGCTAGTTCCACCTACATAAGCGGTTACAATTCCCGTGGTCCACCCTCGGAGATGCAGATACTTTGAGGGCAGCACTTGAGACGCCCATCCGAGACCGGTATCGGTGACTCGCATCACACGCGTCCCACTTCCTCCTGGCCTCGCCCCCAAAACACTTGTAACCACAGCACCGGAACCAGCGGGCCAATTGGGAAGCAGTGGGTTTTCGAATCCGCCATCAGTCAGCAACTCAGCCCCCACGTCCTGGCGGAACTGCCCGTCCATCGGAAGGCACACGATCGCGTACTGCGGCGCGATGCGGTCAATGTCTGGATACGTCATCGTGCGGCCCTCAGCATGTAATTGGCTACCATCGCTCGCTCAGATGTTGAAAGCTCACCCGACACCAAAAATATCTTCCGCTCGGTTCCAGCTAGGTACTGACTCAGCCCCCCGTAAGCCCCCAAGGTAATACCCGTTGAATCGGTAGACCCAGCGTTACCAACCACCTGCGTTCCCCCATTGATACCAATCTTAGAATTCGCGCCGTTGAAAACAGCGTCTACGACAAACGAAGTGACAACCGCTGGGTAGGAGGGACCGACCACTTGCGCTCCAGCGTATATATTGATTTTCCCACCGGTTCCCTCGAAGATCCGCATAGAGTTTCCGGCAACCCCGTCCACAAGTGTCTGTGTAGGTACCGCTGCATTGAGTGTGCACAACACGAAGATGTGCGTTGGTTGTGGAAGTGGAGCTGTGACCCTGAAGTAATCCGACACACCATCGAACCGCACCCCGAGCCCGTCGCTCGACTTCCACCCCATGTTTGCTGCCGTGGCCTGCGCGAACTTGGTCCCCGCCAGCGTGCCACTGCCGTAGTAGTTGAGTTTTTTGCAGGAACGTTGTTCGAGTCGGATACGCGCAAAGTCCGCGTACCCACTGTTCGGGAAAGCGGTAACTCTCAAGTTCGTATCCCCGGCCCAAGTACCCTCACCTTGACTGAACATCCAATCCACGTTCGACCCCGACAAGACCGCAGCGTTGCCGAGGTCTACTCGGTAACTGGTGGAAGTCCTTCGAGCGGCGTAAAGAGATGCGACGTATCGATTTCCTACAATACCAACCGGTTGATACATCGTAAAAGCGGTGCCAGCTCCGGTAGCCGTCATCCTAACAAAGTTAGTGATCCCACTTGGACCACCAACCATGTGGGCCAGAGTTGACTGGTATGCACTCCACCCTGTCACACCGGCATCGAAGTCTGGGTTCAGGAGATTCGCCGGTGTATTCAAATCGTACGTCCCAGGCTCATCTCCATCGAGGTAGAGCCCGTTATCGTACGTCCCGCCGAAGTCGGTCAGCAGGCTGCGGGGTGTCCAACCCTCGATGGCACTTGCACCGAACGCCTCTTCCTCATCGAAGGCGTCGCGGTAGACGTCGATCTTGTAGACGGTGGCACCCCACGGTTTGGTTCCTGTGGACGAAGCACCCACGAAGAGGGTGGTTGGACTTCCTGTGGCAAGTGTGATGCTGTCGCTGCCGATCCGGACGCCGTCACACCAAAATTCCACAGTTCCGTCAACAAATACCCAACCGAGAGTGTGGCGGCCAGCACTTATGGTGTCGTCACTGACGACCGACGCTCCACCATTGCCAATCATCTTGAGCTGGTTCGTGGAAGCTAGACCCAGTTCGAAGCGATCCCCCAAAGAAGGATGGCCGCAATTAAGGAGAGCCCTTTGCGTGCCGCTTGCTGGCACACTCACATCGGCGAAGATACTCCAATGAGACAAGGACCCGACCAGGTCCGCACCTCGCCCACCGAAGACGATGTACCCACCCCCGGACAGGTCCGCACCCTGGTCCACGCTCACCGAACCGTAGACAACCCCACCGCCCCCCATCACGTAGCCGAGGTGTTGGAAGCTATTGGAGAACTGGAGGTACTGGGAACGAATGCCGGGAATCCAGAGCTTCATGACTCATCCCTTCGCGGGCTTGTCCTTGACGGTGGCCTTGTCTTTGATGACGGCCTTCGCCAGCTTCTTTTCCTTGTCGGTGCGTTCATTCGCAGGCTTTGCCTTCGCCGTCTCGATCTCGGCCACAATCTCATCGTGCAGCTCAAGCCGCTTCGTGACACCGTCTGCATCAGTCTCGATTGGGTATGTGTCCTTGATGCCGACCCACTTGGAGTGCTTGTCGAGGGGCAGGGGGTTGCCTTCCGCGTCGACTTCATCCTTCCAACCGGGAAGCTGATTGATCGGGACGAAGACCCCGCCGATCTTCTTGCAGCCGATGCGGGGCTGCCCGTTAACTGTGGAGTTGCACATGTCGTTCTGGATCGCGTACACGTCCAGAACAACTTGCTCGTCGGCGGTTTCGAGAATCTTGGTCATGTCCTACCTCACGCGTACTTGGCTGCGAGCTTAGTTTCCAACCGAATTGCTTCTGTGAGAGATAGTATACGAGAGAACACCAAGCAATCGTACGTGACCATCTCATTCGTAATGGCGTAAGGCGGGTTTGCCCCTATCCTCGCCCCAAACGTCGCAGCAGCATCGAGCGGTGTCCCGGTAAGCAAAACCGACGAGGATACGCCATCCAATCGTCCTAGAAGCTGAGTTGAGGTAACACGCATCACAACCACTCGCGTTGACGCTGAAATCGTCCCAAGTGGCAACTCTCCGATTTTGGCTGTCCCATTTTTTAGAATCGCGACGTAATTTGAGGCGTTGCGGTATATCTGGAACCCATTAGAGTTGGACCCAGCTTCTCCAGTATCCCAAAGATACTTGGTTCCAGACACATCGGCCCCTTGTTTCCATGTCATTACCAACGTTCCGCCGTTACCGTCATTGAGGCATTTGACGGCAGTCGTCGCACCAGCAGCAGAATCCACAATCCCATCGTCAACCGCGAAGGAGATTCCTCCGGTCGCAATGTCTTCCCAAGGCATGTACCCTGCGGAAGCCTGTGTTAGATTGTTTGCCGTAGCCCCAGCACGCGGAGTCACGGCGACGAGGGACTCATTGACTACAGAAGCAGCATCGATTTCAAACCACGAACCAACGCCGGCAGTGATTGTCATGACTCCGAACCGGAAACCAGGAGAAGGCAACGTGAAATCGCCCTCAACGAGACCCCAATTCGTCGAGGTATAAGGCCAGCCCACCTCAGTGCCCGACCCACCACCAGCACCAACAGTAACCCCCGATGATGCACGCATGGCTATACGTAAATAGTACCGATTCCCAGACGTGCCGAGCTTGTAGACATCGATCGCCCCACCTCCGTTGTCGGTCACGCGCATATTACGTATGCCCTCATAGGGAGACGCTGACTCCTTAGACAACGTGGCACCTGCTCCAGACAGATACGCAGAAGTATCAACCCCGTCCATGTTGAAGTCTGTGCTGTTTAATTGTGGCGCGTATGTGTAAGCCCCCTCGTACAACGGATCCACCCACGTCACGAGCCCAGCCCAACCCTCAAGCTCCGCGTCAGAAAGCTCGTCATAGGAGAGCGGGATGTTGTGCTTGTTCGACAACATCCTCTCGACGTTTGCACGCTCGGCATCCGTGAGAGCGGTAGGACGAAACATGACATCGGCGTGCGAGCCCGTCATTGCGTACCCAACACCACCATATCCAAAGTTCATTGGGTAAGAGGGCAAGCCAGCAATAAACCCAGAAGTGGACGCTGTGTTGTGCACTAAAACGCCATCGATCCAGATCTTGAACGATCCTCCGAGACCTTCGTGAACCATCACCAGCTGGAACGGCTTGTTTGCGATGATCGCACCCGTCGGCAAGCTGGTAGACCAAGCCGGAGCACCCGTACCATTCGCAATATAGATGGTGATCACACCAGTGGACGGCGACACGAGCACGAGTATCCCAAACTGGGTGAACGTATTGAAGTTTCCAAAGATGGCACTTGAATCCGAAGTGACACTGAACACACCAGCTATCGAAAAAGGTCGGCCATCATGCAAGAAATCGAACGCGCCGTTGGGTAGGTTCGAGGCATTCCTGTCAGTCGAGCTTGTGTCGTACCTGACCCATCCCGTATTCGGATCGATCCACGACATGGCCGTAGCACTCGCCTGAACGATGCTCCCGCACGGATCGTCAAGGTCTATCACTTCGATCTGGTCAAATTCAACCCATGATCCAACAATGGTGCCAATCGAGCCCACATACAGTGTTGTGTTTCCACCGCACAGAACCACGACATCAAAGTATTGCCAATCCGTGTTTGCCTCGCCGTCCCATCCTGCGTTCAGCCCGCACAGCACGCGTGGCGCTTGCGACGCCGTGGACGAACGCGCCCACCCACGCAACCTATAGGTGTGGCCTAGCGTAAGTATTCCGCTTTGGGTAGCGTAGAACGTGGCGGCCGTGCACGTCACGCGTAGGACTTGTGTTCCGTCTCCTGATGGCGAGCCACTTTCCTTGGTTAGTGTTGCATCGACTGCTGCCCACGATGCAACCCCTACATATTCCATCCTCCCATCGTTGCAGCGATTGAGACCGGGGCCCCTCGCTTCAATGCCGACGACAGAGTGATTCGTGCCAGGGTTCACCTCGTCATACTCAGAATAAGTCGTTCCGACGGTCCACAACCGGGCGATGTTCACCGTTGCGGTGAATTCCCCCATGTCGAGCAGTGTCCAATCGGTGAGCGACGTTTGTGCAAAGATGCTTCCGTCATGATACATGCGAGCATCGGAGGACCCGTCGCCTCTGCCATAAACCCCCACATCCGAGTAGCGATTGCCGACGGTTAGAAATGCAACAGGTATCGTGTACGGGTTGGCCGTGCCGTTGTAGGCTACGCGCATCCCGTTGCCAACCAGTCCAGTGACGGTCGTGAGCACTGCATCGTTGACAGGTGCCCAGCCAGTTGTGGTCTCCAGTGAAGTGTTCGGGAGACTCGGCGGTGGAGCATACGTCACGCTCAGCGGGTCCCCCACCGGATCGATCCACCACGCATCCCCCAGGTCCGCGAAAGTGAAGGGGGTCGTTCCCCCGCGCACCACGCCGCAACCGACACCACAACCGATACCATCCGCCCCACGAGGAGTAGGGTAGCCTCCAATGAACTCGGCCGGGCTCAGGCCCATACTGAAGGCGAGTCCATACGCCCAGATTTTTGCCCACTGGAGGCTCTTCACGTCAGTACCCTCCCACCAGGTCCATGCCCGCACCGATGGCGGTGATCTCGATGATCTGCACCATCGCGACCTTCTCGTACTGTGCCAGGTACATGTCGACGGCCGCCGAGTCATCTGGCCCACGGAAAGAGAAGGTGCCCGCAGCACCGTTGTTCCAGACGGCCCGAATCGGCTCGGTGTACGTGGTGGCCGTCAAGGCCAGATGGTGAGTGGTGCCCCGCAGGGACGCAACCGCAGCTTGAATCGTCTGAGGCATCACAGCTCCTCGTAAGTCACGATGGTGGAGTCAAGATTGTCGGCCTTCACCTTGACGGTATCCCCAGCTTGAATCCCGCCCCCGGGAAGGTTGGCCGCGAGGATCACGATCTGTGTCGCCGAGACGGTACCCCCTGCCGCCGTGATCTGGGTGGCGGTACGTGTGAGGAAGGTCTCACCCCGGGCCAAGGTGACCGAGGTGACGTAAGGGTCGAAGGAATCGAAGGCTGTACCTGTGATGGTCAGGTCTCCGTTGACTTCTCGCACGACGGAGGTGATTACCGGTTGTACTGCGTCGGGCTTGAAAGCGTCGGCGGCCCGAGCGGCCTCACGGAACATACCGTCACGCTCGGAGAGAAGGTACATCACATGTTCGAGGCTCATCCCCATCTTGGCCGCCACCAAGACGGGTGGGTCATTGGCGATCTCGGGCAGCCCCGCCGGCTTCTTCTCGGCACCGTACCAGAGCAGCCACTTGATCACGTCGGCCTTCTGACCAGCGCCAAGTTCATCAAAGGTCTTGTAGGTGGGTGGTTCGTTGAGCCCAATCACTCGTGCAGCACCTGCAATGGCCTGCGACTCGGTCACGTACTGGCTCAGGATGGGAGCCACTTCAGCTAGGGATGCCATATTGGTTCTCCTTATGCCTGACCCAGCTTCTTGATCCGCAGCACCCAAGAAGATGTGCCCGCTGTCCACCCAGTGACCGTGGTCTGCACACGTAACCACTCGCAAGCCACAGGCGCGTCGGGAGCAATCCACGCAGAGCTGTCCACGATCTTGCTTACGTTGAAGCATTCCTTGGTCACGTCCTTGAACACGGCCGTCGTCGCATCCTCGACGTCATCATTGGAATAGGCGACGGTGACCGCGATCTCTTCTGCTGCGGCCTTGGTCGATGCGAACAACAGACTCCACCGAAGGTACCCGCCCATCCGCACGTACTTGGTCACCGTGCCGTTTGCCCCAAGACTGCTGTCGAGAGGAGCCGCCGCGTAACCGTCGAGCTGAGACCAAACCGGCAAGACCTGGTTGGCAGCGGCGACGTCATTGTACGCCTGGTCATGTGTGACCAGCTTGTGCTCGTCATCGATGAGCACCCTGCCGATGGCACCATCAGCAAGAAGGCTGGCAGAGGGGTCGGAGAGGTACTGCCCAGCCACCACCACAGGATTGGTCGTGGCTGCCGCCCCATCTGCATCCACGGCCAGCTTGGCGTCGAGGGAGGCCACCGACACTGCCGCTGCCGCCAATGTTACCTCCGTCGCCAGACCTGAGGCCGGAGAGATGTTGACGATGGCCTCAGCAGACGGATTCACATCCATGCCGATGTAGAACGAGTAGGTACCGGCCGGCTCACCACCAGCCGCAGCCACAACCAGTGCCAGCTCCAAGGACGTCGGCGTGCTGCTGTCGTCCAAGGCCACAGCTCTCAAGGCACCAATGAGATGCGGCAAGGGCTCGAATTGGATGTCCCCCGCTTCGAGGTCGAAGGTCACGGTGTCCAGCACGAACCACTGAGCACTCGTCCCGTCGTACACGTGAAGGGTGGCCGTGAGGGTCGGAGCTGGGCCAACGCCGTCGTACTTGTACCCCAGAGCGGCATTGTTGATCACCCGATGGGCGGGGACCTCCGTGATGTACACGTTGTCGTTGGTCAAGTAGGTGGCGTCAACGGGCACGACGTCAGCACCTAGGGCTGTACCTGCTCCACCGACGGTCCTGTCGAACTTGAATGGGAATCGCATGCCTAACCTCTCGACCGAGGGCCGTTGTCAGCCCCCTGCCCGTTCCTTCGCCACAAGATGATCATAGGAGATGGCCGCAGCTTCTCCCTTGGTCACCCGCACATGATCCTGCACGTCCGCCCACTTGTCGGCCAACTGACCGCCGTGGTTGGGGACGAGCCTTGTCTTGGGAGCATGGTCCCTCTGACGACGGCCCATCTCCTCGTAGTGCTGGGCCCGGTAAGCCCTCTCCTTGCTCGTTCGAGAAGGCCAGCCGCCAGTCTCGCCATCCTTGAGGGTGAAGCTGACGCTGCCCGGGTCAAACACGAGCCTCAACTCGTTGTTGTCATCGTCGAGCAAGACCTTATCCCCATCTCGGATGGCCTTGTACTCGGTGATGGACAGTCTGTGTGAGAACCTCGTCCCGTCAGGGCACTCGAACGTGTAAACCGGCATGTTTCATCTCCATTTCATTTGGTTGGGATCGTCCAGCCCCTCGTAATGAGGAGGGCTGCTGCGACGTGCTTGCAGACTTTGTTCACCCGATCGGGATCCCGGATGTCTGGAGTCGTCGCGGTGCCGCGAGGCTTACCAAGAAGGTAGCTCTGGCCTTTGGCGTGATACTCGGGCCCCAGCCACTGCCAAGCAGGGCAGGAACAGGTCAGCTCAAGACCGAGCTTCCCGAAGGCAGTCACGTTGCCCTTCGGTCGAATGGCCTTGATCTTCACAGCCTTGGCCCCATGCCCGCAGTCGACGCTGAACACCCATCGCAGATTCTTGATGTCCGCCCGCTTGAGGGTCGCGGTGCACGCGGCCGCCTTCTGCTGTACCTTGCCCGAGAGGCCCTCTAGGACCTCTTCCTGGGTCGCAGCGACCCGGAGGCCCTCCGACGACTGAAAGCACCGGGAAGGGGCCCTAGAGAGCAACCAGAGGGCCACAACGAAGTCTGCTGACGCATTGTGTCTGTTCGGGATGCCGTCCCGGTAGGGGTAGTCGGTTTTCGAGGTGTCCGACGGCCCCAACCCTCTGTAGCTCGTGTCGTAGTAGGTCTCGTTGGTGTCGTACTGGCTCCGCTCCTTGGGGATATCTCGGGGCCCACGAATCCTCGTGAGGGGTTCGTCGCGGTCCGGTTGCGAGGTCGAGTCATCAACCGGCTTGTTGAACGTGCTCGTTCCCGGGATGGAGGGGTCGACACCGACCCCCTTCCCAGCAGGAGGGCCCTCGGGGAGCTTTGATTCCGCGAGGGTGTTCTGTCCGTACGGCGGGCGGCTTACGAGGGGCTGGTTCACTTCGCGTCAGGCGCCTCCCACGGATCCACGCTGGCGGATTTGAACTCGTCCTTGTGCTTCTCCTTCTCGGAGTGCCACTTCGCCTTGTCTTCGGGCGACATGTTCTTGGTGGGGTCGGCCGGCTTGCCTTCCTCGAAGCGGCTCTGCTTGTCCTCTTCGTCATCCGCGACGATGTCCAGCATGGAGGCCAGGCGCATCTTCTTGGCGATCTGGGCCGGCTTGGTGTTGTAGGCACCCCGTTGCAGGTCAATGGCAGCGGTGAAGCCATCGATCCACCAAGTCCCGTACTTGCTGCTCACACGCTTGTACGCCTTTTTCGCGTCATGGATGGAGATGCTGTCGTCAGCCTTGTACGCCTTCAGGCCCGCAGCGTAACCCGCCTTGAAGTGGTCATCGTATTTGGGCTTCCCGCCCTCTTCCTCGGAAGGAAGGTCCACGGCCACCTTGGCCGTCTTCTCGACGAAGGAGATACCGCCCCACCCGAACAGTTCCTTCCGAGCAAGGGTGGCCGCCCTCAAGAGGTTCTGCACACCGCGCTCGTCGATGTTCGAGACGACTTGGGACATGTCCGTGCCATGCATCTCCTTGAGGAGGGCTTCGCCATCCCTCTTGATGACGTCGAGGGCCCCTGCGATGTTCTGGGCGAGTTTGTTCATTTTCGGATACTCCCTCTCATGCGCGGCCGCGCGAGGAATGGGAGTGTCCACGTTCCAGATGTCATCGTTGGGATTGACCATGTTGGGCTCCGAGCGTCGTTGGACTTGGCGAATGCGAACGTCTTTCAAGACGTCGTCGAGTTGGTGCACCTTCTCGGGACGCAGGTCCGCTTTGATCTCCTCGGAGTCAAGCTTGTTCGTCGCGAGAGCTGCTGCTTGAAGGGCCTTTTGCAACCTGAAGAGAATGCGAGGGATCGTGAAGATCAGATGCCCAGCAGACTCGAAGACAGCCTCTCTATGAGGGCTGTCTTCGACCAGGCGTGTGGCTTGACCTACATACCGGATGAGCTGGTCACACCGCATACGGGCATCACTCAGCTCCTCGACCAGGTAGACGGTCGCTCCAGTTGCAGCCTTCTTGCTATCCTCGGACATGCGGATTCCTCGGTTCTCACGTCTCCCCTCGGGGAGCTATCAACCAAGGGAGCCGCACAAGTAGACTAAGGACGTCGAGCGGCTTCTTCCAACGCAGCCACTTCTTGCTGTCGTTGGGCGAATGTTTCGCGAGTCCCGGCACCTGATGGCAGAAGAGCCTCTCGCCGAGAAATGATCAGGCCCGTATCCGTGTCGTCACGGTCGAGGGTCGACTTGGTGCCGCCAGCATCGAGGGTGACCTTCCGCCGCAGCTTGGATATTCTCACCCGTCTTACCGTAGAGGTCCCCGCCTCCGGGTTGTAAGCCACGAAGCCGATCAGCAAGCGACGAGGATCGTCACATGTCTTGACGTCCACATGTTCACGGAGGAAGTCGGCTACGACAGTCGGCTCAACGACCTGGTCGTCTGGAACCAACGGCTTGCCAAAGACAGGCCATTGGACACACGTAGCCTCGTCTTTGAGAACGCCTGCCTCCAGAAGGTCTCCCAGTTCCTCGGAAGGCTCCATCTGAACCGTTTCGCCCGTCTCGTTGTTGACAAACCGGTAGGCGACTACTCCTAGAAGAGCTTCTTCCGGCGAATCACAAGGGAGAAATCTCCCCCAGCCGTCCCCCACCATAGACTTGAGCTGACGCTCTGCCTCTTCTTGGCTTGAGACGACCCGAGGGGCACTACCTGAGGTGACTACGGTGCTCATCGCTCGAACGCCTCCGGGAACTCCTCGATGAGGCGTCGTTTGACCTCGCCGTCCGTCTCAGCAGCGGCGACGGCTCGGATGACGTCCGGACGGTCATCGTAATCCGCCTGGAGGCGAGCGATCTTCTTGCGAATGGGGTCGCCGAAACGGTAGTTGTCCGGGAAGTCGGGGCAGATAGCCACAGCGATGGTGCGGCACACGGCATCGTCCGCCGCATCCACGTTCCTGGTGGCCGGGGCGGGGGGAGGAGCCTCTTGAGCCTCTTGAGCCTGGGCATTCTTGTCGACGAGGCGAACCCCTCTGCGAGGTCCGTTGGTGGTCGTGAATCGGATGCCGCCTTCTTCGATGACCTCGGTACGGTTCTGGCCGCCCGTCCCACCAAGGTCGGCGATCTCGGTGCCGCCACCCACCTCTGGAGTGAGCTGGAAGCCTTCAGTGGTACGTGCCTGAGGGGCTCGAACGCGACCCACCACCTGACGCTGAGGCTCTGCGTCCACAGGCTTCGTGGCCCGAGCAGCAGCCAACTCCATCTCGTATTCCATCAGCTCCTCGTCGGTGGCACCATTCCTGCGGGCTTCCTCAAGCAACTCCTCTCGCGTGCGACCCACACCCGGCCGGACACGCACCTTCTGCGCTTGCGAGATGACCGCACCTGCCTTCATGGTGTCCACAGAGGAGCGCTTGGCTCTTTCACCTGCGATGGTCTGGAACTCGATGCCTGGGACCGGCACACCGTCCTGGGGCTCGACCGATACACCGAGATACCGCTGACCCGCAGTGGACTCCGAACGAGCCGTACGCTGCCGGCGATAATTGTCCTGATTCCGCTGACGAGTTGCAGCGGCGTGGTCGTTGACGTTCCCGACCTCTCGCTCTTCGTGGTCGATGTCCATGTTGACTGGTCGACGGGGAGCGGGGTCCATGGGGTTGCCACCATCAGCGGCACGCATCGTCATACCGGCGGGCTGCGGACGCTCTTCGGGGGCATCAGGATCGTACCTGTTGGAAGGCACAAGCCATCCCGTTCGGAGGGCGCCTCTGAGCTGAGGCATCATGATAGGTGCCATCCCCGCATAGGAGACGCTGGTGCCATCAAACTCGACCTCAGCACCCTTCGGCACGGTGATGCCACTTGAGCCCAACGCGAACGACCGCGTTGCAACGAAGACCTGTACATGCCCCGACCGGAATTGGATCTGCTGATTCATTTCAATTTGTCTCCCTGTAACGAGGTTGAAGAACCCCTTACAGAGTACAAACCAACAAATGAATCACCGAACGGGACGGTTGACCCTACAGGGAGGGCGGGTCAACCGTATCGTCCAGTGCATCCAACTCAACCAACTCGTCTTCGTCTTCTTGCTCGGCATCAATGCCGTGAATCTCGTCCAGAACGTCGAACAAGGTGCGCTCTGCCCCCTCGTCGATGATGACACAGGTCTCCAGGAACTCATCGATCTCGTAGGTCCGAAGGTCCCCTTCCACGAAGGTGTCGATGAACGTCCCGTCAATGGCAACGGACCTTACCTGACCAGGGATGTCCTTGCGAGTGTCCCAGAAGTGAACGGGAAGTAAGGCAGCTGGGTCAAAGAGGAGTTCAGCAGACCGCCGACGCAGCTCATGCAGGTGGGGGTTCATGTCCCGCTTCTGGCGGTACATTTCCACTTGCTGACGGTGCTTCATCCGCCAGTGCTGGTTCTGTTGCTTGCTCTTGAGCTTGTTTCGACGGTACTGCCGGACCCTCTGTTTGCGGGCCCTGCCTCTTTGCTTGTACCGGATAGCTACTCTGCGTGCGAGGTCGTCCATCACCCTCACAGCAGCCAAAAGAAGATCAGGGGACCCACCACCGGACTGGAGATTGACCCATCTTCTCAAGGGCCTCGTTGGCACGAGAGAAAGGGCGGCTCCCAAAGAAACCCGTGTGAGCGGACATGGGGCTCGGGTGAGGAGAGGCAATTACGGCGTGCCTGGTGGTGTCTAAAAGAGCCCTCTTGCTCTGGGCATCCTTGCCCCACAGGATGAACACCATGGGCTCCTGGCGGGCGTCAAGAGCCCGTATGACGGCATCGGTAAACGCCTCCCACCCCATTCCCCGATGAGAGCCGGGTTCATGGGCCCGCACGGTCAGAACGGTGTTGAGCAGGAACACGCCTTGGCGCACCCATGCCTCAAGACAGCCATGGGCAGGAGGAGCTGCCCAGCCAAGGTCGTAACACGCTTCCTTGTAGATGTTCCGAAGACTCGGAGGGATGGGCATGTCTGCCGGGACGCTGAAGCTCAGCCCGTGAGCTTGACCTGCATTGTGGTAGGGGTCCTGCCCGAGGATGACCACTCGAACATCCTCCAGGGGCAGGTCAAAGGCATGGAAGATCATGCCGGACGGAGGGAAGACCGTGTTGTCTCTCCGGTCCGACGTGATGTACTTCACAAGATCTGTAAAATAGGTCTTCTTGAATTCGTTGGCGAGGGCTTGTTTCCAGGACGCGTGCATGCCCTGGGACATACACCAGGGAGGTCTAGATCTTGACCTCGATCTCCTTCATCTCGATCGTGCAGGAGACCTTCTTGCCAGCGACATCGATCTCGATGGTGTTCTCGTCGAGGCTGGCGAACTCCGAGAACCACACCTGCCCCACCACGACGGAGAACTTGATCTGGGCCAGCTCGAACATGAGACGTCGAGCTTCGGTTCGAGAGGCGTCGAGCTTGCCCTTGAGCCATGTGGCGAACATGTCGTCCTGGTTGGCCGCGCTCTTGTACGCGTCGGAGGCCAGGAACGCGTCGACTTCAGCAATCGCTGTTGCCATGAGGGCGACGGACGGCGTCAAGAGATCCACAACCGAGGCCGTCTTGTCCTTGCTCTTCTTGAGCTTCTCGGCGGCCTTGGTGATGCCTTCCTGGGCCTTCGCCAATGTGGGCAGGCTCGACAGCCCCTTGAGCTTCACATTCAGTTCCTTGCCCATGTACACGTCGGAGGCGTCAGCTTGCACAGTCTTGGGCCCGAAGCCATTGTAGTCCGTGATGCCTTCCTCCTGAAGCCACGCGGCGGCGACGTCTCCGTAGACGACCTTGAAGCCCTCCGACTTCTTGGGGAACTTCTCCTTCAGGATGCTGTTGAAGACCTTCTGGTCGGCCTTAGCTTGAAGCATCTCGTACGTCTTGCGGGCCACGACGGCAGCGCTCACGGAGTTGACCATCTTGCGGTTGATCACGGGGATCTTGAGAAGGTCCACCACGAAGGACACGGGGCGCCCCGTGCCTGCCTTCTTGATGCGGGTACGTGCCTGCTCCACCGTCTCTCCGTCGATGTTGAGAATGGCTTCCATCGGCATGCCCGCCTCCCGCATCTGACGCACGGTGCCCGCCGTCATGCGTACTGGGAGACGCGTGACGTTGACGATGCCGTCCTTGACGATCGTGTAGTTCCGATGGATGTATGTCGGGAACTTCATGGGCAGCTTCTTCGCCATCTCGGCCGGCACTCGCTTCGAGATGTCCACCACGCCTTCCTTGCGAATGAGAATGCTGATGTTGGGACGGGTCTCGTTGAACGTGAGGTTGCTGACCGGGTAGCCATTGGGCTCGTCCTCGAAGTCGAACGACAGCGGAGGCAGGCGATCGAGTTGCTTCTCCAGGGCGGAAATCTCCTTCTTCAGCTCCTTGCACTTGGCCTTGTCGTTCTCGGAGGCGAGCTGCTCCTTGAGGTCCTCCAGTCTCTTGACGTCGGGATCGAGCTGCGGTCGACCGATACGCTTGTACTCGAAGTCCTTGCTGTCGAGCAGCACACGGTTGTCGTCATCCGAGGCGAGGATTCGAAGGAAGTCGAACACAGTGAAGGCGTCCTCGGACGGCACCTTGTTCGGGTCCCACCCATTCTCGAACCGGCCCTCGCCATACGCAGCGGTCTGCGTGGCCGCCATGAACTCGTTGTACTTCTGCTTGCCGAAGCACCCGCTGAACTGCTCGATGAACCGGACATCGCCAAGAGCCCCGAGAAGGGGTAGGACGATATTGGACTTCATGCGAAGAGCGAACAGAGTGGTGGCCGCGTACGCTGTAGCAACGCAGGCAGGATCGGAGGTCTTCGGATTCTTGGCAGCGATTTTCGAGACGTCCACCAGATTACCGTCATCCTTGCCCACAGAGGACGAAGAGAGATAGGCGATCCACTGGAGGTCCTTGGGGGCCGAGATCTTGCCACCGGTCACCTCGTAGCTGATGAGATCCTTGTCGGTGGTCGCCGTGAAGACGAAGCCCTCGATGGGATCGCCCTCCACCTTGACCTCGACCCGAGGGGCGGTCGACACCGTCTGGGTAAGCTTGCCCTCGAAGACGGGGGCGTACTTGTTGAAGTCCTCAGCGAAGATGAGGGTGCCGCCGGCCTTCTGAGCCATGGCCGTGAGCAGCTGACGATCCGCGTAATGGCCGTATTCGACGATGGTGATCGATCCGAGCTTGCCCGAGAGCGACTCCATCGTGCTGAGGATCTCGGCTCGACCCCACTGGTTGTCGTAACCGTCGCTCATGAAGAAGAGACTGAACGCACTCCCGGGACGCTTCTTGGATACGCGATCCACGAGCTTGGCGGCCTCTTCCAGGGGCTCTTTGAACCCAGTGAGGCCGATGGGCCTCAGCCACCGATCGATGGCCGCATTGACGTCCTGGAGGTCCGTGAGGGTGGCAACCGGTTCGGCTTCCAACAGAACACCGAACTGACGCCGACCCGAGAACCAGATGACACTGATGGTGTCTTCCTGGGCGAGCAGCTTGGGGAGCTTCTTCTTGAGCTGTTCTCTGATTCGAGGGAGGTCGTAGTACATCGACCCCGAACAATCGATGACCACCAGGTGATTCGTGGGGGTCTTGACGGGCTTGGCTACCTTCTTGGGTTCCGACCCAAGGGTCTGTCTGACGAGATAGAGGTTGGGTGCAATCTTGTACGACTTGGTTGAATCCATGATGCTGTCTCCGAGGGTAAAATTCCCACGAAGAACATACACCGGGGACCACCCCGAGCCATCAGATTTTTCGCGTAACCACCACGCCTCTGAACTCGAAATCGTTCCGCTTGCAATCGGGATTCATGCAGGCCGCCCCGGACACAACAGAGTCACACACGAGGCACCTGTTCTGGAGCTTTTGCCTCTCGAAGCACTCGTCACAGATGTCGCCCCCCTGAGGGATTTCTTGCTCTTTGCAGCTCAGACACTTCATGAGCCACGAGGATACACCAATCAGGAACAGCTCTCAAACCCAACCTGCCGTGAAATGGGGAAGGCCGCCTCAGGTTTCCCTGGGCGGCCTAGAAGGCGAGGTTGTCGAAGGACCGGCTACTAGAACCGGGTGATGACCATGCGGGTGAGACCGCGCGGGTTGAAGGCACCGATGCCCACGTTTTCGAAGCAGGAGAAGCCGATCGTGCGGGCCTTCGGGTCGTCCGCCGACAGCACGGTCAGTTCCGTACGGACGGGGAAGCGGCCGAAGTTCTCGGGCTCTGCGCAGATGTACACGTAGCCGGCCGGAACCAGACGCGACGTGATGATCTGGGCACCCCACAGGGTGGCCTGGAGGCCAGTCTTGAGCAGGGTCGCCTGCGACTCGATGTCGAGGATGTCACGGCCGAACTTGCGGATGTCCGCGTAGTCCACCGCGTTCATGTAGATGCGGGCGACGCGCAGGTCGTGACGCTCCACCTCGGCGAAGGCATCTGCGAGGACGCTCGGGGAGATGGGGGCGACGACGGCGACGTCCGGGTTGGTCTGGCCCGGCAGGGTGTCGAAGCCGGACACTGCGATGGAGTCCAGAACCGCGAAGACACGCTCGTCCTCCGCCGCCTGGATCTGCGCCTTGGCGAGGTCCTGGCTGCGTTCGATCAGGTCGAAGCGACGCTCCTTGATCTGGGTCAGGGGGATCTCGGGGTTCGAAGCGATCTCGAACAACGGGAAGATGACTCGACGCGGCTTCTGCACCGCGAGGATGTTCTCACCCTCTTCGCCGACGACGAACGCCGTGACCTCGGGGTCCTTATCGTAGATGGGGAGGGCCCCATCAGGCAACCCCTCGACGGCGAAGGTCTTGCGGCCCACTGCCGTGTAGTCTCTGCGGAGACGGAGGGGCTGAATCATCGAAGCGGCAAGCTTCGCACGACCGGCGGCCGTCTTGATGTACTCCGAGATGACCTTTTGCTTTTGCTCGTTGCTGATTTGCTGGTCCATGTCTTTTCTCCTAGCGGATGATCCTTTTGGTTACGGGTTTCCTCCGCTAGATCCGGAGATCCAGCACCATCAGGGAGTTGTTGGCGTCCGGGGCGACCTTGAGGATGCCCACCAAGGTGACGAAGTCGGGGTCGTTCTGCCCCGCGACGTTGTATTGATACGCGTCTTGGATTCGGTTGGTCAGGAGACCATTGACCGAAGCGTAGAGTGCATCACCGGACGCGTAGGTCAGAGCGGTGCTGGCGCCGACCTGGATCTGCGTCTCCCAGAGGGTGACTCCGACGACGCCCTGACCGGAAGCGTAGGGCCCACGACCGGAGGCGACTCCGGGGGTGTTCTCGTACGCATTGCCGACCGCGTCGTTCAAGAAGAGGCCGAGCGGCTTCTGTCCGGCCTGGTAGGCAGCGGTCACGAGGACCGGGCCGCCGTGGTACCCGTTGCCCTGGTCCGGTCGCGTGAAGGCGATCGTGGCACCGAGGATACCGACCTTGGTGATACCCGAGAGGGTCGTCGAAACGTTTGCGGTGGTCGTGACGACCGGCGGATTGGCCTGCGTGAACGCATCTGCCGTAAGGATTCCCATCGAATTGCGAATCCCCATGTGGAACAGATGAATTCTGGAGCTGGTTTCCGCGAAGTCGCCCGAGCCCTGTCCTTGCGCTAGAGGCATGTTGTTCTCTCCTTACGAAACTCTTGACTTTGGCTGGGGTTGACTCATCTACATTTTCATCTGGGGGTTCGCTGGGGTCCTACCCTTCCGGGTTGAAGACGCCAGACACGTCGGGAGCCGACCGCCACAGTCCGGAGAGCGAGTCGACTTCAGAAGAAGTCGTCGATCCCTCGGAGTGGGCACCTGCTCCACCAATCTGCGAGACACCACCGGACGGGCGGGTTCCCACCGTCCGCACGGATGCGTTTCTGACGTTGGGCGGCGGGGCCATGGGAGCCACCGGCATGCCGCTCTGGATGGCCTGGGCCTGTCGGGCTTGACGGACCTCGGGGTTGCTGGCGAACAGCGCGGAGAGGGTGTCACCCTCTTCCTGCGAGAGCATCACCTCGCCGATGTCCATCGGGGCACCTTCGAGTTGGACGTCCATCTCGGGGACCTGCTGCTGCATCGGACTGTCGTCCTGAAGCATCTGGTCGAGGATCTGGTCATCGCTCTGTTGCTGCATCTGCTGTTGCTGACCCGGCTGTTGCTGACCCAGCTGTTGCTGCACTTGCTGTTGCGGGCCCTGGCCCATCTGCTGAATGGCCTGTTGTACGGCCTGTTGCACCATCTGCTGGACCTGGTCCGCCGAGATCATCTGGTTGCCGCAGGCTTGCTTCTGGCCCTGCTGCTGACCCTGGTCGGAGTCGCCGCCCTGGTCATCCTGGTCCTGATCGTCGTTGGCTTGCTTGGCCTGTTGACCTTGCTGCTGACCCTGGTCGGAGTCGCCGCCCTGGTCATCCTGGTCCTGGTCCTGGGACGCCTTCTTGTCGCCCTTGTCGTCGCCCTTGTCGTCGCCCTTGTCGTCGCCCTTGTTCTTCTTCTGTTGCTCCAAGAACTCGGGCGGGAGCTGACCGGCGGTCTGGATGCGCTCACTCGTCTCGACAAGGTCCTTGTCGGGGAGGTGCATCAGGGCGGCGGCCTGGAATTCGAGCATCGATTCATCCGCAGAGGGGAGCATGTGACGTGCGACGCGAAGGCAGATCTCGCCCTTCTTGTGCAGGGTCTCCATGTCGACACCGGCGGTCTTGAAGGTGTCATTGCGGAAGTCGGGCATCCCGATCTCGTTCCGCCTCGTCTCGCCGCCGGACTGTTCTGCTTCCCAAGTGTCCGTCGAAGGGTGGACGTCTTCGGCGAACTCGGAAGGACCACCGGTCGTGTACTTGTCAGCGGCCGGCTGCTGTTGCAGGTGGTCCTGGTTCATGGCTCGGGGGTCTTCTGCGACCTTACCGTTACCGGCTCCCGTAGTCCTTGCCCAAGTGGTGCGCTTACGCATGATGTCACTTCTCCTGCCCATGGAGGGCGTATAAAGAGAATCACTACGCCCGGGAGCCCAGGTCGTACAATCTTCCCTTTGCCAACAGAGTGTCCTCTTCAGACCTCATCAATTCCCTACCCAATACCCGACGGCACGCTGCCAGGTAGCTCTTTTCATTTTCATAGGGGGCGAAGCCTCCGACAGCGACAATTGCACGATACAGGCGAGATTCGCCTGCTACCTTTGGAGTACCTTGGAACGTGTCGAGGAACCGAGACATTGCCAGGAAGTCCACACCCTTCAAACGGTCTGATGCTTGAACACACTTCCAGCCACCCCTGCGGTATAGAAGGAATCCAAACAAGACGCGGCGGGCAGTGTCACTACTACCCAACTTCGCAACGACCGCTCTGGAGATGCCTACCCATTGAGGGCTGGACATTGCTTCCTTCCTCAAGGTCTCATTGAGGTTTTCCTGAAGGTCAGCGTCAGGAGTCTCTCCGTCGCCCATCTCGTTGCGGACCTTTTTCAAGGCTTTTTCACGAAGGTACTCGGCGACGTCATTGACTGCATCTTGCAGTGGGTCCTTCTGAGGTGCAGGTGTGGAAGAACCACCCTGACCTTGACCTTGACCCTGACTGTCATCACCGAAGTCAAAAGCTGCACGAAGGCTTGCAGCCCTCTGCATGACGCCTTTGTCGGCCATCCTCGTGGGTTGAGAAAAGGCAACCTGAATACGTGACCCGAGTGCCTTGACTTGGTCAGGGGTCAGGATGTTTCGAAGCACCGCACCGGTAAAGGCGGGGTTGGCTACCCATGACGCCTCGATGAACTTGACACTTCCAGGCTCGGCGTTGATGTGACCACAGATCTCAGCGATCCGACGATTCTTGCCAAGCTCGTCGGTGAAGGAGTTGCCCTTCTGGTACCGAATGTGTGAGCACAGCTGCGTCTCGTCCTCGGCCTTGTTTCCACACTTGGAGCAGAGGGTGAAGGCGACTTGACAACCCATGGACAGGGTTTGAAGTTCACCTGACTCAACTGCCGCAATGAGCGGCCTGTGCTTGCGGTCGGTAGCAACGAGGATATCGACATAGATCGAGTCCCCGATGTCCCTCGCAGCTGCGTCGAGGATCTTGCCCTTGGACAGCTCGGGGATCTGCAAGTGCTCGACGTAGTTCTCACCACCAGTGAAGGTGCGATAGGTCGCGAGCAGAAGCTTTCGCTCCCAGCTGTCATGGTTGTTGTTGACGTACTGACTCGTCTCGGGCTTGATCAGAAAGTCAGCGTACTGACGATTGATCTGGAAGCCGTCCACCATCTGTGTGCCCAACTTGACATTGGGTGGCGCCTCCGTGTCCACGGAAGCAATGATGGTGCAATGACTCAGCATGTACTGGTCAGGATGGAACTGCTGAAGCACGACCTCCGACGCCTGTCGAGTGCCGAAGGCCGAGCCGAGTTGCATCGCTGTGGCCCGGACCGAGTCCCACACATCCATGGTGATGGAGGGCTTGATGACGGCCGCGTTGGCGTACTTCAGGAATGCCATCAGATGTCACCGTATTCGCCGTCTTTGATGGCCTTTTCGTATTCCTTCGCGAGCTTCTCTGCGAGGGCCATTCGCAACGACTTGGGGAAGAGATCCGGCATCCGAGTGCCCGGAGACGCGTGTTGCTTGATGTACTCCTTGGCGCCGGACTCGACCCAGTACATCCACAGCTTCGGGGCGAGGTTGGGGTCGTACTGGCCCTTCTTCATCTTCCGCTTGATGTTGTCGATGATGCTCTTCTTCTGGTTGTGAATCTTGCCCTCGTTCTCCATGAATAGTTCAAGGTCATCGAGAGACGCCCGATCGAAGGCAGTCACTTCACCAGCCACGCGGAAGGCCAGGTGACGAAGGATCGCAGCGATGGGGCCGCGAGCCATCTTCTGTCTGACCAAGAGGGCTTGAACGCGAACCAACTCGTCTTGAAGCTCTTGGGGGGATGCAATCTTGTCCATTTTCACCACTCCACAGGGTTGCCGTCGGGCCCGAAGATGTCGTCTCGCTTGATGACGAACAGGTCGACCGGACACACAAACAGGTGCATCTTCTGGCCTTCCCGCATCTTGTAGGTAGTGCGACGCATAGCCGCCCCGCAACGAGGACAACTGGGGCACTTGGCCTCAAGCTCTCGGCGGGTGGCACGATGTTGACGGTTCTGGGCCATCCAGTAGGTAGCTGTCTTGGCGACGGCTGCCTGTAAGTAGAGGTTGAGTGTGTTGGATGCGAAACGGTAGAACTTGTCTACCTCGTCCCGGAGCGCCTCATCCTGCGAGTAAGAGGCATACCGATGCCACAGCTCGTTGTACGCCTGAATCTCGTTGGCTTTTCGATTGAAGAGTCGAGCGAGTTCCTTGTGAAACCCGTCCGGGACTTCTGTCGTCCTCCACTTGTTCATGGATGCCTGTTTGGCGACATCCAATCCAGGGTGGTAGCCGAACGTGAGAGAGGGGGGCAGGTAGTACCCGAAACGAGGATCCACCTTCAGCAGCTCGTCGGGGAAGACACGCTCCGTCCCGAAAGGCCACTGCACATCCACGACGCCCAACCCCGGCAACGACGCAAGCACTCGACCGGAGTAGGGCGAGATGCCCTGACCCGCGAGCACTCGCTGGACGATGTCGCCAACGGCAAAGTCCTTTGCTAGCTGCCAGTAGTCGATCGTCATGGGGAAACCTCAGGGAGCGAGCGCTTCGCCGTTTTCTTCTCTGCCCGTCTCGACGGCCGAGGACTGGTCATCGTTGTAGGCATTCATGAAGGGCTCGTCCGCGTCCGTCTGCACCGGCTGATGGGGGTTCCGGAACGTGTCCATGTAGGGCTCATCCGAGTCGCGCTGATGCACGGCGCCCATGACCTCCCGGCGACGACGCTCCCACGACTCCCTGCCGAAGGCGTTGATCTCGAAGTTGTCCGCCATCCGGTCGAGGGCGTTGACCATCTTCTTGGCCTCTTCCATGGGGAGGCCCCACTGGTTGTAGCCCGCTTGAATCTCCCTTGCGGTCTCGTCGAGCTTGGTCAGAACGCTGCTCGCCATCTTCTTCTGTTCGGCCGATAGCTTGGTCGTCATTGTGTCGGTCTCCCGTTGGTCGCTTGCATGGACCTCACATGGTGGTGAGGCACAAGTAGATTTCGCTTCCCGATTGAGGGTTTCTTCACCCGACAGACGGCCGAGAAGCATGTTGTACCGAGAAGGGTCGATGGCCCGGTTGTACGGGCTCGCCTGGATGGCGAGGTCCAGAGCCGCACGAAACCTTGCATCCGGAAGCATTCCGTCGATGTTCCGAGAGAGCATTGGCGTCTGGAGCCACTTCTTGGCGTTCGCCAAGATGATTCCGTAGTCCGTCTCCCCGATGTCCCGTTGGTGAGCGGGTTGCCACTCGGGGTACGGGCCTGGGTCCTGTTCGTACGGATCAACCCCGTGGTAGACGGCGGTCTTGTCGGATTGGTGTTCCATCGCCGATCCTCTTGAATAAATAGAATCTACGAACCGGGCCACTACGCGGGCAGTCTTCCCGGGCTCGGCACCCTTGTCAGACGGGGCTACGGTGGCTCGTTCGAGGGCCTTGTCCCGCTTGGCCTTGGACTCCTCCGGAGAAGCTAGACGTGCCGGGCGTAGGGGCTCTTGGGGCTCGGGCTCGTCGGAGGGCTTGTCTCGATAGGTCGTGACCTTGTCGAGCCATTCAGCGTGTTCCTTCTGCCACAGCTTGTAGTCCCGTTCGTACTCCTGAACATCCATCTTGTCGACGATAGCCTGGACGTCTGGGTACTTGTCCGGGTTCAAGACCAGTAGGCGGTCAAGGATACGCTTACGAAATAGGGGGGCCGCCATAGGGGTTTTTCGAACCCCATACAAGCGAGCACGCTTCTCAAAGAAGTCGTTGGCCTTCTTGAGAGTGCTTGCGATCTTCGAGGGATTGTCCCACTCAGACAGCTTCGAACCGAAACGTTCCTTCGCTACCTGGTAGTCATTGCCCATGAAGAAGGCTTGTGCGATCTCCTTGGTCGCAAGATCCAACTTCCCCAACAGCTTCTGAGCTGACTTCGGGGGAATGTCATGAGCCTGGCCTGACTCGATCATGGTATCGAAGGCCGTCTGAGCCATGCCCCGAGTGTCACCCTTGGGCGACAACATGGCACCGGCCACGAGGCTCAACATTTCCTCAGGAAACTCGCCCCGGCCCGTCGCAGAGTGCGTCTGCAAGGAAGCTGCGATCTGCTCTCTCGCAGCCAAGCTCATGGCAACGATCTGCGTCTGGTGTTTGACGTAGGCGTCAGCCTTCTCTTTCGGACTCAGATCGTCGAACGGGACTTCTTGACCGTCTTTCTCCCACGTCTTCGGGGGCTCAACCTCGTCCATGTCGGTCGTGTAGACCTTGGAGATGGACTCAGCGAACTTCTGAGGATCCTTGACAGGCTCGTTCTTCGCCAACAGATACTCGTTGATCAGGTTACGGGCGTCATGCGGGTGAAGGTTCATCGCAATGAAGCGATCGGCGATCTCTGGAGGGAAGGTCAGAGCAAGGTCGACCTCCATCTTGTTCTTCTCTGCGGGCGTAGGCTCCGGCCGAGAAGGCTTCGAGATGCCGTGTGCTTCGGCAATTGTCTCAGGCTCGGGCTCCTTCTTGCTCGGCTTTCCCTTGGCCGGCTTCTTGGGCTTTTTCTCAGCCGGCTTCTTGGGTTTTTTCTCAGCTGGCTTCTTGGGCCCTTCCTCGGCCGGTTTTGCCTCTTCCTCGGCTGGCTGCCCTTCCGCAGGGGCTTCGTCCTTCTTTGGGGGCTGGGCCTCTTCTGGGGGCTGTTCCGTCGGCTTGTCGGGTTCTTGTGAAGGGTCCTCGAACCTGGGCTCTTCCGGTTTGGACTCCTCAGGCTTGGGAGCTGGCGCGGGCTCAGGCTTGGGCTCCTCAGGCTTGGGCTCCTCAGGCTTGGGCTCCTCAGGCTTCGGTGGTTCGAACTGAAGAGCCTTTTGCAGGTCCCCGAGGGTCTTGATACCTGGGGGCATCTTGACGTCTTTGAAGTACCCGCCAAACGTCAAGGGCAGATGAGGGTTGTACTTCACGTCCTGGCCTATGCCCGGACGTGAAGTGTTCATGAGATACCCGAACCCCTTTGCTACGTTGGGATTGCTCTTTGCCAACTCCTGCAAGGCGGCATGCGTCTCAGCGGGGTCTGGCTCGGGCTCAGGCTTCGGTTGAGAGTCTTCCTTTGGAGAGGGTTCTGGGGCTTCTGGAGTCTTCGGAGATTCCTTGTCCGGCTCAGCCTCGATCTTCTCGTACTTGCCAGGGTTCTCTTTGAGGGTCTTGGGAGACACGCCGCCGGGAACAGGCTTCCCTGTCTCTCGATTGACGACGGGGATGTTTTTGCGAGCAGCCCACAACGTGATCACTCGTTGAACGGAGCCGCCGACATTCTTGCGGTTGAGGCTCAGGTCCTTGTCCTGTTCCTCTTCCTCGGAAGTATCCATGCGCTCGCGACGACGATCCCGACGAGGAGGCTTGAGCTTCGGGCTCTCTCGAACCAGACGCTCCGCCTCTTCGTCCTCTCGCTCGGGCTCAGTCTTCTTGGACCAACGATCTGCCATTGATCCTACGGGCGTATAGAATCAGAACCGACCCCCGCCGCCCTCATCGCCACCCGGGGCCTTCATTTTGAGGCTCATGTACTTGGCGACTCTCTCGACGATGTCCGTGTTTTCAGCAAGCATACGGCCGACCTCGGAGTAGACGCTTCGCAGGACCTCGTTGAAGGTGGCGTCATTCACGGTAAGCATATCGTCTTCGAGCTGGACTCTGGTGTCGTCCGGATCGATTCCGAGAGCTTCGAGAACGAGGCCCACGCCAATAGAGCCCTTCGTGTACATGTTGAAGATGGCATCGAAGTAGTCTTGGCTGTCCCGCAGCGGCTGACGCGTGAAGCTCAGTTTGGGATACAGCACGACTTCCTGGCCCCACTTGTCTGTCTCGACGAAGCCCATGCGGCGAGCCACCGGCTTGAACAAGAACTCCTCGACGTATTCCTGGAGGCGCTCTCGCAGGTGGATGTACCGCTGGTTGATGACTTCGAGCTTGAGACGATCCCCGCTGTAGAGCGACTCGCCACTCATGAGAGACTCAGTGACCCCCAACCCAGTGATGAGCCGGCGTTCCGCCTGTTCATACTCCACGCTGAGGTCCAGGAGACGATCACGCGCCCCCATTTCCTCCCAGTGAATCTCGTAGTTGGCAACGATCGTGTAATCAGGGTCGACGAGAGACAGGTCCACCTGCTCACGAAGGTCCTCGACATCCACGTCACTCAGACCCTCAGCCCACACGATGCGCTTCGGCGTCATGGCTCTGGAAGCAATGCTTGTCTGAGCCTGACGGAGCTTGTCACGGTAGATCAACGTGTGCATGCATCGCCGTAGGATGCTCTGCCCTAGCTCTTCGTCGGCCCCCTTGCGGCCGGACAACAGATAGACGAAGCTGCCCTCATCAGGGTCTGTGCCGAGAGGGATCAGACGATTCTGCTCGATGTACAGCCGGACCTCTTCCGGAATCTCGTTCAGAATTTCCTCAGCCGTGGGATCCCCCGAGTGAGCTTGTTCTACCAGCCGGCGATCTCGGTCGGAAGGGATCAACTCGACCTTCGACTTGTTCGAGAACGGGTAGGCCGTGATTTTCACCTGGTCGATGGGCAGAACGATGAGCTTGTCCCAGCCCATGTAGTGCTTCTGGTAGTAGGCCAGCTCCTGGTCCTCGCGGTCGGTCTTCTCGACCCAGGTGTACTCTTCTTGCTCGACAGGAGTGCCATCGTCTCGCAAGACAGACGTGACTCCCTTGTGTACGTCATGCCCGATCTCTTGAGGCACGTCGACGGTACCATCCTCCGCGAAGATCGCGCACACACCGTCCAGCCAGTAGTGGTGCGTCATCGTGATGAGGCTGCTGAACATGCGGGTGTGATCACACATCCGCTGGAATCTGCTGAGGATGTACTTGCTGTAGTCGTGAGGGTCCTCGAAGCCAGCCGGACAGGTCCGGGGCTTCGGTGGTGTGAGTCTGACCTTCGACAAGGGCAGCTCGGTGTGCAGGTCGATGGCCTGACCGACGATCTCATCGTTGTTGTAGAAATGCCGGTAGATCTCCCTCCACTCACGGATGGATTGCGGCATCTCAAGGAAGTCAGTCGAGAGCTGGACCGAGAAGAAGTTGTCGTTCCCGCTCATGACGGTGTTCATGCCCATGCCGCCACCGGAGTAGCCGCCACCACCGCCACCGAAACAGCTGGCCTTCTTGGTCTCTTTCGCCTGTTGGCGAGCGAGCCTTTCCTTGGGGGTGAGCTGATTCGAAAACTTCTGAGCCACGTAGGGTTTCACCTGGGGTGTGGTTCTGACTCGGGTCTGAACCAGATACTGGGGGGCTCGACCCGCATTGGTGAATGGGCTGTCAGGCATTGGTCACGCCCTCCTGATCGTCATCGTCCTCGAAGCTGCCGAACAGTTCCTCGAAGTCGTTGTCCGACCCTTGCAATTCGAGCATCCTTCGCTGGTTCTCAGCTTCCTGCCGAGCCTTGTCTTCTCGTCGCTGCCTTTGCGCGGCAATCCTCTCCTGCTCCCTCTTCTCGGCCTCACCGATCTTGAGGACCTTGTCCAGAGAGGCGGTCCGCCTGGATACCTGTAGCACCACACCAGCCATCCGAAGGTTGGCATTCGTGTACATAACCACGGAGCTGGAACTCTCAGTAGGGCTCCGACGAACGCGGGTTCTGAGCTTGTCGCACATTTCCTGGAGTCTCGACGCGAGGACCTCCAGCTCGTCACGAATCTTCTGAATTTCAGCGATGTCTGCCTGGACTTCTTTCGCCTGACGACGCTCGGCCCCTTCCCTCTCCTGGAAAAGGCGCTCTCGGGCTTGTTGTAGGGGCGTTTCAGGCATCACATCACCGTCTGGATCCCTAGAAACCAGTTGTTCTGTGCCTTGGGCACCTGAGCAACAACCCCCGCAAGAGGTGCGGGAGCCTTCACGTGTCCAGACGCCGTAAGCTCGTCTTCAGGGGTCCAGTAGCCTCGAAGCGACAAGTAGAGTTTCTGGTTCGGGCTGAACGACAACGGTACCAGAGGGCCTGCTTGACGAGAAGCCCAGGTGTATCGCTCGTAGGTCGACGTACTGAGTAGGGATGCTCCGGATAGCATCGTGGCGAACCGGTAGTGGGGCTGGTTTCGGGTCGTGGCCGTGTAGTCATCCGCCGATTCGTCGGAGCCCCATACGAGAAAGCCACCGAACAGACCATAGGAAAAGGTCACGGTGAACTCGTCGGGGGAAGCGGTCCATTGGACGCCCTGACCTCCGGCCCAGCCTTGTGCCACGAGCGCGTCGTCCACGGTCACAGTGTACGCGTCGTCCTTGAAAAAGACAATGCAATCACGAGAGCGAAGAATCTCTGCCATCAGATTCTCACCTGCAAAGTGATGTAGTTGTCGGTCAATGCCGAGGGAGGCTTGACCACGACCCCCACCACATTTTCATTTGGGGCCCGAGGGTCGCCCGACAGGGTCCACTCATCCTCGTTGGTGAAGAGACCTCGCAGAGAAAACACGACGTCGTCCTGTTCCTGGTAGGTAATCTCCACGAGAGGGCCGCCAGCCAACCGACTGGCGTAGGTGTAGCGCTCGAAAGAACGAGTGGCGAGAAGCCACCCGCCGAACCCGAAGACACAGAACCGGTAGTGTGGCTGGTTCCGCGTCATCGACGTGAAACGATCGCTGTCCTCGTCGGACCCCCACAGGAGAAAGCCTTGGGCCGCTCCGTCCGACAGCTCCACGGTGAACTCATCCCTCGTGGCATCGAACCATTGACCGGCCTGGCCTCCGACCCAACCCTGCTGGGCCGTGCTCTCGCTCACGGCCACCGCATAGGTGTCGCCCTTCTTGAAAACAATCAGGTCCCGGCTGCGAATGACCTCCGGCATCAGGTCACCTCGATCTCCCGCTGGTTCTTACGGTTGCTGCCCCAGGTCTGAACGATCTGGTTCAGAAGACCGATGTGCTTGGCGTCGCCTAGGGCCACGCTTTCCCACAAGCCCCCAAGGTGACGGAAGACCGTCCGCATCAGGAGGTAGTCAGCGGGCAGCACCATGAGTTCGCCGCCAAACAGGTTGTCAACGAACTGCCGGATCGAACGATCCGAGAAGGCGAGGGGAACCTTATCTTCCACGGAGCCTCCCAATAGACCGCGCACCAGGAACGACACGGTCTCCTATGCCGCCGTGGCGTCTCGCTCGAACCATCTGGTAACGCTCTGGAGTCATGGTCGTAACTGCTCGTGGCCGGCCCGCATTGTATCGACCCGTGGCAGCGTGCTTGGTGTTGAGCATGGCATCCACGCTCAACCAGACGCTTCTCACCAAAGCATCACTCACGTCGTCATGAGCACCCCGCTTGGGAGGAGCCTCCACGAGGACGATATTCTTGCTGATTTGACGGGCCTGGAGAGAAAACAGCTCTCGAATGAGAGACGAGTGTCTTTCGTCCTCGGCCCCCATCTCCGGGAGGGGAAAGTCATACAGCTCCAACCGTTCGTCGAACATCATCAGCTTGGCCGTCTGGAAGAGCTTAGATGTTGCGTCTCGGGTGAAGAACTGCGCAGTGAACTGCTTGAGCCCTCGCTTGTGCAGTGTCTGCTCCAACGGGATGCCGTTCCACCGGTCGAATAGTCCAGCCGTGATGTGAAACCGCAAGCACAGGGTGGAGATCCAATCAGCAATGGCGTCGAAGTCCAACCGCTCGACGTCGCGAAGGATCTTGGCGTAGTCCGTGGTGAAGTCCGAGCCCAGATGCGGATTGGTCTCCCGCCAGTCTTTGCCCGCGTACCACACCTCGTGGTAGTCGAGGATGACCCTGTCCTCTTCGACGTGCGTGATGGCGATGGCCGTGCCGTCATCCACCAAGCCAACGTCGACGCCCATCTGGTGAGGGGCCTTCGGACGTCCTCGCGTGAGGGGCCGTCTGACCGGACTGACGCACGCTAGGAGGTCGTTCTTTCTCTCGATCCACCCAACGGACTGGTCGCTGAACTCGGCCCCGTATTCGGTGGCGTACGAGCGAGGGTCTGCGTGGTACGCCTCGCGGAACGCACTCGACGGGACCGTCGGATTGATCTCCCAAGTGGGAGCCTGGATCGCCAAGATGTTCTCGGAACCCTCGCCCCCGCCCATGGCCTGCTCAAACTTCTCGTAGAACTTGCCCGACTTGCCGAGAGGACTGGAGATCAGAATTATGCGTGACTCGACGGGGGATTCTTCCCCTGTGGTGGGATCAACCCACACGCGTTTGGTTAGGGGGTTCTTCCGAGAAAAGGCGTTCTTCGACGGAGCGACGGCCTCATAGATTTCCTTCGCAGAGCTGCTGCCCTTATCGATGAAGTGGGCCACCTCGTCGAGAATGATGACGATGTTGCCAGCGCCTCGAAGGCCCTTAGCGATGCAGCTCTTGAACGTGGTGCGGAGGGTCGCCTTGCCATTGAGTGAAACGAACTTGCCGTCCTCTTGCCGGACGTTTGGTCCGAACTTCTCGATGTCATACGGCGTGCGGAAATCCACCCACCCCTTCGTGTTGCTGGCGATGTAGGGGGCGAAGTAGTCGCACTTTGCAAGGTGGCTTGTGACCTCGTTGAACAGCAGGCCCGCTTGTTCCTTGTCAGTCGCGACGCTGATGAGCTGGATGCGGTTGCCGTTGGGCAAACCGTAGTATGCCTGCGGATTGTACAGGTTGAGGAGTCGGTAGATCTCGTAGCTGGCGAAGATGCCCGACAGGGTTGTCTTGCCGCTACGGCGACCAATCGCGAGGACCAGCTCACGTCGAATGTGGTCCTGCTCGCCGATGTTGCACCGGCCCTCGTTGTACAAGTACGAGAGGTACTCTCGCTCAGTGAAGGTGAAGCGCACCTTCTCACCAAACATGTCCCGCACTTGGATCTGAAGGTGCTCTTGTTCCGGCAGCGTCTCGTCAAGCGGGATGTTGTAGTACAGCTTGACGATGACTCTCTGTGCCGGATAGAGAACCATGTCGAGCCCCCAGGGGGACTCGATGTAGTCGAGGATGGAGAAGATTCTTGGGGCCCCATCGGAGCCGACCTCAGACTGATTACGCTTGGCGTCTCGGCCTACAGATCGAACCAGTGAGGCAAGTCCCGTCTTGCGTCTTTCTGCCACGGGTCACCTCACGATCTCGTTGGCCTTGTCCTCCCACCCTTCCAGCCTGGTCTCCAGTCTGTTCCAGATGAGGTCGAACTGTTCCTCGGGCAGCATGTCGTGCAGCACATCCCGGAACACTTCGAGGAACATGGCGAAGACTCGCTGAAGTCTCTCGTCTCGTAGGTTCAACGTCGAAGCGTTGAAGTGAGCGATCTCTTTCTCGATGCTCGCAACTTCCTTGAGGGCCGCGATACGTCGGGACGTGATCTGCGAGATCTCCTTGGCCGTGTTGCGACGCTTCTGTAGCTCCAGCTGTTGAAACTCCAGACTGGCGGCAGCCATTGCGATCTGCTCTTGAAGTGCCTTGAGCTTCAGCAGCGAGGGGGCATCCCCTCGGACAGACTTGACGACGTCGTTGTTGTCCATCATCTCGGCCTGACGCCGCATCATCTCTTCGTGATACTGGACGTCGTCCCAGTCCGGGCGACGGTCAGTCTTGAGGGGCGCACCCCTCCGACGCTTGGGAGCGGTTTGGATTGGGACCACGGCGGCGGTCTTCAAAACCTGCTGCGTGTGGCCGCTGGGTTCGACAGGGTCAGACGCTTCTGCCTCGGCTAGCTCCCCGAGGATCTCGTTGACCTTCTCGTCAGTGATGGCGGTGTTTCCGTCAACCATGACTCTACTTCCCTTCCGGTCCGCCTTCTCCTCCACCTTCCGTTCGGATCAGATACTGGCTGAGGTTGTCGACCGTCTCGTGGCCCTTGTCCTTCTGGATCTGTCGATCCACGGCATCCGAGAGGTCTTTGCCCGTCTCAGCAAATTCACGAACCCCCACGTTCTTTGGCAGTGGGGGGTAAAACACGTCTCGCGGGGTTACGTCATCCTTATCGGGTTTGGTGATGCCGTCTCCCTTGCTCTTGGACTTGCCCTCGTCTTCAATGGTCTTCCTACCAACACCTTTCGGCTTGTTGATAGGTCTCACCATGTCACGCACGTGTTTGCGTTGTCCGGGCTGCTGGTCTGCCTGGAGAAGGTATCGGGCAACAACGCGAGCCGTGAGCTTGTTCACAGCCTGATCTCCTGACCACCGAACTCGATATCCAGATCCGGTGTGGTGTCGGCGGCATTCAGTTCGATGGAGGATGCCTGGTGTTGCAGCTCATACTCGTGCATCATGGCGAGGCCGTTGTGCATGAGCTGGTCGAACCGGACCTCAGTGCTGGCACCGGACTCCAGGACGGCTTTCTGCTCCGCTGCCTTGTCGATGTAGGGGGGCTCAACGACAAGTTGCTTGTTCAGCACGGAGCACACACCAGGCATCGACTGGTGTACACACGAGCCGCAAGCGGAGCCCACCTTGGCAAACTTGACGGACGCTCGCGGACGAAGAAGTCTCGAAGCCGTCGCACAGCCGTGACCGTAGTCGTCGTAGACGGAGGGGTCGACGTACTTGATGCCCTGAAGCCCTTGCTCGGCGAGCACAGCGGCAAGCTCGTCCTTGGTCGCGACCAGGTCGCGCGTCTCAAACCTGCTCTTGAGGACGGTGCCGAGCTGCGAGCCGTACAGGCCCTCGTTCATGTACCGCTGGGCAGCGAGAACGATCTCTCGCTTGGTGAGATCACTCGTTCCCGCCTGGCGACTGGTGTTGCCATAGAAGCCCTTCTCGATGACGCCGCGAAGGCCAACGGAGAAGACTGGTGGCTGGATGTTCGTGGCCGCCCGATGAATGGCCTTGAGCTGTTCGGTGGGCGTGGACCCCCACTTCTGACGACCAGCGACAGTAGGCAGGCGCCCGGCCATCTTGTGCTCGTCGATGACAGCTGCCACCGTCTCTTGCGTCAGGATGTCTTCCTTCGTGGCGACAAGCTTGCGGCCGTACATGAGGCACCGACCGACCTTGGCAAAGATGCAGCTCGTGCACTTCTCTCCGGCCACGATAGCTCGAACCTTTGATCCGTGCTTGTTGAGGAAGTCTGCACCAACCCGGCAATCGTCGAAGCTCGTCTGTGTACTGTAGACGGCCCCATACAGGCCCGCTTCCTTGAAGACGGGTTCCCATTGATGGCGAAGGGCCTGGAGGTCTTCCTTGCCAAAAGCGAGCTTCAGAGCATGCACCAGCTCGGCTTCGCCGCGACCCTTGAGCATCTCTCGACGGAGCAACGACACGATGGGCCGAGCCTTGGCAGCGGCGAGCTTCTGGGCAGCGTCCTCTTCCTTTTCCTTCGCCAACTGCGCGGCCGCAGCAAGTGTTTCCGTCGAAGCCATTTTGTCGAGAGGCTTCTTGGGCTGGGGCTGTGCTCGACCTGTGAAGGCTTCCCTGGCTTGTGCCTGCCCGAGGATGGCGAGCTGGATACGCCGCTTCGGATCGGTTGCCTTCTCGGAGGCTGTGAGCCCCTTGGCTGCCTGCGTTCTCTCGACCGCCTCGGCCAGCTCTTCGGTGTAGGGAACGTTGACCAGCACCTGCTTGTGGAAGATCCCGCAGTGGGAGGTGCCGCTCGGAAGCTTCTGTCTGTGCAGGCACTCGACACAGGCTTTCTTGGCGATGATATACTTGGCCTCGGGGGCATGCCTCCGCACGAACTCCGTCGACGTGCGACTGTTCACGTTGGCGCAGTCCGGGAAGTCGGAGGAGTAGACATACAATCCTCCAAGTAGCCCTCTCTCGGCCAAGACGGGCCTCAGAAGGTCCGCCGCCTGCTTGATGGTGTCCGCATCGTAGCGGCTCAGCAAAGACTCTCTGATGGCCTTTGCGTCGTACGTACGCACCATGATGAGCCGGGCTGTCCGAAGAAGGTCTTCGGGAACTTTCCGAACGGGCCCTCGCGGACCGAGGTCCACCATCGTCTTCGGCGCCCCTGTGTTGGGAACGAGACGCGAGGCCGGTGTGTCGTCATGCCGCCACTGGGCTTCGAGGTCGGGCGCGATGTCGAGGTTCTGCTTCGGGAGCCGATCCAGCTTCCGGTATTCTTCCTCGTTCACATCCAACCAGTCCAGGTTGCTGACTCCGCCTTCCTTCAGGAGGTTGGAGATGTCGCCAAGTTCGCCTGCCATTACACTGTCCTCGTTGTTCCCGGGGCCGTCAGCGGCAACCATGGGGTTGATAGGTCCTCGTGAACGTAGCCAGTATCGATATCAACACCTGTGTCCACCTCCCCGGGAGCGTTGTCCCCGTCCGGGAGGGTGTCGGCCCATGCTTCGGCCGTTTGCACCAGGTTGCCCTTGGCGCCTTCGTATTCGTCTCGACGGGCCACAGGGTCATCGTAGTCGCCCGGGAGGCCCGTTTCGGCGTGACGCTCGTTGATGCTCACATCCACGACGGGCGTATCACCAGAAGATTGTGGAGGTGCCCCCGGGAGACCGCTGTGCGGGCCCCAGATGCCCTTTCCGTTGCCTTCGTCGGACGGGTTGGCGTAACCACCAGCCCCCTGCCCACGAGCCCCGTATCCGAGGCCCCAGTCCCAAGCATCGGTGGGCGTGTCGTCAGACGGCAGGGCTGTCTGGGCCCACTGCTGGGAAGACGCCTCCAGGTCACTGTAGTCGTACTGAGGCCCTTCAAGGCCCCAGTCGTCTTGGACAGCATCTTCCTGAGGATTGAACGATCCGTGAGGGCCGTCACCTCCCATGGGGTCGCGATTGTCCACGCGAGGGCCGCCCGTCTGAGCGTCAAGTCCTGCTAGAGCGTCGCCCTCACCAAGGAACCGGGCCACAACACTCGACGCAGAAGCTTGCTTCGTGGGATTGGGCCTCTCGGGTTCTTGGGGCGGGGCGTCCCCACCATCTGGCAGTTCCGACTTGGTGTCCTTCGGGCCGTCGTTTTCTTTCTCGATCTTTTCGATTTCGTCCTCGGCCTCTTCCTCGGGGTTGTCGAGAACGTGCTTGGACTCTTCCACGAACCTCTCGACGTCTTCCTGTTCGTTGTCGTCCAGGAGGGCCAGCTTCGGCTTCCAGTGGGGAGCGCTGATCTCGTCATAGAGCGTGTCAGAGATGGCACTGAGACGTTCACAGACGTCGTACAGGTCCTTACGAACCTGGGACACCTCGCGGATGTAGCCCCTACCACCCAAACGGCCATCCGGACTGATGGTGGCGGACTTGAGTCGCGTGAAGTACCGGTAGGCTGTGAGGGCGTGCCCGAGGGCGACGCTGCAAGCCCACAGGGTCTGCGACATCGGCTTGAGCGCTTTCGGGTCGTACGAGTGATCTTTGGGGATCTCTCGCTTCTGAGCCGGCGGGGGTGGCTCCTCGAAGGCTGCTGTCTTGTCCCAGGTATCCATGCTTGCCTCAGCCCTTCAACGGGTCCCCGTCTTGGAACAGGCGTTCGATGTAGAAAGCCCCACCTTCCTCACGAAGAGCCCACAAGTCGTTCGTCGACTTGTGAATGAGGGCATCAGCAGCGGTTCGCTGGAAGCCCTTCAGATCGCTGAGTGCCGTGATCTTCACACGCTTCGGAGGGGCCACAGGCTTCGCCTCACCCACCGGGCTGACGATCTGGGGCTCGCTCGCAAAGAAGGCATCCGTACCGGTTGCTCCGCCGGTCTCGATGCTGCTCAGTTTGAAGTTGCTCATGTAGGCTCCTACGAGATCACTAGCTGAATGAGGATGTCGATATAGGAATTAGTGCTGTACCCGCTGACCCTGAGAGTCTCCTCGTAGGTACCTCTCGCCATGCCTTCGATGGGTGCGCACGTAACGGTGGTCACCTGCATGCCTCCTGACGACAGGATCTCGGTCACAGGAGCGAAGCTCGACAACCAGTCGTCCGAAAGGCCAGTGAGCCTCTGGATCTGGTAGTCCAGCACGGAGCCGGCGGGACCGCTGTTTTCGATCGTGACCTGCTGACTCGGGATCGGCGGGAACGCACCAGTAACCGGAGCCGTGACCGAGAAGGACATCACCAAGGTGGATGCCGAGACAGTGGCCTTGGGTCTGACCGTGATGGTCACAGGAAGGCTCTGTGGGTTGTTGGATGCGTTGGGGTCCTGAACCGTCACAGTCTCGCTGTAGGGGCTGCTAGCGCTCAGCAACAGTGTTGAATCGACGGACACCTCGAAGGTACCGGACTCGTTCGCGGCGAGGCCGCCGACATTGGCAGGGCTGACCGAGACATAGCCCGCCGACGTCGAGAGGGTAGCCCCCAAAAGGGACCCAAACACACCACTGTTGGTGAGCGTCACCTCTTGGGCGTCGCTGAAGCCTCGGCCCTCGTCCACCTCGATAGTGATAGACGAGGGAGGCCCAATGAGAATGCTCGGAAGGAAATTGGCTCGGATGTCAGTGATGGACTGAGCCATGGACTCGATCACTTCACCCGGAATGGGAATGCTATCCCGAAGGATGCCGTACGGGCTGACAACGTCCAGTACCTGGAAGGCAGGGGAGGCCCCAGACACATCCATCCGCGTCGTCCAGCGCCATGTTCCTGTGGCGACCTGGTACTGGAATTGATAGTCCTGAGTTCTGATGGCTGCTGACATGGTCAAGACGGACCTCTCCACCCCTGAGAGAACATAAGTAGACTAGGGGCGGTGTATGATCCGATCATGACTTGGGATGTCGTTGTTTCGGTCGTCTTCCTCTTGGCCGTCCTGCTGACCATGGCTCGGTGCTTCTACTCGACCTACAAGCACCACCGACAGGTCGCGGACTGGTCCAGGGGAATGGATGCCGAAAGAGCGGAAATCGTGAGGCTGTCAAACGAGGGTCGGACGGATGAAGCGATCAAGTTGTGGGAAGCCCACCTCAAGAAACACCCACCCCTACCCTAGGTGCACTCATCTCCGCCCCGACCGGCCCACTGGGGCAACCGTACTTCTCGCAGGATATTGAACCGCTTACCATCCGAGATGGCCGAGAAGATCCTGTAGTAGGGCTCGAAGGTTTCGTCTTCCTTGGCCGCTCTCTCCAGCACCTTGGCCGCCTTGAAGAAACGGTGTCTGACGCGACCCTGCGTCAGGTTGAGTCTGGATGCCACCTCGGACTGGCACGTGGTCTCCCACATGCCAACGAGGATGTCCACGTCGATGTTCCGCGTCTCCTTCGCCTTCATGGGGAAGATCTTCGGCAGGTCGCGTCGAAGATCTTCCTCGGTCACGTCGGGGATCGACAACAGGAACTTGATCCGTTGGATACCTCGGTCGAGGCGATAGCTCACGGCCGCCTGCGTGATGCCGAACATCGTGGCGATGTCAGCCTGACGCTTATTGCAGCAGAAATATAGGTGAATGAGGTCCGCTTCCCTTTCGGGAATACGATCCAGAAGGGGGGCTATGCGTTCCTCGAAGTCGTTGCCGTCTCCGAGGAACTCTTGCATGTCCTCAACAGAGACCTGGCACTCCTCGGCGTCGAGGTAGTCTTCCTCGTCATCGCATCTGGGATCGTATGACGGGAATCGGCTTGCCAACTCGTTGGGATCGATGGGGATGACGTACCCTGCTGCCATAAGAATCTCCGTGGACCCATCCCCGATCCCTACCGAACCCCTCTCACCCGAGAAGGATTCCGAGTAGCGGCGTCGGGTTCGTGTTTATCTCTCGCAGCCGGCTGGCTGCTGTTTCTACATCCGGATTTGGGTCTGTCACGGAGACGTCGACGTCCGCGAGGGACATCAGCTCTCGATTTAGTCTGACCTGAGGTTCAGACGTGCGCAACCTTTCATACTGTCCTTTGCTTACACCGGTCAAGCCCGACGAGTAGACACCATTGATCGTACCGTGAGCTTGGACCAGGGAGCACAGGACCTTCTTTGGGACACGCGGCACCCCAGGCAGGTTGTCGGAACTGTCCCCGTAGAAGGCTCGCAAGTCCAGGAGTGTAGACGGGCCAACCCCAAAGGACTTCTTCACCGAGTCCGGGTCGTGCACCACATCTTTTCGACTCCCCACCCCTGGCACAAGCATGTAGGTTGTCTCCGTGACTAGAGACAGAAGATCACGATCCGTGGAAAAAATCAAGTTGTGTTGTTCCTTAAGTGAACCGCGCACGAGTGTCGCCAGGACGTCATCAGCCTCTTCACCCGTGTTTTCGGCCTGCCACACCCCACACAAGGGCAGGATCGACCGAAGGTAATCCACCTGCGCAACGAAGCCCTCCGGGACCGGAGGCCGCTGAGCCTTGTACTCCCCGTAGACGGCCTTGCGTCGCCTTGAGCTACCATCCCACGCCACATACAGTCGGGCTTCCGGATAACGCTTCTTGAGGGAACCGAGAGACCGGAGAAAGCCAAGGACAACACCTGTCGGTCGACCCTGGTCATCCTTGAGTTCGGACATGCCCGGAGCATGGAAGCATCGGCGAGCAAGGTTGTTTCCGTCCACCAAGACGTTCTGGATGACTTTCACGTTGTTGTCTTTCTTTCTCTTGGCGACGCGGTGCGCCAAAACTTCGATTTCCTTCTGTAGGAGGTTGATGCGTTCCAGGACGTCCTCGAACCAATACAGCTCCAAGAGCTTGCTCTCGATGTGCTGTGTACGTCGATCGAAGTGCGTGTTGTAGAACGTCTTGACGAACGCCAACCTGGGACTGAACTGCGCGTTCCACTCGTCCAGCCATACGAATTGATGGAGCTTGTCTTGAAGGTCGTCGGCACGGGACTTCTGATAGAAGGACCGGACGAAGGCGACTCGCTTGGACAACGAGCCGTCCCACGCAGATATGGACTCAAGGTCCGACCACTTCCGACGAAGTTCGTCACCCCGAGACGCGTGCCACCGGAAGACCGGCCGTGCGAGACGTGTCCAGCCCCGCAGGGCCGTAAGTCGACTGAAGAACCCAGACAACGGAGTCCTCTTGACCACTTGTAGAAAGGGTCGAGGCAGCGTCACGATTGTCTGCTTGCTCCGTAGCTTGACGAACACCTGGACCATCCCCTGCTCGGGGATGTCCTCGACAACAGTGGCCTCGATGTTCTGGTAGGGGCCCGAACAGATCATCACTCGATCGCCCACTCCAATGCCCTGGTCGATCTCCTGATGAAGTTGCGACTGCATCCCAAGGATCTCTTCCTGGGAGATCAGAGACAGGCGCCCCTGCCCGTCTCTCAAGGCCGACTGCACGAAACGGCTGTCCTCGATCCGTAGGTATGGGGCCGGATTCCCAGTGTACTCCACGAAGATGTAACCCTCGACAAGGTAATGGATGACCTTGTCCTCGCCTACCTGTGTCACAGCGGCAGGCACGAAAACGTTGGCCTTGGGGTCTTTCAAAGCACTCCGGAGGCCCCTCTTCAGGACCTCAGGGTCTTCCCCCTCGCTTCTGGGAGACAGCTCGAAAACAACCCAACCTGCCATCAGACACCGTTTTGAGGAAAGAAGAACAGCCGGAACTCGCGAGACCACTGTTCAGTGGTCAGAATGTCGCCCTTGCTCAACCCGTTGGCGCCACGGAATTGGTGCGACCCGTTACTGGAGTTGCCGTTGAACCCTCGTGGCATCTTGTCCGGCCGAGCCTGACGATCGATCTCCGTGAGGGCACAAGGATCTCCCGACCCAAGATTGCCGATCTTGTCCGCTGGCTTCGAGGGCGGGGGAGCTGCAACTTTGGGTTCGGGAACCTTGGGTTCGGGCTTCGGTTCTGGGGCGGCCGCCACGGGCGCCTCAGGGGCCGCCACGGGCGCCTCTGCCTCCGGGACGGGCTCATGGGCCTCCGGCGCCTCCGAAGCTACCTGAGGCCGCTCTGAGGGCGGGGGAGGCGGGCTTACTGGGGCAGAGGTAAGTACAGGAGCCGAGACAACAACAGGCGGAGCCGCAGACTGCGCGGCCGAGGCCACAGGCAGACCGCTGGAACACCTGACCACGTCGCACACCAGACCGACCTTCGTGGGGCGAGACGACCGCAAGAAGTATTCTGCTAGTCGAACGACGTCATCCCCGTAAACGGCGAACACTTGCTTCGCGAGGTCCTTGTCCATGTGACCGGACTCGGAGAAGATGCCGTGAGCCAGGCGATAAGAGTTCATGGCCGCCTCAGCTAGGCCGACGGTCACATCGTCTACGCCCACACGATCACAGGCTGCCTCTACCATGTCCACCGACTTCGAGGGATCCCCGAGCGAGAGCAAGACCTCGTAATACCTCGAAACCAGAGCTAAGTCCAGATATTCCCGCACGGTGGGTAAATCTACCCGGCCAAGTTGGGCAATCATCTCCAGGCGATTGAGGACGTCACGAACATGGCCGTCGCTGTAGTCGATGACCGTCATGACGGCATCGTCCTCAAAAGGTATCCCTTCGGCCGTGAGAACTTTCTGCATGCGTTCGAGAATCGCCTCGCGGGAGATGCGCCGAATCGGGTACTCCTCACACCGCGACCTGATGGTGCCCCGAATCTTCGAAGGCTCAGTAGTACAGAAGATGCCCACGAGCCGCTTGTCCTCCAGGGGCTTGAGCAGCACGTCCTGCGAGTCCCGGCTCATCCGGTGCATCTCGTCGAACAGATAGATCCGCTTGGGAGCCCCCACGACAGAGAACGACAGATCCTCCACGATCTTTCGAACGCTGTCGATGGTGCCCCGGCTCGCGGCGTCTAGCTCATGGAACGCCTCGGCGGTCTCACTCAGGATGGCCTGGCAATTGTCGCACTGATTGCAGGGGTCGCCACTGTCCTGGATGTTCTGACACAACAGGGCCCGACCAAGAATGCGTGCGAGAGTCGTCTTCCCCTGACCGTGACCGCCCGAGAATATGTAGCTTGTGTCCAGGGCAGTGCCCTTGCGAATACGCTCCCGGAGGACCTGGACCGAGCCGTCTTGGCCCAGGACATCCCCGAACGTCATGGGTCTGTATTTGACATCCCACACGTGTCACTCCTCGTCTTCGCCCTCGCCCTGTGACAGCTCTTCTTCTCCCAGTTCTTCCTGCCCCTGCCCCTCCTCCGAGAGGATCTGTTCGAGGTCGACTTCCTTGGAGATGGACACGAAGGTGTGTAGGTCGGCGTTCCACGCACCGTAACGGTCCAGGATCGTACCGAACTCCTGCACATCGGGCTCTCGGATCTTCCAAGAGATCTCGCCGGTGTCTTCGTTCTCCTCGCCGTAGCAACGCTCCAATAAGTGGTCGATGAGGGCCGTGCGCTGCTGGTCGTCCAGCTCGTTCCACATGTCCGCTGCGACCTCGACCACGAAGTCCTTCCCGATGATCCATTCCAGGAAGCCGCTCAGCTTGCGCACCTTCCCAAGGATCTTTCTGCCACCCTTCGAGCTGGCTTCGCTCACGAAGCAATACAGCATTCTGGCAGTGGCGATCTCCGGATGGTAGTTGGGGATGAGACCCGCAGCGATGTTTTCCAAGCTTTCGGCGTTTTCCCAAGTCTTAGGCATGTTACTCTCCTAGCTGTTCTCGGATGAAGTTCTGTAGCTTACGGTCACCCCAAGCGAGCCATAGTTCGTTGGGGTCTTTCACTCGACCCTTGCCGTCGAGCCTGGGGACTCGCGGGAAGACGACATCGTGTATTCGGTCGAACTTGTCGTGGTGTTCTCGAATGACACGAGCTGCCGCGTCTCGGCCCTTAGGGTCCATATCGTACGCCAACCACAACTCGTCGACAACCCTGCGAAGGCATCGAGCTGCCTCACTGGTCAGGTGGTTGGTCAGGGTAGACACAATGTTCGGGCGTGTCCTCTGAATGGGAAAAAGATCGAATGCACCTTCGGTAAGGACCACGTACTTGGTCTCCCAAGCACTTGCCATGGCCTGACCCAGGCCGAACAGGACGGGTTCCTCATCGTACACGGAGAAGTGCGAATAGCCCTTCTTGTTCACGTCCACGTGCCGGAGCTGGAACCCCTTGAACTGACACAGCGTGTTGGTCAGGGGCAAGACAAACACGTCCCGAAGCCAACCAGTGCTCTGGTACGTCTCGTAGAGAATGTCAGCCCCTTCGATGTCGGGCAACCCGTTCGAGATGTACCCGAGGCGGTACAGGCTGATCTGCTCATCGCTCACACCACGAGCCCACAAGGCTTCCCTCTCCCGGTCCGTCAGTTGACCGTGAGCGTAGTCGACAAGTGCCTCGATCCAACTCATCCGACCATCACCAAAGAGCGGTCGGCCTTTCGAATCAGGACAGCCACGTGGTCATACGAACGAACGTAGGCCCCCACCGAGTCAGACGCCAGCAGGGACTTCCCCTCTGGAAGGTCGGATGCCAGGATCAGAAGTCCGTCGGAAGTACGGGAGACGTAGCCCTGCATCATCATCAGCCGTTCTGCTTGTTCGACGGGCATGGCTTCTCCGCAGGCTTCCTCAAGAGTTGACGGTGGGACTACCAGGGCCCTCGGTGTTTCTCCAAGAGACCGCATGACGTCCTGGGCTTCGGTCAGATCCTTACACCGGTTGGACCAGCCCTCCCTCTCAGAAACCTCCGACAGGACACGAAACAGTTCCACCATGAGCGGACCTTCTTTCCCAGGAGGGCAGAAGGTCGGAGCGAACCGAACGATGCCGTCGCGGGATAGCCTCGTCTGAAGAAACGTGCCCCGCATGTTGCTCGACAGAAAGGGCGCATTGCAAAGCTCGTCCGAATACTCCATGAGGACGGGCACAGCGAAGCCTGCCCCCCTTGACTGATCTGCCCTTCGGCGGATGCGATCAGTTTTCAGCAGGATCTCAAGAGCTGACGTCCTCATTCTTCGACCTCCGAATCTGGACCAGTCTGCCGTCCCCATCCTGCATCTCCAGCAAAGCGGGAGCGTCCGGGCCCGGTGGCAAGAGGTCGAAGTCGGTGACCGCCTGAATCGGAACGATCTGAATGCGCAACACCCACCGGTACCACAGAGCTTTCCACCACGGCACGAGGGCGGGGAGGGACGGAGACTCGTCGAGGACCCACAGAAGTTCCCGAACTGCCGGCATGTTGCTAGCCACCCAGGCCGGATCGGCTACATCCCTCAGGAATTCGTTCCACAGAGTCCGCTTCGATCGGGTGGGCTGGAAGTAGGGACACTTCATGGCATCGACGTCGTCCTCGCAGATGGCGCCTTTCCACTGCTCGATGTCTTCGGCACCCAGCATGCACAGACCGATCGTTTGATCCACGGGCTCACCGTTTACGGCGATCCGATTGTACTGGTCGTTCGTCTCGCCGTAGACTTCCTTGCGACTATCCAGCGGCTGCAACCAGTTGTGAGCACACAAGTGCGGCCGTCGCTGCTGTGCCTCGTGAATGCGACGGTCCAACTCCTCACACAGAAGCTGCCGGATTCTGGACTTGATCTCTCCACGGTCGACCATCAGAGCCTCTTCACCTTCAGGTGCTCCAGGCCGTCTTCCTCGACACAGGAGCACCGGTATGCCTGGTCTGCGTGTTCCGCAAAGGCCGGCTTGTGGGTCACGAGTACAACGTCCAGCCCCATCTTGGAGGACAGCTCTCGTAGTAGTTGGCTCGTCGCCAGCACGTATTCGTCGGAGATAGCCAACAGAGTCTCATCCAGCAACAAGATGGGGTACCGCTTCAACCGAATGATGGTCAGCAAGCGGATGACAAGGGAGGCCATGCTCGAAGGGCCGCCGCCAAAGGATTCCAGCGGCTTGCCCCGGTGTGATAGAGGGTCATCCTTCTTCTTGCTTCGGATGAAAAAGTCGATCGACACCTTGCCGTACTTCTGACTCACGTCCGCTTCGAACAGCAGATCCTGGTCATCGAAAATCGTCTGAAAGCTCTCTGAAACCAGGTCCTCCACAGAACGCACCTGATTGACAAGGAGCGCATCCATCAGGACTTGGTACAACTCCCCGACCTTCGACAACACGTCGATCTCGGTCGAAAGGTCTGCAACCTCTCGTTGCTTGGACTCCCTCTCGGATTGGAGACGATCTCGGAGCGTGGTCAGCCGGACTCCCTTGGCCGCCACGCTCCGGACACGCTGCCTCAACCCATCGAGGGAGCGTACCTCGTCACTCGACACAGGAATACCCCTTCCTTGTTGTCGTCGTCGGGAATGACGACCTTGCCATCTCGATTGAGGTGGTATTCCTCGACCGTGCGGAGAAGCGTCATCTCGCTGCGATTTGCCGTCGCCGGAATCACAGCCACTCGGAGGATGACAGCATTCCCTCGAACGGGTTCGATCAAGCCGCGAAGGTGCTCCGTGCCAATACTGGCTGCGAAGTCCTTGTCGCTGGCGTCTCCGCCGAAGTCATCGGTGTCTGAAACGACAGGATTGGCGCCGACAGGAGCAGATGTGACAGGCCCCGCCCGGCCGACAGCGTGTAGCTGCAACATCTTGTGCTCGGCGTCGTACTTGATTCGGATCTTGTCGGACCCGCTGGAACTGACGTGCTTGAAGGCACGTACCAAGGTCACCTTCGGAATCGCCAGCACGTAGCCGTCATTCTTGAGGGCGTAATACTTGAACTTCTTGTGCTCCTCGACCGTGCTGGACCAGCCTACAGCCGACCCGTTCGGAGCCACGATAAATCGAATGGGGCCCATGTGGACGGTGACGTCCTCGTTCCCGCACTTCGAAAGGAAGGATGTCACGAGACCGACATCCTTCGTGCTGATTGCGAAGGCTCGGCCGCACAGACCCTCGCTGAAGTAGTAGCAAGATCGGATGTTGTCCGCCCCGAACATCGTCCCGTCGCCGCCCTTCAGGGTCGAGTCGAAGAGCTGCAACGTCTTGTACACCTCGGGCACAGTGTCCTTCTTGGCGACGTGGGCGTTGACGCAGGCCAGGGCATCCTTGAGGATTGCCGGCGGAACCTTGTAGGTATCCTCGGAGATCTCGTCATCCACGGTCTTCATCAGACGAGGATCGAACGAGGACACGTTGGCGTTGGCGCCGCCCTCCGTCTCGTACTTGATCCAGAACCGATCTTCCTTCTCGTCATGACCGTATTCGATGTCGATCCAGCCGTCCAGGAACTTGAGCCCTTCGGCGGCAAGCGACGGGTAGATGAACGAGCCGTCACCCTCCGACTCGATGACAGGGACATTGACTCTCACGCGGTGCGTGTCGTCTCTGCCATGGATAGAGCACACCCCGTCCTTGACCACGAACAGGTACCCCGTGCTGTTTTCCTTCTGGGGTGTCGCGGCCGACGGAGACACGATGCTGCTGACGCTGAGCGCCTCATTGAGGGCTTCTGTGCTGACCCGGATCTTCATTTTTCCTCCTTGTCGAACTCTTCCAAAGCGCCCTCGACCTCTTGCAGATCTTGCTCGAACGAAGTGAGGAGAGTCTCCAGCTCCGCATGGGCCTGGTCTCTCTGCTCCTTGAGCCGACGAGGGTCGAAGCCGGCGTCTTCGATCTCCTTGCCGATGTCGGAAAGTTCCTGCATGCGAGCTTCGAGCTGGCCTCTGAGCTTGTCCCTCTTACGAGTGACGCTTGCGTGTCGGGTGAGAGCATTCTCTACCCGTTGTTTCAGTTGAGCGACTGTTGCCATCCTTCTCTCCTACACCGCTACGACCGCTTCTTGGCTATCTTTTGGACGACCGACGCTCCCCAGGTACACCGGGAAGGGGTCGCGAACTCGCAGAATCGACAGTTGTCCTCATTCGCCTTGGGTTTGAACAGCCCTTTGGCGAGAGCCATCTTGTCGGTCTCGTCCAAGTCCGGAATCCTTGCCGACAGCTCTTCGATCGAGTCCAGGGCCGCGAGGACGTCCTCCAGCAACTGGTCCGTGTCGGCCTGCGAGAACTCCACCCAGTCGATACTACGAGGGGGAGTGAATCGCCAGTACAGAAACCCCAGCTTGTCGGGCAGCCGGCCATGCTGCAACTGGTACAGCATCCCGTACCAGTAGAGCTGCCGGGGGTCCACGTACTTGCCACCCCACTTCGAGCCCTTGCCGTCAAGGATGATCAGGTCCTTGTGGGGGGCAATTCGACGGATGATGAAGTCCGCCCGCCCCGCGATCTTGTGGCCCTTGACGACCTGGTCCAGCTTGACCTCTGCACGGGCGTACGGGCCGAGGAATCGACCGAACTTGATGCTGTCAATCCCACGAGCGATGGACTTTCGAACGTCATCGATCAGCTCTTCCTTGTCCGCGTACATCCCGCGAGGGTTCTGGCCCTTGCCTTCACCCTTCCACTTGATGATGCCGCATTTGCCGTCCCATGACGGGGACGTCTGATCTCTGATGACCTTGTCCACCGTGGGGCGGACCTTCCGCAGGAGCTTGTCCCTCACAGACGCGGGATCTCGCCACAACTCCTCGTTGTAGAACTCCTCGAAGATGATCCCGATGACCGAACCGTACAGGGACCCGCCCTTGTCCTCAGGCTCGTCCATCTCCGTCTTGTTGATGTACTTGTGCCAGAACGCGTAAGCACACGAGCTGAACAGCTTGAATCCGGAATACGAGATGTACATCTACTTTGCCTCCCTCGCCCTCTCCAGGTAGCTTAGGGCGCGGTCCCGAACTTCCGGGGCGAAGCCCAGCCCCCGAATGGTCGTGGTCACGTCACCATCGGAAGACGCACCGACCTCTTTCTGGAGACGCTCTACGAACTGCGAGATGATCGCACCCTCTTGCTCGCGTCTCTGTTTCCGGACTACGTCGAAGACCTCTTCGGCCGGCGGGACACGAAGGGGAATGGTCCCCACAGTCAGGGTCCCGTCGTCCACCTCAATAAGGGCCACCTGAGGAATCCGAGTCATGTTCTCGTTGTTCAGGGATCCTCGCGACACAGCCCCGGGGTTGACGAAGTACCGACCATCGATCCGAACTATCCCCTGGTCCTTGTGCCAGTGGCCGAAACAGCAGACGTCGGGGCCGCCCTCGTAAACGAGGTCCTTGTAGGCGAACACCTCTTCCCCATAGAAGTCTCGCGTCTCTTCCTGGGGCGGGGGGTTCTCCGAGGCTAGGGCGTGGATGATGAAGATGAGAACATCCTCGTCCCCACGTTCGACAGCCTTGAAGTCATCGAGGGTCCGAACGAGGCTGTAGGGAAAGCCCACCACCCGGACCTTCATGCCGCCGTCCTCGAAGGTGGTGTCGGTCATACGTTGAATTACACCGGCGGCGAACAACACTTGCAGAGGCTGTCGTTCAAGAGTGTCGAGGTTGTTGTAGGCGATGTCGTGGTTGCCGATGTTCAGGTAGACAGGACACGGGTACGCGGCGTGGATCTCCGCCGCCCTTGCCACCAGGTAGTGACTGTTGCGGGTGGGCGCCTTGATGTGAAAGAAGTCCCCGCCGTCGAGAATCGCCTTCGCGCCGTACTTCCGGGCCAAGCTGCCGATCTGTTCCAAGCTGGCCCACACCTCCGACGGATAGTCCGCCTTCCAGGAGTCCGGGTTCTTGTCGGTGGCGTGGACGTCCGTTCGGAAGATGAAAGCCAGGTGACCCATTACTCTTCTCCCAGGTGCAAGCAGTGATCTGCCGTGATGTCTTGCGAGCAGGTCGGGCACATGCCCATCGCCCGAAACTCGTCGAGGACCGCCTTCTCCTGTTCGACTGTCTCCTGAAGCTCCGCGTCCAGCCTGGCTTGTTCCTCTTGGAGATGAGTTCGACGCGTCCAGAGCGAGTCCAGATGCTCGTAACGCCCACGCGCCTCCTCGACAGATGTCTTGTCAGGCACAGGCTTCGCCTGGGCGGCCTTGATGCGGGACATGCTATCCTTGAAGGTCCGCAGACGCTGAATCCACCCCTCGGCCGCCTTGGCCTTCGCGTATGCCGCCCGTAGAGGGTCGGAGTCCAGCTCCCGCACCGACTTGATGCCTCGGAGCTTTCGAATCTCCGGGGCCAAGGCACGGACACGCTGCAACAGGTCGTCCGCCTTAGCTGCCCGTACGTGCATCGCACGGACATCTGAGGTGTCCGGTACCGAGGGCTTCGTAGCGGCCTTCAGAGACTGGATAGAGAGCAGGACACGGCTCAAGGTCTTCCGGTACCTGTCCAGCCTCAAGACGCGTTCCTGGGCCGTCTCTATCGCTTCGTAGCGAGCTTCGATGTCGGACCCTCGACTCACCACGCCATCGAGGCCGGCGTACCGCTCCAAGTCCTTGTCGAGGCTGCTGATGTCCTTCTCTCGAATCTTCCGTGTGCTGGCCGCCGCCTTGCGGTCCTTCGAAGCTAGAGACACGGCCTTATTGATTTCGTCGAGGTTCGCGACGTCACTCAGAACATCAGCGATCGTGGTGCCACCCTGGTTCAGGAGAAAGATGGGCTCGAACTGTTCAGCCACCTGAATCAGATCTCGGTGGTCCCCGATCTTGACCGGCTCGAACAACGGCAAGAGAAAGTCAGGCGCCCCCCGATTCACGGCACTGTAGACGTCAGGATTCTCGGCCCCGTCCTTCCAAACCGTGTATTGGTTGACAGCGTCACCCTTCTCCCACAGCACACGCATGGCGGGAAAGTGAATGTCGACGGACGCGAAGCACTTGCACTTCTTTTTGCCCTGAGTGCGGCGAGGGCAGTCCGAAGCGTGACGAACGAAGTCGGTGCCGGAGGCCCCCGTCAGACAACATCGAAGTGCCCGCACGATGGCGCTCTTGCCGACGTTTGATCGCCCAACAAGTGCCGCGAATCCGTCGACCTTCAGCTTCGTCCGCTTGATCGACTGGAAGTTCTGGATCTCGAACTCAATCATCGCTGGGTTCGGCGGGAGCCTCTTCGCCACCGTCGCTCTCAGAGTCGCCGCCGCTCTCGGGGTCATCACCTTCGTCGGTGCCCTCTTCATCCTCGAAGCCGTCGGGGAGATCGATGGTCATCTCCTCGGGGTCGACCTCCTCCTCATCGACCATGTTCGAATAGTCCTCCGAGTCTTCCTCTTCGCCGAACTCCTTGCGAGCCATGACGTCAAGGCTGTCCCCGTCCTCTTCTTCGTCCATGGGAACCTCACGGACTTCCGCGTCTAGGGCCTTGAGGACATCGTCCTTGATCTTCTGGAAGACAATCGGATTGCCCTTGAGCCACTGACGAAACGCCTCTCGCCCCCGCACCTCCGTGTCACCGTAGGAGTGGAAGCCGCCCGATCGCTTTTTGACAATCTTGGCCGACACGGCAGCGGCGATCACTGAGTAGAACTCGTCGATTCCGTAGCCGTACCGAATGAACAGCTCAGCCTCCTGGCCTTGACGCGAATCCATCTTGTTCTTGATGATCTTCGCGACGGTGTGCGTGCCGAAGGGGATCTTCTTTCTCTTGCCTGTGAGGGGGTCGATCCTCTCGATGGACTCGACCGTCTTCTTGTACAGGTTGATGCGGACCGAGGCGTAGTATTTCAGGGCCTTGCCGCCGGCCGTATTGCTGCCGCCCTTGCCGCCGCCGATGGAACTACGCTCCTGGTTGATGCAGATCAGAGCCGTGCCCTTCGCGTTCCGCTTCTTGGCGTTCGGGTCATGCATCCACGAGTTGACGAGCCGCTTGAGCAAGGTGGAGAGACGCTTGGCCTGGATCCCCACGATGTCCTCATCGTCGATGTCTCGCTCCAGCTCCTTCTTCGGAGTCATGGCGGCCACGGAATCGACCACGATGAGATCAATGCCGCCCATGATGCCGAAGAACATCATTTTGAAGCCCTCCTCAAGGGTTCGAGGACCGTAAAGCAGGAGCTTGGACGGGCTGAAGTCGACACCGATCGACTTCGCGTACTTGTGATCGATCGCCTGTTCGAAGTCCAAGAACATGGCGGTACCGCCTTGCTTCTGGACCTCGGCCACAGCTTGGAGTGCCGTAGTGGTCTTGCCCGACCCAGCAGCCCCAAAGATCTCAGTGACCCTACGTCTGGGGTAACCAGGGCACACCCTTCCCTTACCGTCGAGAGTGAGGGAGCCGCCGATGGTATGGTCGATGAAGATGTTGCCCGAAGGCACGCAGGGCGTCGGAGTGTTGTAGGACGCCTTGATAGGCTTTTCGCCGGTATCCTTGAGGATGGATGCCTGGATGACCGCCATCAGTCCCACGGGCTTGTCTCCCTTGGCAGACTTCTTCGTGGCTTTCTTGGCAGGTGCTTTTGCGGCCGCCTTCTTTGAAGGGGCCTTCTTGGTATCAGCCATATGGACCTCACTCAGGACGTTCGAAGTGAACGCCCGTCAGGACATCATTCGAACCGAGGATTGAGAACCGGAAGAACCGGTCATCCTCCTTGAACAAGAGGCCCCTGTGCTCTTCGGTGCCTGCACGAGGCCCCTGCTTGAACACATGGATGCGGTGGAAGGTGATCACCTCAGAAGGTGTCAGCTCTTCCCGTTCGAGAAGCCCTTGCTGATACTCCCAAAAACGAGCAGCGGATCGGGCAATCAAGTACGCATCAGCCTCGTTGTGATTCCAGCGCTTGATCTTGGTCTCTGCCCGGGCCGCCCCAATCATGTCCCGCTTGTCCATCGTTCCTTGACGAACACTGGGATCCATCTTGGCGAGCCGCTTGACGGTCATGGGGTCGAAGAACACCACGTCCTTCCTACGGGAGAACAGTGCCTCGACCACGTAAAGAAACAAGCCGTACAAGCCCTCGCTCCACAACTCCCCGAAGGGGGGCGACTCCACGCCGACACTTTCGATCTCCGGGTACGCGTCCACGAGCTGCTGAACAGACTCTCTCAGGAACATGTACCGCCAGACGAACACGCGACTTGCAGGCGTCATCCACACACCTTTGGCGATGACCCGAGCCGGACCTACAACATCCGACCGGTGCACGCACCAGCCGAAGCCGGTCAGGCTCGGATCAAGACCTAGGGTGATCACGCCTACACGTTGTCGAGCATGTCCGAGAAGTCTTCGTCAGAGACGTCCTCCCCGGCCGGCTCGCTCACGCCCAACTTGATCTTCAGGTCGGCGGTCGACATCTCGCGGAACGGCTGAAGTTCCTTGTACACGCTGCACGCCGATTGCAGCACCATGTCACGGAACTTGTCGTTCTTGACCCACAGGGCCTTGCCGGCGCCATCGAGCTGGAAGTTCTGGTACTCTGCGTTCTCGCAGGTCAGCAGAACGTCCTGCGTGGCGATGCTCAGATCGTTCGATCTGAGTCCGTCGGCGACCTTGTGCAGACGACCATAGATGCGGGGAGAGAAGCGCCAGGGCTTGACCTGCCAGCCGTCCTTGAGGAGGTTCTTGTTCAGCTCGCCGTCCTTGTTGGTCGGGTAGATCAGCAACACGGTGTTGAAGTACGTCTTGGCTTCTCCAAGCTGCTCCCACACCTTGTCGGCTTCCTTGCCATCCATGCCCAATCTGGAGACGACGTACCCGACGCCCTCCTTGTAGTGGGCGACGATGCGTCTGAACTGAATCTGGTTCGTGTCGAGCTTCTCCCACTCCTCCAGTTCGTCCACGGACTTGCCCAGTTTCTCGGCCTGTTCCTTGAGGGCGGCCGCGCCGACCTTCTTCAGTTCGGCACCGGAGATGGATGGGTTTTCCTTCTTGGCCGCTCGCATCGCAGTGATGTCGAGGGGGTGGAAGTAGACGAAGGCCACGCGGTACGTGAACCCCTTCTCGCCCTTGAATCTCTCCTTCTTGTCGGACTTGGCGTACTTCTTGTCCTCTTCGCCGAGACCAACGTCATCACCATAATCGCCAAAGACATCTTCACTTCCAGCCATGATGCTTCTCCATGTTAAGGTTGCCCGGCCTAACAGGTACTGTACAGGATAGGTCAGGCGAACAGCTTACCTTGCCTTTATACACCGGATACGGTCAAAGCTCGTCGAAAATGTTCGACAAGTCGTCCTCTTCTTCAGCGTCAGGACCATCCAAAAATTGCGTGATGGCAGGGTCGACGTCCGTGGACTCAGGGCTTGCGTCGGAATCAACGGGTGAATCACCTTCACCCATCGACAGCACGTACTCGCCCATCGACAACGTGGCATCGGAATCGAACTTGCGCAGGTCCTGTTCGACCACGGGAGCTTGCTCTGTCACGAGAGCAGGCTCGACTGACTTCTGGGCCTTCTTGCCCTTGCTCTTGGGTTCCGGTTCCAGGGGCGGATGGTCGTCCAAGTTGACGTCGTCGAAGTCCAGTTCGGCAAGCTTCAACAGAGCATCTGTTGTAGTTTCCGGTTCGGGCTCATCTGCCGCCGGTTCTTCCTCGTCAACCTCAGAATCGGCTAGGGGCTCTTCTTCGTCGACCTCTGAGTCCGCCGCCGGTTCCACAGACTCCTCAACCGGTTCCACAGACTCCCCGGTCTCTTCGGAGTCCTCGGCACCTTCTTCGACCTCTTCAGAGTCCTCAGCACCTTCCTCGGTTCCATCCTCGACCTCTTCGGAATCCTCGGCACCCTCGGACAAGGCACCCTCTTCCGCCTCCATAGCCGAATTGAAGATGGCGTCCAGGGACCTTTCGTCGAGTTCAGGATCCTTGGGGGGCTGCTTGCTCCGTGGGTTGTGCCCGTCATCACCACCGAGGCTGGTCTCGTCCCCGTAGAAAGCTCCGGTTTTGATTTCGGTCTGGATGAGGCTGCGTTGCAGTCGAATGGCTGACATCGTGTGTTCCAGCTCTCGATGCCGGTGCCGAATGGCCTTCTCTATTGCCTGAGCCTCTCGAATCCTCTGCCCGAGCTTCAGAATCTCCGCCCGAGCCTCTCGCTCGATGACATTGATCATTGCTTCCCGGTCACGAACGGCCGGTAGGGCTTTGACCCGCTTGTCCGTCGCCATCAGGTCGTCGGACCGAATCTGAAACAACGTTTCCCTGGCATTCAGGTCACTCTCCAAGGTGCCCAGGTGTCGAAGGACTTCCTGGATCATGACGCCGGTCTCGTTGAGATACGACCTCGTTGTGAAGATGGCCTTCTGTAGGTGGGCAGGACCTCTGGAGGTCGGGTCTGGATCTAGCTCGACTACGAGCTTTGGCAGACGATCCAGTATTTGTAAAACTCTTTGGGGATTCATTGTTCGTCACCCTGAACCTTGCTGTTTCCAAGGAATCTCGCGATGTCCGCGTCGTACTTTCGGAAAGCCGACTCAAGTTCGGCCCGAGCCTCCACTTGATTCATGGCGCCCCGAGCCACAGCATCACGAAGGACCTCAGAAGTCACTCGCTTGCTCAGCACACAAGACACGATGCGAGATTCTTCCGGCGTGAATTGCTTGCCTCGAAGGTCGACGGTTCGGGTGACCATACACCACTTCTTGGTGCCTGTAGGATCCCGGGTCTCGACCGAAAACCCTACAGTCACCTTGTCCTCTTCGATGCTGTCACTGATTTCTCTGAGCCGGGCTTTCTGCTCAGACGATAGCTTGAGCGCCATGGGTGGATCTACACCGTTACCAGCTGCCGAAGGACGGTATTTCGCTGAATGACTCGGTTGTTGTCGATGGCCTTTTGGATCGCTGTCGAGCTGCCGATCAACCACACAGACTTACGAGCACGAGTCACGGCGGTGTACAGCAAGTTCCGCTGAAGCATCCGACCTTGGCTCATCGTCACCGGCAAGATGATGTGGTTGAACTCACTGCCCTGCGATTTGTGCACGCTGATGGCGTAGGCCAGGCGGAGCTTCTCTTCCGCAGCATGGTAAGTGAAAGACACCTCTGTGTCTAGGTCACCCTCGCCAATACCGTGAACGCGAACGAACAGGTTCTCGCGATCGATCCCTACCAGCTTCCCCATGTCTCCGTTGTACACACCGAGTTCGTAGTCATTCTGTACAACCATCACACGGTCGCCCACGCGAAAGTGCTGGTTTCCCTGCTTCCACTCCTTGGGGCCGCTTGGATTGAGCTTGTCTCGAAGATGGTCGTTGAGGGTGTTGACCCCCACCCGACCCTCGTACTTGGGACTGAGAACCTGGAAGTTGTCGTTGCGATCCTTGAGTTTCACCGCCATCGCGACGATCAAAGCAAGGATGCGATCCTCGTCGTCCATGGACACGAAGTGGAATTCTGTCTTCTCTTTTGGCCCCTGGAGGGTGGGCATCTCGCCCCGGTTGATCCGGTGAGAGTTGGCGACGATCTCTCCCTTCTCAGACTGCCTGAAAATCTGGGTCAGCCTCACGTGAGGAACGCCATCACAGGCGACCAGCTCCCGCAGGACATTCCCTGGCCCTACTGACGGAAGCTGGGCGTCGTCACCGACGAAGACAAGGTAGGTGTCGGGCCGGAGTGCCGACAGGAGCCGATAGAACAGCTCTTGGTCCACCATGCTCATCTCGTCGATGATGACCGCATCGACGACATACCGACTGTCTGCGTTGTACCCCCAGGAGTTCCCATCGTACCGAAGGGCGCGGTGGATGGTGGAAGCCGGATGGCCTGTCACGGACGATAGCCGCTTGGCTGCGATCCCTGTGGGGGCCATGAGAGTGAACGAAGCCCCGGTCGTCTCGAACAAGCGAACGATGGCCCTCACGGCAGTCGTCTTGCCTGTGCCGGGGAGACCCGTGAGCACAAGCACGCGGTTGTTGCTCAGCGTATCGACGGCCTGTCGCTGAGCCTCCGACAGGGTCATCCGGTTGGACTTCTCGTATTCAGCAATGAAGGTGCCGACATCGATGCGGAGGTCGTTGGCTTCTTCGGCCAGAGCCGCTCGAAGACAGGCCGCCGCCTCCCTCTCGTACATGTAGAGGTCGTCCAGATAAATCCCCACCTCGTCTTCCAGCTTCACGCTCTTGGACTCCACAAGGGTCTTGATGGCCTCGCGGTAGTCGCCTCGCGGGGGAATCAGGTTGTAGCTGGAGAAGACGGCCGGCACGACCTCTTTGAGTTCGCCTCTGCGCAGGAACAGGTGCCCCTGCTTGGAACTCTCGCGAAGAGCCAACAGAATCCCGCCCTGGACCCTCTCGGGTGACCCAAGGTTGAACCCTAGCTTCAATGCGAGCTTGTCGACCCTCGCGAAGTCGTTCATGACCTCCAGAAGACGGTAGGGGTTGTTCTTGAGGATGGTCGCTGCGTTCTCCCCGAACCGGCCCATGGCTAGCTGGATCTCAACACCATGGATGCCGCCCTCTTGAAGTAGCATCGACAGGTCCCTCGTAGACAGTGCCCGTTCCCACCCCAGAATGGCCTCTTGAACGGCCTCAGGGTCCCCAATGGGTGGTTGGGCCTCCAACAGCTCGTTCGGGCGTTCTGAGAGCGTACGGAAGACGCTGGGACCGTTCGCGCTGATGCCCCGAAGCACGTCGGAGTTGTTGAAGCCTGGGATGCAGTTCCACAAGAACTGTCGGACCTCTTGAGGGTAGCGGGCCCACGGCTCCCAGTTGCGGATGGCGAACTGCTTACCGTATTTGTTGTGCTTCGCCCATTTGCCGATAAACCTGATGGTCACGCCGGTCACGAGACGAGACAGCCCGAAGACATTGCCCTTCGCCGTGATGTTACCCATCTCTTCCGAAAACAAGGCGAGGATGTAGAAGTCGCCGCTCTGGAAGATGACCTTGTCAACCTTCCCTTCGATCGTCACCAATTCTGCCATCAGAGCTTCCCAACCATCCCCAGGAAGTTTTCCTCGGAGATGCATTCGGTGTTGTTCTTGCGGGCCGCCTTCGCCTTGGAGGACGTCGAGTCAGGGTCGGCCATGACGAGATAAGTCAGTCCTTTGACCACGCTCTTCTTCACAGTGCCGCCCGCCTCCTCCGCCAACCGGATGAGGTCTGTTCGTTTCATGTTTGAAGTCCCTGTGAAGCACACGGTCTTACCTGTGAGAGCCCCTACCGAGCGCTCCTTGACACCAACCAGGCCAACAAGATCATCCAACATGTCCCCGTGACGAGCCAGCCACTTCGTGAGCGACTGGGCCCGCTTGGGACCTACTCCTGGGATGTTCGTCAGCTCTTGCAGGGTCGCAGCCTTGAACCTGCCCACGCTGTCGTAGCCTGCATCTACGAGCAGACGCATCGTGCTCGTGGCACACAACGGAACGGCCAGGGCACCCATGAGCTGTTCCAAGGGCAACGGGGTCACAGCCCACAACTGGTCAACAGCCTTCTTTGCAGACGCAACGCCCATTCGATCCAAGTCCTGTACCTGCTCCACCTTGAGTCGATACAGGTCTGGCACCGAGTTGACCAAGCCCTCAGCCACAACCTTCGAGACGAGGGTGGGGCCCCACTCCAGGATGCCCAGCTCGTGGACCCACTGCCGGATACGGCCTTCTACCTGTGCCGGGCACTCGCCCGTGTTCGGGCAGATGACGAACTCCCCACTTCTTTCCGTGGGGGCGCCGCACTCAGGACAGTGGGTGGGCGGCTGGGAGGTCTGGCCCGTCCCCTCGACCACGGAAGCCACACGGGGGATGACGTCGTTGGACCGGCCTACGAGCACGCGGCACCCGACATCGAACCCGATCTGCTCGATATACCTCTGGTTGTAGAGCGACGCTCGACTCACCTCCGCCCCAAGAAGCCGCACCGGCTTGAATTCGGCCACGGGTGTGATGATGCCGGTACCACCCACCTGATCGATGCGAGCGGTGACGACCGTCTCCCTCGTGACCATGTTGAACTTGAATGCGATGGCACCAAGAGGACGGTCGTTCTTCTCCCCGAGACTTAGCTGGTGGGCCATGTCATTGATCCGGACCACAAGCCCGTCGATCTCATAGGGCAGGGTCTCACGGGTGTCCTTCTGGTACTGTTCCCAGATGTCTTGGGGCGCCATGACGCCAGGGACGGCAACCGACGGAGTGGTGATGCCAGAGGCGGCCGACAGGTAATACTTGGGCGTGCTGAGGCCCATCTCCTGGAGGAACTCGAACTGTTGTTTCTCCGTTTCGAAGTCGAGCCCATCGAGCACCTGGTACACCAAGACGGTGAGATGCTCAGAACCCACACCGTCGAGGCGTTTAGCAATGCCACTCGCGGCATTCCGGGGGTTCTGCATGGTCGGGAAGTGCTCGATCAGGTCGTCCTTGTACAGGAGAATCTCCCCCCGGAATTCAGCCGTGATAGGGGCCTTCAGTGTGGGTAGCACGCACTTCATTCGAGCCACGTTCGGCGTGATGTCCTCCCCCAACTGGCCGTCACCTCTGGTGAGCCCCTGGGTAAACTTCCCGTTCTCGTACCGAAGGGAAACGCTGATGCCGTCCAGCTTCTCCGTCACCAGCAGCCACTCACACTTCTCGCTAGGGCGTGAGACAGCCCGAACCCACGCCGCCATCTCGTCTGGGGTCTGTACCTTGGACAAGGACCCCATGGGGATGAGATGGCGGACCTTCGGCCAATCCGACACAGGAGGGGCGCCCACCGCAGTCACGACCGGATGGTCCTCTCTCAATTCGGCAAGCTCGTCCACCCACGCGTCGTAAACGTCGTCAGGAACACTCGGCTGATCGTTGTAGTAGTCGTGTCGAGCCTGAGCGACTTTGGCCTCAAGCTCCTCGACACGTTCTTGGTCAAGCTGGTCGAAGAGATCCATCCCCCCTATTTACACCGGAGGGGGATGGAAAGTGGCGGATTTCAACGGATTGGACAGACTCCGCTAGAGCATTCTTCGATCTCCATGTCGCCGCCTCGGGTGAGTCGGCTTTCATGATTGATGGTGCGGGCCATCTCTTTGTAGGTGTTCTCGTCGATGGCCTCATAGGGAGGCTGTTGGTACCCGTGGGTTTTGGGCATCACCGACGTCGACTTGAGGCGAGGCACAAACTCCTTCAGGCAGGAAGCGAGTTCTTTCCGCTCCGTCTTGGCGTCGAAGTTGATGGTGCTCGACACGGCATTGTCAGCCCACCACTCCTGGATGGCCGCCTGACGCTCGAACTGGTCTCTGAGGGACTCCGTTTCCTTGGTGACGCGCGGGTCCACAGCCTTCATCGGGAACGAGAACACCCACGTGTTGCCGGTGCTGTCGTAGCTGTCATCCTCGTACGTCACCCCGGCCTCGGCCATGGCAACCGACATGGGGTCGTTCTTCGCGATGCGGATGCGACGAATGTAGTAGGGGGAATGGGAAGCGTGGACACCAGGACTGGACCCATTGAGAAGCGATATGGTGCCCGACGGCTTCACGGTCGTGACCGTGATCGGCTTGTTGACTCCCAACTCTTCGGCGTAGGCATCAGCCTCTCGACGACATGCACCAAACCACTTGGCGAGCAACTCGGGGGTCCACTCGAAGTCGCAGATCCCTCCCAGCCCGACACCAATCCGCATGTTGCGGCGACCCACTGCCTGGCTCTGAGGATCTGACAGCGGCGTGAGACGCTGACGCAGACAGTAGCGGGTCACGAGACGGAACACAGTGATAGGATCGGTACCCGCCTCGAACTTGGCCGGGAACACCTCCGCCAGATTGCATGCCTCACGGTCATGCAGGAGCTGCTCGCCGCAAGGATTGACGCCCTGTGCATTCGGGTCGGTCTGCCGGCCAAGAGGGAGGTTCAGGATCCCAGGCTCGCCGTATTCGATGTTGTCGTCCACCAACTCGTCCCAGTCGAAGTTGTTCAGCTGGTCCCAGCTCTGAAAGGCGATCGAGTTGTTGGAAGTGTGGCGGTGGCTCATCACAGCGGCCGCGTCCTTCTTGGCATCGCGGAAACCGTGATCGGTAGCACGCCCCAACGCAATCAAGGCGGACCGTCGAACGTTGCCCGCCTTGATGCACAGACCGATGTGGTTCGTGATGTCGAGAGCTTCCACCGACGTGAGCTGGCGACCACTCGCTTGGCGCACGAAGCCCCACGAGGATCTGAGGAGATGCGTGAGCGGGCCCGGACCACAAGCTGTGCCGCCGAACGTCTTGATGGGCTCGCCTCTGGCTCTGACCTTCGAGACGTCGATGATCAAGTCCTTGCCTGAAAAGGCGTATTCCAGCACGCTCCGGAGGGATGACACCCAGCCCTCGCGGGAGTCTTCGCAGACGTGTATGGGGGTCTGACCGTTCAGGAACTCGGGGCCGTTGGGCTTGACCTCACCGTGATTCGGGTGGTCACCCCGGCATCTGACTGCAAACCGGGCCGGGCGATCAGAGACATTCGGAAGATCGTTGATCTCCGTCAAGCCCACGCCCACACCGCCTCCGAGCATGAGCTGGTTTGCAGTCCAGCACCAGTCGTCGATCCCGTGCAGGGTCGTGTACCAGCAGTTGAATCGAGCATCGGAGGGGATGCCGTCAACACCGCCCGTCCAAAGACCACGGCCCGGGGGCAAAGCCTGCCCGGTCCAGAACAAGTGGAACAGGAGCTGCGCCTCGTCCATGCTCACGCCCGGAGCGAGGTTCGCGTTGCCCTCCACCACTCGCTTGATGGTGTCGGTCCAGCTCTCCCCGCCGCCGTCTCTGGAGTATTTGGTGAGGTACGTCGACCTCGCCAGAAGGGATCCAAAGACGTCGCCCTTTTCACGATAAGGAGCGAGAAAGCTTTCACTGAGTCTAATTTGAGACAGGTGGCGTGTTTCGACGATCTCCATCAGGGGTTCCCTCACGCGGCGATTGAGAATAGAGCTAGCTCGACGTGGGTTCGTTTGGATCGAGCTGAGCCCTTGACCAATGTGTCCAGTTTACATGCAATCTTCATTTTGGCTCTCAGCCGGTCAGCCTCGTGCAGTTGAGCCATCGGAAGGAGATTCTTCTTCAGAGCGAACTCGTGCATCCCCACCCTCTCCGCGATGATCCTTGTGGAGTCCCCACGGTCCAACATGTCCCGTACAACGAGGATCTTTTCCAACAGGCGCATCAGGGAGTAGGAAACAGGCACGTGCGCCCCGTCTCCGAGGTTGCGGTACACGAACCCCAACAAGGTCATGGCCCTGTTGAGGTTCTTACTGAGAGCCGCTTCCGCAACCTGATACGGCTCCGCAGGAAAAATAAGAGGGGCGAGCTGCTTGACGTGCTCTCGCTGTGCCACCCCGCCGTCAACGAGGTAGTGGAGCTTGTGTAGCTCGTTGACAATCAAGCGCAGGTCGTAACCGAGGACCTTGATCAACAGCTCGGGCACATCGTCGGCAATCTTCACACCAACCTTGGCCGCCTGCTGCCGAACGCGAGCAACTCGATCCTCAGGCTTCCATGGCTTGGGTTGTTGGAAGTTCTTGACCACCCCGCGATCGGCCGCAACCTTGATCCACTCGCCGCTGAGATTCTCCGAACGAACGATGATGAGAAGGACCACTGAGTCGTCCTTCAGATCGCGGCTCCGAATGAACTCAAGAAGGGGCTCGGGCTTCTTCAGCTTGTTGGCACTGTCGATGACGATGCCGCGATCGGACCCTAGGAAGTTGGGCGTCTCGCACAACGCAGCGATGTCCTTGCCCGTGATGCCCTTGTCGGCACAGTCGAAGACGGACACATCGCGGTCGCCCTGCCGCTTTGCCTTCTGCCGGACCTCGTCGAGAAGATAGGTCTCATCCCCAAAGAAGACACGGAAAGGACCAGGATTGGACTTGGGTGCCATCCGATCACGCTCCGAAGGATGTGGCTAGGTAGGTCTTGATGTGAAAGGGCAGGTGGATGCTTCCACGCATGCGGTTCCGAAGCTGAGCAAACCCAACGAGAAGGTTGTCCAGTCGCTTGGCCCCCAGCCTCTCGCGGAACAAGGCGAGCTGGTCCCGCATGTCAACGTTGGCAAGTCGTTCGGGAGCATACGGCAGAACAGTCAGGTCCCGAAGAAGGTACTCCATAAACCGGAGCCCTTGGGCCAAGTCGTCTTCCACGGCGTCAATAGTTGAGAACAAGGGCGACAGGTCTCCGACCAACCCCATCTCAAGGAGGTTGAACATCTTCGTTCGAAGCGACAATCGGCCGGACGCGAGGATCTGATACGCTCGGCCTACGGAACCCTCTGAAAGACGTGTGCACACAAGTGCCTTAGTGGCGTCGTTCGTGTGCTGACTCAAAAAATTCAAGATGAACGATTCGGACAAGGGGCGATAACGCACAAGACCACACCGAGAACGGATAGTCGGTATGACCGCTTCCGACGAGGTGGCAAGCAAGAAGAATCTCGTGGTGGGAGGAGGTTCCTCCAACGTCTTGAGCAGTGCGTCGGACGCTGAGACGGTCATAGTATCCGCCCCGTCAATGATAACGTAACGCACAGGAACCATCGACGGGTATGAGGACACCAGTCGGGTAATGTCACGCACGGCATCCACTCCGATGTCCTTCTTGTCGTCAGGACGCAGAGTGATCAGATCGGGATGCACCTCTTTGGAGATCCGGAAGCAGTTGTCGTCCTCCGGGTTACCTTTGGAGAAGGCTTCCTTTGCCGCCTCTACTACAGAGTACCGGCGACCCACCCCCTCATCACCAATCAGCAACAGTGGCGTTGTCAACGCCCCGTCAACAACACGCCTCAGGAACCGAACACCCTCACTCTGTTCCTGGACATCGTTCAGCATCGGCACTCTCCAAAAGCGGGACTTGTGGCGGCGCCTCAACAGGCACCAATTGCATCACCAGCATGAAGTGCTGTCCGCAGTTTGGACAGACGAGCCGATGAGGTTCCTTGCCGCTTCTCTCCAGTGCTTCTTTACACCGAAGACACCGGACGAGGCCCAAAGAATCGGACATCGATCAGCTCTTGAGGAAAGTGTAGATGAGTTGGTATGGATCAGAGAGCGTGCCGTTCTTGGCACGCACGTTGTATTCCTTCATGGTCTCGACGACCTTCGACTTGGACCAGCACATGTAATAGTAGCTGGGGCCGACGAACTGGCTGAGAATGCTCTCAAGATGCCGCGTCGAGAAGGTGTTGTAAAGCCACTGGGCCAAGGCGATGTTCATGCCGTAGCCCCTAAGCTCCCACTGGGTCCGCCATAGCGCCGGCCACGGGCACAAGCACAAGACAGCACCCAACGCCACGAGGAGGTGATACCACCCTCCGAAGTGCACGAGGAGCACACCCGTGGCGCCAAGGGCCACACCGAAGAAGGACCAGAACAGCGCGACGTGTGCCGGGCGCACAAGAGCGCCCAAGACGTAGCCGAGCAACAAGACCCCGAGGATCCACGAGTTGATGCCCAGCATTGCGATGAGTACGCCAAGGGGTACGAGAACCAAGATCTGAGGGAACATGTACGAGAGCTTGAAGTACCAGTGCCGATCGCTATCCCACAAGTGAACGAACTCATGGGCGAGGATGCTGAAGCTCTGGGAAGGGCTGTTCCGATAGAAGTCCCTGCTCGGAAAGTAGACCGTCTTGCCCCACGTGGTCGTGTACTTGGTGGAGAAGTCCTTGTTGAACGGAGAGGCGAGGGTGCCAAGGATCGCCATCACCTCGGATTCGTCCTTGTAGGCCACACGGAAGCCTGGGACATGGCTGGCGATGAGTGCCTCGAACTTCTCCAGCGTCTCTACGTTCAGGTTCCTCATCCGAAGTTGACTCCTCCACCGACATTGATCGTGATGGGGTGCCCACACTCAGTACACCGGTAGAGCCGCTGGTGAGTGTTGCCAGGGATCTCAAGAATCTCGACGGTCATCGATTCACACTTCGGGTTGCGGCATTTCATGTTGGCGATCTTCTTGCCGTCGCTCCTCGGAGGGGACTGGGGAATCTTCATGCCGGGAACGAGGCCGTTGTTGTCTGACATTGGGTTCTCCTACACATTTGACGTGGGGTAACTCTCGGTGAACAGCTGTTGAAGGACACCAAGGATCCGCTGGTAGAAGTACCAGTCCCTGCTATCCAACGTCGACCCATCAAACTGAACCTTCGGATCGAGGTATCTGAAACCAGCTGACACCGGAAACATGATGGGACTGAACGAGCCGTCTTCGACATACGGCAGGATGCGATCCCATTCCGACGATAAGAGGACCTCGTCCACGTTGGAACCCACCAGGCGAACGTATCCAACGTTCTGGTACTTTCCCCTGGTGGCCTTCGCTTGTTTGCGAGCTACGGCCACAATGGCCCTCGCCACCGAGGGAAGGTCCTGGTGACGAAGGCCATGCATCCGCTGGCCGAAGACTTCGAAGAGACGAGTGTCCACCAACCGAGCGTTCCAACAAGAAGGTCCGTCACATCATCCCGGGCATGCGGGGACCGACGTCGGACGGCTTGGGAAGCTCCGATTTCACGATGAGCACTTCGGTGGTGAGCATGACGCCGGCCACGCTGGCCGCGTTGGTAAGCGCGTTGCGAACGACCTTCACCGGGTCGATGATGCCGTTCTCCAACATGTTCTTGTAGGTCATGTCGGAGGCGTCAACGCCCATGAATTCGTCCTCGGCCTCCAGGACCTTCGAGAGGTAGACGCTGCCGGACACACCTGCGTTCCGGAGGATCTGGAGGAAGGGCTCGTTGCAGACCTCCAAGAGCAGCTTGAAGCCGTGTTCCTCGTCCGTGTATGCCACAGGGCTGTCAGTATCGAAGGACGCCTTTTTGACCCGTTGGGCGGCCCGCACGAGGGTCAGTCCGCCGCCCGCCACCACACCCTCATCGATGCTCGCCTGGGTAGCGTACAAGGCGTCTTCCATGCGAGCCTTCAGCTCCTTCATGGCGACCTCTGTGTGAGCCCCAACCTTGATGACGCACACGCCACCAAGGAGCTTTCCGAGACGCTCACGGAGCTTGTCCGCGTCATACTCGGAGCCAGTCCGAGCGATCTCCGTTCGGATCTGGTCCATACGGGCGTCGATGGCCTCAGCCGTACCCTCGCCGTCCATGATCGTCGTGTCCTTGGCGGTCACTTTGACCTGGCCGGCGGAACCAAGGAATGCGAGGGGGTCGCCACCCTCCTGCTTGAAGCACCCCTCGAAGGTGTCGCCCTTCGCACGGCTGATGAACTCGGCACCAACCAGGGTCGCGATGTCCTGGAGGATGTCGGTCTGTCGCTGGCCGAAGCCGGGAGCCTTGACGAGCATGGTGTTGAGGATGCCCTTCTTGGAGTTCTGGAGGAACACCACTGGGGCTTCCCCGCCGAAGTCGGGGGCGATGATAAGCAGAGGACGACCCTCGCCATTCTTCAGGACCGCGTCCAGCAACGGGATGAGGGGCGGAATGGCCGTGATCTGGAAGTCGGTCACGAGGATGAGCGGTCGGTCGTAGGTGGCCTCCGTAGAGTTCTCGGGAGCGAACTCGGATCGGAACCAGCCCCGGTCGAACTGCATACCGTCGACCATCTCGATCTCGGTGTGGGTCCCGTGACCTTCTTCGATGTTCACGATACCATCACGACCGACGACGCCCACGGCCTCTGCCACCGTCTTGCCCAGCTCACGGTCGCCGTTCGCGGAGATCGTCGCGATGTTCTCGATATCCTCCGGACCCTTGACGGGGAAGGACAGGCCCAGGATTGATTCCACCACCAGTTCGGTGGCCTTGTCGATGCCTCTCTTGAGCGCAACAGGGGCGGCCCCTGCCTCGACCAACTTGAGGCCCTTTCGGTACAGGGCTCGGGTAAGGACCGTCGCCGTGGTGGTGCCGTCACCCGCGTCTTCGGAGGTCTTGCTTGCGGCCTCCATGACGAGTTGGGCGCCGAGGTTTTCCCACTTGCTCGGCAGCTCGATTTCCTTGGCGACGCTCACGCCGTCCTTCGTGACGAGCGGGTCACCGAACGCCTTGTCCAGGGCAACGTTCCGACCTCTGGGACCAAGTGTCACCTGGACAGCGTCGGCGAGCTGATTCACGCCGCTGAGAAGTAGTTTTCGAGCTTCTGTCGAGAATTTCTGAGGCATGTGTTGATCTCCATCTAAGTCTTCTTGCCAACCTCTTCATACACCGACCGGACCACTTCAGGGTCTAAATCTTCCGGATCGGGTGTAGAACCAAAGCTCACACCGAACCTCTCGAAGGCTCGGCGTTTGATAGTGTCTCTAGCCTGATTGGGGCGTCGCACCCAAGGGGAGTCTGGATGGGGTGTGTGCTGCTTGGACAACAGATAGCCATAGGCACCGAACAACACAAGCCGCTCGTCCGTGAAAGCGTCCTCCCACCGAACAGCGTATCCGTCTTGCACAGGCTCTAGGATCTGAGCCTTGTGTAGGCCGTCATCCGTCAGCCGATAGTCGAACCGCCAGTCCTTTGGAAGCAAGAGGCGGATCCCGTCTTTGATCTCGCCCAAGCTCCAAGCCGTAACCTCTTCGAGAGATGCCATGCTACTCCTCATCCTCCGAATCGTTCCAACCAGGGTCATCGAGCAGACGTGACCAACAAGTCGGGGACTCGGGCTGTGGGTCCAGACCAAAGATCCCCTGAAGCTCTGACTGGACCCGGCTCTCCGAAGTGTTCTGACGAAGGCCCAGACAGGATCGGATCACTTCCCCCAACGGACGAGAAGTCAGCTTGATGCGCCTGTATGTACCATCAGGCAGAACCTCGATGATGTTGTGAGCCTTGAAGTTCAGGGCCTTGGGGAGGCTGGTAACCCTGTCCACCACGCGAGCCGATGGGCATAGGATCGACAACCGGCCATCAAAGTGGAAACGACAGTCAGGGTACAGCTCTTGAATGCGGATGAGGGCCTCACGTCGGCGCTCCAGCTGTGACAGCAAGACGGTGACTTCACGAGCTTTGGAGGCTAAAGGCATGAGGGATCTCTACACCGACAGGCAGCCTGGCTTGTTCGTTACGTCACGCGACGCGGAGGAAGGGAGCCCACTCTTCGGGGGCCTGACGGGGATCGATTCTCGGACCGCACATGGGCAGAGTCTTCGGTTGTACCGGGACAGACAGCAGCTGCATCCCAGCCTCTTCCGGCGTGCGGTTCGCCTTATGGCTGTTGCAAGCAGTACAGGCCATCACAATGTTGTCCCACACAGTCTTGCCGCCCTTGCCACGAGGTACGACGTGTTCGTACTCCAGCTGGCTCATGGGCAGCACCGTGCCGCAATACTGACACGAGAAGTTGTCGCGCAGGCAGACGTTGAGCTTGCTGAACTTCACCCCGGACTTGACGGATCGCACCTTCCGACGAAGGACGGCCACAGCCGGCACCTTGATCGTCAGGGACTCGGTGTCCGTTCCGATGACCTGCCGAAGAGCCCGACGCAACTCGGGGAACTCTCGGAGGTGATTGGGTCCGACGACGGTCACGATCTCGTCGTACTGAACGAGAACCTCGACCGTGCCACGGAACATTCGGGTGATGGCATCTTTCCAGTCCACAATCTCGTGGGGGATGTATGCCTTCGTAAGGATCAAAGTCTGCGTGAACGACATGGTAGTTACCGTTTCTTTCTCACGACTGTCTCCATAGACGCAAGAGCTTCTCGCGTCTGACCTATGAAAAAGCCCCCGACTCTCGGAGGCTTTGGTGGAGATGTGGGGAATCGAACCCCAGTCCAAGACAGCTTCAAAGTCGTCTCGCTCGCGTGCGTAGCTGGTCTACCCTTCCAGCAGGGTCACTGGCCTTTCAACCAGCATGCGGGTATTCACATTAATCTCATCCGGTGGGCATCGGACCCCTTGCAGTTTTTCACCGGACCAGCTCGTGTGGTTTACACCTCGGGGGTACTCGAACTCCTCCCCCTTCGATGGCCTGTCTCTACCTAAGCAGCGACGGGCATTGCAGAATTGTCATTCGCAATTGTGTTCTGTCTGGTTCTTCAAGGGGGGCCTGACAAACCCCCTGCACGATCAACGTCCTCTCCACTACCCTGTCGAAACCGATCATCCCCAGAGGATACGGCCATTGTAGACCCCCGAAGGGGGCGGACCGTACCTGGTGCTCAGGGAGGGACTTGAACCCTCACGTCCACAAGGGACAACAGTTTTTGAAACTGCCGCGTCTGCCATTTCGCCACCTGAGCAAATGTCCGCCGACCGAAGTGCCGGCAGACTGGGGGCCAAGTTTCCCTGGCACCTTCCACCACTTCCTGACCCGAGGGTCGGGGAAGATCAGAACCTTATATCATGAACCCTACACCACTCGGCATAGTTGACCCACACAAATCGGTCATGCTTGCAGTTCGGGCATGGCCTCTTGCTGGGCCTGGACCGCCATGTGTGGCCGCAGCTACAGCACTTGTAGACAGCACAACCACTGCACTGACATTCCGTACGCCACGAGCCGGACCCGGGGAACCCTTCCTCGACGGTCGTTCTCGTGATTGTCCTGCGCTTATTCACGGTGCGTCCCCCCGGATTTGAACCGAGACACGCCCAGTTATGAGCTGGGGGCTCTGACCTATTGAGCTAGGGACGCGCACACTCCGCACACCGAGCCTTCTCTTTGGGCGCTTCTCCACGATACACCTTCTGGTGGCCGCATTCCAGCGTCACCGTGATGATGTCGATCCCTCGACGCCAGCTGAACGCGCCACCCCGAACCGACGTGCGATCCGGTTCCTTCTCGACCTTGCGGCCTACAATCGCTCGGTATGTCATGGGAGGACCATACACCGCTCAGTCGAGCGGTACCCCCTCCAGCGTCCTGTGGATGGTCCGTATGGCCCACCCCACCGCATCTTTCAAGGGGACTCGATGGAACTCCTTGCCACACTCCGTACACTGACGGAAAAACTCTCTCGTCTTGAGGTCGACATGATTCCACAAGACGCCCTTACATCCCGGGTCCTCACAAGGAGGGCCTACGGGCTCGAACTGGGGGATATTTGTTGTCATGGTGGCCCTCCCGGGACTCGAACCCGGACACCCACGAGGGGTAGCGGGGTTTAAGCCCGCCGCGTCTGCCATTTCACCAGAGAGCCGTGGTAGCCGGTGCGAGGATCGAACTCGCCTAGAACTGCTTGTAAAACAGCCACCGTCGCCAGACGGTTCACCGGCCGTGAAGCACCTCCTGCACCCACAAGGTGTTGAGGCGGAGAATCTCCTCCCCGATGCGACGATTGATCTCTCGGTGGGCCTCGTACATACGGGGCGTAAACTTCCTGTATCGCAAGTGATCCATAGCGGTGCAATCATTCTTGACCCTAGCCCACCCCCACTTGGCGTCAACCTTCTGACCCCACAACAGAAGAGGCACCGCTTCATACCCGTCGTAGACGTAGTACGGGACGGGTTCGGGGATGCCCTTGAACGCCCGTCGACGGCCAATTTTACGGGCGATCCACCGAACGACGCAGAAGCCATACTCGCGATCCCGGCCACCAGCTCCATACTCGAAGCCGATACGGCACTTCCCACGGTCGTACACCAGCTCCTTCTCGGTGAGAGGGCCGTGGATGCCGGAGGTCTCCCAGCTCAAGCCCATGAAGGTGTGAAAGGGTCGGTAGTTCAGGCTCAAGAACTCGACCATCCTGGCCTGAGCCTTGCGACTCCGGCAGGGCACTGCGATGGCGTAGCCCATGCTAGTCCTCGTTCAAGGTGCCCTTGTTGAGGATCAAAAGGCTCATAATCACGAACCCCTCTTCAAGACCAGGGAACTCCCCGTGCTTCAAGAGGTGCGTCACCTTCGCGACCACATGTCGACCGGTGAACTTCTTCGTGATGGGGTTCCATTCATGCAGGTCCAACAGAGACCCGACCTCGAAGCCACGGTCATCCTTCCGCAGCTCGTAGGTCTTGATACCGTCCCAGACAGCCATGAAAGCCGAGGGCCATGTCTTGAGCCTATGTAGCTTCTGCATGACCCTAAGATACACCACTGGTCGGCACGGGGGGAATTGAACCCCCACGGTCGCGAGGACCACCAGGGCCTAAACCTGGCGCGGCTGCCATTACGCCACGTGCCGGTGCACGGCGCGGGAATCGAACCCGCCTATGCCATCGCGTGAAGATGGTGCCCTCCCAGAGTGCTAGCCGTGCGTTGGATGGGGAGACGGGATTCGAACCCGTAACGGCCTGGGTCAAAGCCAGGTGCTCTACCGATTGAACTACTCCCCAATGGTCGCGATGAAGGGACTCGGACCCTTGCGGTCACGGTTATGAGCCGAGCCGGTCACCTTGACGCACCGCGAATTTATCCCATTGTGCCCCAACCATCATTGGGAACACGACCATCCATGAGGGGCGCCTCCCGCCTCGGGACATCGTGAATGCACTTGTGGTTCATATCACTTGAAATGCAACGAATTCTGCTAGTAGAAGACAGCCCGTCGGACAGAGAAATCTTGAAGTACCTGCTCGAAGAGCAGTTCAAGAAGGAGGTCGTTCTACACGAAGCTCCGTCACTGTCCAAGGCAGTAGAGATTCTCGACAAAGAGGGTATCGATTGTGTCGTGCTTGACCTTCAGCTGCCGGACTCCGCAGGTAAAGAGACGTTCCAAAAGCTGTACGCCAGGTACTCACACATCCCGTTCATCGTGATGACCAACAATAAGGACCGCTTGCTGGCCGTCGAGATGATCCAGCTCGGAGCCGCAGACTTCGTCCTGAAGAATTACACCGACGAGGAAGACATCTTCCGACGCATCGTGTTCGCGATCGAAAAGCACAAGAGGAGCGTTCGGGTGGACCCTACTGAAGCGGACAGCTTCCGGCGCGTGTCGAGCGCCAATTTCAGGTTGGTGCAAGCTCAGGAGGACGACGCTAGCCCCAGCACCATTCGGAACATCCAAGTCGAGACGACAGCAGCTGTTGCGGATCTGTCCCGCAAAACGTTCGCGGCTCTCCAGGAGATCAACATCAGCTTCGCGAAGAACAACATGCAGTGGAGCGAGGTCGCGAAGACAGTTGCCATCCTCGACAAGGAGCTTCTCAGGGGGCATTCCAACAGGCCCAGCATGCGGTCGCAGATGGACCTGATGGACCATCGCATTCAGGTTCTCGAAGGCGAGGTCAACGGCTTGCAAGAAGACGTCACCGAGACGAACATCACAGCCATCAAAGAGAACAACCAGACGGCTCGCACCAAACTGTCCATGTGGACCAAGCTGCTGATCGCGCTCCTGACCCTGCTCGGTGTTCTCGCCACCGCCGCCGCCACCTACTTCGCCGCCGCTGCCAACGCCAGCAAGAAGGAATACGAGTCCCTGAAGGACTACGACGCCTTGAGGGCGGCATCCACCGCTGCGGCACCGAAGAAAGCCCCGGCAACCCTAGACCCAAATCCAAAGAGTAGCAAATGACTGACACCACGAGGCCCGTTCCGGAACCCCTCCCGGAATGCGACTACGACTATCAGTGCCCGCGAAGAGAGATTCTCAGCCGGCTGTACGGGATCATGAAGGCCATCCCCGATTCTGTGTTCGAGATCGACAGAGAGGGGCGGCATCTGTTCGTGCATGCCAACGGGGATACCCCTACGGACCCAAGACGGATCAAGGGGATGACCCTTCAGGAGCTGCTACCCGAAGACATTGTCGAGCCCACCATGCAGGCCATTCAACAAGTCCTGGAGACGGGGCAAAACATGACCCTGGACTACTCCATCCCACCCGCCGAAGGCAGCGGCGGTCCGGTGAGGCACCTCCAGGCGCACCTAGGCCGAACGCCCAACATGACCGTCGTGGCGATCGTCCGAAATGTGTCTGACCTGGTCGAACACCAGAAGAAGCTCCTCGAAGCAAACCAAGCCCTCACCCAATTCACATCCCTCGTCTCCCACGACCTGCGAGAACCCCTCACCGGGATTGCAGGCTTCGCTACCCTGTTGCAAAACCGCTACGAGGGCGATCTCGACGAACGAGGCCAACACTTCCTGGACCGGATCGTGGAGGTGTCGAAGCAAATGGAGAAAAAGCTGGACGACCTTCTCGCTTTTTCAAAGGCCGGAAAGGAGACGCCCTTCGAGCCCTTCCCCTTCGGAGCCGCCGTAGAGGAGGCAAAACGAGCCCTAGTACGAAAAATCGCTACCACTGGAACGCGCATCGAGATCGTCGGAGAGTTGCCAATCGTGCACGGGGATCGAAGTCTTATCGCTCAAGTCTTGCAGAATCTGTTTTCGAACTCGATCAAGTACAGACGGAAAGACGAGACGCCCCACATTACGATCGAGGTAACCTCTCACGACCTTCCCTTCTGGAAAGTTGCCGTGAAGGACAATGGTATCGGCTTCGATATGCGACACCGGGACAAGATTTTTGGAGTTTTCCAGCGCCTGTACACGGTCGAGCAGTACCCTGGAACAGGAATCGGCCTCGCTATCGCACGCCGTATCATCGAGCGCCATGGGGGAGACATCTGGCCTTGGTCCGAACCAGGAGCCGGAGCCACATTCTACTTCACTCTACCCAAACCGACGGTCGACGATCATGGTGGATATCCTGCTGGTTGAAGACAATTCCGTAGACGCCGAGCTGTTCATCGAGGCGTTTAGCGATGCATGCAAGTGTGATCCGGTCATCAGTGTCGTATCAGACGGAGAAGAGGCCCTCAAGGCCATCCACGAGGGCCCTAGGCCGACCTTCGTCCTGCTCGACCTGAACCTACCCAAGATGGGGGGCCTGGACGTCCTGAAGGCCATCAGGCTCGATGACGATCCCGAGGTCAACCTGATGCCGGTGATCATTCTCACCAACTCCAAGTTGCCCCAGGACGTACGAAGGGCCTACCGACACAGGTGCAATGCCTTCGTCCAAAAGCCCATTGGGTACCCACAGCTATTGGACATGGCACGCAAACTCAACCACTTCTGGTGCCAGTGCGCCATCCTACCGAACCAACGGAACACCCCCGTTCCGCCTTCCATCTAGCCTAGCCTCCCCGGCTGGGCTCGAACCAGCATCTTGACCTTCGGAGGGTCACGTGATTTCCTTTTCACTACGAGGAGATACACACTGGAGTCCACGGAGGGATTCGAACCCTCAACCTTTGGCTTCGAAGGCCACTGCACTATCCATTGTGCTACGCGGACACAACGCCACAACCCGTGGTATACAATAGCGTCAAGTTTTTTTTTTCAAATCCTCCGAACCTTCATCGTCGAGGGGCGTAGTACGATCATGAAAGCGACAACAATCGCACTAGCAATAGTGGCGACGACTATCCTGGGGTGTGGAAACCCCGTAGACGTGTTCGGGGATCCCCTCAACGTTGACAGTGACAGCGCGGTCGACGGAGGGCAGGACGAGGGTACTGACATCACCCCAGATGTAGATTCGGCCACCCCAGATGTGGGTGAAGATACCGATGCTGGCACGGACAGCGACGTTCCCGATGAATATGTCCCTGACGGAGACGCCCAAGAGGATGTTGTCGAGGAGCCTGATGCGGCGCCTGTTTGCACCCCCGACACCACCCGCTGCACTGGCCTCGCGGTCGAAACCTGCAATGCCGACGGTACAGCATGGGAAATGACCAAGACATGTCCCTATCTGTGCGATGAGGGAGCCTGCTCCGGGGAGTGTCAACCAGGTTCCAGTCAATGTGCCTGGAACGACCTCCAGATATGCGACACCCAAGGATCGTGGACGACCACAGTGGTGTGCCCTTACGTCTGCTCAAACGGGGCATGCGCCGGAGAGTGTGTCCCTGGCAGCAAGAAGTGCGATGGCCTCGTCCCGCAACTCTGTGAAGCCGACGGGCACTGGGTCAACTTCACAGCGTGCTCTCAGATGTGCACGGCCGGGGAATGTGCCTTTGGTTGCTCGACGGGCGAGACCATATGCAACGGCCTCCAGGTCCAGGTCTGCAACGCCAACCATGCGTGGGAAGTCACGCAGACGTGCCCCTACGCCTGCTCGGGCGGGGCATGCACGGGCCTGTGCGTGCCCGGAGCCACACAGTGCTCCGGCGATTCCGTCCAGATGTGCAGCACCCAAGGCCAATGGAGCATGGAGACATCCTGTCCCAACACATGTCTCAACGGGACCTGTGTGAACTGTACCCCCGGCGAGCGAGTCTGCGATGGCACGGGCTACAAGGAGTGCGGCTCCACGGGCATGTGGGGCGCGGTTGTCCCGTGTGCGGGCGACGCGAACGCGAGCCCGACTTGCACGGGGGCCGGCGTGTGCGGGTGGACCTGCAACCCGGGCTACGCCGACTGCACGAGCGGGGCCGGATGCGAGAGCAACCTGAATGACCCATCGACTTGCGGTTCGTGCTCGAACTCCTGTGATGGGACCAACGGAACCCCAACGTGCACGAGCGGGACGTGCGGCATCACGTGCAACCCAGGATGGGCCAACTGTGGGAGCGGGGCCGGGTGCGAGACACCTCTGGGTACGATGACCAACTGCCAGGCATGCGGCGACTCCTGTGGGTCATCATCGCTTCCGAACTCGGAGGTGACCTGTGAGCCCACGGAGGGGTGCGTAACGTCCTGTGAGCAAACATGGGGCGACTGCGATGGCATCGTATCCAACGGGTGCGAGCACAACGTGTGGAGCGACCCCGACAACTGCGGAGCGTGCGGGGTGACTTGCTACGGAGGGACCTGCTCGGCCGGCGTGTGCAGCCAGGACCTTGAGGTGGTGTCGGTGAGTCCTGCGAAGATCAACGCAGTCGACATCGACGCAACACACGTCTACTGGTCGACCACGGGAGCAACGGGACCCTTCTACATCTACCGGGCCCCGAAGGCGGGCGGCCCAGCAGAGCTTCTCACGACCACCGCAGGCCAGGCGTACCCCATCGTTGTCGTTGGGTCGTACGTCGTCTTTCACGACAGCTCCACCCACGCTATCAACCGGATTCCCAAGACGGGCGGAAGCATCTCCACCATCACGAGCCCTGGCTACGCCCTCTGGGACATCGCGACGGACGGGACCAACATCTTCTGGACCGACGCAGATGGGATCCCATGCAACTGCTCGAATCCGAGCCCTGACCACGTATATCGAATGCCCGTGACAGGCGGGGTCCAGGAGACAGTCGCGACCTACAAGTACGAGCTGACGGGGTGGATCGAAGCCGACGCTGACCGACTCTACGTGACCAGTCGAGGCATCTGGTACCCGAGCATCAGCCAATACCAGGGAGGGCTGTACTACGCCGGCACGGTCTCCACGAACCTGGTCATGAACTCGGGGCCGACGGTGAGCACCGTCTACGACCTCGGGCAAGGGCAATACTTCGAGCAGGTCGGTGACGTGGCGGTCAACGACACCCACGCGTTCTTCTACGTCCAGCCCAACTACTCGGGTTCGATGGTGGTCCGAGTCCAGAAGGGAGCTGCGGTCACGGAGAAGGTTGCCGAAGGGGCTTCGAGCTACGGCTTCAAGGCCGACACCTCCAACTTCTACTGGACCGAAAGCACCATGATCCACAGGACTTCCGTGAACGGAAGCACAACTGAGACCTTCGTCTCGGGGCAACTTGGGACGAATCAGATCCGCCTCGACGACACCCACGCCTACTGGAAGGTGGCGGGATATACCGGAACGTCAGTTTACGCCATCATGAGGGCGGAAAAATAGTCTTGACCTGAACAGGCGATGGTGTAGGATAGTGTCATGAACCCTACTACATCAGAATGGTTTGCGTCTTTGGCGCCGAAAGAACGGAAGGGTCTGGTGTGCCTCCTCTTCGGCATTCGAGGCGAGCTTGAACTGCGACCGAGGTACCCTCTCTTCCTGGAGTTCATTCGGGTCCTCGACAATGAGTATCACAGCCTGAAGTAGTGGCATCCCCGGAGGGATTCGAACCCTCACCGAACGGCTTAGAAGGCCGCTGCCCTATCCGTTGGGCGACGGGGACATGGAGGCGACGGTGGGAATCGAACCCACGAATGACTGTTTTGCAGACAGCTCCCTTACCACTTGGGTACGTCGCCATTTTACCTATGGATATGCAAGGGGCATGGAACCCATTGTCGCACGCATCGTCCAACGGTACCTGAGGACCGTGGAAGCTTTCAAGTACCAGCCCCAAGAGAAGAAAAAGACCAAGGTCGACCGGATCAAGAAGCTCATCCGGGACGAGACCGGCCTCCCCAATAGTGCTGCTGAAGGCATCGCAGACGCTCTCGTGCGAGGTCGGGACCTCGACGCCCTGGCGGTACAGAAGGACTGGCCTATCGAGAACGGGACCATTGAGGGTCCCAAGGGCTCTCTTTCGGTCAAGAAAGTGAAGGACAGTCTGTGAAAATCCTGATCGTCGAGGATAGCCTGGCCGATCGTGAACTTCTGGTCTTCGCCCTTCAAGAGAACTTCAAGACCGAAGCCAAGTTCCGAGAGGCCGACAGCCTGAAGTCCGCCCACGACTACCTGAGGCGCGGCGGCTTCGACTGTGTCATCCTCGACCTTCATCTGCCCGACTCATCAGGCATCGACACCTTTCTGCTGCTTCACGACGCCTACCCTGATGTTCCGATCGTGGTCGTGAGCAACACCAACGACTTCCGGCTGGCTCTCAGGATGATCCGGCTCGGGGCCGACGACTTCATCGTCAAGAACTTCACCGACCCCGACATGGTCTTTCGGAGGGTGGCTTTCGCCATCGAGAGGAACAGCCGTGACCGGCCACCCCCGAGCATCCTTTCGGATATCGGTGACCTTGGGGACCTCGATGACGATCCCCCGCCTGACACTCTACCGTCAAGAGCAGACCCATGATCCACGACTACGACAGATCCAAGCCTTCGTACGATTACGACCGAACCTTTCTGACGTACGATCGTAGTAGAGACATGAGCCACACCGCGTCCGACATCCCTGAAGGCTACGATGCCGACGAATGGGACGACATGGACGAGGACGAGCGAGGTCGGGCTCTCACGGAACTCACAACTCAACAGAGCAAGACACACGCAAGCATTCGATCTTGGATCAACAGATCCAAAGTCCGGGCACCCAACCCGGTCCCCAAGTATCGTACGATCACGACCTTTGCCACGATCGACAACGACATCCGAGATGATGAGCATGGTGTTGTCATCGGGTTTGAAGCCAACACCAGCGATGGGAGCCTCGGAGACGACGATCAGGGGCAAGGGTTTCTCACGGTCGAACACGACAATGCCCGGTACAGCAGCGTCCACGGAAACAAGACCTTCGACCTCTCGAAGGGGGCGGATGCGTTGGTCGACTTCCTCGCTGACCGGCAGAAGGTTTTCACCGTGAAGCTAAAGGTCTTGGCTGCCTTGTTCAAGCATACGCACATGACAGACAGTGACTTGGGCAGCGACGAGACCCTTTATCAAATCGGCTTGTGGGAACCCGGCAAAGACCCGACGAAGTTCCTCAAGCAGTTCATTAAAGACACAGGTACAGACCCGGCCACGCTCCCCGAGTTGGTCAAGGTCGTCAAGAAGGTACGATCATGAACATCTACGACTACGACCGAACCGCTGCGGCCACCCCCATGAGCGCTGAGGAGTTCAAGCGGGAGGTCGAGAAGCACCTGAACATCGGCGACCGTCAGGTGAGCGTGCGAGTGGACACGAGCTTCGGGACCGTCGGCGTGTACATCAACCTTGTCAACCTCCCGAAGGGTGTGGGCGGGGCCGGGGGCGGGGCGGAAGCCGAAAACAATCGGATGATGTTCTCGGTGAGGTTCCCAGACAATCCTGCCGACAAGGTCAAGGTGGAACAGACCGTCTCCAGGATGGATCGCAAGTACAAGATGCGAGCGAAGTCCGGCCACCCGGCACAGGTGGCGAAGTACGTCGCCGACTTCATCAACAAGGTGGTGAAAGAAGTCGAGCCGAAGTTCACCCACACCAAGCAAGCCTACGACTACGATCGGTCGGGGAGCTACGACCGCTCTCGGAACGAAGTGAATCCAGGCGAACACGGAGTGTTGCAAACCATCTTCAAGTACCGTGATCGCAGCTTCGGGTACGCTACGTTGGCGAAACACCTCACCCCATTTCAACGAGGACTTGTCGACAAGCTCGTGAAAGAAGGCTACGTGAGGGAGGCAAAGAGCGACGAAGGCACAACCTACAAGCTCACATCAGACGGTGAGCGAGCCCTCAACAACTACAGGGGAACTTGAGCGGACGACGGGACTCGAACCCGCAACCCTCGACATGGGAAGCCGAAGCTCTACCAATTGAGCCACGTCCGCGAATGGAGCGGGTAGTCGGACTCGAACCGACATTCCGAGGGTGGAAACCTCGTGCCCTGCCTTTGGACGATACCCGCAAGACGGGCTTGCCCTCGAAGCCCCGGAGCCGGTGATGGGAATCGAACCCACAACTTCGTCCTTACCGAGGACGTGCTCTTCCAAATGAGCTTCACCGGCGTAATTTATCCCAACGTTCGGCGGCATCCTCCCTGACCGTCATCTTCGACCTTCGACCTCGTACTTCGTCGAAAGTGAACACGTAGGCCGTGTCACTTTCGAAATCGTACCCTACGATGAAATCGAAGTCCGAAGCATCCAAGGGTCTAACACCCCACGCACCATCAGCACAGGTCACCTTGAACTCCGGCAACCCTCTGAGAGGGGCTGCCCACCGAACCTGCAACTTCTTCAAGCCTTTTGGGGTGCCCACCAACCAATCCACCCTGTCCCCATCGAACTCCGCTCGATAGACGTCAAAATCAAAAACAGCCAGTCTGAATAGCACTGCTGCCTCGGCGATCTTCATCTTCCGGCGTCTCTCGGAAGGGGACACTGATACAATCTGGGAAAACCCGGAAGGAGTCTCGCGGGCCTTTCTTCGAGTGCCCCCAGCTTTCAAGCTGCCCCGAACGATCTTTTCTCGTTTGAGATCGGTCGGCAACGGGAGGTCACGGAGCCAGCCACTCAGAGTCGCCTTAGGCACCCCAAGCAACCGATGGATTTCATTCAATGACAGGTGTTCATCTCGACGAAGCTCAACAGCTTTTGGCTTTAGGTGTAGGTAAGCGGCTTTTGGCATACCCTCAACCTAGCACCACGGAACCCCAAAGACAACCAGAACGTTTGAACTTGGGGTACGATGGAGCCGACGACAGGAATTGAACCTGCAATGTCCGGTTTACAAAACCGGTGCTCTGCCATTGAGCGACGTCGGCATCAGTGGAACCGAAGGGATTCGAACCCTCAACTTCCGGCTTGCAAAGCCAGCACTCTCCCATTGAGTTACGGTCCCAAATTACTTGTAAATCAACACCAACATGAACCTGACCGAACGCGTCGTAGCCAGATATCTCCAAGCGGCCAGACCGGGGCCTTTGCTTCAGAAGGTCCTGAGTGTTCTGCCTGTGTGGGCACGACACCTTTCCGATAAGACCTATCACACGTTCACGCCAGAGAAGCCCAAGCCTGTGAAGCAACGGGGGCGCAGTGGCTTTCAAGTTGTCCTCACGTCACAGTACAGCTCGGACGACAATCTCACGGCTGTGTTCGTTTCCAGAGACGACGGCGGCCTCGACCTGACTGTCAAGCATCGCAAGAACACCCACTCCTACGAAGACGTGCGGCCCGACAGACTCCCTGAGGACCAGCTGATCCGCGATCTCAAGATCGACCTCGGACCCGAGACCCCTGTGTGGTACGGGGTCGGAGTCACCGAGGTCACCACCGTGGGCCTGGACTACAAAGTCGTCGACGACATGCTGGAAGGCGAGGCCGAAGGGGTCATCGATGACCGTTTGGCCGAGGTCATGTCGAACGAGCGGGAAGCATCCGAGCTGATCAGCTACGGGCCCAACCCCTTCGAAGACTTCTGGGATCTGTGGGACGCACGAGATCCCCAGGTGAAGAAGTTCCTTCGAGAAAAGCTTGAGACGCTTGTCATAGCGGACCGCCCCACGAAGAAGACGCTCGTGGACGCTGTGAGCCCTCGAAGGGTCGAGGAAGCCATCCGCGACATCCGAACGATGGGCTACTTCCGGTATGGTTGATGTAGTGGAGCTGGGGGGACTCGAACCCCCCGCCTACAGACTGCCAGTCTGTCGCTCTCCCAGATGAGCTACAGCCCCATGGTGGACCCGGGGGGAATCGAACCCCCATTTCTGCCGTGCGAAAGCAGTGTGTTCCCGTTATCACTACGAGCCCAGTCGGCACGTCGGGCTGTGTACCTACCTCTCGTGCCTCGGTCTTGCCGTCGGGGACTCGAACCCCTTGGACGTCCTACCCCTGCCGGGGGCGGCTCGACCTTGTGGGCGCATCAAGAATTGAACTTGAATCTCACGGGTATCAGCCGTGCGTGGAGAACCACCCTACTATACGCCCGAATTGTTTTGGTGTATCCATTCAGCAATGGGACACCTTGAAGTCATCGCCGGCTCGATGTTCAGCGGCAAGACCGAAGAACTCGTCCGGAGGGTTCGCCGAGCTGTAATCGCTCGGCAAAAAGTGCAAGCATTCAAACCTGTCGTTGACAATCGATACGACAAGGAGAGGATCGTCAGCCACTCAGGAGTCGCCATCGACGCGGTGCCCGTCCCCAATGCAGCAGCCATCGTTGGCCTGGTGGACAAGGACACGAAGGTCATCGCCATGGACGAGGTCCAGTTCTTCGATGCCGGTATCGTTGTCGTGGCGACCGAGCTAGCCGACAAGGACTACAGGGTCATCATGGCGGGCCTGGACCAAGACTACCTAGGGAATCCCTTTGGCTCGGTGCCCATCCTCATGGCCCTCGCAGAGAGAGTCACGAAGGTCCAAGCAATATGCTCTTGCTGCGGCCAGGAGGCGTCTAGAACGCAGAGAGTCGTCAATGAGGGTTCCACGGTCCTGGTCGGGGGCAAAGAGGCATACGAGGCCCGTTGCCGGGCTTGCCACAAGCCCTAGGGATGCACCATCTGCACAAGGCCGTCTCGAAAGACGACTTCCAGTGTGACGAGACAGAGCCCGAAGTCCACCCCGGTGGGATGCCGAGAGCCATCGTTCACGTGGACGAAGACGCCCTTGCCATCCTCATCTTCCAGACGGAACGGGACACCAGGGTCCAGAGGATGCGTTTCGAGCGTGCGTTGAAAGTCTACGGCCTCGAACGTCTTCTTGAGTAGATCCATGCTCTCAACATACACCGTTGGTGCGACCGATGGGACTCGAACCCACATGAAAACTCGGGCCACAACCGAGTGCCTTATCCTTTAGGCTACGGCCGCCACGAGGGGAGGGCTGGGCCCTCCCCGTCACTCAGTCGATCTTGGTGATGACACCGGCACCGACGGTTCGGCCACCCTCACGGACGGCGAATCGCATGCCCGGCTCCATTCCCACCGGCTTCAGAAGCTCCAGGCTTACCTCCGCGTGATCCCCGGGGGAGATCATCTTCAGCTCGCCGAAGTCGACCATCGAACCGGTGACGTCCGTCGTACCGAAGAAGAACTGGGGCGTGTACCCCGGGAAGATGGGTGTGTGGCGACCACCTTCCTTCTTCGGAATGACGAACAGCTCCGCCTTGGCCTTGGTGTGAGGCTTCACGGAGCCGGGGGCAATGAGGACTTGGCCGCGAACGACCTCGTCACGCTTCACCCCTCGAAGCAACAACCCACAGTTCTCGCCGGCACGCGCCTCGGGCTGGTCCTTGTGGAACATCTGGATACCGGTGACGACCACCTGACGTGGCTTCGAGTCTTCGTCCACCAGTCCGATGATCTCGACCTTCGCGCCAACGGGAAGAACTCCGCGTTCGATGCGGCCGGTGACGACCGTTCCGCGACCTTCGATGGTGTGCACGCCCTCGATGGGGAGCATGAACGGCGACTCGAAGTCTCGCTTGGGGTCAGGGATATGCGAATCCATAGCGGCAACCAGCTCCTTGATGCACACACCCTCCTCGGAGGGATTGCGCAGAGCCTTGAGGGCGGAGCCTTGTACCACGGGCGAGTCCTTGTAGCCTTGAGCCTCCAGGTACTCAGCCGTCTCCATGACGACCAACTCCAGCAGCTCGGGATCGCTGATGTCCACCTTGTTGATGAACACCACGATGTGCTCGACCCCGACCTGACGCGCGAGCAGGATGTGCTCCTTGGTCTGGTGCTGAGGTCCTTGGCTACCGTCGACGAGCAGAACCGCGCCGTCCATCTGAGCCGCACCGGTGATCATGTTCTTGATGTAGTCGGCGTGGCCCGGGCAGTCGATGTGGGCGTAGTGTCGCGTGTCGGACTCGTATTCGACGTGTGATACGGCAATGGTCACCGTCTTGTTCTCGTCTCGAACCGTACCGCCTTTGGCGATGTCGGCGTAGGACTTGACCTTGGCGAGACCACTTGCCGACTGTACCGCGAGGATGGCGGCCGTCAGGGTTGTCTTGCCGTGGTCGACGTGACCGATCGTCCCAACATTCACGTGTGTCTTCATGTTCCTTACCTTGGGTTGCCAGCCCTATGTCGTCTCATGTCTCCTTACTGTTGACCCCGCCGGACCATCCGACTCCAGGGGCGTAACATGGCGGTCCTGACGAGATTTGAACTCGCGGTCTTCATCGTGACAGGATGACGGGGACTCCAGGCTCCCCTACAGGACCAAATTCCCGTGGCTTCCGACCAGCATTGCGGGGCTCGAACCCGCCCACCCGGTTTGGAATGACAGCTTACGCTTGCCGGTGCTCTCCCAACTGAGCTATCCGCTGGCCCTCCCCCACGGGCGTCACCACTTCCGCACGAACTTCCTCAGCACAGCCTGTCCGGGCCTTCCCCCGGCTCACGTTTTTAAAGCGTAGAGCTGTCGTTACCGTGCTGGATCCGTCCGAGCCTCCATGGCTACTTGGCACTCCCAAGGGGACTCGAACCCCTGTTATCCGATAGAGAGTCGGATGTCCTGGCCGCTAGACGATGGGAGCATGGTCGGCGAGGCGGGACTTGAACCCGCGATTTCCGGCTTGTCGAGCCGGCGTCTTAGCCATCTGGACCACTCGCCGTTTTTTCTTGTGAGATAGGATAGGCATGAAGAAGATCGCCTCCCCCATGGAACTACAGGCTGAGCTGGTCAGCCTTCAAGAGTACATCTACAGCTTCACAGGCAAGCCCGACCGAGAGGTTCTTGCCTCGAAACTGCGGGACCTTGCTGAACGGGTGGCCTCCGACAAGACCGAATCCAAGTTCAAGAAGGGTCAGAAGGTGACCTACAAGGGCAAGCCCGCGACCATCGTCGAGGTGGCCGGCAACGGCAAGGTCACGATCAAGGCCCAAGGTGGGGCTGCCGTCAAGACGTTCTCCCCGGACGAAGCCGAGAAGTCTCTCAAGACCGCCTCCTCCCCCGACTACTACTGAGCGTCCCCGGCTGGATTCGAACCAGCGACCGCCTGTTTAGGAAACAGGTGCACTATCCGCTGTGCTACAGGGACACGCCCTTCTTTTTCCGGAAGGGTGGGAGGCCCGCAAACAGGCGGCAAAGAATCTCACCCCTGCTGCCCTCAGGAAACTGATCGGCCGCCCGAGCACAGCCAGCTTGCATAGCCCGACGAAGTTGTTCTCGCCCCTGAGGCGTCCTCAGGTACGAAGCCGTGTCGCGGTCGTTCTCTTGCTTATCCATAGCGGAAGACGGGAGAGTCGAACTCCATACCTTGCGGTACGCATTGATTAGCAGTCAAGCTTGGTTCCACAACCAATTCTGTCCTCCAGTAGCGGAAGGAGGGAGAGTCGAACTCCCAAGGCCATTTCAGGCTCAACCGGGTTCGAGCCGGTCCCCATCGCCCATTGGGTTGCCCTTCCTTGGCACACGGACGGAGGCGACCCGTTTCGGTCATCTGCTTTCGGACGCCATTCCCGAACGCAGGTGACCTGGGAACCGTGTGTCCCCAGGGCGGAGGGAGTAGGATTCGAACCCGACCTTTCGGCAACCAGTGTTCAAAGCTGGCGTGGCGACCAACACCACCTCACCCTCCTAGTGCCGGTCTATCCCGGCCGTCACGGGCACCGCATACCCAGATTGAATTCTCTCCAGACATGGGTGTGTTGGGTGTGGGCTCGCTCCCGTCCTGAGCACCTGGTCTCTTCCCAACTGAGGGCTTCGGCATTTTGGGCTTTCCTAGGCCAGCATCGATTTTACGTCTGTCGACACCCCACGATGCAAACACGATGGCGGAGAAAGGCGGAATCGAACCGCTGCCGCTTTCGCGACCTCCCGCGTTCCAGACGGGCCTGGCTCCCAACGCCAGCTCTGTTCTCCAAGGTCGGGGGTGTCGAGTGATCAAATCGAACCCCCTAGGACTCGCCCGGGTAAACCAGTCCCGGAGTGAGGAATCGAGGAGACGTCCGCGTAGGCCGAACGCCGCATGACCCCACCGTTTTTGAGCTTTCACTCGGGTGTTTAGCGATCTCAACAGGTGCTTACCTACAGCAAAGAACACCTGTCTCGAATGAGTCCCTAGTCGGGGTGACTGGAATTGAACCAGCCGACGCTCGGTCCCGAACCGAGTGGCCCACCATGAGCCTTCACCCCGAGACGCCCGGTGATAGAGGGCAGGCGTATTCACCGGACTCACCTGACTCGGACAGAGGGTGTCACCAGGGCTGCCATGGAGGGTCTCGACTCCCCTCCGTACACCTTGACCTTGTCTACCAGTGCTCTCCACCAAAGTTGCCGAGGCGAATCACTCCTCAACAGGTCTCTGGTTTCGGTTGCGGGAGTAGGAATCGAACCTACGAAGCCGAGCGTATGAAACTTGGTTGGGAGCCAACACCCTTCCCACACATCTGCTGCCCCTAGGAGGGGCCGTAAAGCGACTTTCATCGTCCTCAGGTCCTAGGTGACCTGAGCCTTGCGAAGACTCGGTAACGGGAGCTGGATTTGAACCAGCGACCTTCGGGTTATGGGCCCGACGAGCTTCCAGACTGCTCCATCCCGCTATGGGTCCTGCCTAAGCAGAACCTGAGAGCCAGTGTGCTGTCACGCCAAAGACTCAGGTAAATCCGGTGCTTATGGCTGCCCGTCTTCCAACGGGTCCGCTTCCGGTCAGGACGTGAGGTCGCTTTCGCTCACCCCCGAGTCACTCTTTATAGGATGGCTGCCTCTAAGCCTACCTCCTGGACTCTCTTGGTCGGGATGGTCGGACTCGAACCGACGATCTCCTGTCCCCCAGACAGGCGCCCTTGCCGCTAGGCTACACCCCGTGGACCACGATGACCTTCCGACCTTCACCGGTCTTGCCTCCAGCCGGGAGAGCTAACGCCGTCGTGGCGGCGACCCATCCGGGTCGGGATCTATCTTGATCCAGGGGGTTTGCCCTGAGGGGAAGGCCCCTGGAACGTGCGGCAACCAACCGCTTCTTCGTGAGGAGATCACGCCTCACTAGCCACTGGTCAGGTGGCACGTTGTATTCGCCCCGAAGGGAGAAGGTCGGCCGTCCCGGAGTCGAACCGGATGCTTGTAAGGGTCGAAGGAGCTGCTTCCCTTGCGAGAAGCGAGGTACGACACTGGAAAGAGCTTTTGGCTCCAGCTCCTAAATGCTGGCGGGGGACCCTCCCCCTATGACGGCCAAGGGGCTTCGACGTGTGATCCCACTCAACCCTGAAGTCAAATGCACGCCGAAGCTTGGTGGACCGCCCTGGAATTGAACCAGGTGTGCTTGTGAGAACCGCCGAGCAGCATTGCCGAAGCAACGCGAGGTGGTGGTGCTGGTAAGTGGAATCCTATCCAGCGGCCCATTGCCCGTCTTTCCGGGCTGTCACCTCAATCCCTCTGAATCTGCCAGGACTTCGAGGGTCGTCGAGGTTACGAGTTGGTGGTCCCCGTTACCACGCCATACCCACGTGCGAGAACCAGCGGGCCGCCCTGGATTCGAACCAGGTGTTGCTTGTAAGAGTCGTGAGGCAGCTCCCCTTTCAAGGAGCGAGGTACGACGCTGGAAAGAGCGTTGTGCTCCAGCTTAAGAGGCTGGTGGTCTGCCATTGACCGTGCGGCCCAAACGCCCCATTCTCTCGGCTCAGTCCCATGGCACCGTTTGTGGTCCGATGGCTACCTCGCCAAGACAGCGTGAGGCACGCTGTAGGAGTCGCGATCTCCTAAATTTTGAAGCACTCGATGGATACGCCTGGGTAGCTTTGATGCTTGCGCCTAATGCAAGTGCCTGTACCAGTTCGGCTACTCCGCCATTGAGCGGGCCTCGCGGCCCTGGTGGCGGAGGTGGGATTCGAACCCACATATGCGTGTAAGACGAGTCGAGCTGAGTGCTTCGGAGGGCCATCCTGGAGTTGAACCAGAGAGCTTGTAAGGGCTGCGTGGCAGCTCCCCGTGAAGGGAGCGAGGTGCAACACTGGGTGAGCGTTGTATGCTCCTCCGTGGAAGGGAGGTGAGGAACCGATCCTCTGTGATGGCCCGAAGCTCGTCTCTCCGAGCTGTCACCCCGTCACGAAACTCGACCAAAGGTACACGCAGGTTTCCAATCTGCATTGTCCTGGTGCCCCAGGACTGAACCAGAAGCAGAGTTAACTCGACACCGAGGTTGTGAGAAAGTGGAGGCGTTCGAGGCGAAGTGCTGGATTTTGATGCTAGAGACAGGAATCGAACCTGTAACCAACGGCTTGATAGGCCGTAGCTCTACCTATGAGCTACTTTAGCGTGTGAGCACGTCTGGGCTGAACGCCTTAGAGGGGAAGTCTGGAGTCGAACCAGATTTGGCTTGTAAGGGCTGCTTGGCTGTCTCCCTTTCGAGAGACGATGCGCAACACTGGAAGAGCTGTTTAGCTCCCGCTTTCCTGGCGGGTGGGGCACCGTGCCCCTAACTTCCCCCGTGAGTCTTCGCTTTTCAGAGAACCTGGGGTTGTCACCAACCCGCACTCACTCTCTACACCGGTCGAGCGAAGACGCTGTCAAAAATCGACCGGCGAGAGAAAAAAGTCAGAGGCGGCTCGCCCCGTTCTTGTGGGCGTAGAAGCCTACCTGTCGACCATCCTCGATGAACTGCTGTACCGAGAAGGCCATGTAGCTCGATACGAGGGCAATGAACGGTAGGAACTCGCCACCCTCACAGGTAGCAGCCCCAGCCACGTCCTCGTCATCGATCTCGAAGTTGGCGTCCCACACGACCTGGCCGAACGTACCGTCGGGCGCGAGGGCACCATGCAGGCAGGGGGTGCCCGCCTTGCGGACGAACTTCTGAACGGTTCGGCGAGCCTCCCCATTGTCCAAGCAGTCGAGCACAAGGTCAGCTCCACCAAGAAGCGCCTCGACGTTGTCTGAGACCATCTTGTGGGGATTCGTCTTGATCTTGAGCCCGAACAGGAACTGGAGACTCTGTGCGAGACCTAGGACCTTGTTCTTGCCCACCGACGGTTTGCCGTGGAACTGGGACTTGACGTTCTTCTGCTCCACCCGGTCGAAGTCGATCAGGGTGAAGTCGGCGTCAAAGTTGCGAGCGAACTGCATGAAGTGGGATCCAAGGGCCCCGACTCCTACCACAACGATCTTCATCTTCATCCTTCCAAGTCCTTGTAAGACCTGCGACTGATAATTCTACCCATAGCAGAATCAGTGATTCCAAACTTTCGGGCCAGAGAGGCTTTTGTCCAACCTTCAGCAAAAAGACCACGTGCTTCCAATACTTGGTCGTCGGACAGCTTCCTGGATGGCTTCCAATTTGGCTCCCGAACAAACCTTAACTTGTATAAACAACAAGCCGGGAGATGGTTCTCTACCAGGGACTTGAGCTTCACGGCCTCAGCTTTTGTGTTCACAGCTATCTTGAACTGTCCTGGTCGAACAGAGCTTTCCCGAACTACAGTACGTACACCCAGCGAGCCTAGCTTCTCGGAGAGTCGAGAGACACAACCCTCAGAAAAACCATCTGTGCAGAAAAATAACTGACCTTGTCGATCATAGGTACCGTCGCCTGCAAACCACTGAGCAACAGACAAGGGTGTCAAGACAAGGTCAGAGGGAACTATCTTCACACCCCTGGGGTACCACCTAGCCCGCTGAGTTTTGAACTCACTGTAACAAGGTGTATACAGCAAACGACCGCCCCGCCCATGAATGACACGATCACCCAAGCACTTGGACCGAGGTGGGACGGGAATGATGGCGGATTCACAACCGTGTTCTACAAGCAGCACAGTCAAAGAGTCCAACCAACCCAACCGAACACGGCCCTGCTCCAATCGAAGACTCCCCTTAGGGTCCAAGGAGCCATCCCCCAAAAGGACGCCTTCTAAGACCTGCGACACAAGGTCCCAGTCGGCTCGGTGCTCTCGATCACCTAGATACCTTGCATTCTGTTCCTTAGAGGAACGTACGAGAACACCCGTCTTCTTCAAACGATTGAGAACATTCCATGTAGAGCAACCAAGTCGGCGAGCGATAGAGGACGCGCTCTCGCCCGACAGATAGGCTTCGGTCAAAGCTTGGTGATCCATGATCAAAGCCTACCAAACGGTTTATTCGGTGTCAACCAAAAGGTGTTTTGGGCCTGACCATGATCCTGTTGGGCAGGTCCTCGGTCGCCGAGAACCGCTGGACCACGAAGTCCTTGAACTCGACGTCATCCGCAGCCGTGATGCCCTGGACGTCGCCGCCCGTGACTGCCTCTTGGGCCCACGCAAGGATCTGCGCGTCCGAAGCGTCGAATTCGACCTCGTCCTTCAGGTCACCGTTCTGACCGTTCCAAGTGATGTTGAGCAGTGCCATGTTGAGTTCTCCCTTCTCTGGTTCTACATCTCGTCCCTAGTACAGGGACAGCTCGTGAAGCTTCGCGGTCCAAGGAGGCCGCATGATCACGGGCAAGGACTTGTACGAGAGTCGATCACGACCGACCCAGTAAGTGTGGATGAAGACACTGTCTGCCCAGATCCACCAGTCAAGCCGGCGACCGAGGCCAGACTCAATCGCCGCAAAGGTTGTGATGTCCGTGAAGGATGGGCTCCCGAAGCCACTGGGATGACTATGAGCGAACCCTGATAGGTTGTCCCGGTTCGCCCAGATGATGTCCCAAAGGTCTTGCGAGTCAGGCAGGGCTCCCCCGGATCGATCGTTCGGGGTATGCCAGAAGAGAGGCTCTCCCCGAAGGTCAAGAAGTACGCCTGCTTCCCTCATGACGGTAGTTGTTCCGAGTTCGGCTGCTTGGACTTGATCCAGGCATAGGCAATGTCGCCCACCGGAGGCTGGTCACGAGCCCACTGCTTGAGTGAGATCCTGCCGCCTGTCTCGGCCTTCCACTTGCGGATCATCCGACGCCTATCGGAGCGACCCACGCCTGTGTACTTCTCTTCCATCTTCATCTCCTCAGTGAACATGACGGAACACCACGAGGGCGTTCGTGTCCTGCGCTTCCAGGATGACTGAGGGCAGAGACTCTAGAGTGAACCAAGTGTCTCCCCTTGTCCCCCTGTTAAAGTCCCTGCTGTCGTATTCAGCAGTCAGGCAGATGCCGGAGTCGATGATCCGAAGGGAGCTATCGCAAGTGCATTCGAACCGTCGACCGTTGAGGCGAAAACGAACGATGTGCTCGTTGGCGTTGTACCCGTTGCGGTGGTCGATAAGCTGGGCACCACCAACAGCCAAAGCTGCCCGGACACCCTCCTCGAAATCCTCAAACGCCAAGAGTCGTCGACCCTCACTCGTGCCAATCCGTTCGATGGCCCGCTGACGGCGCTCTTCCGCCTCCCGACGCTTGCGGTCTTCTTCCCGACGCCTCACTTCCTCGGCCCGCCACCAGCATTCAACCTGGAAGGTGGCATCAAGGGCAGGGGTAACCCCCGGGATGTCGTTCACGCTCTTGGACTCGTCCAGGAACGCCTGTAGAACGGCCTCCTCAGGCCCCGTAGGAAACTCTTGGTTCTCGAAGATGAACGGGCCATCCTCGTAGAACTGTCCCACGGACACACGCACGAACTTGTCTAGGCCGGGCTCTACGAGATGAGCCCGACGAAAGTTCTTGACGATGGCCTCGATCTTGGGCTCAACACGAGCTGCATTCTCGGGAACGAACAAGTCCCCGACGAGGTAGCCCCTCTGGGTGTTCCGAAGAGCACCCATGGGGGCTTCCACCGACTTCTCCCAAGTGGCCTTGCGGCCTTCGAGGCGGAACTGGTGCCACCCGTGTTCGGGTGGCCGACGCCCCTTGAGCTTCCAGGTGCGATCGAAGGTACGGATGGACCCCTCGCCTACCCACGGTGTGACAAGCGAGCTGTCCTCATTGGTCTGCAAGAGGTCCTTCCAACCCATGTATCACCTCACGCCGCAATGGCCCATGCAGGCTTGCGGAGGATCTCCGTGTTGAGGATCTGTTCCACGAGGCTGACACGCGGGGCGGCCTTGGGAACTCCACCTGTCACCTGGCCCACCGGAGTGGCAGCGATGAGTGCGCGGACGGTACGCGGGATTGCGTATGGGTCCTTGAACACCTCTTCGTCGACACGGAAGCACGGAATGTTAAGTGCGGCTGCCGCTTCCTGTACCACGTGATAGCCGCTGTTGCCCAGGCGAAGCAATCCGAAGGCCGTCGGGTTGATGCCCGATGTCTGAACCGCGTTGACCAGCTGAGTAGGGCCACCGAAGTCCTCTTCGTCTCCGATGAAGATGAAGATCGCGTCAGTGCCGTCAGCAGGCTTGATCTTGCTCAGGGCCTTGACGCCGGCCGCGTACGAAGTACCGCCTCCGGCACGGATGCCGAAGAAGGCTTGACGCACACCCGCAGACGATGCCTTCTTGATTGCGATCTCGCGACCGACGGTGTTGAAGATCGCGACGTGGATCTTGTCGAGCGGAAAGCTGCCGACGAACTTCTCGACATACTGCTTGGCGGCCTCGATGGCAGGGCCCATCGAGCTGGAGACGTCGACGAAGAAGTAAGGCTCGATACCCTTGACCTCTTCCTCGACAGCCTTCTGAGCTGCCGCGTCAGCCGCGTTTTCGAGCTGTTCCTTCAGTTCCTTCGACTTGACGTTGCGGGCCAGATTCGCAGCACGCTGGTCCTCCGCCTGCTTCGTCGCCGTCTCCCACCGCTGCCGGATGTCCTGGACCTTGAGCAGGCCCAACTCTTCGAGCGTTGGAGTGAGGATGATCAAGTCCTTGTCGGACACGCTCTTGGCCTCGATGGCCGCCGCCATGATGGCACGGGTCAGACCCATGTTCTTCGGGAGGCGCCCCGTGAGGAGCTTGAAGCTCGGCTTGCCTTGGATGATCTTCTCGCACACTTGCTCTTCGGTCAGGCCCTCCCAAGAGTCTTCCTTGGAGAAGTCCTCGCCGATGCCGATGGTCCGACGACCATCGTCAGCTTGCTTCTGCGTCCAGCCCAGGATCTCGTAGAACTTCGAGGTCGACGGCTTGTAGCCCGAGCACTTGGCGAGCTTGATGACCGTCTTCTTGAAGCCGGCCTTGGCGAGCCCCTCCAGCAAGGGAAGATTGTCCTCCCGATGCTTGAGCCACTGCCGAACCACCTTCGACCAACGACCGAGGAACGGCTTGCGAGCGGAACGCCCGAACCCGAGTTCGCGGTTGATCTTCGCAATCCCGTCCAAGCACAGAACGTCGTGGATGCGCATGAGGAGCTTGGCGTCCAGATGCCGACGGTCCTTGCGGATGTGCAGGCACATGGCCTCACCAACCTCGCGGAAGTCCTCATCGAGGAACGTCTCGTCCTCGTCGCGGATGGGGTCTCCCTTACGGCTCTGGACCAGCATGAAGGCCGCGAGGATGACCTTCAGGTCCTTGTGCTCCTGAGGGTAGGCGAACGACGCCCAGCGGGCCGCGAATTCGTTGTCCAAGGCCCACACGTCAGCCACCTGCTGGTACATCCACGTGGCGACCTCCGGGAAGATGCCAGGCTTCTGGTATCGTCCGAGCTTCCGGCGGTCGTCGCTCCGAACCGTGCCATCCTCCCAGAGCTGACCGACCTTCTGGTTGGCCTTGCCCTTGGTCACGAGGTAGACGACCTTTTTGCCGTCCTCCACCTTGTGCGTGCAATACTGCCACTTCACACCCACCACCGAACTCGCGTCGGTGGACACGAACCCAGGACGGTTGTGGACCGCGTGGCCGGAGTAGTTGATGAGGGTGTTGATGACCTTCTCAGCAGGTCCCAGTGTCTCGTTGGCTACCATTTTCATCTATCCTTTCAAGCACTTGTGCTGTCCCCACTGTGAGGACGATGTGTGCCGTCTGGAGAAAACCTTCAAGCATGGATGGATCTCGTAGAAAAAGAATGGTCGGGATGACCGGAATCGAACCGGCATGACCTTCGACCCAAACGAAGTGGGTTCCCGTTACCCTACATCCCGTTGGTGGTCAGAGGCGGGATTGAACCGCCGACACGCGGATTTTCAGTCCGCTGCTCTCCCAGCTGAGCTACCTGACCGTATTTCTCACGCAGTTCCCTGATCTGAACCAGAGCCGCGTCTGTTTGCTCGACGGATTGCCGAAGAAGTACATAGACCCATATTGCAGTGAGCCACCCAAACAGGCCGACTACGAATAGCACGGACGCGTACATAGAGGGGACTCTACACCGAATCCTACATTATCATAGACAGACCGGCGGGACCAATGGGATTTGAACCCACGATTTCTACGGTGACAGCGTAGCGAGGACAGCCTGACTCCTCTATGGCCCCGTGTTTGGAAGGATGGGATGTGAGCCCACCTGCCACCATGTTGATCGGACATGTGGCACCCGACCAGGCTTCCGGCAGAGGTCGTGAGAATCGAACTCACCTCACGCGGTTTTGGAGACCGCATCGCCACCTTGGAACATGGACCCCTATAGTGACCCCAGGGGGAGTTGAACCCTCCATTGACTGGTTGAAAGCCAGGTCTCCTACCGTTAGAGGATGGGGCCGTCACACAAATTGGCATCCCTGGTAGGAGTCGAACCTACATAAACCTGGCTTCGTAGACCAGTGCCTTATCCATTAGGCCACAGGGACATAGATTAGAGCCCACAGCCAGAATTGAACTGGCATCTCCGCATTACGAAAGCGGCGACCTGCCATTGGCCGATGCGGGCATCGACGGTGTATATTACAAAATGTGAACAGAGCGAAGAAGCTGAGCAAAGCAGTTGGTAAGCCGTATCTATGGTGTCAAGAATTCCTCGTGGATTTCGGGGACTTTTCCCTTGCCGTAGCCAAGACACTCAACCTGAACCACAGAGTGACCGACCGAAACATCGCCCGATCGATTGACGCAGTCCGACTCAGAGAAGGTGCCGTAAACGACCCCGACGAAGACGACCTCGCGGAAGTCTTCGGGAGCGCCGTCGGGAACCACTGATGGTGCGGTCGGAGGGAATTGAACCCTCACGGGGACTATGCCCCACTAGCCCCTCAAGCTAGCGCGTCTGCCATTTCGCCACGACCGCGTTACCGCCGGCTGACACCGTTGCCAGCCCGAACCTTTCCTTTGATGTCTCCACACGTCACGCTGTTGCCAGCTCGAACGTTCCCCTGAACGTTCCCGCACGTGACGCTGTTGCCACCATGAACGTCTCCCGAGACGTCCCCACACTCGACAGAGCCGCCGGCCTCCAGGGAGGCTAGAGGGCCCTCCCAGACGACCTTGACGACCCCTTGCAGACCGTCTGTGACCTTAGCACCGTTCACGTAGAGGGTGTCGTTGGTGATGGTCACGCTACTGCCCGCAGGGGCCTCGTAGACCTTGCCGTTGATAGTGATGCGGTTCGCCCGGATGCCCGGCTTACGAAAGGGATTTTCCATCCCACCAACATACACCAGAGCGGGTGACGGGAATCGAACCCGCACCTGGAGATTGGCAACCTCCTGCTCGACCTTCGAGCTACACCCGCAATTCGAGGCATCCGAGAAGAAGGGCTGTGAGTGCTTACGCACGGATTTTCTGTCCGCTGCTCATCCGATTGAGCTGTCTCCCCATAAGTGGCGGGGAGAGTAGGAGTCGAACCTACAATTGCTTGTGAGACCTTCACGGCTGGATGCCTTGGTGCCGGGAGGGGGATTCGAACCCCCACGCCCACTATGGAGCACCAGTTCCTGAAACTGGCGTGTCTACCATTCCACCACCCCGGCAGGGGTTACTTGGCCGCGTCTAGCACGGCCTTCAATTCAGGATGGATCTTCTTGCCCATGACGTACATGGCGAAAGCATCTGCGAAGTTCTCTTCAGGGTTGGTGCTTCCGTAGGAGGACACCGACAACCCTTCCGCCGAGAGGGCCCAGAACTTGTCCTTGAGATCCTTCGAGAGAAACTTGTTGCGGTACCGGTGACCAAGCTCGTGGACGATGGTGAACACATCGCCCTCTCGCTTCTTCGCATTCACGTCGACATACACCTTGTCGGACGACCAGGCATACTGTGCGGCTGCCACACCACCTATCTTCTTGGACAGGTAGATGTCCCCGTAGATGACCTTCGGGAACCTGGCCTTCAACTTGACGGCCGCCGCACCAATGGCCTCAAGAGGCGCCTTCTGCTTGGCTGCGGGGATACCAGGAAGGGTTATCACCTTGAACCCGTGAACTTCTACGGCTCGATCGGGATCATCCGCCTTGACAGCAGTGTCCAGGGTCTTGAGCCTTTTGCCCCACGCTTCAAGAAGTCCCGCCACGTAGCTTCGTTGACGGTCTGAGGAAACATCCAACAACTGTCGGAGTTTCCTGCCTTGGCTGTCCAAGTAGACCACGTTCTTCCGCTGAGAGGGGCCTAAGCCATGGAACCATGCGGGTGGCTTCCCACCGGGTGGTAGCGTGATGCCCAGAACCTTCTCGACGAACTCTTGCATCGCGGGGATGTCGCCGGCCCTGTACCTGTCCAGGACATCTTGGAACTCCACGGTCAGACTTCCCGCAGCAGTCAAGTACCTGTGGACCACTCTGTCAACGACGCTCATACAACAACCACAGGATAAAAGGGTTCCGACGTCCGATGGGAAGAGCTGGTTGCGTATTAACGAGATAGGCTCAGAGCCGGGTGTGGGACTCGAACCCACGATGTGTTTCCACGGCTGGTTAACAGCCAGCTGCCTTGGCCACTAGGCTAACCCGGCAAAGTGAGGGTGGGACCAAGCGGGGAGCCAGGCCCCACCCTCGAAAAAACGAACAAGCCAGGAGAGGTTCATGCTTTCCTTCCACCGTGGCAGGTGCCGGGCGGGGCCGCTTCCTTGTGAGGCTGCGACTGCTCCGGGCCACCTCCACTGTTTCCGGCTTCATTCCGGGCGTGGCGGAGGTGCGTTTTTCCAACCCCACGCGGGGGTCGGGGGACTGCATGTCCTAGTCCTGTCGGGTTGTCAAAGGTCGCGTGGTAGATCCCTCTACCAGGAAAAACTTCTTCAAGGGTCGCCGACGATACTTCTTCTTGATGTTCCGTCCAGCGAAGGTTGTGGTCTGAGAGTGACAGTTCGGGCAAAGAAGTCGCAGGTTCTCAATCCTATTGTCTCGACGATCTCCGTTCATGTGGTCGATCTGAAGCACCAGCGACTTACCAAGCCACTCTGTCAAACCGCACTGACTGCACTGGTCTTCGACTTTGCCTGTCTTCAAGAGGCGTTTCTTGAGCCAAACACCACTGACCACCGGCCCGACTACAAAAACCTCCTCATCCTTATATAGCCGCAGTTTTCGACACTTCAGGTCGCCTCTCTCTACTGCGGCATCCCATTGACCTCTCGTGAGTGAGAAAGCAGTTGCTGTGGCTCGACTGGAGTAACCCTCATCGTAATGCCTTTGGACAGCTTCCCAGTCCACATCCCTTGACTTGATCTCCACGTTCGCCATTTCCTGTTGAGTTCTGATAAACAGATCAGGAAACGGTAGATGGGACGGTGGGATTCGAACCCACAACCGCCTGGATCAGAGCCAGGTGCACAGCCAATTGTGCTACGTCCCAATGTCACTGCCCGAGGGGGCATCATACGCAAAGCTTCATCTTCATCTTCGTGGTGGGTCGCCGGGGAATCGAACCCCGCCCTGCCGGGTAAGAGCCGGATGCTCCGCCTTGGAGCTAACAACCCGTTTCAGTGGGAGGCACGGGAATCGAACCCGCCTCTCTCGGATTAAAAGTCCGCTGCTTCACCTTGAAGCCAACCTCCCGTAGTAGGGGATGCGAACCTGTTTGAGTCGTGCCTTCATCTTCTTCTCAGTCCGGGAGGAGGGATTCGAACCCCCAGTACCCGAAGGCGTCGCGTTTACAGCGCGGTGAGCAACCGTTGCTCAACTCCCGGTCACATCGTGGACGTGAGCGAGAGATATCCGTATTGGGATACTTGCGTACCCATCATCGTGTCCCCTTTCCAGGAGTCTCGACCCCTGAAACGACTGAAGGCCGCCGTGGCTTACCAGGGCGACCTTCTTTTCCTCTTGGAGGTAGGTTGGTCGCCCTATGTACCCACCTCCGGCTTGGCGATCAGGTTGGAGGTGGGAAGCGCAAATCCAGCATAATCGCGGCGGTTCTGGGCTTCCTGATCACTCAAGACGCAGACGCACCACGATGCCTGGACCATATGGCCTCTGGCATTCGTTGGTTGGGGTTTGCGTGTTGAGGAAGTCATCACCTTGTCCTGTGCCTTGAATCTACACCACTCAGACGTGTGGTCAACAGAAAAAGTTCAAGCAAAGATCACTTTTTTGCTGACCCTAGGAAAAACGCGGGGTTACGTCATACGGATTCGGATAGCTGGGCAGCCACCACCGTCCCATTGAACTCCGCATCCCCAAGGGGCGTGCCTGCAAGGACCAGGTACATGGGCACGAAGTGCGTCCATGCGGTTGTCGGATCCGTAGCCCAGTCTGCCCCGGGGATAGCCTCCCCATTCACCACGAGGGACACGTGTCGCGTGCCGTCCACGGTGTTCGCCACGTCCCACTTCATCTGTACGTGTGCAAGCACATTCTCCCCCACGGCCGTGTAACTCGGGGTGACAGCTGCTTGAGTCGTGGTCGTGCCGGCGCCTCCCGAAAGCACGGCACCTCCCCAGCTTGCGTTTGCAGCTGTCGTAGTGGTCGTGATCGTGTTGCCGGAAGTGCCCAGCGTCTTGGCTGTCACCACCATCGTGTTGCCAGCCCCGCGAGCTGCCGTGACCGAGGGGTGAACCGTCGTCGCAGCAGCGTAGAGTGTGCTGGCCCCGTATTCGAGGTTGATCGCAGCCACGAGGTTGTTGAGGGTCGCACCGACAGTACCGCCCTTGAGCACGTGACCGTCCACGTTCGTGAGCACGTTCTCGATCGTGTAGGTCTTACCGCCGATGACAACGGTTTCCGTGTCCGTGAGATCCCCGGTCGCCGTAAGAGTCCCGGTTGCCGCCGACAGGGGTGTGGTCTCCTGCTGAAAGTCCACGAGAGGTCGGTTCGACGCATCGATCTTGATGGCGATGAAGTTCGATAGGCGGGACGGATTGTCCGTGAGATACGCCACGGTTCGAGCCGTGCCGTTCGATCCGGTTCGGATCCACAGGTCGAAGGTACCACGTTGACCCGAGATGCGTGGGCCGCGAGGGAACCGGTCCGAGCCCACAAGGCTGAATACACCTCGACCACGAGCATCGAAGCACATCCCAGGGATAAGAGGCACCGACGTGTTCGGGAGCATGGCTTGCCCCTTCCAGGTAGGGGTGATACCGACCCCAGCTGTGGGGGTTGCCATGTTGGTTCGGACGTAACGGGCGGACCCGGGCATGTCGTTAGGCATATGCTGTGTCTCCTACGAGAGGGTGTGGCAAAAGAAGTTCTTGTGTCCGTCGAAAGGTATGAGCATCTACGATTACGATCGCACAGCTGCTGCGGGGTCCCCTACGGACAAGGTGAAGAAGATCGCGGCGAAGCTCGACAACGCCCAGTCCAGTGCGAATGCAGCCGTCAACTCGCTCAAGAGGCGGGAAGAGGGAGGTTTTAAGACTTGGGACAGCTTGAGCGGTTCGGACAAGGGCAAGATCGAGTCGGCCGTGTCTGAACTCGAAAAAGCTGCGAACGAAGCCTACCAGGCCAGCCGCAAGCTCTGGTCCCTTCTGGAACGGTAACCATGCCACTACCCAAAGACGTCCAGAAGCAACTCGACGATGCCTCCAAACGGCTATCCTTCGGGTCCCGAACCGCCTCATACCCGATGAGCTTCGAGTGCAACGTGTGCGGAAACCAATGGGATCGGTTCATCGAGCAAGCCGCCGCCAGATGCTACGCCTTCATCGGTGAGTGCCTCGGGCCCTTCCAAATGGAGCCCCAGCCCGTCATCCTGGGCATTGAGGATCCCTTTCACGCGGCAGGGGCCAACGCGAGCTTCCAACCATCCAACGGACAGATCCGCGTGTGCAGGGACTATGTCGAAGGCCGGCCCGGAACCACCCTTGAGAAGGTCTGCCACGAGCTGACCCATGCCTCACTGAACGACTTCCCCGAGGGGGATCCATTCTACGAAGAGGGTGTGGTCGATTATTCCGTCTGGTGCATGGCCCACGCGCCCTACTGGGGCCAGTATCGAGACGACATGATCGAAGCTGCGGCTCACAACATCGCGATGCGACGGGATAGGGCCATGAGAGACCTGTCCGACTACGATCGCAAGCGATGGGCCGGGGGCTTGTTCTGCTCCACCGCCCACGGTCCGTGGATTCTGTCCAAGCTCCGGATGCGGAAGGCAGAGGGCAACCTCACGTGGTGACCCATGACCTGGGGTGTCTACATCATCCAAAGCGAGAAGACGGGGCACCTGTACACAGGCGTGACCAATGACATGGTCCGGAGGCTCAAGGCCCACAACGACGGCTCAGGGGCCCGTAGGACGCGCGGGCAGGGTCCGTGGTGTCTCGTGTACTGGGAAGCTCAAAAGGACCACGTAGAGGCCCTCAGGCGGGAGAGGCTGGTCAAACGAATGAGTCGGACGGCGAAGCTTCGACTCATAGGCCATCCATGACTATGTCGAACATCTCCTCGGGGCTGAGGGTATGCTGGCCGAGGGTGCCGGTCTCGGGAGTTTCCTCGGGAGGCTCCTGAGTCTTCACCGGTTCGGCTTCCTTTGTCAGGTCGAACTCGACGGATGCCTCGACCCCCTTGTCGTACCCCATGAGCACTGCACGCCGGCCTGGTTCAGCCAAGCCAAGACACGGCATGTGTGCCGCCGTAGTCTTCGCGTCCCACAGCTCGATGGTGTCCTTCGTGTGGATCTGGAGGACGGTGGCGAGCATATGGAGCTGGAGAAGCATATACCTACCGCTCGGGAACCTGAGCAGCCCCACGCTTCCCTTGGTGGTCCACTCCTGGAGCTTGGCGACAGACACCAGATACGGGTCCACCTTGTGACACTGGATGTAGTTGAGGATCATGTTGAGAGTGTCGCCAGCCCCCTTCCACCGGCCGTAAACAGCCTTGCCCTCTACAGCCACGAGCCATACCCGATTTGTCGCCACGTTCCAGACGTTACCAGCCACGTCGACAACGGAGAACGGCTTGCCGTATGCCTGCAAGCCCCCAGGGTCCCCCTCGGTCGTGAATACGAACGGCGACAGATCTAGTTTGCCCATCAATCCAGCTCCATCATGAAGTCGAAGAGGCTCATCTGTTCTTGCCGGACCTTCTCCCGACCCAGAACGATGTCCATCCGTTTGGTGGCAATGTCGCAAGCATGCGGGTCCTTGTCGATGCCGATGTAGTTTACACCTTCCAGACAGGCAGCATGCAGAGTCGATCCCGAACCACAGTAGGGGTCGAGAACGGTGCCGCCCTTGACACACACGAGACGAACGAGCCATCTCATGAGTTCGAGGGGCTTCTTGGTTGGATGGTCGTTCTCGATCAACCCTTCCAAGGTGAACTCCTTGGGCGATGGCTTGGCGACGTACCGAAAAGGAGCATCAGGCTCTTGGAACTGGCCGTAGAAGCGGGAGGCCCCTCCGGAGTCCTTGGTGCAGGTCGAGGGAATTGTACCATCAGCATCATCAGAGGATGCTCCGTGGTACCCCATACCTTTATTCTGAGCCCCTGAATACCCTGCCCTGAGTTCTCCACTCTGCTCATCCAGTTCCTTGACCGGGCACCCATCGACGCACTCCCACACGGGGATCTCTTCCTGCCCGTTTTCGTCCCCCGTCTGCGTCGACGTGTACTCGTGACCGGCCCCGCCGCCGAACGGCTTGGCCCCATCGTCGAACCGGTTGATGACGGGAGCGTCGACCTTCCTATGGCCGACGACCTTGCAGTCCGGATGGTGCGTCAGGGCCGCGTTGGGGGGCCACCGACCCTCGGGTGTGTCATCGCCCTCGAACTGAGGGTAGAACCTGGAGGCCCCGCCCTCGTCTGCGTAGACACGACTCAGATGCTCACGGTCCTCACCGAGAAACGTCGATTTGGAAGACTTGTCCGTCCCAGGGTGATCATGCACCTGGTTCGGATCGGCCCGGCCCGTGAGCGTTGAAGGACGATCCCCGCTCTGCTCATCGAGGGCAGCTACGGGGCAGCCGGGAACACACTCCCAGGCTTCGACCGTTTCGGTACCGTCTTCGTCAGCATGGCCCACCAAGGATCTGGTTTGAAACTTCCCGTACGCGTACTTGGTAGTGTCTGACTCAATCTTGTTGCCAGGATTGTTGGAAAGAACCTTCTTCGTCCCCACCTTCCGGCAATCCGGGTGATGAGCAAGCACGCCGTTCGTAGGCCATCGGCCTGCCTCGGTCACTTCACTGGCCCCGCTCAGGTCAGAGGCGTTCTTCCACGAATTGCCTCGTACCCCGCCCTTGGCCCGAACCGCCTCGACCTGGGCCTTGTGCGCTTCGAAGTCTTCCTTGCTCGCATGCTTGATGCGGCACGCATCAATGTTCAGGGCGCCGGTACCGTACTTCAGCACATTGTCTGTGACAGTGCCCTCGCAAGGCTTCCGGAAGACGAGAATTGGTTCCCAGCAGGGCTTGAGCCCCGTACCCTTGCCATCGTGAAGCTTGGCTTCTGCCGTGGCTGGCTCCGTGACCTCTCGTGTGTCCTCGGCTGCCCTGGGGAGGTCGCCGGGGGACATCGCCCGCGAGTGCTTGTTGGCCCGAGCAGCGTACGGGCTCTTACCAAGCACCTTCCGCTTCGCCCCGGCCTTCTTGTCGATTTGTTTCGAAATGTTCGTGCTCTTGGGCATGCCCGAGTTACCCGTCACAAAAATCAAATCTCCTCGACGGGCAACGAAAGCTCCCGTGGGGACAGTCACGCACCAAACAGGGCCTTGGTAGGGAACTCGTCCGAACCTCGCCAAATGGGGAGAGGCGAACCGTGATGCTCCTCTGTCCACGCAACACGGCCCTTGTGTCCGTGCTTCGCCCACTCTCTGCCGCGAACCACCCCGTTGCACTTGCTCGAACAGAATACCTGACGAATTCCCTTCCGAACCCAACATCTCTGACGATAAAACGGACGGCCGCACTGAGAACAAGTCAGAAGAACTTTCCCCTTGTGTTCCGAGGCAGGCTTCTTCGTAGTTTTCCGAGCCCTGGATACAAGTTCGTAGTGACATTGAGGCGAGCAAGTCTCCCGACGTGCTTCCTTGGCATCGAGCACTTTGAAGGGTGTCGAGCAAACCTTGCAAGTCTTCGATAAGGGGTACTTCCGCTTGGGCATGGACTTCCTGGGCTGAGACGATCTTCCACTCCCCACCATGAAGCATCACCACACGGTGATCTGGTGTCACGTCGTAGCATCCTTGGTCCGGCAGTTCAACCCTGACCATAGGCCCACTGTGATGGTGAGCATGAACTTCTCGGACAGGCTGCCAGTCAAAGCTACCGTCTTTCGGGTCGAAGCCCAACAGACGAATTCCCGAACGCACTTCTTCAGAAAACACCCAACCAGAGGGTGTCAGCACCTGTACATCCGGAGTCAGGCACCCGTAGTTCCAGGCGAGGCCCGGGTACAAGTCCTCGATGGAATCTCGATTTTCGAAACCGGCCGCTCGAAGGCCCATGCTGATGATGTCCCACGTTCGAGTGCCACCGAAAGACAGTACGTGGCCTCCGGGCTTGAGGACGCGGTAGCCTTCCTTCCACACGAGAACGGAAGGGATCTCCCAGTTGGCGCCCATGAAGTCACCACCGGTGTCAAGGTCAGCTCCCTGCAAATACGCAATGAGCTGTTCCAACGTGATCTTCTTGTTCCCGAGGCCATAAGGCACGTCGGTCACAATGGCATCAACGGAGTTGTCGGGGAGGGTTCTGAGGACTTCGAGAGAGGTCCCGCAAAGGATAGTGTTGAGTTCCACGCAGGGAACTTACACCGCTTCGCTCATGCGCCAAACGTATTTGTCGAAAACCTTCTTGATTTCCGGCAGATACTTCCGAACCCAGTCGGCCATCGATCCCTTGTTGACCTTCACGTCCGGCCACCACTCGTCAGCGATCTGCTGGTTGGTGTACCCGTCGGCCTTGAACTGGACGTACTGGACCGCGCGGTCGGGATTGCGAGGATCCACTCTCTTGAGGTCCCGGATGAATGCGGCCTCGTCGCCCATCGCATCCAGGCGGTTCACGATCCAGGACATGCTGCGAGGGTCCTCGAACTCCATCTTCGGCTGCTCGTCATCCGAGCCCGAGCCGCCGGGGTCCATCGACACCTCTCGCCTCTGCCTTCGGCCCTGGGCTCTGAGGAAGTCGATGAGCCGGTAGGCGACGAACTTCGCCACATAGGACTCAGCGCTCTTGAGACTGTCTGCGTCGCTGCCGTCGATGTGCAGCTTGTTGCCCTCAGCGAGCATGAGCATCAGCTCCCCGACGAACTCCTCGGTGAGGTCCTCGGTCTGAAGCTTCTTCCGGATCATGCCGAAGAGCTTGCGAGCGTATTGGCCGCCGTAGCCTTTGGGGATGAGCTTCCAGGCGTTCCGTCCAGCCCTGACAGCCTTCTCCTGGAGTTCCTCCCCAGGCTGCCCGTTGATGACCATGCCGGGGACACCTGCCTTCAGGAACTCGGAGTAGATGATCCGAGCGATCATGTCCTTCGTGCCGTCGTATGCATCGGAGAAGTGTTCCAGCATCACACCGAAGCGATACTCGAAGGGCAGGGATGCGTAGATCTTTCGGGCCGTGAGGCTGGCCTGGCTGGCGAGCTTGAGCTGGTTGGCTGACAGTTTCCGCATGAGGTTCCTCTATGCTCCGAGAGGCATAGAAGAACTATAGCCGATCGTCAGCCAAACGCAGCCTGTTGTTGCCTCTTCAGACGCTCTTTCGACTTGGCCTGGGCCTTCTTCACCGCTTCGGTGAGGGAGTAGCCCTGACCTATCAGCGTCAAGGTGTCGATGTTCCGCTGCGGTCCGTCGTTGCAAGATTTGCCCTGCTTGACGAGAAGGTCCAGCACCTCAGCGCCCTGCTCCGATCCGAGGTCGATGTTCGCCTTCTGGATCTGTCGAGCCAGGTCGATGATGTCCTCACGGTCGAGGGTCATTGCCTCGGTAATGCTGTCCTCCCAACACGTCTGGTTCTCCAGATCGGCCGAACGGCGATACTCACCAGCAGAGGTCGGGACGAGGCCGGTCGTGTGAGCGATCGGGTGGTCCCTGTGCTTGCGATTCCGTGTCCGACAGAAGTTCGCAAAGGCGTTGTGGACAGCCTGTTCCAGATACGCCTTGAAGCCCTTGGCTGTCATTCGAGGGCGGACTCGTTCTGATCGAGTCTTGTCCCCGAGGTAATCCAAGTCCAAGTCGAGGATGTCGACCGTCCAGAAGACAGCGGTGCGCCCAAACTTCTTGCCAGCAATGGGGTCGATGCAGTGCGGAAACCGGAAGAGCGTGCCCTTCCAAACCCCCTCGGTAATCCCCAAGAACGAGAGTGCTTCCACAGTGGTCATTGTCATCGGCAGCTTGACAGACCCGGAGGTGTGGAACTTGTTGAGAACATCCGCTGCCATGAGCTTGGTCCAGACGTCTTGGACCAAGTCCTCGAAGTTACCCTCCACTCGGTTGTAGTTTCGTACCTTCGCGGCCACAAAGGTGCCGTACTGCTCGTACAGTGCCTTGTAGTCCTCCGGCACATCCAGAGGCTTCTCCGACGTGTACGGAGCCGGTCCCAAAAGGGCCTCATCCCATTCAACATACGCCATAACACCACCCTCTCACTCGGAGTCTGTTTCTCGTGCTCGTACTACGACAGGGACTCGAAACAGTTCGGTAGATTTTTCCCCTACCCCGAGTCTCACTGTCCTAGCCCACCGACGGCCCCAGAGTCAAAGCATTTTTTCTGCCCGTGTCACTTTTTTGGGGACCCTGGAAAAACCAATTGGGTTTCGGATGCTTGCGTAACCCGTTCACCTGCTGTACACAAAAGAGGTGAATTTCGAGCGAATTCTCACAGAAACTGAGGCCCTGTCGGCAGCGGCTTCTTTCCTCCGAGGTGACGAAGATCTAGATGTGGTGAGACACCACACACGTAGGTCTCTTCAGCACCATGGAGGGCGCACATTCCCTGACGAAGTCACTCGCTACGCAATGCATAGGATCCTCGGGGAGGCCATTCCCTCTCCATCCGCCAGGATCCCAACCAGCCCACTACCGAAACACACACTCTACCGAGCTATCCGGGCATGGCTCACTTGGTGTAACCAAGAGGACCTGGCTCCTGCTCTTGAGGACCTCGACCAGCTGGGCCGGATGATCACCAAGAAGTCCCGGAAGGACAATCTCCGTATGCTCACCCTGCGGCCCTGGGTTCAAGCCATCGAGGCTCTTCTGTCAGATCAGACCGAGAAGTCGCAGCTTCTGTTCCGCCGATCTGTTGAGCTGGGAAGCCAGTATGGCACCGAGCCCGTCACCCAGTGGATCTACGTCGCTTCTTTCATTCGCTGAATTCGTGTTCGTGTTCGTGTCATCTACTACTATGTGATTCGCATCGTTCTCACTGTCGTTCGTACGATTGCTGGGGTTGTTGTTTTTGGCTTGGGTATTGGTATTTGGGGTTCCAGGTTTCGGAAAGATCTTCCAAATGACCTCTTCTCCTAAAGAGAAGAGGTCTAGATCAAGATCACTTGATCCAAGTTCCATTTGGAGCGAGAGAGCAGAGGAGGCTGTCTCACGCATTCCCTTACTTCGTCCGCCACCCTCATGGGGTGTAGAGAACGACAGACCGATCCTGTCTGTCGATCCTCGCCGGTCCATTGGCCCCTTGGCTCCAGAACGGGGGTACAGATCGTCGGCACGGCATCCAGAGCCGAAGCTCTGGCCTGGACAGTTGGACTGCTTACGCAGAACGCCCTGAAGCTTGCTCTCGGCAGCGTTCTGGCTCCCTCTTCGGGAGATATGGCGAGTCCTGGCAACCACGATCGTGCACCATACACCAACGCGACCGGTGTATGGTTAAATTTGTTGTCGACCTTCTCGGAGGAAGCATGCTCAGCGTAGTAAAGCTGCTGGAAGTAAAGGGCGAGCCCCGAATCAAATTGGACCTGCCGGATTCCCTGCGAGTCGGCGATCCACTGGCATTGAAGTTCAGGGTGGTCAGAACCAATGAAGGTGGCCGGACCGAGGAGCTTCAAGTGGACACTCGGTTCCGGGTCAAGGCCATCGGCGTAGATGCCTCTGAGGGGCCCTCAAGGCGGCTCCTGAGCGTCGAACCCATCGAGGGGGTACCCAAGTGGCGGTCGGTCAAGAAAACGCCGCCTGAGGGCCGTAGGCTGCCTCCATCGAAGTTCCCTAGGACGCCCGTATGATGTTCGAACCCGAGCGGACCGTCGAGCTGAACCCTGATGAGCCTCTGTCGATCTGGATGCCGGCTCGATACCAGACGACCATCCCGGACTCGTATCGAGGCACACCCCTGGAGATCGTCCAGCAGATGGCCGACAACATGCGGCCCGGGCTCGGCATCCACGAAGCCATCAATCTGATCACGAACAGCCTGGCCGAAAGACAGATCGCCCTCCCGGACACGCGTAGGCTGCCGTCCGAAAAAATCCGAGCTACTGCCTTCGTGGTGACCTTGCTCCTCTTGGGAGTCGCAAGGCACACTCCGAAAGCTTAGGCTTTCCCGCCCTGCATGACCTGCAACTCTGGCTGATCCATGGCAGCGGCCACCATCTTCGCGGCCTCTTCCTCGTCTTGACGAATCTGCTGGTAGAAGTTGTCGCCCGTCCCGAGGATATAGTTTGCCACGGCACCAAAATCGCCGAAATCGAAACTGTGATCAGGGCGCATATCGCGGACGCTCATCTGGTTCTCTTCCACCGGATGCGGACCCACCCAGGTTTCCACGAAGATGTTCTGCTTTTCGTATTCTTCGGACATCTGGAAGTGCAGGCAGCGGTGCTTCCAGTCTGGGTGGAACATACGTAAGAGAGCCTTGCCGTCGTGGACCTCCGTCTCGACGTCGAAGACGTAGCGGTCACCGTCGAAGTCTGCGAAGAGGGGCTCGATTGTTCCTAGGAACCGGACGAGATTCAGTATCTGTTGGGGCAGCCCGAAGGTCGGGTCAGCACACGCTTGCATGGATGTCTCCTTTCCTGCCTGTACTACGACACCACCGGGGGCAATGTTCGGTCAGGGTCGGACGAAAACCACTCGGCGCACGTTGTAGGTTCTTGTGGCGGATGTGCCCGGGCCGTAATAGGACGTGGTCGTGCCCGTGGCGGTCGTGTAGGCGGCCGTGTAGCTTCCGACGATCACCACCGTCTGGATGGGCCTCTGGACGGGCGGTTGCATTTGCAGCTCCTTCACCTTGGCGGCGAGGAGCCCGAGGATCTTGAATTTCTCCTCGGCGGTCGGATCGTCTTGGTTGTGGTCCGGATGGTACTTGAGGGCCAGCTTGCGGAACTGCTTGCGGACGTCCTCTTTGAGCTGCTCCAGGGCCTTGCACGCGGCCGGGTAGGGCAGCCGTTGGATACCAAGCAACCTCTCAGGGGTGGCGCCCAGCTCTATCTGAATCTGGTGAATGAGACTCGGGTCCATCACCAAGAGGGTAGCACAAGTGAGTCAGTGCTTGAGAACCTCTGTGCCCCCGCTCGAATCGTAGCGGCCCCCATCGAAGGGATTCAGCTTCGGCTTCTTCTCGTGGACGTCGTCCGCTGAGAACCCACTGGTACGAATCTCGGAGGACACAGGGCCCGATGCCCGGTCGCCCGTGTAGTGACCCTCGTACAGGTCGGGCTTGCCCGTGATCTCGTGGAAACGGATCTGGCAAATGCGCATGCCGGGGTAGAGGCGGACAGGAAACCGGCTCGTCACCTCCAGGGTGTACTGTCCGTCGAACCCAGGGTCGCCGAAACCGGCCGTCTCATGGATGCTCACGAACAGACGTCCGACGGATGACTTGCCGTCGACAATGGGCGTGTAGTAGTCCGTGCGAACACGCTCACGCGTGTGCATCAGATAGCCAACCCCCGGCTGGATGACCCACCCCTTCTTGGGGTCGATCTCAAACTCTCGGACCTCGTACTTCTCTCGTACGTCGAGGGCTCGCATGACCATGACTTGCAGTGTCGACCCGTCGAAGGGGCCGAGCGACTTGTCTCTTGCCCATGCGTCGGCGCCGTCGAGGAATGTCCAGTCCTTGTAGACGGACACCTTCGAGCCAAGCGTGAGGTCGAGGGACGTGGGGTTGATGTGCCTGGGGTCGAAGGGGTCCACGAAGATGCGGCCCGCGTCGATCTCCCGCCTGATCGTCGTACCTGCCAATATCGCCATACCGTGAAGGTTACACCGGAAGAATATCGACCGGTGTATGGTGGTCGGCATGTCCAAGCATTCGAAGCATTCGAAGGTCAAGCATCAGAACAAGCATCGCGAGAAGAAGTTCTTGGCCGCCATCAAAAGGTGGCAGGAACTAGACGCCGAACTGGACGAGGTCCAGTTGGCCTATGACGAGGACGCGGCTCAAAAGTTCGCGGCTGTCCGGTGCGAGTTCCCTGACTACGGGGAGAGCATGATTCGGCTAATCGTGAACACCCGAATCAACAAGGACCTCAAGCGGAAGCTTCACCGTTGCAACCGTGTGACGGAGGTTGCCCGGATGACAGCCCTCCACTACGTCTACGGTCGCGGCCTCTAGCCCCGTCGGCAGTGCTGGGCCCAGAACAGGATTGACTTGGCGAACTGCTCCGCCGTGAAGGTCGCCTGGGTCCCACCCTCCAGGTGAAGGAAATTGCGGGCCATGGTCATGGGGTCCATGGGCTCCTCTTCTTCCATGACACGGGCATTGACGCTGATGATCTCCCACTCGGAGTCACAGGACGCCTCCCCGTCCTCGGCGAGGACATCGTGGCGGTACAGGACGATGTCCACGCCCTTCGCGGGGGTCTTGGGGCAGTCGACCGCGACCACCTGCACGAAGGGCTCCTCACCCTCCCTACGGGCCGCAAATGTGGCCTTCAGAGGCGTACCCTCTTCCAGCTTCATCGTACCCGCCATGAACCGTTCCGGCGGCACAGGCACGAGGATGACGCCGTCTCGGTACCCGGGCTTGGCTTGGCCGAGGTGGTCTTCTGTGAGCCGCTCCAGCTCCTCCCACGTTCCCTTGAAATGAGAGAAGGGTATCGTGGGGAGGTGGCGGCCTTGGGCGAAGGGGCTGGTCTGGATTTGCTTGGTCATGCCTCACAGACGCGGGTCGGTTCCACTATCTGACGCGGGCGGTGTAGAAATAGACATGGGCAATCCAAGACTACCGAAGGTCCCCAAGAATCCGCCAGTGAGCAAGACCGTCCGGATGTCCGAGGAGTTATGGAACACGTTTCAGGGAGAGGCTAGGCTTCGCGGGATATCCGTGACGGCCGCCTTCACCGAGGCTGTGGAGCTGTGGCTGAAGAAGGGGGTCACGTCAGGGTGACAACTAAGGACTTGTCGGGGTCGGCTGGATCGGTCAAGACGAAGTCCTTGCCCTTCTTGTTCAGGGTCAAGTAGAGCACGTTTCGCAGAACACGCAGCTTCAGGACCTCTCGGGCATTACCGCCTCGAAGCACCTCCAGCTGCAATCCCTTCTTGAGGGTGTCCGGCCACTCACCCCGCTTGCTCTTTACAACCAAGGTCGACTTGTCGGGGACAAGGTCACCCCGGGTGGGTTCTGTCTCGCCTGTCCAATTGATCAGCTGGCCGGCTTGGTCCACGAGCCGGCCAAAGCTCCCGCGAACCAACTCCTCTGCGGACTGGCTAAACACGATCTTCGTCTGATATTCGTAGTAGTCCATGTGGGAGAACTCCTCGGACTCTCGACGTTCTTCGCTCACCTCATCCTTGCCACCCATGTACTTGGCGAACTTTCGGATGTCTTCATCCACGAAAGCGTCGTCCTCTGGGACTTCGACATATGAATCCACGTCTTCCGGGTCATAGAACGATTCCGAATCCTCGTCTGTGCCATATCGGGAGAAAGCCGGACCGGAGATAGTCATCTCAAGGACAAGCTTGCGTTTGAAGCTGAAGCTAGGGGACCGAAAATCTTCGATCTGTGCTTCTGTGTAGCCGTTTGCCCGCCGAAGAGCTTCGTAGCACCAGCTGGACAAGTCGACTTTCCGAGCTTCTTCCGTCAGCTTGTCGAGAAGGGTGTCAGCCATCCCCTGACGGTAAAATGTGTCCTTGTCCCAGCGGGAGTGCTCGTCCGTGTCGTAGTTGTGTTCGATGGCCTTCTGGATCCACGCTACCCCGCCGGATTGTTTGACGAGGTAGTTGAGCATGGCGAAGATACCCGAGACAGCTGCGACCTTGGACCGGTCGTAGTTGTGGCAGCCCATCCGGAGATACCATCCGGTCTGCTTCTCGAATAGCTCGGCGAGCTGGTCGGCATAGACCATCTCGAATTCTTTGACCTTCTTCGCACCCGAGCCCGACATGTTGAAGAACGTCATGTCGTAGGTGTCATCCGGTCGAAGCTCAATCTTGCAGGCGTTGCCCTTGCTTCGCTGCTTGTTGGGCCACTTGAAGGTCAGGCTGTTGGCCGTCGTGTTGATGATAGAGCCGCCCAGCATGACGAGGGCTCGCCGGCCCCCCAGCTGTTGCAGGATGGTGTCAGCGACGCTTGCAGTTCGGTCGTAGTCGGCCATGGTTCACCCCAACAGAGACTGGAGGGACTTGAGGCACGCCTGCCCGATCTCCATGGCAGCGCTGTCCTCGTCGAAGGTCTTTTCGATCCGCTTCGTCCCCCTCATGGGGTGGGCCAGGGTAATCTCGGCCCTGAGGGTGTCCTTCCGCCACGCCAGTTCGATGGTGGCGTTCCAGGCGAAGTCGGATTTGTCGATGCCGTCGATCGTGAGCGTGGGGAACACGCCCATGTTGTGGTGCATCGCACCTGCGCCGGGCAGGTGGTTCGCGAGTTCACTCACAGCGGTGATGACGTCATGAGCCCACTGTACCTTGATCTGCCACACGGTCATGTGCTGAAGGTTCAGTGACTTGGTTGCTGTCTTGCCGGAGGTTCTGTCGTAATCGTAGGGCATGATCTTCCTCGGTGCTTGTATTACGCCGTGAGCGGGCGAAAGTTCGGCTAGTGATAGTCGTATTTGACCCGGAGCTTGCTCCACAGGTCCCTGAGGGCGTGGATGTCCATCTTCGTGACCGACGTTTCGTTTTCCATGAGCCAGGCGTAGAAAATGGCCGCGCTCTTCTTGTCCGAGGACCAATAGGAGGTGTCTTGGCGGGCGTGCACCTTGCCGGTCGCCTTGGACTTCAGGGGTATCGAGCTGGTGACCTGGAACTCCAGGTTGGTCGCTGTCATGTCCAGCTCGTTCTCGCCCACCTTCCACCGCTTCTCGATCTTTCGAATGTCGCCGGGGCGGACATCGATACCGCGCTCGGCGCTCTCTTCGATGCGGAACCCGTCGACGTCCTCGAAGTATCGCTTGATCGAGTCGTAGCCCCCGCTCGCGTTGAGCACCACGTACTTGCTGTTGTGCTCCAGCAAATCAGCTTCCTCGACCATTGAATACGTGGTGGTCAGGAGGTGCATGACCCGGACCTTCTTGCCCCGCTTGCCGGCGTTGGTGAGGTCCCACACTTTGAAGCTGTTGCTGAACCTGTGCACCCGAACCTTGCCGTTTTCCCATGTCTTGCCGAGAGGAATGCCGGATGCAGCCTTGCGGAGGAAGATGTCAACAACTTGGTGGGCACTGGCTTCTTTGGTCATCTTGCGAACTTTCAGGAGCGTGAGTGTCTTGGTCTGCCCCTTCTTGGGCTGACCATCCTTGTCTAGAGGCTGGACCTCAATGGTTGGGTCGCCCTTCTCGTTGGTCCCGAAGCCAATGATCTTGCCCTTGGCGTTCTTGAATTTCCCGTACAGGACGATGTCTCCGACATTCAGGTAGCCTCCGTGCCGGTCTTGGTGTGCCATCTCTACTACGCTCGTCCTGTCAGAAGGTTCGGGGTTATTTGAACTCGCGGCCTCGGGTCGGAACCCAAATGTCTTGAGTCACATTCCACGTGAGGTAATCCGGGGTCATGATGCAGAAGCCGCCGTCGCCCCAGTCGGTCCCCCACGAGTTCTTGATGATGAACCCGATCCCTGTCAGGTAGCCAACGATGATCATCGCGTGCCCCCCTACCGTTGCGGATGCATTCGGCCGACTGACGGGGCCCTCAGTCCGCAAGTTCGTGAAGGCTTCGGTCACACGCGTCCCGAAGACCACCGGGTGATTCGATCGCAGGGCAGAAAGGATCTCGTTGAGCCGATCGTCTCCCGTTGCTGTGATTCGATAATAGCTGTGGATCTTGTGTCCGACTGCCCGCCGCATCGCCTTGAGGGTGGGCAGCACGTGCAAGTTCTCAGGCTTCCCCCACCCATCGAGGTCGTAGGGCCAGAGGCTTTCCTCGCAAATTCCGAACTTGCTCAGGACCTCGAAGCACAGGCGAATGTATGTGCCGTTGTCCTTGTCGATGTCGCTGCGACCGTCCAGGTCCTCGTCCATGAAGTTGCGGGCGAGGGTGTACACGAACAGGCGGGACAGCTCCACGTGGGGCTTGCCCTCGATGGAGTTCAGAACTTCGATGGAGTCCGCCGTAGCGTTCCCCGCACACGAGCCCGCCTTGTACTGGTTGGTCGAGGTTGTGTGCCTCCGCAAGTCCACGTCACCTGAATGGACAGCTGTGAGCCTTGGTTGAAGCTGCGTCTTGAATTCGAAATCCGGCTTTTCCCCAGGCTTTTTCGGGGGGTCTGGCCGGTATCCGAAGGGCCCGACATGGAGGACTGGAGTAGTCATGCCTTTTGCAAGCGACAAGAAGATCCGCGATTCCTCCGATACCGGTGTATGTCAGGACCATGAGATCACCAGCCCTCTTGTTTGCCCTCGCCGTTCTCTTGACCGGGTGCCCTCCAACCAAGGTGAAGGCACCACCGACGCCCCCGCCCGACTCCGACTGGTGCGACGACATGTGCTACTGGATCGGGCCCGATCATCTCAACTGCGAAGAAGGGCAGAAGGTCTACAACTCCGACCTCCCCGGCCCCGATGGCGTGCCCAATCAGGAATGTGTGGACTGGTGTCACGAATTGCAGGACCCTGAGCACCTGTACTTCGTCAACCCCAAGTGCGTGAGCGAAGTCACGAGTTGCAGCCAAATCGAAGAGGCTCGCAAGCGAGACTACACGACGTGCGCGGGCAAGCCCATGCCGGAGCCGGCAGTAGCGCCGTGATCAAGCAGGGATTCGTGCGAGCTTGCCATTGGTGCGGGCAGCTCATCAACGTGAGCGTTCAGGACCCTGTCATCGCTCACGCAGACGGACCCTATCACACGGAGTGTTCCAAGCTGAGATACCTGGAGATCAGCGAGGGTAAGCCCAGAACCCCCAAGGGGGAAGGACGGCGGCCGAAGCAGGCGAAGCCTGTACCCTCAAGGCCGACCCAGTACACTATCCCTGGCCTGTGAGATTGTCCAGGGCCCGAGCGAACTCATCGTTGGACAGGGGGATCATCCCGTTCACCGAGCCCCGATTCGCCCTCACCGTCTGAATGCACTGGCTCCCAGGCCAACCGTACAACATGTGCAGCGCGATGCTCGTCACGAGCCCAGATCTGTTCAGACCGGCGGCACACGTCACGAGTACCTTCTTCCCCTCTTGGACAGCCGAGGCCACTCTGCGAGCTGCGGAAATGGCCGTCTGAAGCTTGTTTTTGGTCAGGTGTCCGAAGGCTGGGTGATCGTCGTTGGGAGCGTGAATTACCTGGACGTCCGGGAAGTACACGCTCGGCGGTTGGATTTCACGAGCGCACAGCACGAGAACGTCGAACCCGCCCTCAGCTACCGCAGTTCCGTACGGGGGAGCCCCTCCCTGCCACAGGTTGGGGGCGATCTCATGTGCATCTAGTGTCGGATGTTTCACGCTAAAGACGAGGCATCGAAAGTTTTTTCCGAACTGTTCCCGAGCCCCGTCGTAGTACGGGCATGCAAGCCACCATCATCTACAGCAAGTCAGACCTTCCCGAAGACGACAGCAACGATCCTCGCAACGAGTGGGCAACCCGCGACGGGCAGAAGTTCCGCCCTTCCACGGCGACTTTCATTCGATCTGTTGGGGGTGTTCGCCCGGACCGCCCGGACCTCTACGAAGTCGTGACCACCGTCGAGTTGGACGCGGATACCGAGGAGCAGGCCGCTGGCAAGCTCTTCGAGCAGTTCAACATCGGTGACCGGGCTGGCTGCCGCTGCCGTTCGATGTCGGTCGGCGACGTGATCAAGTTCGACACTGGCAAGTCCCTTGTGGTCAAGGGTGTCGGTTGGGGCGAGGTCGAGAGCCCTCTGTGAGGGGAGGAACTGCATGGATGCACAGATGAAGAAGCTGGTCAAGACGGCCAAAGAGCAGGGTTGGCTTATCGAGAAGACGGAGAACAATCACTGGATGTTCGTCCCCCCTGACGGGGGTCGGATCATATACACGGGAAGTACGCCTTCCGACTCTCGGTCTCGACGCAACCTGATTGCAGACCTTCGGCGCGGGGGTCTGAAGACTGACAAGAGGTTCTCATGACGCACGCACTGGTAGTCGACAAGGCAGGGTTGGCGAAGAAGCTCGCCAACAAGCCCAAGGCGCATCTCATCTTCGAGTTGATTCAGAATGCGTGGGATGAGGACGTGAGCCGGGTGGAGGTCTCCATGGAAATGCTCCCCGGCCGCCCAGTATGCCGCGTCTGTGTGGAAGACGACAACCCTGAGGGGTTCGAGGATCTGGCGAGCGTTTACACGCTCTTCAAGGACTCGAAGAAGGCCGCCGACCCCACGAAGCGTGGCCGGTTCGAGATTGGTGAAAAGCTCGTGGCCGCCATAGCCATTCGCATGGAGGTCGTGACCACGAAGGGGTGTGTCGTCATCGAAGGCAACGAGCGAAAGACCGCTCGCAACAAGCTCAAGGCAGGGTCCGCCGTGATGGTCGACCTTCGTATGACCCGGGAAGAGTTCCGGGAGGTCGAGGCCCAGATCTACCGGCTCATCCCGCCGATCGGCATCACGACGATCTTCCAGGGAGAAGAGCTGTCGGTGCGTAAGCCTCTGCGGACCTTCACTACGACGCTCCAGACCATTCGGAGCGACGCGGATGGGAACCTTCGGCCCACGTCTCGCAAGACGGAGGTCAGCGTGTATGAGCCACTTGCGGGTGAGGTCCCCAGCATCTACGAGATGGGCATCCCCATCACCGAGACTGGCGACAAGTGGCACTACGATGTGCAGCAGCGCGTGCCGATAAATTGGGAACGGGACCGTGTGCCTCCGAGCTACCTGCGGACTCTCCGGGTCGAGGTCCTCAATGCCATGCACGAGCAAATCCTGAAGGAATCCTCCGACGCCCTCTGGGTTACGGAAGGTCTCCAGGACGAGCGGTGCACGCAGGAAGCCGTGAAAGACATCAAGGTCAAGCGGTTCGGGGAGAAGACTGTCATCCAAGACCCAAGCGACCCTGAGGCAAACAAGGAAGCCACTGCACACGGCTACACAGTCATCCCCGGTGCCGCCCTCCCAAAGGGTGCCTGGAACAACCTACGCAGCATCGTGAAGCCGGCCGGTCAAGTGTTCCCGACGCCGCCGGTGTATGACGAGAATGGGAAGAGTGAGAAGCTCATCCCGCCCGAGGAGCGGACGAAGGACATGACCCGTGTTGCCATCTTCGCCTCTCGTCTCTTTCGGGAACTCGTGGGCGAGCACCTCGTGGTTCACATCGCCAACGAGCCCCGCATCTGGTGGACTGCCAACTGCGGGCCCCGAGGCATCCTGACCCTGAACTACGGCAAGCTCGGAGCCCACTGGTTTGGACGGCCGAACCGGAGCGAGGAGATTCTGGATCTGCTCATCCACGAGTTTGCTCACTACACGGAGCCCGATCACCTCAGCAAGGGCTATCACAAGGCATTGACACGCCTTGCCGCCAAGCTCGCCAACCTCTGCCTCGACGACCCGGAGTTGTTCCAATGAAGGCTGTTCCCGAAGATCGGGTTGTGTGCCCGCACTGCAAGAAGAGGCTCATAGAGCCTCACTACAAGACTTTCTCTGGAATGCGCTTGATTCGAGAGGTCAACGGAAAGAACCTGTACGAAGTCAGGTGCCACCTCTGCGGGTGCGTGTTCGACGTCGCCCCAAGCAAGCCCAGGTCCAAGAAGCCGGTGCGACACATGGTCACCAACTTCGTCGGGGGTTACGGCAAGACGAAGTGCGGCATCTACTCGACCGAGGTGGTGGCGTACAGCCACGAGGTCACCTGTAAACGGTGCCGCAAGGCACTAGGACTCCCGGTGTAGGTTCCAGCCATGCATACCCCTGCAACCCTCACCGGGCTGGCCGTAGGCGATGCTCTCGGCATGCCCTTCGAGACCAAATATTCGGAGGACCCGACCCTGCTGAACTGGGACGGGTCCTTCCAGGCGGGCCGGTTCAAGGCAGGCCAATACACAGACGACACCCAGATGGCTTCGGCCCTGACGCAAAGCCTGCTCGCCAACGGGGTCTACTCCCCTGTCGACGTGGCTGCCCGCTACAGGAGGCTGTTCATCAGCGACACCGACCCGATCAGGGGGCCGGGGGAGACCACTCGCAAAGCGATGAATAACCTCGGCATGCTCCCGTGGATTCAATCGGGCATCACCAACGCCGAGGGAAACGGCACGGCTATGCGAATCGCTCCTCTCGGTCTCTTCTACTATAACAACATCGAAGCCGCCGTGGCCTTCGCAAAGCTCGATGCCAACATCACGCACAACAGCCACGAGGCCCGAACTGGTTCCGCTGCTGTTGTGATCGCTATTGCTGGAATGCTCCAGGGCAAGCTCGACAAATCCAATCTGATCTACCGTGTAGCCGATTGGCTCCCCGAGTCAAGGATTCAGACTGCCCTCCGCACGTACGCGGCCAAAGTCGACGAAGGTGTTCCCCAAAGGAAGGGGCGAACCATCGAGAACACCGGGCCTTGGGCGTGCTACACAGTACCCGCCGCCTTCGTAGCTTTCTGTGCCACTGACAGCTTTCAAAGCGCAGTCGAGATGGCTGTTCGGTCAGGCGGGGACACCGATACCGTTGCCGCCATCACCGGAGCCTTGGCTGGAACCTATTACGGGTGGGAGCAGGTGGAACCGTATGTTCTCAATCCGCGCGAGGTCGGGCTTGAGGACGGTTGGCGTCTTCGAGACATGGAGAGGGAGCTTTTCGACAAGGCTCCTTCGGTGTATGGACAGGTCGACCTTCCGTTGCGAAAGCCCTGATGTAGGGTGAGCACCAAAGGAGAAGATCATGTCTCTTGTCGAAATCAAAGGCGACGCCACGAAACCCGCCGGCTCCGGGCCGAAGATCATCATGCATTGCTGCAATGACCTAGGTCGTTGGGGCGCAGGGTTCACGGGATCCTTGAACAAGCTGTCCGAAAAGCCCATGGCTGCCTACCTCGCTTGGTACAATCGGCAAGACATGCCCGAGGGTGTCGAGATGACCGGGGCCATGGGGCTCGGAGAATCCCAGCTGGTCCAGGTCGCCGATGACTTGTGGGTCGCCAACATCATCGGTCAGCACGGTGTGGGGATGGGCTCGGGAGGCCGGGCTCCCATCCGATACGACGCCCTCCGAAAGGGCCTCGTCGCGGTACACCGGTGGGCTGGCATTCACAAGGCATCTGTCCACGCCCCTCGCATTGGGGCCGGGCTTGCTGGAGGGCACTGGGGAAACATCAAGGCCCTGATCCAGACCGAGATTTCGGGACGCGGGGTCCCCGTCAACATCTACATTCTGTGAGCAATCCATGTGCCGACAGTACCGAGAAGATGGCGTTCCGCAACGCCGAGCTGACGGAATACTCGTCTGGAGAACAGACGGGGTCGACTGTTCCGTCAAGCCCTTCTGCACTCAGAACGGCGAGCCTTTCGAATGGCTGTGTGTACTGGGCACCATAGGACCGCAGGGTCAGATACGAGTCACAGGCTCCGCCAAGACAGAGGACGAGGCCATACGAAAGGCCGACAAGTACGCAGAAGCTATCCATCGAGTGTACTACGAAGCATGAAGAAGAACCTGCGCATCGGCATCATCGTAGGCACGGCCATCGGAGCCCTTGTCGGAGCCTCCGCTGTTGCCCGTCATACCCGGCCTCAGCCGGAAGCCTCACTGCCGCCACCAGAAGCCCCCTCAGCGGTCGTTTCGGTTCCGGTAGTGGCACCGACAGCCTCCGAGGCGCCCAAGCCATCCAAGAGGCTCCTGGGGCAGTACACGACCGTCTACAAGACGGACATGAAGGACGCCCGGGTGACGAACATCGAGCTGTCAGCAAGCAAGCTCGACAACAGCGTCATTGAACCGGGCAAAGCATGGAGCTTCAACAAGACGGTCGGCCCCCGAACCAAGGAATTGGGGTTCGATGACGCCCCCACCCTTCTGATGGGCGAAGTCATCCCTGGAGTTGGTGGGGGCGTGTGCCAGGTCAGCTCGACCCTGTTCGCAGCTGCCCTGCACATTGGGCTCGACCCAGTTCGGCGCGTTCCTCACAGTCGGCCGTCGAGCTACGTACCAAAAGGGCTCGATGCTGCGGTGAACTACCCGGAGCAGTGTTGGAAGAGTCAGCAAGATCAGAACATCTGCTTCGATTTGCAGCTCAAGAACCCCTACAGCTTCCCGGTCGAAGTCCGAACGACAACCACCACGACTTCACCCACGACGCGAGAACTCACCGTCATGCTGTTCGGTGACGGTGATGTTGCCAAGGTCGAAACCAAGTGGATCCAGTATGACACGCCTGGATTCAAACGGGTGTGGCGGAGGAACATCTGGAAGGCTGGCACCTGGAAGCGGAAGAAGCAAAAGGGCGAGGCCGGCCTCACAGGGGCACGTATCATCGACACCTTGTGGCCTGACGGTCACAAGACACACGAAATCCTGGTGAGCCGCTACCGGCCTCAGAACGAAGTGTGGTGGGTTGGCAAAGACTGGGACGGCGGTGACCCTTGGGGTCAGTAACTTACGACATAGTTACCAAAGCACTGTGCTTTGGTCGATAGAGGAGCCTGAGGGCTCGGGAGGTTAGTATGGTGAAGTTTCGAGCATTTTCCGTGCTGTTGTTCCTGCTGGCGTTGATTGGTTGTTCGGTGGAAGCGGGCCCACCGGAGGAATCCACCGGTCAGACGGCGTCCCAGCTGCCGGGGTTCTTCGAGGACTGGGATCAGACAAACAGCTTCCAGTTCGGCACCTATCGCGGCGTCACGGTTTTCCCGACCAGCATCCAGTACCTGACGCGAATCCACATGGTGGCGATCGACAGCAGTGGCTACCTGTACTGGGCCGCCTTCGACGAGGAGGGAGACGACCTGGATACGGCTACGGGGCATGGCTGGAACATCGTGCCCGGCCAGTCCAGCACCACAGCGATCAAGTCGACGAGCGTGCCTGCCGTCATGCGGTGTGGTACCGTGTACTACATCTACACGATTCGCGCGAACGGCACTCCTCAGTATGTGATCTACGACCTCACGGACACGGCAGTCCCGCCAGACCCCGCCCTACAGTACGGCGTGTGGGGCACGTGGACTGCTATGCCTATCGGCTACAAGCTGACCTACGATCACGTGGCCGCGACGGACAATTGCACATCCATGCTGACGCTCAAGATGTCTGGCGGGTCTCCCGTGTACGCTCTGGGCTCCTACACCTCGTGGGCGGGACCCTACGCCATGGACACGTTGCCGACCGGCAGCACCGGGATGCTTAGCACGGCTGAGTGGAACGGCGGGCGTCAAGCCTTCGTCGAGGCCAATGGCAAGTTCTACGTCAGCACCTACGACGCAGGGAGCTGCTCCACGCAGGGGTCGCACTGCTGGAACGGATGGACGCAACTTCCGGCCTTGAGCACCTACGGCGTGAGTAAGCCCATGCTTACCGCCAACAACATCCTCAACCCGATGGACAATTCCGACGGTCAGCTGTGCCTCACAGTGGCACACAGGTTGAAGAACTTGCAGTTCGGATTCCTTGGGCCTTGGGGTGTGTTCGAGCGTTGTACGATCGACGACAGTTGGGAAAGCTGGCATAGCCTGGGCACCTACAACAACACCGTAGACTTCACCAACGAGAACGTCCCTGCGACCTACTCGAAGGATACCTACTACGACTATCAGGGCGTGGGAGCCTACCACGGCTCTCGGTGGGTTTACGATGTCAACAACTGGACCTATGGCACCACGTGCCAGGTCAAGTACAACTACAGCATGTGGGATTACTAGGCCGTGGAAACGATAACCCTCGAAGTCGACGGTGAGCCTCAGCTCGGGACTCTCGTCAAGGTTGTCTACGAGGGGCTTACCCTTGCTTGTGTCGTCACAGACAAGAGCGAGACGCACATCGAGGTTCGGAAGCAAGGTCACATGCTGGACACGCCCTTCATCTTCGACATGGCCGGCAAGTTCGATCGGTTCGGGTTCCTCTGATACCCCACTGGGGGTATGAGCGAAGCTCCCAAATTCATGCACGACTGTCAGAGCTGCGTCTTTCTCGGGCATCACGAGAAGCACGACCTGTACTTCTGCCCGAAAGAACAAACCATCACGGCCCGGTTCGATCACGATGACTCGGACTGTGTCATTGCCCTCGCGGAAGAGCCCGTGGATCCTCTTCTGCGAGAAGCCTTCATTCGAGCCTGTGATCGGGGATTGATCCGCACAGATCGGTGAGGCTCGGTGTATGTAGAGCCTATGACGAAATTCAGTGACATTAATCTGCTCGACGTAGGCAACACCATCCAGCTTGTCGGGGCCGTCTGGCAAGGCCCGGATGAGGTATATCTCTGCATGTTCCCAGAGAACCATGGTTTTCTTGAGGACGCCTCAGCTCGTTTTATTGACGCCAACGAGGTCGCCACGTTCGTGAGTACACTGAACATGGACGTCGCAGAGTGGGAGCAGTTCATTCGGCAGACGGACTTGCTGGAGACAGAGGTCCTCGCCAAGGCCGGAGACGGCAAACTCTCTAAGATCATCATCCGCAAGAGCGGACGACAGATCGCCCAAGAAGTTTCGTGGGAGGTCTATCATCGGGACGACTTCAAGTGCCGTTATTGCGGGGCCGGCCCGGGCATCCCCCTGACCATCGACCATCTGGTCCTCTGGGAGGAAGGGGGCCCAAGCACAGCAGCCAACTTGGTGGCTGCTGATAAAACCTGCAATCGTAAACGGGGCAACTTACCATACGATCAATGGCTGGAACACCCGTATTACAAGAAGGTGTCTGCAAACCTGACCGAGGAACAACGCGAAGCGAACCGGCGGCTGGCAGACACTCTGAAGGACATCCCGAGGATGGTCCACAAGCCGGGCAAGCGAAAGTAGTCTGCACCAAGTGTTGTACCCCGAAAGTTCGCACGGACTTCTCCCCGTCACTTAGAGTGCCGAGAGGCTCATACAGAAGCCGAGCGGCAGCGGCGAAAGTCCAAGAATGGCGGCCAAGCAAGGGCTTCAAGATGAACATCTACTTGCACGACGATCCGAACGCTCCCGATTGGAAGCCGGGTCCTGATCCGCAAGGACCGACTCACATGGGCACAGTATGTGTGGAGTATGAATACCAAGCGGAAGAGTGGGTCAAGGACATCGAAGGTGGCGTACCCATGTGTGTGCGAGTGCACGTCCCCGCCTTAGGTCGAGAGTGGGTTCGGATCAACGGCAAGATGGTTGAGCAGCCAAGGGTCCATCCGGTGTAACTCCCAGGATGGACTTCAACACATACGAACAGCACGCGGCGTCAACGGCCATCTATCCGAACAGAGGCAGCAACCTCCCCTACGCAGTCCTTGGGTTGGCAGGGGAGACCGGCGAGGTCGCCGAGAAGGTCAAGAAGCTGCTCAGAGGTGACAGGGTGATGGACGATGACTACAGGCAGCTCATCAAGAAAGAGCTTGGTGACGTCTTGTGGTACATCGCTGCCGTGTGCCACGAAACTGGATTGAGCATGGACGAGGTCGCTGAAGCGAACGTCCGGAAATTGGCGTCCCGCAAAGAGCGCGGGCTGCTGCACGGAGAAGGAGACAACAGATGAATGCGAAGCCCCTCTATGACAAGATCGTTGTTCGACGCGATGAGGCCGAGAGCGTCACGGCCGGCGGCATCTTCCTCCCCGAGATCGCCAAACGCAAGACCCGTCACGGTAGGGTCCTGGCCGTGGGCAACGGCCAAGTGTTGCCGAACGGGAAAGTCCGACCCCTCGACGTCTCCGTGGGCGACACGGTCTACTTCCGTGGAACCGCCGGTCAAGAGATCAAGATCGACGATGAGACCCTGCTGATGCTTCGAGAGGATGAGGTCGAAGCCGTCGGTCGAGAGTAGCAACGAGGTTGGGATGTTCAACAACAGCACCATGGTGGATCGTATCTTCCGCACCCCTGTGCTCGACCCAGCACGCGTGGAAGAGTACCTTCAGGGCCTCGTAGCTGAGGCTGCCCCTGTTGAGGACCCTAGCATCGATCTTCGAGAGTTGCTGGATCGCCTCAACAGGTACGTCCACAATGACGACGTCCACCACAGCGGTGAGACAATCCTCGAACACATTCGATGGGTGGTCGAGGATGTGCCGAAAGTCCTGGCCGATCCGAGCATCTCCGCCGTGGGTGCCGAACCAATCGTGCTCAACTTTGCGGCACTCCTGCACGACCTGGGGAAGGCGTACACCTACGAGCTGATCGACGGCAGGCACACCTTCCGCAAGCATGCCAACGTGAGCGTCAAGATCGCCAGGGCCATCCTTTGGGACATCCGCGAGGTGGCCTTGTTCGACATGATTCTCGACGTTGTCGAGCAGCACGACGCATTCATGAAGCTCATCGAAGCTCGACGAGGCAGCCAGGGCAAGACCAAGTACGTCAACAAGTTCTTGCGATCACGCATGGCTGACCACATGGACGACCTCATCGCGTTCTCCATCGCAGACGGCTACCGAGCACAGCGGATTGGGGAAACACGAACAGAGATGCTCGGGGTCCTGTTGGACATGCTGCTGGTGTCGAACAGGCGGCAGGAAGAAGCCGAGAGGCAAGCTCGGCGGGCCAATCCCCCTCCGGAACTCCTGGAGGACGTCAAGGCCCTGTTGAGGCAAGAGACGCCCCATCTCGTGGACCTTCTGCCGGACCTACTGGCCGTCAAGAAGGCTCTGTCCGCCGACAAGCGCTACAGTCTTCTCCAGAAGATCTCCGCCCTCGAATAATCGACGTCCCTCTGTCGATTTCGGTTGCACAGACATCATGCTTGTGAGAGAAAGGTCGGGTTCCAGGCAACCACCCAGGAATGCGGGCCCCGCAAAGCACCAGCTAGCGGGGCTTCGTCTATTTGGGATACACCACGTAGAAACGCCGGCCTGACGGTGGCCGGCGCTCCTGAACCCTGCGTGAGGGACCCTCGACTTCCTCAGGCGCCGCACGCTCGAAAGAGTGCAGCTCGGAAATCAGGGTCAGCCGGAAGCTAACACTGGTCCAAGGGTCGGGCAAGTAAAATTCAACGAAATCGGGTATCTAGCCGGTGATGGTCTCGACAGCAATACCGGCCTTCGTGGATCGCTCTCGCATATCGTTGGTGCCGCTGCCTCCCATATCGAAAGCGATCACGAGATCGATCGGCTCTTCGGGAGTGTGCTCACGGTCCAGCATGTGTTGGTTGCGGATGTGGCCCGCCCCGTTCCCGTACTTTTCCCACTGGGCTGGATAGGGCCGTACGGGGAAGCCGAGTATTTCGGCTACGAAGCCAGCAATGTTGTCCGCCCCTTTGCACGCCCCGTGAATGATGGTGGTGCCGGGAGGGAGCTGGCTGAGGCGGTCTTGTATGGGCCTTTGGTTCAGCCAAAACCTGGATCCGCAGACGAGGACTTTCATGACGGCTGCGTCGGCCCTGGTTGCGCCGTCTTCAAGGCCGTCAACGCTTGGTACAGGGAAATCCGCGTCAGCATCAACATGCCGCGACACTTGGATACAGAATCGCCTCGCTGCCACGAATCGATCGCACAGTCGTATGCGAGTTTGGCGTCTTCCATGTACTTGACGAACTCAGCGGGCAGTGCCATCACGGAGTCCTTTTGAACTTGGTGAGCTTGCCGTCGTCGTCGAACTCAGCACAGACGTAACCCACGCCCCGCTCGTCGGCCCCAAGTACGCCATTGAGGACGCCCAGGAAGCCCACCACGGGCTTTCCGTCCTCTTCCCGCACCTGGATGGTCGGATGGTTCGACAGCTCGGTGTTGCAGGGGTAGCGCGTCTCTACCAGCCGGTACGCGGCCTCGGGGTCGAGATGCACCATGTCGTTGAGCACGTGGATCACGTCATCGATATTCACGGTCTGGTTCATGCTCCCACCATACACCAAGGCATGTGCGCGTTGTCACAAATCGGTGTATCTCTTGGACATGCCATCCAGTCATCCTGCTATCGGCGAGACGTGGGAGACCCCTGACGTCCAGACCGGGCAGATAGCTCAAGCGGTCGTCACGGAGTCGGACGATCAAACCGTCGTTCTCACAAGCAGACAAGGCCACACCTTCAGAGTCCCAGTAAGATCTTTCCTGTTGACGTGGAAGCTCGTCAGAGAAGCCGTGCCCCAAAGATGCCATCATCCGGGTTGTGACTCTCCGGCCATTTTCCAGATCGACGACCTGGGCACTTGGGTGTGGGTCTGCTCAGAGCACAGACCCGCGTGGGCGATGCCCATGCTCCCTACCGACACTCCCGAGGACCCCACCATCATCGATCAGTGCCCGTCTTGTCGGGCAGCTACAGAGAACTCAATTCAGCAAGAGGCAGAGGGGCTCACTGTCCACCACTGCGCAACGTGCCGAACCTATTGGGTCGTGGACCACCTACACGATGTCGATGAGGCCGAAAGGGCCATCCTCGTGGGGGAGCACACCCAAGCGTATGCTCAGATCCTCGAAGAGAACTTCGGCCTCAAGGTCAAGATCGTGGCGGGGTCCGACGTGTGGGACATCTACAGGCGCCTCGCTGGAGAACCCAAGAACGGGGCCATCCACCTCACGGGCGTCGAGGTCCGTCTAGACACCAGATTGTTGGCTGAAGAGATGTTTTTCCTCGGGGAAGTCCCCCGAACTGGTATCCAGAGACTCGGCGGCCAACCCGTGAGGAGTCACCCGGACGAAAGAGTGTGGACCCCGACCAAGGTCGAAGAGGCTGACGACACTCTTCCTAGCGACGGGTCTGTGTGGTCTGACGGCACCACGTTCTACCGGGTTCTCGGCTCCGGCATTCACCATGACAGCCACCTTGGGCGCCGCTTGTCTGTCCATGTGATGGCCTTGTATTCATATGACGAATCAGTGACCCCGGGCTTGAGTAAGTACGTGTGGGTGCCTCACTTTCTCGACTATACCAAGGCCGATGATATCTGGCAGGGGGAGGTCGGGCCCAGACCCACCGGCCACCACGTCGAGCCGAAAGTCGGCGAGACATGGTGGTCGAAAGATCTGTACGCCATGGTCGAAGTGACCTCGATACAAGCCACCCTTGAGGGCCGGCCCTGGGTTGTCTTCACTGATGCGTCAGAGCCTTCTCCCTACGACACACCGGACCCCTATGTGGCCTCAGTCCCCCACGCATTCTTCTCGGCGCACTTCTCTCGCGAACGTCCCGAACCACCCTGTAAGCCGGGGGAGGAGTGGGAACGGATGGTTGACCAGGCCCTTGTGACAGTCATCAGCGTCACAGACGGCCACGTCGAATACGTCAACCTGGAGGGCGTGGAGCACAGAGGCAGAATCCCCTCATTCCTTCGAAAATACAGGCCATCCAAGCGCAAGTCTGCCATGGCTCGCCTCTTGGACGAAGACTTGTTCGAGCCAGTGTGACTTCCCGGTGTATGATCCGAACCTCGTTCTCCTGTTCTGGCTGCACATCTTCCTTACCTTAGCCCCGGTTCGTCTCGCCGGGGTTTTCTTTTGGTGTATGTAGGGAGCATGCCTGACATTCGACACATGGACTTCAGCCTGAATGTTAACCTTCGAAAGACAGTGGCAGCCAAGTGCAGTGAGTACCTCGTCGAGTTCTGCAAAGCTGTTCGCGACCCACGCACCATGAGAAAACTCGAAGAAGCCTTTCTTCTGAGCGTCTCGGACTACGCAGACTACGCCCTTCTCGGCAGTGACCGCAGTGCGAACAAGCACGCCGTCGAAATCCAATCACTCATCGATCGGGCCAAGGAGCTGTCCCGGAAGGAAGCCCTCAAGGGAGACACTTATCTGTCGCAGGAGGAGGTCTACATCCTCTTCCATCTCCTGTGGAAGCGGGGGAGCCATTGCGTCATGGGGGACCCATCACGCCTGGTCCAGCTGGGATACCTCCAGAAGGTGGGCCCTCAGGGAGAGACCTATCAAGTCACCGTGAAGGGTCGCGACCGCCTCAGCCCTATGACGAGAGCTGCTGCCAAGCGGCCGACGAACTTCCACGAGCTGCCTCCTAACGAGCAGTTCGTGCTCAACAAGAAGCTCGGCATCCTCGGGTGGGAGAGTCCGACGTCCGTAGCTCCCTGACTTTTTTCCGAACTCCAGCGTGCTCGTGACGTAGTACGGGCATGACCAGCCAAGTTTTCGAAGCCATCGTCACTGCCATCGTAGTCCTTCTGCGGAAGGTTCCCTGCATCTCTGATCGCGAGAACAGCGGATGGTACACTGTGCGCATTCCTCACGTGGGGGACGTCGAGGTTCACAGGGTCGACACGACCCTCGACATCTTCAAGACGGTCAACGAGGTCTGGGTGCGCGTCGGGGAGGAGACTCTTCGTGGTTCGGCTGAGACAGTAGCCAAGGAACTCGCCCACCGTCGACGGGCACCGTCCAAGGCAGTCGCCAAGGTTGCCAACGCCATCGAAGCCAAGTGGTTCACCTTGAACCCGGCCCGCCACTGCGGTTTCAGTCATCTCAAAGAGCCCGAGATCGCTGCGTGGCTCGGACTCGACGAAGAGCTGACCTTCAAGGCGATGGACCACTTGGAAAAGAAGGGATACGCCGTTCGAAATGAGGTCGGCGAGTGGATTCGTCTTTCCGGCTAACCGGCCGGTGTAGAGTAAACAGGCGCCTAGGAGGTTGCCTGTGGTAGACGAAGACGAAGACATTGAGGATGACGAGGACGATGTCGAGGTTCCAGCTGAACCTGATCACCTGTCCGGTGATGAGAAGGTGCGGCTCAGGCACATCACCCGCCGACTCAACATGCGAAAAGCAGGCTTAACCCCTACTCTCAACCGTGACGATTTCGAGGAGTGGGCCTGTGATGACATTGACTTCCTGGTGGACCTCATCAACAAGGACAACAACAACCTGGTCAGGAAGGCTAGCTACATAGCGACCTCCGTCAAGGATACCGCGCAGAACGTGTCCAATTCCATAGGGGCCATTCCAGAGGAGCTTAAAAAGTCGGAGGCCATGCTGTCGATCTTGCTGTCTGAGCTGGACAAGCTGAAGATCAAGACACGCGCGTGCCGTCACGACATGACGGTCATATGGGGACAAGTGGGGATGTTCGTGGATCCAGACGACAACATCGCCCTGTCTGTAGCTCGAAGGAAAATCCAGGATCTGACGGAGGACCTGCGAAGACTACGTGCGACCTCTACAGACACGAACAACCAGCTTCGCCAGAAGGTGAGCGCCCTTGAGAAAAGCAACTACCAGTTGAAGTCCGAGGTGAATAAGCTGACGTCGAAGCTAGACGCGGTGCCTCCCACGTACCTTCAAAGGCTTCTCACCAAAGAAGACACCTTCCCCAGCTGGGTTGTGCCGGGGGCGAAGGTGAAGATGATCCAGAAGGAGCTAGTCGGAGAGGTCGTCAAGCTCGACGCTACTGAGGTAACAATCCGAAATCCTCTTGGAGACTTGATCGTAGGGGTGTCAGCTTTCCTACGAGAGTGGTCAAGAATGACGGTGCCAGATGACAAATAACAGGCCCCTCGTCGGGGTTGCAGTGATACTTCGCAGGTGCGCCAAACGAGGCGAGGTTCCAGATTCTGTCCTGATGGGCCTGCGAAAGGGGTCCCATGGCGCAGGTACGTGGAGCCTTCCGGGCGGGCACATGGAGTTCGGCGAGACTGAGATGCAAACAGCTCAGAGGGAACTGGAGGAGGAAACAGGCATCCGTCTGCCGTTGGACAGGTTCCACCGAAGCACATACACCAACGACTTCTTTGAGGCCGAAGGGAAGCACTACGTCACGATCTATGTCACGGCTCGGTGGTATCCGTCGGATGGTGAACCACAGCAGAAAGAACCGGACAAGTGCGCTGAGTGGCGTTGGACGCAGAAGCCCATTGAGCCAATGTTCACGTGCATTCGGAACCTGGTCGACGCCGGCTGGTGGCCCGTCTAGGCTACTGGTCGCCGGCTGGACCCTTGTCTCCAGTAGGACCCTTGTCTCCGGTTGGTCCTTGGTCCCCTCGGACGCCCTTCGGCCCCTGAGGCCCCGTGTCACCCTTGTCTCCAGTAGGGCCCTTGTCTCCGGCCGGTCCCTTCTCTCCGCGAGGGCCGCGCTCCCCGCGTTCCCCACGCTGTCCTTTGAGCCTCTCGGTGATTCCAGGGTCCACCTTCATTGCGTTGGTCAGGACCTCTCGGAACTCGCTGTCCTTGCGAATCTTGTCGATCAAGAGCAGACGAGTGGCCTCGTTCTCGACGATCTGGTTCACAAGCGCAGTCACGCGATCCTTGTCGGACTCCTTGATTGCTGTCCGGGCCTCACTCTTCGACCACTCCTCGACATCCCCTCGAAACTGTCCGTTGTTTCGAACATCGTCTACGAACTTGGCCTGAACCTCTCGGTCGTTGACGACTTCCCGAGCCCATTTCTTGACGAGGTCCTCCGATTTGAAGGCCGCGCCTCCGATGACGATGCACAGGAGAACGAACACGTAAGCAGAGCTTCGCTGAAAGCTCTGCTGCAACCGGTCGAGCCACGATCTGGGAGGCTCGGCAGGGGGCCTGTCAGATGGCCTTGGGGGCGGTATTACCGGCACCTTGGGGGCGGCGGGTATCTCGATTGAGTCGGTCATACAGATCGGGCCGCACAAGAAGATCCACTTGTGAAACGGCCTTATCGATGAGCGATAGAACCCTAGCGAATCGCGTTGTGGATCGCTTCCTCGGTAAAGGAAAGGTTGTGATCCCTACGCCGGGCCTGAGCATGCGGGGTGTGGGGAAGCGCGTGCGTAACGGACAACCCGAATACTACTGTCTTCTCGACAATGGAGGAGCCCTTGTAAGCCCTTCCCGAGAGGGCTTTCGATTCACCCTCCAGTGCAATTCCGTACCTTCTGCCCGCGCCCTTGAGCTAATCAACAAGCTGGATCTGTTCCACCTGTCGAGCTAGTCTTCTCGTGCATGGTTACCGCGAGCCGATGCTTGCAACGACTTGCGCGGTCTTTGCAGGTACAAGTGGACTTGCGGGCTTGCCGGAAAACACGGATGGTGTACCAGTTGTCGGGGTTCGTCTCGGATCGCACCTTGTAGACATCCGGGTCCGACGTGGGGTCCACGCGTAGGAAGATCGCCCTCTCCAGGCGAGTTTTCAGCTTCGGGTGCATCTTCGACCATTTTCGCATCCATTCGAGCTTGGCCTGGAAGCGATCGTATGAGACCATGCATGTACTACGACCGCTGTCGCCGATGGTTCGGTTCTCTGCTAATCTTTGGGCTACCCGTAGAGGGAGGCCAATCCCTCCCCGCACCCGAGCGCGGGGTCATTGCAGGGAGAGCGTTTGGTCAGCCTCTCCCGAAAGGCTCGGGAGACCAAGGGCCGCCTTCGGGCGGTCCTTCTTTTTTCCGAACTCTTCCCGAGCCCCGACGTAGTAGGGGCATGAGCATCCAGTGGAACAAGCCGGTCGGGGACGAATGGGGTGAGGGTCTGGTTCGCACGAGCAAATGCGGCCGATACCGCATCATCAAGCGGCAAGTGTGTGCCTACTTCAATGGCTGCTACCGCCCCTCCTACGAGCTGGAAGTGACGCGGAATGGTGAGACGGAGAAGCATGACGAGCTGGACACTCTCCGGGACGCGAAGGAATGGGCCAAACAGGACGCCGAAGACAACGGCTGAAGGGACACGACCATGAACGCCACCTACTCCAACCAAGAAAACCTGACCGACTGGGACCTCATCGTTGCGTGCCTTTCCCCCACGAAGGGCACCATCACGATCCACACTGCTGCCGACAGGCAAGCTCGCCTCCTGTGCGATGGGATGGGCAAGCTCTCTGTGGCGGACCTCCCGGCCGACCTCTACCCTCTGTATGACTGGTCGCACGTCCGCGACTCGTCCGAAGCAGCCGTGACCGAGTGTGCCAAGTTCCTTCGACAGTACCTCCGCCTGTCCGACTTGGCCCTCAAGGCCAATGACGCCCTGAGCCGGGGCGACACGGCCACCTACAATGAAGCCTTGGAAGCTTTGAAGGCATCCTGATTTCTCCGAACCTTCGTCGACCTGTGTCGTAGTAAGACCATGAAGAAGCCTCAGACCTCAGAGCAGCCCCGACCCATCACCGCTTTCAACCGTGACAATGAACTCGTTTACATCAAGGAGTCCATGGATAGCCTGAATCAAAAGAGCCCCGACAGCTTCGTCAAGTGCAGCTACAAGCTTCGCGGGGGGTGCACGTTCACCACCCAAAAACGGCTTCTCCGAGACATCTGCGAAGGCTGACACTTTTCTCCGAACCTTCGTCGACTTACATCGTAGTAAGACCATGAACACTCCCCGTAACATCATCATGGCTGCTGTGGCGGCCAACGACCCTACCCGCTTTCACTCTCGCACCGTCCAGCCCACCAAGGGCAAGGGACGCAAGTCCCGCCCCCGCAGCTCCAACAGAAGCCGCCGTGAGTGGGGTGTCTGATTTTGGTAGCGGTCGGTCTCTCAGTGGTGTATCTAGTCTGCATAACACCACTGGTGAACGCCGACTGCCGTCTAGCCCCCCCCCCAACAGCAGTCGGCGTTTCTTTTCCATGGTGTAGGTCATGTGGCACATTGAAGTGTGGTCGAAGACACTCCACAAGTGGGTGGAGGTAGGGACCGACGAAGACTCGACTTTCGTCGAGGAAGGGATCCAGTCCCTCGCGGTCGTGCATCATACGGCTCGGGCGTGGCGAGAGTCCGGAGAGGGCTGGACGGGCATGCAAGCCAGCCTGTACCGAGGATTCTGTCGATGGACGGGATCCGGCGGCCTTGTTCGGTGTATCTAGTTGTTCATGTCCCGTGAACAGGCTCGATCCTTGATCAAGGCCCTTGGCCTACCTGTGGCAGACGCTTCCGTCGAAGATCTTGAGGAAGCCCTGTCAGATGAACCCACGTCGAGGTTCGCGCTCTTTGACCCCGATCGTCTCATATCCGAGGAAATGAGCCCCGGGGGAATCATCCTACCTGGGAAGGAGTTGTCATGCTCATTCAAATCTCCACGCCTCGCCCCTTGTTCGACCACTCCAGACACCCTGAATACGTCCACATCCATACAATCGCCAAGACAGGGGTGTCAGAAGGTCAGGTGCTATTCACCGGCCCAACCGACCCAGAACACGGGACGGTAGGGACACGGAACCTCGAACCTTACATGAGGGTTCCCATCGACGGTGAAGAGGGCTTCGAAGCTCTCATCTACGTGCTGCCCTTCTGGGAGTTGTTCAAGGAGGGGAAGAATCGATCCATGCACGACGGGGAGATTGTAAGGTCCGCTCCCATTGCCCTCGTCCGATACTGCACGGCAGGCTTCAAGGTGACGGCCCATTCGGCCTTCCGAACCGGCCCTCAGGAGTATCAAGGACGAGCTGTTGGGTTCACCATCATGACGGCCGCCACCGGCGGAGGCGTTCTGCGCCTTGCCGATTGGCCGGTTGATGTTGCCAACCCGACCTTCGACCCGTGGGCCCTGCATCCCGCCGCCCTCACGACGGGGCAGCAGCAGGACCTGTCGGTCGTGTACAACCGAACCCACCGGCTCTCGCGTGGTGGAGCTGCCGATCTCCGAGCCCAACGCATCGCCTCCGTCGAGGCCAGCATGGCAAAGGAAGGTCGGGCTCTACCGAGTAACCGGGCACTTCCAGAGAAAACATGAAATCATACCCATCCATTACATCCACCGTTACTTACGATACGAAGGTTCACGTCTTCAACAAGATCGACGGTTCCCAGATTCGGGCAGAGTGGTCCCGTAAGCGCGGCTTCTACAAGCTGGGGTCCAGGAGGCAGCTCATTGACGAGGACACCGTTCTAGGGGCCGCCAAGGGGCTGCTAGAGGTATCCTTCGTCGAACCCCTCGGCCGGATCTTCACCGACAAGAAGTTGGAGCGAGCTGTGTGCTTCTTCGAGATCTCGGGGGACCAGTCCTTCGCGGGCCGACATGTCCCCGGGGATCCCCTCAGGCTCACTCTGTTCGACGTGGCGCCCTACAAGAAGGGCATCATGCTCCCCGAGGATTTCCTGGACGTCTTCGGGCACTTGAATGTCCCGGCCTGCATCTTCAAAGGAATGCTCACCGAGGATTTCGTCGAAGACATCCGATCCAGCACCACCCTCGACGAGGGTGTTGTGTGCAAGGGGTCGCATCGCAATAACCAGGTTCTCATGTTCAAGATCAAGACCCGGGCGTGGATTCGCAAGTTGCGGGCCTTGTGTGGTGAAGATGAAGCCCGGTTCAAGGAGCTGTTGTGACATGGCCGAAGGAAGCCGCTGACCTCATTGCCCTTCTTGTTGGGCAGCTTGCTGACGTGCCCGTTCAGAACAATCACGCGGGCGCCGCCCCCGTCGTCGACATCGTCGAGGATGGTCGTGTAGGTCGTGTAGTCAGCCGTATGGGCTTCCTAGTCAACCCTGGCTAATCCTCTTGTCACTTCCCATCGGTGATGTTCACCGATAAAGAAGCTGCCACTCTTCGGGCGCGTCTGCTCGTAGCAATGTCCACGGGAGAAGCCAAGGACATCTTGGACTTTCCGCCCCACGCCAACCCGTCTCCAGAAGAAGTTCGGAAGAGGCTACGGACCAAGGTCAAGGAACTGCGGGTTCACCCTGACCAAGGTGGCGGAGCCCACTCCCCAAAGATGGTCGAGTTGTCTGTGGCCGCTGACATCCTCCAGGGACGTCGGATCAACGACCTCACCGAGGTGCAGCCCGAAGACGAAGAGCTTCGGAAGCGTCGTGAAGCTGCTCAGCGAATCAAGACGCTTCAGGACAAGGCCACCAACGGTATGAAGCTCATCCAGAATGCCTACGTCCTGCAACTCCGGTTTCCCGGCAGAATCAGCCTTCGGGACTACCTGGTCGATGACTTCGTGGACGGCCTAGGCGATCTGCAAGATGCCGCTGACGAGGCCCTTGAGGGGGAACTGGAGCCTCGGGACGAGCGCGTGTGGAAAGAGGTCAGCAAGCTTTCGCACGACCTCGTGGGCCGAACCAGCCGCCTCGCGTCCAAGTACAAGGCCCTCTTGAAGGATGTCGAGTCCTTCCAGAAGAGCCCAAAGCTGGCGGACCTCAAAGCCCTCATGAAGCAAGCCGAAAAATACCGCGAGATGTTCCTCGATTTCCGAATGGCTGCGAGTCGAGTGTCCGGCCTGCTCGGAACCACCGAGACAGTGCCGATGGATGCCTACGACGCGTACTTCGACAAGTTCAACATCATCGACGCCTTCTCTACGCAGTTCAAGCAGATCAACTTCGATGTGCGCCGGTCTGGTGACATGGTGCTCGAAGCCATCGAGGCCGCCAAGGCTGAGGCCGACGAGTTCAAGGTCCAAACCCCGAAGCCCGAACAGTGGGTCGTCCCGGACGACTTCGACAAGCTCGTCTCTACCCTCACCGGCTACAAGGCCGCGTCCTCCAGAATGGTCGCGGCGCACTTCCTCCGAAACATCTGAGAGGCCACCATGCAGCTACGTGACGGAACCACAGTTCAGGATGGGCGTCTTGCACGTCTCCAGCAGTTCGACGAGCGCAGCCGGAAGTTCCCCATCCGCAAAACGGTGGGAGCCAAGCCCCTTCGCAGCTTCACCTGGAAGTGCGACAAGTGGCTCGACCAGGGGACAGATGGCGCGTGCGTCGGCTTCTCTTGGACCCATGAGCTGATCGCCCGCCCTGCCGTGGTGTCGGGCGTGGCCGCCGCATTCGCCAAAGAGAAGGTCTACTGGGAAGCCCAGAAGATCGACCCGTGGCCGGGTGGGTCCTATCCTGGGGCGAGTCCCGTCTACGAAGGGACCAGCGTCCTCGCAGGTGCCAAAGTCATCCAGAAGATGGGCTATATCGAGGAGTACCGGTGGGCTTTCAGCGTGCAAGAGCTGGCCCTGGCCGTCGGCTACTGCGGGCCGGCCGTACTCGGCATCCCTTGGTACGAGGGGATGTTCAATTTTCTCAGTTGTGGGCACATCCACATCAGCGGCCAAGTCGCGGGCGGGCACGCCATCCTCTGCAATGGCGTGAACGTGAAAGACAGAACGTTCAAGCTTCACAACTCGTGGGGCAAGGGCTGGGGCAACAGCGGGGAAGCCCTCGTCTCGTGGGATGAGATGGACAGGCTTCTGCATGAGGGTGGGGAAGCCTGTATCCCCGTCGGCCGCACCCGAATCCTCAAGTAGCTCCGAACTTCTCCCGCCCAGGGGCGTAGTAGGGGCATGTATACTCACAAAGAAGCCCTAGCCGAGAAGAAACGTCGGAAGTTACCTCACAAGGTCCTGAAGAAGGTCAAGCACGACCCTCTCTGTCTTGTCTCCGACGGTCTACTCACCCCGGCACACGAGTGCACTTGCGGTAGCAAGGAGCACACCTACTACCTCCAGCTCGGCAAATAATCCCGAACTCTTCCCGTCGGCCGGCGTAGTAGGGGCATGGAGCCTGAACTACAGTCCGTCGAAGCCTTCGTTGAATATCTCCTGGAAGATGAGCGGGACAGCTTCACCTTCGAGGAAGCCACAGAGCTGGCCGAAGCCCTCGGGTTGTCGGTTCCGACTCCTGTCATCCGTGAGCTGAAGAGCTACGGGCTGACCATGGTCCCCCGCACGCCCGAAAAACGCGTGCGGGGGTTCCACTCCAACAACCATGACCGGTGGTACGGGCCCGGGGCCTGCCGCACGCATGGTGGCTCGGGATGGGAACAGATCACCGGTATCGCAGGGCAGGAGGGGTGATGGCTCGCAAACCGACTCAGAGGCAGCTTCTTGACATCCTCGCAAGCCGACGGGCCGGATGTGTCAAGATTCTCAAGAGCCGCTCCACGGGGCAGTACGTTGGCCTGTACCGGTCAGCCGAGTCGGGTATCGAAGTCGACCCCGACTACCCCTGGACGACGGTCTGTGAGGACCATGGTGGGGTGGTGAAGGCATTGCTCATGTCTTGTGCAGCTCCGCTTCTTTCCAGTCAGTGGGCTCGGGCTTGCTCTGCGAGTAGTGCTGGTCGTAAGCAGATTCGACCATCTCCAAAGTGATGTCGGGGTTGTCCAGCTTGCAGTTGCCGTAGACCCAGCTCACCCTTTGCCGGCGAAGAAGCTCCGCTCGCTTCTCAGGAGACAGTTTCGACTCTGTCACCTTCATCTTGTTCGCCAGCTCGACCATCTCATCCCAATTCATTTTCGGCATGCCCTCATCATACACCGGTGTAGGGTAGATGCATGGCAAAGCTGAGCAAAAGCGTTCTGGAAGAGGGCCGTGCGCACGTTCGAAGCCGGGACCTGAAAAGCCTCCGGTTGTGGCAGGACACCAATATTCCCGCATGGAGACGTTCCTCCGTAGAGCAGCACTTCGAGAGGGCCTACGAGAAGGACAGCTCGGGAACACTGGCTCTGAAGCTTTTTGACAGGGTCTACACTGACATCGACCCTGTCGAAGAGAACGCCAAGGCTGTGCTCTCACTGGTCACCCTCGCCGTTAAACTAGTCGTCGTGCTCGTGCTTCTCGTTGGAGCGATCGGCGGGATCGTGTATCTTTTCCAGCTATGAGAGTCACACTGTACTGGCCCGAATGCACCCTGTACCACAAGGGTAGCCCAGCAGAAGTCTTCTGGGACGCTCCCGCCCGCACCGTCTTCTGGGTGGAGGCCACCATCCAAGAGGTAGAGACGTCCATCCGACCTCACATGACATCCGGTCTTGAGGAGTACGAGAGGATACGGGATCTCCCCCTGGAAGTCAGGGAAGATCACATGTTCGATGATCGTCTGTGCTTCCTCGTGAGTCAGAACCTCGACTTCGTAGGCTGGTGCTTCCGGATCTACCCCTACTCCGCCATGTGGGGCCGGGACGGGAGCCCGTTCAAAGCTATCGGCCCGTGGCCGAAGGACGGAGGGTTCCCGCCGGCAGGTGTTCAGATTTCCTCCCTCGAAGCCTTGCGGAACTTCATCCCGCCTGCGTGATCTTCTTGTATTCTCGTTGAGACATGAGTCTCTTCAAGACTGCGGCAGACCTCATCGCAGAAGGCAAGTCATCGGAAGCGTTCGATCTCATCCTCAAGGGCGAGGTCGTCGAAGACTCCCGGGACTTTATCGCCAACCAGCTGGGACGCGATGTCCCCTGGTGGGACCGAGCAGACATCCAGCCAGCTGGATCTCGGATGAGCACGGAGCCGGACTCCTGGATCGGTCACTCCCTACTCAAGAAGGCCATCGAGGGCGGCCCGCCTGTCCACAACAGTGAGTGGGCTGGTCAGCTCGTGGTGCCGGGCAAGCACCTGGTACAGGCGTGCGAGAAGGTGCTCGGCCTCCGACCCGTGTGGGTCCGGGGCAGCTCCATCCTGTTCGCCTCCGAAGAGACCATGCTCAAGATCTGGTTCACTGGTCGGGATAAGAATGCCTCGGCCGAGATGGTGACCTCGTCGGCGAAGTTGATGAAACACGCCTCCCAGCTCTTCGACAGATGCCTCACTCATGAGAGTGCCAAGAAGGGACACGTCTTCACCCTCGTGGCAACCATGCACGGTTACCGTGTCGCTCAACTCGGCACGGCAGGCAATCCTATCGAGCGTGGGAACTACAGCCCGGAGACCCTCAAGGCGTACGATCACATTGCCCAGGAACTCAACGCGGAGGACCCTGACGGCCGCTTGAGCATCCTCGCGGGTGAGCCCGGGACCGGAAAGACCTACCTCATCCGAAGCCTTCTCGGAGAGTGTCCCAAGGCCGCCTTCATCGTGGTACCGCCCCAGATGGTCGAGAACCTCGGTTCCCCCGAGATGCTCCCAGCCCTGGTCAACGCCCGCGACATGATGGACGGCCCCATGGTTCTCATCCTGGAGGACGGCGACTCTTGTCTCGTGGCTCGAAAGAAGCTTGGGGAGACAGCAGCAGACAAGACAAGCAACATGAACGCCATCAGCTCCCTACTCAACCTCGGGGACGGCATCCTTGGTTCGGTGCTCGACCTGCGCATCGTGGCGACCACGAATGCGGAGGAGATCGACCTGGACCCGGCCATCCAACGTCCAGGCCGCTTGAGCATCTACGCCAAGGTCGATGCCCTGCCGCCCAACGTCGCGGCCGCCGCCTTGTCCCGCCTCACGGGCCAGAAGGTTGCCTTCGACAAGTCTGCAACCATTGCAGAAGTCTACAAGCGGGCTCGGGAGATGGGTTGGAAACCGGACACCAAGAAGAAGAAGGCTGAGAAGCAGAAGCAGCTCCGCCTCGACATTCTCACTTGATCGATGACTCGGGGAGCTTAGCGACGAGGAAGCTCCCGCCCCTCTGCCACGCCCGCTTCTCCAATCGGAACTTGAGCCCACGCTTCTTCATCGTGTCGATGACGTCCTTCATCGCAGCGTAGGCTTCCGGGTTCACGACGTCCGACAGTTTCGCCCCCGCGTCCATCATGTCGCGGGCGGTGTCGATGTCGTACTGGAGGTAATCGGAGGGGTCGATGTTGAAGGCGAACACCCGGGTTTGGGTGTTGAAATACCGGCGGCCCCGAGGGTACTTCTTGTGGGCTGCGTGAGCCCTCGGGCCGAGCCACTTCATGAGCTGGTCGAACTCTCGATCGGACAGCTCGCGAGCTTCCAGGTACCTGTTGACAACCCTCTCTGTGGACTCACTCATGACTACCCTCGCGGACAAGAACTTCTGTTGGTACTACGTCTCGGCGAGGGTCTGGTTCGGCTATTTCTCGTTCCGTACCTCGATGCCGGGTAGGGAGTTCACCCAAGCCTTGAGATCCTTGAGGTCGTCGAAGACCTGGATCCCCAGCTTTTTGGCAAGCTCAACCTCTGCCCGCGTGCCCGACGACTTCTCCCAGCCCTTCAGGAGCATGATGGCGTCACATCTGGACATCATTTCCAGGGTGCCGGCAAGCCAGAAGCTGTCCGGCATCTCCCCGTCGTAGAAGGCTGTATTTGCATGCGGGATAAGTGGCATGACCCCCAACTTCGCCACCTGAAGCCCTAAGATTCGAGCATTGAAGATGTTACGGGCCACCTTCCAGGGGGTCTTGGCTCTGTAGGGGCCTGCAACGTACACGATTTTCATTCGGTTGATTCGTTCCATGTCCAGAATCTACACCGATTCGGTGTATGACTCAGCATGACCACCGGAGAACCCTACCGGGACCCACCTCTCAGTGGGACAACGACACAGCAAGAATTCGAAGTGTTCATGCGGGATCAGGAGATCGACTGCATCGCTCGATACCAGCTCTGTCGAAAGACAGCCGCCTATTGGAAGGACTACTCCCAAAAAGGCCGCGACCGATCGTTTTTCTATGCCGCCCTCGCCATTGTCGCGACCCCTCTCATCATCTTGGGCACGGCCTATCAGTACGGCGACAACAGGCTGTTCGAGGGTATCCTAACCCTCGTCCTCTTGGCTCTCGGCGCATTCATCCTTGCACAGATCATCGCCTACTACCGCTACTGGATGCACCGGGATGCGCACGCGGACCACACCGTGAGGGCGGCCAAGTACAAATGCCTGGCAAGTACGGCGGCCTTTCAACTGGGCTTCGTCAATCACAGGATGTCCGACAGTGATCGAGAAGATGAGGTGATCTCCTTCCTCAAGGACAAGGAAGCTCTCGATCGTGACTGCAACCCGAGCCTCGCAACTCTGGTAGACGAAAAGAACAGCGTACTGCGACTGCTTACCAAGTAACCGGTGTAGGTAGGAACATGGTAGACGACAAGGAAATGGACGAACCGACGGCGACCTTCGTCGCCTCTCCTGAGTGTGTGAGCGAGGCCCTGGAGACGTTCAAGACAGGGCGTAAGCCGGACTTCACGGTCACAAGGGCGTACCTGTCCGAGGCTTGGAACCACGAGAAATCCAAGGGCTTCGAGATCTCGTGGGAGACAGTGAGTGCCGGGTTCGGGTCAATCACGGTTGCCGTCGACCAAGAGACCGGGAAAGTTCGGTGCGACACGGAGTCCATGAGCAAGCGCTTCGTCAAGGAAGTGTTCGCCAAGTTCGTGGACGACCTGCCGGAGAGTACCACGTGAAGCTCACGGACCTGCAACTCCTGAGGATCTTGCTGAGCATGCCGCCCGGCAAGCTCAAGAACAGAAGCGCCTTCCAAGCGATGTACGACAGCCTTGCCACGGGCGAGATCGTATCGCTGTTCCCCAAACAGCGGGCATGGGCAGAGCGTGTCTACAAGGAAAACAACCTCGATAAGCGGCCTCTTACCTTCCGACAGAAGGTCGAAGTCCAGGACAAGAACAAGGGCTCGGGCAAGATCCTAGACTTCGGCCCGCTCCCCATGAAACCCCCAGGGAAGTAGACCATGGCAAGTAAATACGTGAGCAAGTGGATCTGGAGAAGCTCAAATACGCATCCGGTCGAACGCCGGAACGTCATCATTGCGGACAACAAAGCCTACGTCCAGCCGAACAAGCATGACGCGAAGAAGGCCGAGATCGTCGACATGGTCCGGGTCTTCGACACCAAGGAAGAGGCCATCGCGGCCGCCGCGCTCGGGGGTCGCGTCGTCTGGACCTTCACGGACACCGGACCCCGTTGGGGTAGGCCCGAGGTGGACAAGATCGAAGTCTTCCGAGTGAAGATCTCCGAACTGCTCTACTCCTACGGAAACGTGTCTGCCGTCCGCATCGACGCCAAAGGCAACCGTCTGGGTGATGGGTTCATGATTCCCCGGGAGCGTTGTTTCGGCACGGAAGCTGCGGCCCGCAAGGCCCTGGCCGAGAAGCTTTCCGAGTGGCGGCAGGACTTCGAGAAGGAACTGAGGAACATCACGGCTCACGTGGAACTCGTGCGTAATGCGGTGAAGGCCGTCGAGCGTGCAGGCACCAAGGTTCCTGAGTACAAGTCGCTCCTCCGTCGGCAGAAGGACCGCCGGAACCGCGAACAAAAGAAGCGCGAAGCCCGACGAGCGGAACTTCGAAAGCACAGCTAGCCTTCTGAGCATGCCACTTCAGGTCTGGACTGCTCGCATTTCGTGTCGAGACCCTGACTCGCTCAACATCACGCGCAAGTCAGGGAATGCAGTCTTTGCACCCTCGTGGGCCCTCTTGGGGCCGGCCCTCGCCCGTCGCCGCGAAGGGGCAGCACTCACCGACGACGAGTGGAAGCTCGCCTACGCCGCACCCTACCTCCAGGAAATGACACGGAGCCACAAGATCCACCGCTCCGTGTGGGATCACCTACTCAAGCAGGACCGAGTAGTTCTCACCTGCTACTGCACCAACCCCAAGCGTTGTCATCGTACCCTTCTCGGGCTCTTCCTCCAACAGAGGTTGGGGGCCGTGTTCCATGGTGAACTCGACCCTGATGCGGAGTTGCGAGACGTGTTCGACGCAATGCAGAAACTCGAATGAGGTTTACCGTGTTCCGACATCCGATCGATAGAGTGTTCGAAATCCCCGCACCCCTCACCCAAGAGCAGATAGAGAGGCAAACAGAGATCTACCAGATCTTTCTCCGGTTCGCATCACTGCTGGACGCGACGATCTTCCACAACGAAGACAGCGACGCGTGTTTCGAGCTTCTTCGCCAAGCCAGAGACAAGGCTCTGTCCGCGTCCCGACTGAATCGAAGCACCGTCACTATGGACGTGGTGTCGAGGCTCTTCTGGCATGTCGAGAAACAGGATCTTCTCGTCGGCCGAGTCTACTTTAATGCCATCGACTACGCGGACGTGCGGAAGTTCGGCAGAGGCCAGCTGGATATCGAAAACAGAGCCGTGATGCTGAGGAAAGGTATTCAGGGTACGCTGTTCGGAGCCCAGGTCCGGACCAGCCGACGCATTCCCCCTGGTTACGCCCTTCTTGTGCCCATGGATGATCGGGAAGAGAGCTTCGAGAAGGACCCCGACTTCGATTCAGAGAAGGGGCCCGAAGAGAAGGATCTAATTCAGATCAGATAACTCCGAACTCCACCTGGTCGGGGACGTAATAGGACAAAGGAACCGAGCATGAGCCGCAACCGAAAGAAGCCGTCCCTGGGGGCGGCAATGATCATCTACCTCATCAGCTTCCTGATCTCAGGCAGTGTCATTGCCCTCACGCACTGGGTGAGTCCCGGACTCATCCCCCTGACCACGAGCGACATCTGGAGCTATCACAATACCGGCTTCGGAGAATGGATGCTCACGGCCTTGCCCCTTCTCGGGTGGGGGTTCGGGGCCTCGCTCATTTCTGGCCTGATCAACGGGTCCGACCCCTATGTGAGCGGCGGTGAGATCCTCGTGAAGGGGGCTACTATCAGTGCCTTCGCTGGAATCTTCGAGGAGTTGGCTCACCGGTGGCTTTCGTTCCTCGGGGCCTTTGGTGTTCTTGCCGTCACGAACTACCTTCTGGGAGGCTTCGTGTTCGGGACAGGTCTGCCTGAGTGGCTTCACAACAATGTGTGGGGCCATCTCGCGGACTGGACCACCTTCGGGATGCTGCACGACTGGATCTATCATCCGGGCGGGTGGCTCGTAGGCGCAGCCATGCTCTACAGCAACGCCGTCTTCCGCGACGGTCACAAGTATCAGGGGTGGTTCGGCTACATCAACTCGTGGTTTATCGGGATGTACCTGTTTTACATCATGTTTCACCACGGGCTCCTAGCCGCCATTCTCGTGCACTTTGCCTACGACATGGTCATTTTCACGGTGCGTGCGCTTTTAGCCGGCCGATCTTAACGCCTGCGCAGTCGCTCTCGGCGGCCGCCTGCGGGGCGCTTCTTTCGCTTTTGCGGGTGTTCCTTGTACCATCGGCCGATGGCACTGGCGAGGCAATGCCTTTCGTCCGGCAGGCCGGCCCACGTCGACGTACGAATGCCCAACGACTTCGCCAGTCGGCGAAGGTTCTCGACACGGGCATCCATCAGAGTGTCGTAAGGTATGGCGGGGCTAGGTTTCATCCTTGAGGCGTTTGATCATGGCCGGAACGCCGGAAAAGTCAATGCGGCTGAACTTGATGTAGTCGTGCCGCTCTACCTTCACGCACTGGTCCCCCATCAGCTTGTTCCAGGTTTCCACGCATTGTTCGAACTCTTCGACCATCGCGTGACCCAGCACCTTGAGGACCTGTTCCTTCTGCGAGGCGACTTCCTTCTCGGCTGATTCTGTGTTCAGACCGCCGAGGATCATGACGCGGATGTGGTTCTTCGTGTTGTGCCACAAGGAATCCGCGAAGCTCTTCAGCTCGGTCTCGATCAGGATGGATGCCGCTGACTCGTACGCTTTTCGCTTCGTCAGATAAGGCCCCTGGAGGCCGCCGGCATTCACGAACCATGGACCGAGATCTTCCTTCGTCTTGTGACCTCGGAACTCCTCCCACGGGCCCAGACAGCCACAGACCTTGCACTTGTTGTGCAGTGTGCTGCGTTCCCCCACGAACACGACATCCTCGCTTCCGCAGGTTGGGCAGCCATAGGGGAGCGCCGCCTCCTCACTGAACTCGGGTTCGGGGTCGGGCCCGCAGTCCTCACAGGGATAGCTCTGCTGGATCTGCTGAGTCTGCACAGGACAGTCTTCGTGCCCGTACTTGCACCCGTGAATCGCACAGCAGTGCCCTTGGTGAACGAGAGGGTTGGAGTTGGTCATCACACGCTCTTCCGGATGAAGGCAACGGGACCTTCCCCGCCACAGTGGGTGAACTGAGCGACCTTGCCGTCGTGAAGCTTGACGTCGTCGAAGCAGGTGAAGCCCCCGTCGGCCCCGTCTTCGTTGCCGTCATCGTAGGGCTTGCCGTCCTTCATCTTGAAGCCGTAGCTTAGGAAGAACTTGTGGACAGCCATCACGGCTTCCCTGTAGGTAGGGCGGGAAGCGATGGTGCCGTCCGCTGAATGGTCGTGCTTCATGACCGCAACGAAAGGCTTGGTCAGAGGAGTCTTTTCCATGCCCTCGCCGGACGCGACTATGACGGGTTTTTTCTTTGCCATGCTCTCCACCATACACCGGTGTATGGTCGTTCCATGAACACCGCAACGCCTTACAACGTCCTGTACTACGGTCAGTGGGGGCAGCCCGGGCACTACCTACTCGACGAATACGGCAGGACCGTCCGTATGGCTGTTCAGAAGAGCCTGCTGCCCTGGACAGAAGGGCAATACTACAGCCTACCGCCGGGCTTTCGTAGGAGTGGGTACGACATCATCGAAGCTCCACAAGGCCACGCATCCCTGCATCGCAAGGGTGGCTGGACGGCCCTAGCCTTCTGGGATCGCTCGGGCGACCATCGGGGGAATTCGATGAGCTGCTTCTTCGTCCGGGGCGAGCACACCTTCGACGAAGTGGTCCAGATCACGAAGGAGCGGCTCCCTTCCCTTTGGAAGCGGTTCCCTTTCGAGGTCATCTGCAAGGAGGACCAGGGCATCCTCAACCCCGACCACCTGTCCTTGGAGGAGAAGGCTGCCGACTATGCTCGGGTCACCGACATGCTCAGGCAAGTCATCGAAGATCGAGACAAATGGCGGCAGCGGGCCAAGGATCTTGAGGCTGACCTCAAGCATGCAGAAAAATGCCGAACTTGATCAGTCGGCAGGCGTAGTACGGGCATGAAGACCCTGACCACCGAAGACCTCGCCAACTGGGAAGCCGTCTCCGCCGTCGCTTGGAAAGAATGCGACGACCGAAAGCTCACGAAGGTCGAGAAGATCGCCGTGACTATCAAGGCTCTCCGTGATGACCCCGACGCCTTCCGCGTCAGAGAGCTTCTCGTCCCCATGTCCCAGCGAGAAGTCTGTGCTGTCCTTCGGACCCACATGGTCCTCATCAACTCGGTGCTCGGGACCACCTACCGCTACGTGGGGGCGAGCTACGCCCCCTCCGGGCGGGGAGCCTTCGGTCGGCTCGGGGGCGGCCATCGGGGTCACTACAGCGAGCCGTGCCTGCTCAGCTACACGTGAGGTGTCTGTGAAGATCGAACTCAGTGTCAAGAACGTGCAAGTCCTCGTCAACCTCCCCGGAACGGACGAGGTGCACATCAATCTGAGCGGCCCCAGCCCCTTCCCTGCCATGGGATACGATGGCGTGGCAACGATCAAGACCCAGAAGGGCGAAGGAGTTCGGTGGTGCCGGGAAGTCCTCGGGGTCGAGCCCTCGGTGGTCGACTGCAACCCGGGCATCGTGAGTTGACTTTCCCGACAACCCCAGTACAATCACCACAACTGCTGACGGTGGATGGCCGTGGCCCCAACTGTGGGAGATCCCCATGCAAAACATCCGCGTCAAACGCTTCAATAATGGCCCTTCTGAGTACAACGTCCACGTCCTGACGGGTGGGGTGGTCGAGCCAGAGGACCGGTCGTGGCTTCTTTTCATCCACGAGGATGGCAGTCCGCCCACCTTGTGGCTCCGCACGAAGGTCGAGATGTGCCCCAACCACGTAGAAGACACCTACGTGATGGCAACCGCCGTGCTGAACGATGAGGGGCAGGAAGTCACCCCCGCCAGCCTCTACCGGGTTGGGCTCCGCGTCCTCGGAACCAGTCTGTCCGCTGAGACACGCAACTGGTTGGAAGGTGAAACACCAGATGAGTCCCTCTTGGAGTTGCGGGAAGCTGCCCGAAAAATGGCCTCCCTGAACTTCGGCGGCACCAATACCAAGGTCATGCTCGACACCTAATCGGTGTATCTACGTCGAAAGCTCCGAACTCTTTCGAAGCTCTGACGTAGTACGGACATGAGCAACCCCTACCATATCGCACTCGTTGTCGGAGCCGCTGTCGCCGCCCTTCAGGCGGACCCGGACTTCGGTCACATCGCCACCGTCCACACCAACGCGGACCCCGGGGTATGGCTCAAGACGGGCGAGGACGTCCATTGCTTCGTGTGCGCCCAAGACAACCTGGGTAACTTCTCCTGCGTGACGCAGGAGGGCTACGTACGCCAGTACCTGGCGAGTGAGGTGGACTGATGTCAATCGCGGAGACCATCCGGAAAATCCACAAGGACAACCCGACCACCAAGGTGGTGATCGTCTGCGAACCCGGGGAGATGAACTGGGAAAAGAAGACTCGCGGGCCTGGCAAGATCGAGGTCCAGCTACGGTTGGACTCGAACCGGGGCTTCTACTCAGAAGAGATATCCTTGCGCGGTAGCGACGAAAGGATCTCTGCTGTGATCCACAAGCTGTATCTCCGGGCGGTCAAGGGCGCCCTGGAATCCAGCAAGAGTGAACTGAAGAACCTGGTAGAGAAAGCCATTGCCGCCAAGAAGGCCGTCAAGGCTGCCGACCACGAGGTGGCCGAACAACAACGCATGATCGAAAAGACAGAGGCTCTGCTGACGAACGGAGGGTGATATGGGCAAAAAGTACATCGTTGAAGAGGTTGAGAGTGGTAGCGGTTGGGGGTGCTTGTCGGTCATCGGACTGATCACAGTGGTGGGCTTCGTTCTGCTGCTCTGCGCTGCCATGGCAAAATGAGTCGACGCGATCTGTCTCAACTCCGAAGGGCCCTCCCCACCTATCGGTTCTACGAGGACGACCGCTACGGATTCTGCGTCCTCGCCCCACACAATAGCCTGGAGAGTGTCCCTCGTGAGTTGAGGCTGGGGGCCGATGTCGTTCTCGGCCTGATCCGAGACACAGTGGTAGTTCTAAGGGATCAGCGCTGTCGTGCCGGCGGCACTCAGACGCTGCGCCTGTTCCAGGTGATTGCGGGGCTCGTCCCGGATGGTATCTACGACAGTCGGACGGTCGAACAGATCCGTGTGCTCCTGGAGGCTCATATCCGGGAGTGCCCCACGGTGTCGTCTTCGTGGGCCCGACTCAAAAATGGCCCCGACTTCGACTTCTGAATCCGGTGTATGGTCCAGACATGGACGACACCCAAGACAAGACCCTCGACTGTATCAAGCGTCTACGCAGCCTCACCGTCCCCGGTAAGAACCTGCCCGGGAAAGAGGTCAAGAAAGCCCTCTCGGATCTTCAGGGGCTGCATCCCCAATACCGGTTCTACTACGACAAGCTCTACCTGCTCGTTGTCGTTGGCCCCCCTGATTGTCGACTGACTTTGCCGCCGTACCTCTACAATCAAGCCGATCTTGTGCTGGTTGTCCAAGAGGACGCTGCCAAGTTCCGGTGCGACATTCTGAAGGACAGAGACGGTGTCATTGAGACCGTCGGCCAGCGCTACCGCGTCATGCAGGCGGCCTTCGGTCTGCCTCCGACCGGCCGACTCGACGACGCATCCCTTGCCGCCATGGCCGGCGTGGTCGAGGGCGCCCCGAAGTTGACAGAGGAGGAGATCGAGGCTCTCCTGGAGGACCGGCGGAACCGCTACGGGCGGAATCTCAAAAATCTCAAGGGTTGATCCGAACTCTTGCTCGGTCCCGTCGTAGTACGGGCATCAATGGACCGGATTGCACATGCCCTGGGCCCACAGGGCTCCTCGGATGAAGTTCAGGTGTCCGTCACACCGTCCGAGGTTGCCTGGGCCGCCCTCGCGGATCTCTCGGCGAATTTCCCCGCACACCCACAGCAGGTGGCCTGCGGTTTCCTTTTCCGAGAGGGGAGGCCCGTCCAGTCGGCGGGCTGTGACGGTCTCTCGTCGAAGATCAGACTCGTAGGCGTCAACGACTTCGAGAATTCTGCTTTCGATGTAGGTCACGTCGGGCATAGGCCCACCATACACCGGTGTATCCTCCCAGGAAAGGAGTTCCAACGATGAGCGTTCTCGGCATTCTTCCCACAGGTGTCCTCCACAACCAGGAGACAGATAGGTACCATCCCATCGCCTTCCACCACTCTCCGCCGCCGTCGGGCGACCTGCCGAATGGTACCGGCCGGTACCGATCCGTTGGTCATCATACGAATGGCTTCGACACGAAAGCCGAAGCCGATGCATGGATCGAAAAGACTGAGAACATGTCCCCGATCAACAGCGTGTGGGAGTGGGACGGCAAGGGTTCCCCCGCTATGGTCATCTGGCTCAAGTGCGACACGAGCGTCCATTTCGAGGAAGCATGCAGCGAGAAATCAAAATCCTCTTGAATCACTCGGACTTCGAAGTGTCCAAGACGAACCGGACCGACGCCGGCCAGTGGTTCGTGATGACGAGCCCCGACTACCACTTAGGGGACCGTCTTCAGGCGGAAGCCTCAAAGGTGAGGGCGCCGAACCGAGAAGGCGTGTTGACGCTGGTCTTCGAGAATCTGGACGGCACCCGCTGGGCTGACCACGAGGATCTGCTGATTCCGGCCGACGAATTCTGGGCCACTACCTACAAGTACAAGGGCGAGGAGCGCCCCGTCAATGCCAACCGCAAGAGCTGGACCTTCTCTCGGGGTTGGATCAAGTGCAAGGTGAGTGCGGCCAAGAAGCACTATCCCGAGATTTTCGTTGTTCCCACAGTGGATGAGATCCTACACAACGTCAGCATCCTCAGGCCGAGCCCAGTTCAGCGAGCACTGGCAAAGCTGCACGACGCCTTCGGCTACCCTCGCATTGCTCGTGTCACCTTCGACGTCCTCATGGAGCATGTCTCATGCAGTGCAAGCTAACTCATCGATACGACAGCACTTTTGCAAGCCTCCCGGACGACCAGGGAGGTGAGGGCCGCCACAAGTGTGCCGGCTGTGCCTACGCGAAGGGCTATCAGCAGGGCCTTGCGCTCCAAAGCACCATGATCCTTGACCTCCGGAAGCTTCCAGATTCCCAGGCGGGGTCCGTTCGGCACAAGAGTCCTCACGCAGCCTTCGCTCTGGGCTATCTTCACGGAGTCATGGCCCGGTATGGAACGAAAGATCCGAACCTATCTGTCACTCGAACGTAGTATCAACATGGAACCTCGCTACGAACACCGCTGTGAGACTTGCGTCTTCCTTGGGCACCACGAAGACAAGGACCTGTATTGGTGCGCATCGAAGTCGAACCGCAGGCTGGACTCCATTATCGCTCGCCTGTCGAGCGAGCCTTCTGACTACCTGAGCAGTCACCCGCCTGGGGCCTTCGCCGGCCCGCCCCTGCCGCAATCCTGGTACGTCGCCGCCCTCAAGGCGGCCGAAGCCAAGGGCCTGTACGACCCCAAGGTGCAAGGATGGGTCCAGGACAGGGGTTGCATCGCCTGCGGCCATAAGTGGGTCGCAGAGTACCCTTACGGGTCCACAGAGCAGTCTCCTGAGAAGTGCCCGGAGTGCGGGAGCTTCAAGACCTACCACGACAACGAATGCCAGTGGTGCGACGGCACTGGGTTCACCCCCACTGGTATCATGTGCCACACCTGCCATGGCTCGGGAGAGAAGGCCAGGCGTGCCTAAGTTTGTAGACATACCTCAGCTCCCGTCGGCCGCCTACCAGGTGGATGTTCCGTGGGGTTACCTTCGAAGGCATCTCGAATGCGGCGTCGAGATCAATCTCACCCCGGACTATCAGCGAGGACATATATGGTCCACGAAGAAGCGGGCAGCCTTCGTCGAGTATGGGCTCATGGGAGGCGAAGCGGCCCGTACCATTGTCACCAATTGCCCGGGATGGATGGCTGACTTCAGGGGGCCCTACGAGCTGGTGGACGGCCTCCAGCGAGTCACGAGCGTGCTCATGTTCTTGGACAACAAGTTCAAGGTGTTCGGACACTACTTCCAAGACTTCGAGGACAGCAAGCTCTTCAGGTCACGATCCCGGCCGTTCTTCAGTTGGCAGGTCTTGAGCCTGCCGACTCGCAAAGAGGTCTTGAACCTCTACCTCCTGCTCAACAGCGGAGGAGTCGTGCACAGCCCCAAAGAGATTGCTCGGGTCAAATCTCTGTTGGCCGACGAGAAATAACCGAACTGGTTGAGCTGGCCGTCGTAGTACAGGCATGAAGAAGCTCAACTGGAAAGCCTCGGACCTCAACGACAAGAAGATCAGATTCTATCACGCGTCCTTCGGTAAGACGCAGCTTCACATGAGCTTCTTCGCCGGCAAGGAGAAGAGCCTAGGTGGGAGATCAACTCGGACAGCCGGACCATCTGCTCGGCTCCGACCCGCAAGGAAGCTGAGGAGAAACTGGCTCAGGCGATTGCGAACACCTGGGGCTTCATGGCTCTGTAGGAGGAACGGATCATGCTACGCGGAACCCCGACTGAAGCTTTGGTGATGCGGCACAAGACCTCCGGTCGAGAAGCCAGCCCCTACGGCTCGGCCCCTTGGACGGGAGCCCAGGGCGACACGGAAGCCGACTGGGAAATGGTCCAGGTGGGATGGACGGTTCGCTGGAACGACGGAACCATCGGCCTTCGGGTGCGGCCTCCCATGGCCTCCCAAGAGGAGGTCGAAACTTTTCTCCGAACCACTGGCCGATTGGAGGCGTAGTACAGTCATGGAAACAACGCTAGACCGAGTGGAATTCGTTCAACGTAGGATCGCTGAGAGGCTGGAGATTGCCAAGACGCTTCGGGAGCGGGCAGCAGGTCTTAATGAAACTGATCCCGAGTCGGCTGAAGACTATCGCCGTCGAGCAGACGACGCGGAGTCTGTAGCTCTGGGTCAGAGGTCTGTTCTTTTGACTCTGTTCCCCCACCTGGATCTATAGCCCAACGATTTTTCCGAACTCTTTCGGCCGGCCGTCGTAGTACGAGCATGACGACCTCAACTGAGAACACCGCCTCCTGGAAGCAACTGGCCGAACAAGCGTGGGACGCTTGTGAGGACAGAGAGTTGACGGTTGACGAAAAGGTGGCCCTGGTGGCGGAAGCCATCACCATCCAGTACCTGGAAAAGAAGGGCTACCGTAGCCTGGATTTCGCTTACCTGTCTTCCTGCTCTTGCCTCTCCGTCCGAGAGATGTCGGCCATCTGCCGCCATCATCTGGACAAGGTGGCTGCTCACCTCGGTGGCATCGCCCTCTCCTACCGCAAGGGCGAGTATGAGGGCAGCGGGCGCGGCGCCTTCGGTCGACTCAGTGGCGGCCGCCGAGCCCATTACAGCAAGCCTGGCCTGGTCATCGGTTGATTTCTCCGAACTCGCACCCTCCGAAGAGCGTAGTACGACCATGAACACCACGACCACGATGAACTACGAATCCGCTGCCCGCCAAGTCCGACAGGCAGCCCGCACCGCAGCGTATCACACGGACGTCCGATTCACCTACGCAGACGTGGCCGCCATGTGCGTTCCTGGCCTCTCGCCCCGCTTCATCTGCGAACAGGCAGAGCTGGCCGGCTTCCCCTGCTGGACCTCAGCCCCCGACGAAGCCTGGAACCCCTGAAATGCTGGCTGGCTACAAGGTCCTATGATCTCGCCGTCGAGCCTCCCACCCACTCAAGACCACGCCACCCTTTTCGACACAGCAGCTCCGAAGGGGCTCCGCCCCCAAGCCACTCCGTGTAGCGGCGAACACCAAGAGGTTGCCGTCCAACTTCTCCAGTTCTTCGATCAGCTCGCGCACCGTTAGTTGTTGCTTCATACGATAGATGGAGCCCGAGCCACCGAGAATGGAAGCCGGAATCGACTGCCCGGTGTATCTTGCCCCCATGAGCCGACTACCTCGCATGGGGAACGAACCCCTTCCCACCAACGAGAACATCCGTCGTAACTTCCGGTGTTCTCTTGGGTGGCACGACACCGAAGAAGTATCCGAAAGGCACGTCGCCGTCGACCCGCCCCCGCCAGATCACCCACCCTACCCGTCTCACAACCACATTCATGTCAAGCGGCACAAGACCGTGTACCCTGTCGTGGGCTTCAACGAGACGATTTTTCGGTGCCGTCGGTGCAACGAGAAGTGGATACAGCGAAGGGCAGTGCACGGAAACGCGGAGACGCGCACCTGGTGGGACACCATCCAGCTCCCCATCAATGGGATCGAGCTGCCGGAGATTGTACTTCCTCCGTATGCCGTCGACTTGCTCACGTGGCACAGCGTTGACAACACCACCGCTAACATCCCGTTCCTCACCCCTCTGTTGGTCGTCGACCATAACGGCTACCTCGATCTGTACCTTTTCAACGGCGAGTGTCAGTGGCTTCGGTATCGGAAAGGTGGCCGTGTGACGCCGCCCACCCACTGGATGCGCCCCCCAGACGTCTTCGTCAGCCACGACCCGAGCGAAGGACCTCCGGAGCCCGACAATGTCTGATCTGTACTCTGCGGCCGACAGGCTGAACGAATTGATCAAACGAGCCGAGCATATCTTCGGAACCATTGGTGTGTCTGGAGATATTTGGCTGACGTTCACCGCCACTGTCAGTGGTCGACTGGCCTTCAAGAAAGTCCGTCACGAGTGGAAACTCATGTGGATCGTCGGTGACAATGAGTCCCCCTTGACCAACACAAGCCTGGAACTACGCCTGTTCACCGTAGGCTATCTGCCGAATCTGTATGAAACAATCATACGTAACCGGCAGAACATCACGAAGGACATCGAGGGAGCCAACGCCTCCTTGGAAGCCTTCCTGGACCGCATCGAGGAATCCAGCAGTGTTCACTGATTTCAAGCCCACCAAGCCGGTCGAATACCGTCAGATCCTAGAGGGTAACTTGCCGGCCGGAGTCACATCCGAACCCATGCATGACTTCAATGGGCTGATCGAGGGGAGCACCCGCCTCATCGGGTTCGGGGCAACACTCATTGCTCAACGGATCGACCTCCCCGGCCTGGGAGACCTCGTCCAGTTCGAGCCCGCCGACCAGCTGGAGTCAGACAAGCGAAGGAACCGCTTGCTGCAAGCCCTCGCCGATCACTTCAGGACGGAGATCCGGAACGTGAGCGGGGACACGGTTTTCCAGCATGTCACCTGGGAGGACGTCTACATCCTCGGGTTCTACGATGCCAGTGGGCGGGGTTACTTCACCAGTTGGACTGGTGATGCGCCCGTCATCCACGTCGTTGTCACAGGGTGTCGCCACACCATCCGCGACCCCTTCCCCTTCTTGGCAACGCACGTGCCCTCGGGAGCGGGGATTCATTCCATTCCGCCCGGATGGGATGAGAAAGACTACGCGGAGGAACTGGGAGGTGTCCGGGCCTTTGGCTGGTACCTCCCCGGAACTGTGCGCCGTACACAGTCTCGGGGCTAGTTGGGCTTGGGCTTGACGTACCCGCACACGGGGCAGGTATCTACGAAGACCCCATTCCCTAGGAAGGGGTGCAGCGTCGCTTCGCAAAGCGGTTTGGTGGGCGGCCTTCGAGCCGCTGCCCGAATCCTGCCCACCATCACACGGGACATGCAACTCATGCACATGTGAACACCTTCTTTGGTCACCAGAACCTTTTTCGTCTCACCACATTTTTCGCAGGCCATACTCGAACCATACACCGGAGGCAGTCATGCCAGTTTGGGTAGTTTTGCATGAAACCGCTCGCGTGGGCGACACGATTCAGATCAGGGACAACCCGCCCAGGTGGGTCGCAGAGGTCGAGATGAAGGTACCTATCGGCACTCAGTTGCTCAACCGAGACATCCGCAGGGACAATCTTCGATGGCCCTTCCTCAATCCAACACCACTGTTGCCGGAGGTTCCCCTCTGCCACGCGCGTCTTGTGGCTAGCCCGCCAAACCCTGTCGGTGTATGTTGGGCGTGTGACGCCAGCTAGGAGCAAGCCGTGCCAACCCTCTTCTGTGTTGACTGCTACGCCCACAACGACAAGCCGCTCATTGTCGAATCTCCCGACGATAAGCTCACGATCAAGTGCGACCGAACCTGTGATGGAGACGGCCCTGTCACGGACGAAGACGGGCTGAGGAAAATCCGACGAGACAAGAATCCAAAGAAGACAACGGCGCCGGTGTAGGGTTCCCTCATGGGAACCTTCAACGCCACCTGCTGTGTGTCCAGTCTGCCAATCCTCGAAGGCGAGCCCGCCGTAGAGATTCTCCTCCTGCCCGGCAGGACTCACCCACACAAGGAAGCTTGCTTTCCCACCCTCGGAAGCTACTCTGGGTCCAGTCACGGTCCCGGGTCCTTCTACCGCCCATTCCTGTGGCCCATCCACGGGATCTATGGAAGTGCCGGCTCTCTGTTCGCTGAGTACGAGGACGACCCCCAGCCCACGGTAGCAGTTCCCGAGCTGTTCGAGCGTCTCCTGTTTCAGTCGCTGAGGCACACCGCCGAGATGATTCCGGAAGGGGACTCGCCCGAGTATGTCCAGTGCGAGCCTATGTCGCTGAACGAGCTGCTCAAGCGAAGGGCCTACTTCCACCATCCTGTCAAGATCGACACCTCGTTCGGGTGGATGCCCCTGTACTCAACTCTCGTTCGCAAGGACATCTGGGACGCCCTCCAGGGCCTCGCTTTCGAAGAGATCCATGAAGGGGCTGAGGAGTACCTCCGCGACATGAAGAAGCCGGCGGGTCTGGCAGAAGCTCTCAGTCGAACGGCGTCGCTGGAGGGGTGGGACAACATGTTCTGCCATGTGTTGTATCCGTACGGGATAGTGGGCATCGACAGGCACCTGCTGGAAGTGCCCCTGCAAGACGCCCAGAAGGTCGTTGCTGCCCTCGTCGAGCTGCTCCACGTCGACGCACACATGGACTTGCTCCGGAAGCACTGGGGGCCCATGACGGGGGCGGGGAGCCAAGATGACGAGTTCGACGCCCACGTCCGGTTTGCCGACATCGTTCGGAAGATTGCGGTCACCAAGCGTGACGAATTGTCCGAACGATACTGACCGACCAGCGTAGTAGAGCTATGGATATCGAGAAGCTAGCGTCCAGGCCGAACGTCCAGGCCGAAGCTGTCGTAAACTTCCTGTCGTCCCTCGAAGGGCTCACCTACCAAGAGGCCGTCGCGAACTGCGAGTGCGACGCCCAGTCCTACGGGTGGAATCACGAGACCTCTGGGGCCATCCGGGAAGGGCTCGTCCAGCACTACTTCCGCGACAATCGCTGAGTCCGGTGTATGGTCCAGGCCATGACTAAGTGGATCAGCACCAAGGACAAGGACAAGCTACCCGAACCAGGAACGGGCGTTCTCGCCCTCATAGACGGAGTCCCCACGACCATGAAGTGGGACGGCATTCAATGGGTACGGGAAGGGGGCTTCCCCTCTCCCCCCACTCACTGGATGCCTCTGCCCGAGCTACCGAAAGGGGTGGTTGGCAAGTACCCGAAGACTCCGAAGGTCAAGAAGCCTCCCAGGGCCAAGGCTACATTTCTGCTGGTGTTTCAGGCCGTTCTCGCTGCGTCGGCCGAGGGGCCGTCTACTATCTCTGGCATCGATCGGTACCTCACTCGTAAGGGCGTCAATCTGTCGTCAGCAAGTCGCATCCTCAAAACACTGCATCAATGCAACATTCTCTCGGAGAGCGAGAGCCGCTACGCCGTCGCCCCCGAGGCACGCTTCGTCTACGAATGGCTTGAGGGCTTGACCCGCCCCCTCTCCCTAGAAGCCATTCGGCGGGCAGGAGAGGCCCAATACGGCTCTCGAAAGATGGACATCATCATCATCGCTCTGCACGAGGCCGGGATACTCCAGTACGTCGAGCACGACAGCAATGAAATCAAGGGATTTTTGATCAACGGGGTGGAACCGACCTTCCAAGACGAGGCTGGAGCCGAAACGATCGAGCCCCTGATCTTCAAAATCCTCACCACGAGGAAACTCACTCAGAAAGAAGCGATCGTCCGATTCGTGCACGTAGGGAGCGGAGCTTCGTTCGTGTCAGTCCTGAGCTACTGCGACGGGTTGATCGACAAGGGCATCGTCGCTCGGGATGACTTCGGACAGTGGCGGTGGGTCGGGAAGCCTTCCAGGGTCCGGGAGGGTGCGGACACGCCGCCCATGTGGCGGGTAGAATCAGTTCTCGCCCCTGAGCCTGCTCTTGAGCCACCCGCCCCGGATATCTCTGAATCGTGGAAGGCCGCCATTCAAAGCGTCCACCCCAACGACCTGTTCGTGATCTTCCGCTACCCAACGAACGGCCACATTTCTCGTATCCAGCGCATCCCGGGGGACACTCCCGTGTCCAAGCTGTCGGTCGAGTCGCGATCCGAATACATGACCGGCTACCAAGTCAGGTTCATGTTGTATTCCACCGCAGAAGCCCTAGGGCACGTCTTCCGAACTCCTGGCGCGGAATTCGATCTGCATACGCCCTGACCGGTGTATGGTCCAGGCCATGAAGCAATTCAGCCTTGAGTTGTTCGCCAACGCCTTCACGCTCGTGGAAGCCCAGGAGAGCTTCGTGCACATCGTCATGGGGCACCCTCAGAGCCTCAAGGCCATGGTTGCGATCATCAGCGCCATCCAGAAGGATGCCGTGAAACATAGGACCGTGTGGGACGCCCTCATCGTCGAGAACGAAAGCATGCGTCGCGGCGTTCTTCATCTGAGGTCGAGCATCTACAGCCGCCCCAAAGTAGCATCCCTCGCAGTGCCGGGCCCGGTCATCGAGGCGAGCCTTCAGCAGCTGACCAAACTGCCGGTAAGGCTGGACGAACACCCCGGGAGTCATTGGACCCTCAAGGTAGACTTCAATTGACGCTGATTGTTAACGGCCACCCCGCTTCTCTGACCGAGTGGCTTGCAACGCAGCACTCTGACCCCAAGGTTCAAGTTGCGGCCGGCTGGATGATTATCGAAACAAGGCTACGGCACATGATCAAACCAGGCAGCATCTATCAGCATTTCAAGGGCGAATACTACTACGTCGTCGGTCTGGCAAAGCACAGCGAGACGGGCGAGGTCATGGTTGTCTACCGGCACTCAGGACAAGCTGACGTGGAGAACGAAGACGGCACTCTGCGAAAAGTCTTCGTGAAACCCGGCCCCTACCACGAGACATGGGTCCGCCCCCTGTCCATGTGGGCTGAACCCACCGACCGGTGGCCTGATGGCATCACTCGGCCACGGTTCGTCCTTGTCGAGGAGCCATGAGGGAATCGCTCAAGAACTTCGCATACCTCCTCGCACTGGGGGCTATCGTCCTCGTGTCAGCAGCCCTTGCCCTGCTACTGCACCGTGGGTGCGTACAGTTCATGTTGTCGTGAACCGAATCTTTGCCCCCTACATTCCATTGACGTGTGGCTTGACCCCCAGCCCTACCAGGAGGACGTTCAACGTGAGCAAGGAGCCAAAGAAGCCCAAGGGAGCTATGGCCGAAGCCCGCAAGCGACACCTCAACCAGCAAGCCGCTTCCGATGCCCTCAAGAGGCTCAGGGAAGGGTTGGAGGTCGACGTGACTGCCTTCGGCATCGACCGCAAGCTTGCCACCTTCCACGTAAGGCCCATCGAGCACGGAGAAGACCCGGCCTTGTGGGAGCCCTTCCCCGGTCAGCTTGTGCTGTGCGTGTGTGGGCGCCGCCTCCGCGTCATGCATTATGTCTGGAAGGATGGCTTCAACGTGGCGGATTGTCGTGACGTCATACGACTCCCGGAAGAGCAGATCTACGGGGTCGTGGACGACAAGAACCGCTGAACCACCCGGTGTGCCTTCTTGGCTTCCAGGTCGGACTCCATCTTGTCCAACGCCTCGTAATACTTGGGCGACTCGGCCAAGTGATCCAAGACGATCTTCTCAGCCAGCTCACGATCCTTCGTATGCTCCAACTCGACCTTGATCCCCTTCTCGATGGTCTCTTTGGGGAAGTCCTTGGCCGAGACCCCTTCTTTCTCCGCCCGGCCGCCAGGATTGACCTTGGACCGCTCGTTCATGGCCCACAGAGAAGCGTAGGCATAGATCTCGCTCTCCAGGACATGGGCATCCAAACCCAGATCCTCCGCGAGCTTGTGCACCTTCGAATCGTCGATGGGCTTGCCCTTGGCGTCGGCAAGAAGGTCAATGACCTTCTTTCGTCCCTCGTCCGTGAGCTTGGCAGTCTTCATATCCAACCCAAGCAACAAGAAGATCTGGTGTACCTTTCCGGGTAGTCGTCCGTTCTGCGATCGAAAGAGTGAGCACTTCCGTACCCGATGGCCGTATTCTAATGCGAGGTCGACATGAAATTATGCCAAAACCACTGGGATGAGCTGGTACAAGCCATCAAGGACAGGGGTCTATCCAAGCTCAACTCCACCACCTCCAAGGAAGCCATGCGTCGAATGGTCGACTCTGTGGGCGAGCAGGCCATTACGGCGAGCAACTTCGACCCCCTGATCAACGCCAACATGGCTATCTGGAGCAACTCCATCGAAGTCGTTGGCTTGGAAATCCTACAGCTTGAAGGCTGCCCCGTGTGCTTCCTGATCGAAAACTGCGGGTGCGGGAGCGACGACTGCGAATACCGCAAGTGGGTGGGGTACGCAGCCGATGACCAAGTGGTCGAAGCAAAGAAGCACGGCTTCGTAGGCGACAGGTGACCTCTCCTTACCGAATTCCGGCCGGTCCCTCTCAGCCCGTCAGGAAGGTACATGAGAGGCCCGTCGAGGCCGCGAGGTACCGAAACGCCTCCGAGATGTTTGAGTCGATTCTGGGGGCCGTACGGCGGCACGGTGGGCCGGTTTTGACTTGGACCGACTCTCGCCTGTGGGGACTGTTCTACGATATGCCCCACGCAAGGCTCAGATGGGCCATCGCTCCACACGACATGGCCCGCAGCTGTCCCGAACACCTCCGACCCTATCTCAAGACCGACGGGGGGTTAGCCCGCATCGCGGCTGCACTTTCATGCGGAACCGACCGCCCTGGTGTATAATGGGGGCATGAACCGTCGAGACTTCTCGAAAGCCCTCGTGGCCGCCCCCGTCATCGCCACCACTTCCCAGACGGCCTTCGCCTTCATGGAGAAGCCTGTGAAGACGGCCCCGCCCGAGCCTCCTCTTGAGCCCCCTTCCAGCTGCACCATCATCGTCAATCCGAGAGATGGCAAATTCGCTACGGAATTTGAGATATGCGTCGAGCAGGCGTTCAAAAACTTGCAGCCGGAAGACGTCGACGGCCCAATCTACTTTGATCCCAGAACCATGTACAACAAGCCGTGGCTCATGGTTCCGGGGCTCAAGGACAACACCCTCACTACACCCCCGGATGTCATCTTCAGACAGCGTCGATTCGACATCATCGATCGAGCCGTGGACCTGCGCCTCTCCCAGTACGGCAAGGTCGTGGGCTTTCGCCCGACGGACATCAATGAGTGGCATGCCCGCCGGAAGGCCGCCCGCCAGTTTCTGCTGCGTGTCCTCGTCACGTTCCGAATGAGGTAACCCGTGTTCTACGGACCAGTGCTCCCCGAATTCAGGCACATCAAGTGCGGGCAATACAAGAACCCGGTCAGGATGTTCAAAGACATCCTGGTGGCCGTCGTAGCGACCGAGGGCGAACATCCCGTCTTGTGTTGCGACGACCCTACCAACAAGCTCATGGGCTTCACCACGTACGCGATTCGAGACGGCATGCAGTACGAGTGGAAGTGGTTCATCCACATCAATGACTTCGTTCGATACTCCCGGTACAACGCGGAACTCTGCAAGAAGTTACTCAGCTGTGAAGACCGGGTTGAAATCGCCGCCACCCTCTCGAAAGGCCAGATGCCCTCATGAGCGACAACCTCCGCACCGACCCTCTCATACAGCAGGCCGTCGAAGAGACGAACCGATGGTTTAATCACAAGCGGGCCCGTCTCATGGTCCACGGCACCGTAAAAGAGAAGGCCGACCTCCAACGGCTTATCGATGGTATGGGCCCTGATGAGAGGATGCGGTTCCTACGTGATGTCCAGTTCGTCAAGGACGCTCACCAGCGGAAGCTCCGCAAGCGGCCATACTGCAATGGTCTCGAAGGGCTCGACCCCGAGTGCAGGGAGCTTGCTGAGGCTCTCAACGATCAGCCGGGAGTCGTGACCATCGGGTCTTGCTCCGGCCACGGGAAGCGGAACTTCTTCATCAGCTTCAAGATTGCGCCCGACATGAACGAAGACTATGCCTCCGACCTCGCTCGCCTCCTGTCTGGCCTAGAGGATGACCCCTCCTTCCGCCAAAGCTGGAGGATCGAGGCCAATTACACAAATGGTGTCTGGTTTGCTCTCCTTGGCCCCAAGGGAGCCTCGGGCGACGGCCTAGCCAAAACCCTCCGTCGACGAGATCAAGACGCTTCTGAGGGCACGTAGCGGTGTATGCTCCCATCCATGAGCAGGGAATTCATCAACGGTCAGATCGCTGAGAAGGCAAAGATCGCATCTCAGCTCATCACTGAAGTTCTGGCCGAGATGCCAGACGAGTTCCTCGAAGACCACCAGAAGAACCTCAGCGAGGGGTGCGGCTCCCTTCAGCTCATCCACCACCTCCTCCGGCAACAGGACAAGAAGTGAGCCAAGACCTGAACCTCGCGGTCGTTCGGAAAGCTGCTCCAGCCCTGCTGAAGGGCCTGCGCCTCGCCACGTCTTACGCAGCAACCGCCGACGAACGCCTGTATCTTCAAAGCCTCACCTGTCAAGTCCAGACATTCATCGACACGCCCGAACCGACGTACGCCAAAGTCACCGTGCTCGCTCGTGACGGAGTCCCGGAAAAGTAATGCACTCGCGACCATCCCATTGCTTCGACTGCGACAGCAACACCACCCTCTACTCCGTCCATGACCACGTGTGGCTCAAAGCGTGGCCCGACTACCAAGAGGACAAAGCTCGGGTCGTGACTCGCTACGGGGAGTACATTGTGGACGCGTACGAGGGTACGAAGCGCCACCCAATGAACTGCCTGTGCCTCTGTTTCGATTGCCTGGAGAAGCGCCTGGGCCGCCCCCTCACCATCGACGACTTCGACGGCACCCGAGCCAATGACGGCATCCGGTTCGGCCACAGCCTCGCTCAAATCAATAGGGGACGCCCCCTGAAGGTCATTCCCCTGGAAGATCTGCCGAAGGCTGCCTACAAAATCCTGCTCCTGCACAACTGTGAGTTCGCTATCGACGAGGAACTGACCTTCCTCCAAGGCGACGAGGTCGACTCTCTCTGGTTCATCAACCACGACTACCCCGACGCCAAGATCGCCCAGCGATGGGATGGGGCCGAGTGGTGCGCCACGGACTACGACGTCCTGGTTCGGTCCCTGCCAAAGACTACGCTGGAACTGCGCCATCTACACCACCCACTCCTCGACGAGGCGGAGACATGAAAGCCCACTACATAGCCTTCCCTCGGTTCAACAGCATCACCAGCAAACGCCGAACCGTCATACACATTCCGTACCTCCAGGACCCCATTCTTCGGGCCCAGAACCCCAAGCCAGGCGATTGGATCCTTCCTTCTAACGCCGACGCTGACGTCAACGCCCGGAAGATCGGCCCCTTCATGCGGGTCACCACCTCCGAGGTCGGCTTGCTCACCGACTTCCTGAAGCGACGCGACGAACTGGAACGGCTTGATACGACGCTTCCGAAGTATCTGGACTCATGGCGGAAGGCCCACGGCGATTACTACAACACCCCTGCTATCCGCCTCGAAGTCGAATACCCCGGCATGCCCACCGACGAAGAAACCGTCGAAGAGCTGTGCAAGCAACTGCACTTCGTGGATGCCATAAAGCTCCAAGAAGACGCGCGTGTCCTGAGGGAGATTGAGGCCGTCGTCGCAGGTGGGGCGCCATGACAGCCTGCAAGCATTCGTGGGAACTGTACGGCAACCATCCGCCTGGTGAGGACCGGGAGCGCTTCTGGAAGTGCGTCTCGTGTGGCATCATCGGCTATCGGTGCGGGAGCAGGAGCACCCGCACGATCAAGTGCCACGTCAAGGGCTGCAACAACCTCGCAGTCAACCGGATGTGGGGCCGGGACTACGCCGGCCGCCTCAAGTGGGTCTGCCAAAAGCATAGTGACAGCAACGATCTGGTGGTTACGCCTTGAAACACGTTCAACAGCCGAGGGATTCTTCCTTGTGTGGGCACGCTGTGCTCGCCATGGTCTTAGGCTTGTCTCTCGACGAAGCTTGCGATCGTATGGGCCACCGCCACGGCACCCGGACACGTGAGCTGGTCAAAGCCCTCGGGCCTGCTGCCCTCGACACCAGCCTCACCCGCATCTCCCGTCGCCACCCTATGCCCCACACTTGTGTCCTCAAGGTTCGCTGGAACGGATCGCACCGATCGCACTTCGTCCTCAAGGTGGACTCCGACATCCACGACCCCGTTCTGACTGGTCCTGTGACCCTCGAAGGCTGGTCGCAGGTGCTCAAGGAGTCCGGCCGGGTTACGAGTTTCTTGCCGGTTCGGCGCGTAACCGAGTGGGATATCTACTTCCAAAGTCTCGCAGACAAGGTCCGCACCAGGGCGGAAATCAAGGATCTCGTTGAATCTGTCCTACTATAGGTCCAACATGGCACGCAAACTCACATACTGCTCATTCGCCAACGAAACCAAGTGTCTTGGAGTCCTCATCTTGGAAGGCTCCCTGGACCCCGTGGAGGCGGCTAAAATCGCGCGTGCGAAGAATCTGACTCCGGAAGGTCGAGGGCAGCTCATAGCCATGCCCTGCACAGAGACGGATTCAGATGTGCCACCCAAGTTGTTCGAGGCCATGTGGGAGAATCGCGACAAGCTCCTCACTGGTTACGAGGCCCGAGAACTGTTCGACGCAAGGACCGTCGAGGAACTCGACGCGGAGTCAGACGATCTGGCCTAGCTGGTGTAAGATCCCCGTATGAGCGCATACAGGGAACAGCCCTACAACGAACACGAAAAGGTCTGGGACGCTTTCATCTGCAAGCGGATAGGCCACAGAATCCAAGGTAACCGGTGCCTCCGGTGCGGGGCCGCCGGCATCATGCTCATTCGGCCTCACCGATTCCCCATGCTTGAAAGTGAGAGTGTCGCCGACGTCAGGGCCATCGAAGACGCCGCCACGTTCGAGAACCTCCCATGAAAGTCGTCTGCCTGTCCGATACACACGGCTGCCACCGCCGAATCTACGTGCCCCCAGGGGATGTGCTCATTCACGCGGGGGACTTTACCTGTTCGAACAGCTACGAGGATCTCATCGACCTTGACGAGTGGTTTGCCGACCTTCCCCACCCCTTCAAAATCCAGGTCGCCGGGAACCACGACCGTTGCTTCGAGAACCGCCCCTGGTGGTCCCTCAACAACCTCACGTCCGCCATCTACCTCCAGGACCAGGCTCACGTGATCGGCGGGGTCAAGTTCTACGGGTCCCCCTGGCAACCGCACTTCTGCGATTGGGCGTTCAACCTCGAACGAGGCCAGCCCTTGCGGGAGAAGTGGCAGCTCATCCCCGACGACGTGGACGTGCTCATCACGCACACGCCTCCTGCGAACATGCTCGACACCAACTCGAAGAACAACCGGATGGGCTGCGAGGACCTGCGGGAAGCCGTTCGTCGAGTCCGCCCCAAGTTCCACGTCTTCGGCCACAATCACGAAGGCTACGGAACCGGTACGGACGGCACCACGACCTTCATCAACGCGTCCATCTGTACCGCCTTCTACAGCCCAACCAACGATCCCATCGTCTTCGAGATATGAACCTGCTGGTTGTCATCGTCCGCGAGGGCGTCGCTGAAGTGACCGAGTTCGAGGACGATGACACCGCCCGGACCTTCTTCGACGAACACGCCCAGCAGTGGACCGAGTCCTTTCTGTGCCGCGTGCTCGCCGGCCCAGGTCGGCCTGTCGACGCCACGGAAGCTCGCCTGAGACTGATGCAGGGTGTCTGGAATGCGGCCCTGGAAGAGGCCGCCAAGGCGGTAGACGAGGCCGATCGGCCGACCATCCTCGGGCTGAGGCGCGGTCAACGAATCTCGCGCTGATAGCTCTCCAGGATGACGTAGATTTCAAGAGCCTCCAGAGCCACCTCCCACGTAGGGCGTTCATCCTCCGCTGCCTCCGCCAGGCAGATGGCATTGTGAACGTACGCCTTCACGTCTTCCTTGCAGCATCCCATACGAACTGCCGCATGAAGGCGGGCTCGGTACTCTTCTCTGTGAAGTTGAAGCTGCTGGGCATCGGTAGTCATGCTCGTACTACGGTGGTCAGGGACCAAGGTTCGGACAAATCGGTGTATGGTCGAAGGTATGGAAACCAAAAACCCGCTCGATCCGCCCCTGTATGTAGTTTGCGACGCCAACGGCGAGTGCAAAGGGATCTTCACCGACGGAGACGAGGCCGGCAAGTGCGCCGATTACCATGGGGCCAACGTCTCCGAGCACTTCTTCACTCTCAACCGATTCACCTCTCCAGACATGGTGCTGCTCCAACCTACGCGCGTCGACACTTCGATGGCTATCCGGGACGCTCTGCTCGAACACGTCCAGGCCGATATCCGCGAGCCCCCGAGCTGCATCCCAACCAACATCGTCAAGGAGAGCCACCCGCAATGGGACAACGGCGATATCGTGTCCGTCTGGGAAGCTCTCGTTGACAACCAGGTAGTCCACCAAATCACAAACGGCGAGGGCTGGTACGTCAACCCGAACCGACCTGTTTCCCCCTGGGCGCCATGAGCAACCTTCTACCCATCCTGCAAAGGGTCGAGCCGTACGGAGAGGGAGACAGGATCCCCTACCAAGTCCCGAACGATCCCGACGGCGGCGCTTTCATCATCGGTGAGGAGGGGGACAACATCCTGCATGTTCAGAAGCCCAAGACAGTCCTCATCCCTCGAATCGAGATTGCCGTCCCGACGGGAGCCCCCGAAGCTGTCCGGAAGAACCAGTATGGCCGGACCGTCAACAACTACATCGAGCAACTTCTATGGGCTGCCGTCCTCCAACGGACGATCACTCGACCGGACGGGACCGACTTTCTGACCAGCGTCCCAGAAAGCCGGGTGCTCGTGGCCTTGCGTCTCCAGCTCAAGCCCTCGGACAACCTCATGTGGCTTCTTGCCAACACGCAACGCGCCCTTGATGCTGCCGCTCGGATCGCCACCGAGTTCCGGGCCTCGATGTCAGGCCCCATGGAAGTCATGCAGATCACCGGCACCCTTCGAGGTCGTTCCGACCCCAAACCCCGAGACATCATCATCGGTACCACCAACCCCGTCGGCTACTACCTCGAACCGAATCAGCCCTGCACGGTCAAGGGCGAATTGGAGCACGAAGTCCATGACGGACACGGCTGGCTCCTGTACCCAGGCAAGGTGGCGGCCATCGAACTCGTCTCGGTGTAAAGTCTTCGCATGAACAAGGACCTCGAAGACCTTTTCAATCAGGACATCGACACCAATGACATCTTGGACGGTGTCGCCCGAAAAGTCCTATCCCTCCCGGGAGGGGCCCGCCTCGCTGCCGAGACAGCGACCAACTATCTCAAGCAGGTGATGGCTGATGGCCCGGAAGACAGCACCACGATCACCCTGCCCCGCCGGACCATCAACCGCCTCGTCATTGTCCTCGAAGGTTTGGCCTTGTACGCCGACGACAGGCCGAAAGGCGAGGCGTAGAATCCAGTAGCACTGAATCTCCGGCTGACGGTCAGAAAATTCCGAACCCTTGTCCGTGCCTGACGTAGTACAGACATGGTCACAGAATCAGACCTCCTAATCCACGGGCTCTCGAAAGCTTCCAGCGAAGCCTACACGAAAAGCTGGAAAGAGTTCGAGACCTGGTGCCAGGCGAACGGCAGATCAGCCCTCCCGGCCTCTGTCGAGACCATGGTGGAGTTCATCAAGAGCCACGAAGAGAAGTGGTCCGCTTCCACCCTGAGCCGAGCTGCGGCCGCCATCGCCAAGATCCACGTCCTGTACGGGGCCAGGTCCCCTGTCCAAGACGAGGCCAAGTTCATCCTCAAGAGCTTGGAAGCACAGCAGGAGCCCAACAGCAAAAAGGCCCTCACGAAAGACGAGTTCGAGACACTAGTTAGGCACACGAGCGGGCAGTCCCTCAAAGACATGCGGGACAAGGCTATGCTCCTGTTGGGCGTCTACACGGGCATGCCCATCGATACCCTGGTGGCCCTGCAAACAGAGCACATTGTCGAAGACAACGGCCGTTGGACCATCGAGGTCGACGACTACCGGGTCGACTTCGACTTTGCTGTTGAACCCATCCCAAGCTTGTCCGCTTGGCTGAACTTCGCGAACATCGAAAAAGGCTACGTTTTCCGCAATGTTCGGAAGAATGATACGCTGGGAGAGGGCAGCATCGGCTCGCGCCAGGTCAACCGCCTGCTCAAGAACCTTGCCACCAAAGCGGGGCTCGACGCCAAGGGCATCTCCTACGATTCGCTTCGTCGGAGCTTCCAGAATTCGGTCGGGCAGAAGATCGCCGTGGTCGTCCAAAAAACGGTTCGGCCCCGGACCTCTCCCAGCCTCCAGCGAGCCCTCTCCGACCTGGTCGAAGTGAAGGCTCAGGAAAAGCAGCTCCTCCAGGACTGGGTCGAAGCCTCCGAACGTGCTGAGGCCCTAAGCAAAGAGCTGAACCTCGTCACGGCACAGCTCCAGCAGATCCGTCAGGCCACCCAGGCCCACACGGTCACTGCGGACAGCAGCACACAAGACCTTCTCCGGTCCCTACTCTCCGGCTCGAAAACCCCCGAGGAGTGCCTTCAGCTCCTCGCCACGGCCTATCCCGAACGGATTGTGGTGCTGCCCTCAGCCGTGGCCTCTGCCCAGAAGGCACGCGCCTTCCGCTTCACAGACAAGCTGTTGCAGCTCTTCGATAAGCTCGCAACCGTCTACTTCGAGGCCCTGGCCTCAGGGAAGGGAGATACCGGCGCATACGCCTACATGGGGTGGAGCTATGCCGCCAACGACAGCTTCGGAAGCGCGTCCGCCAAGAAGCGGCGGGTCTTCGAATACAAGGGCCAAGACATCCTCATGGAGAAGCACCTGCGGATCGGTCAGAAGCCCTCCCCCTCCGAAACCATCCGCGTCCACTTCGAGTGGATCGCCCCCGAGAAAAAGATCGTCATCGGCTGGTGCGGCCGCCACCTGGAGTAAATCCATGTACAACGAATTCGACTCCCTTGTTGAACAACTCCGCGACATGCAGCGGAACTCGAAACTCACCCTGGCCGTCGATGTTGGCCGGCTCATAGTCGATAGGATCTTCGGCGGGGACTACAGCATCCTCAAGCAGAACGGACACGACCATGTGAGCTTCCGAAAGCTCGCGGCCCACCCCAAGCTGCCGTTCTCGAAGTCCACCCTGTGGCGGTATGTTGGCGTGAGCGAGCTGGCCCAGAACTTCCCCTGGGTCATGCAGGCCAACGCCCTGACCACCGCCCACCTCATTGCCGTGCTGGGACTCCCGACCTCCGAACAGAAGCGCTTTCTCCGGGACTCCCTGAAGAACCGCTGGACAGCCAAGGATCTACGAAAGCAGATAGGGAAGCCCATCGTTCCCAGGGCCAACCCTGTGGACGTGTTCCTTCAGAAGCTCGAACGTGCCCAGTCCGAACTGCCCCAAGACATGACCGACCTCGACCGGCAGCGAGTGATGAAGGCGCTTCAGAACACAGGAGACTGGTGCTACCGAAGCCTCGCCTCCCTCTCTGTCCTCTCTGAACAGAAGCAAGCTGCCAACACCTGACTGTGGTATAGTTCGGAGCCATCATGTTCTACGGAAGCCCCGCCATCAGCCTTTCAAGTACCCAACCTTGGAGGCTGCATGCACGTCAATCATCGACGGAAGAATCATCCCCCCTGCGTCTCTCACGTGTGGCCTAGCGCCAAAGAGGCTCGCAAGATGCTCCATCGTGCCTGCCGACGTACCGAGAAGCTCCGACTCCGCTTGGGAAAACCCCAAGCCCACCTCACCTCCCGCAAGTGCCCCTGCTGCGGCTTCTACCAATTCCTGCTGTCCTAGCTCGGTGTATGATCCAGCCTCAACCTGGAACACACCTCAAGGAACATCATGAACACCAGCGTAGAAAGCATCCGTGAAGCGGAAGACCTTCGAATCCTCAAGGTCGTAGACAGTGAAGTCCCGGCAGAGGCACAGGCGCCCGAACCCGATCCCATCCGCAAGTTCTGGGCGCACGACCCACCCTCTGACAACGGTGTCAAGGGACACCCGCGCACCCTCATTGCCTTCACCGTCAAGGACAACAACGTCACCTACGCCGCCGTCACTTGGAACCCCGTCGAGAAGTTCGACCGACACCATGCCATGCGCCGCGTCCTCGGCCGCCTCAACTGCCCCAAGCGACAGCGTAACATTCCCCTCGTCGCCAGCCTCGGTGCCCACAAGACCATCCTCAAGGACATCCTCGCGCGAGATCTCCAGAACCGCCGCACCGACACCTACCGTTTCCGGGCCTGCAACTACACCCAGGGGCACCAGAAGTTCGCCGTATGACGGACTTCCGCCCATTCCCCTGCACGGCCTGCGGAGCCACCGTGAGCCTCGCCGCCGGCAAGGGGCGTACGCGCCTCATGGCCCCCGGAGTCGAAAGCCCCATCCCGGAGGACTTCCTCTTGCCCACGTGCGAGGAGTGCGGGGAGATCTTCTATTCCCCTGAGTTTTCAGAGCCCTTGGACCAGCTCATCAAACAAAAGGCCCCCTAGCCGTTTGTAGGGAGCCTCTGCGAAACGCAACACGACAAGCATACACCGACAATTCGACCGAGCGGGCGATTATTTGTCTCAGACAAGTCCGCTGGCCCGTTTGTAGAGCATGAAGCCCTTGATCATGTTCTCGCTTGTCGTTCTTCTGCTCGCCATCTCCGCTTGGGCCGCCATCTCCGGATGGGGTATGCCCGGCCTGTTCTACGGCTGGGTATCCGCCTTCAGCCTGCTTACGGCTGAAAGAGTCCTCCGGTCCGTCTCCTGAGGCGGTGTATGGTCCGAGTATGCCTAACTCGGACTTCTGCATCACGTTCAAGGACGGTCAGCCTGTTGCCGCCAAGAGGCTCCCTGACGGGGTCTCCTACGGCATCAGGCACTACAACGATGCCATCGCGGTCGTCATCTCAGCCACGAGCCTTCTAGCCGCCGTCACCGAGGCCACAAGCCTATTGTCTGATGGGGACAACCCGTGAGCACGAACGATGAGCCCCTCCCCGACTTTCGAAACGGCATGTATGTGCGCGTAGAGCGGGTAACATCCGGCACATGGTCCGCTCACCTGATGAAGCCTGTGGGCATGTTCAGGAAGAGCAAGATCGTCCGTTCGGTCCACGGAACATCTGATGTCAATGCCGCTCAAGCCATGCTCGCCTCCCTCAGGGAAGAGGTGTCCGAGCCTACCATGATCCGCGTCATTGCCAGCCAACCCTATACAGCCCTCATCGAACCATGAGCCTTGACCAAGACCACCTCATCATCGTCCTACGCTGGGAGTAACGCCATGCACACCACAAGCGGCCTCGCCAAAGATGGAACCGAATTCCACCTCCACCACAACAGCGACTTCTCAGGCAATGCATCCCTCGTCCTGCACCAACCAGGTACCAGCCACTCCAACGATAAACGAATTGAACTCCCAGGAGAGGTCGTCAAAGCCCTCGCCATGCTCATCGCCGCCGATGTCATCCGAACCGCCGTCCAAGAAGCTGTCGAACTCGCCATCAAGAACACAGTACGATGACCCTCGTCTTCCTCGCCCTTCTGCTGATCGCCATCGTCGCAGTCACGTGCCACGTGCTGTATCACATCGGCTTCGAACGCGGGCACGCCGCCGGCTGCCAGTTCATCATCGAACGTGATGAAGCCATTCGAGCAAACGAAGTACGACAGAACCGAAAGTCCTAGACTATGGTCCTCAAGGTCTCCTGCAAACACGAACTCATTCTCCAAGAGGAATCCTTCACGTGGTGCCGGTCCTGCGGCGCCATCAAGATCAAGGGCCGGTGGCGCCACCCCCACCGCAACCAAACGAAGGGCCAGGACTTCGCGTGCTTCGTCGACCGGGGTATCCCCCTGTCCAAGCACAGTGTATGATCGGGCATGGTCGACATCAAACGCGGAACCTTCTTCGACATAGGTCACGGCGTCACCCTCGAACCCGTCTACTTCGACGGTAGCTTGGAGGCCGTCGAATACACCCACCCGGACAAGGAGGGCAAGCCGTGCGTCGGCTGGGTCCCCCTCAAGCCCCGAAACAAGCTCGGTTGGGACCTCCTCAACGAGGAACCGCTGACCCTGTCCCCCTCCCTGCTATGCCGCCGCTGCGGCCATCACGGATTCATCCGAAACGGCAAATGGGTGCCCGCCTGACTGCCTCGTAAAGGCCCGGCCGGTGTATCTTGGTGTGGTGAGTGATACGACCAAGATCCAAAGCCATCTGGAAAAGAGGCTCAAGGCGATCCAAGGCCGCCACAACTTCAATCCTCGGGTGGGCTCTCGACAGGTCAGAGAACACCCTGAACTCCGTCAGGAGTTCGGAGCTTTCCAAGAGTTGCTCAAGCTCCTGGAGGTGCTTGATCTGGACATCGCTATCCCGTACGACCCCGCTGGACTCGACATCAGAAAAACCACCAAGGTCGAAGCGAAACCGGTGTACGTGTATTTCATGCGAGAGCAGGGTGACCCTATCTGGAAGATAGGATACTCCAGCAACCTGTACCAGAGAAAGGGCGGTGTTCAGACGGGAAACTCCAACTACGTCGGCATCGTGCACAAGATCGCATGCAAGGACGTGGAGGAAGCTCGCTCACGTGAGAAGCAACTACACCGCTACTTCGAGAAGCTCAAGACGCGTCACCACAACAGCTCCGTGAAGGGAGAGTGGTATCGAATCCGACCGTCCGAGGTCACTGCCACTGTCAAACGGCTGAAGACCGAAGGATGGGATTGGTTGAAAGCAGGACGGCCCTCTTGAATGGCCGGAACAAAGGTGGCCTACGACCTATTGAACGGTAGGACCCATGCACATACGCATAACCCAGACGAGATGAACATGACGAAAAAGCAGTATTCGACAGCCCGCAAAGTGTCCAAGACACCCACCAGGAACTTCGTGTACGGAGTGGGCAACAAGGGTGAACAGCCCTTCCCCAAAGATATCATCCAGGACCAGTTGTGGAAGGCCCACGACTACAAGGCAACTGTGCTGTGGAACCATTGCCTGAGGGTCGACGAAGAGACCGCAATCCTGTGTGAGGTCGAACCCCGCCTGACGGAGCTGGACCAGCAAGCCAAAGAGCTGTCCGCTGAAATCAAAACCATGCGGACCGAACTGAACATCCCCAAGGGGTGTCGGGACGACTCCCCCGAGAGTGCAGCCATCAAGGCACTCACAATCCAGCGAAGCAGCATCTACGAGGAGATGTCGACGCTCCGTAAGGCGGCATTCAAGACGATCGAAGGCCCCCAGAAAGAATTCGATGAGGCGCTGGGGCAAGCCCTCTTGAAGATGGCCGCCGAACGTGATCCCAGCTTCGCCCCTCTCCTCGACGGGTGTCCCAAGGACGAAGACCCCGACGAGTTCAAGAAGAAGGTGACTCGGGCAATCAACACCATCGGCCCGCGTAACCCCGAACGGGTTGCCTTGGTCAAACGCATGACTGACGAGATGCTCTCCAGTGACGCGGTTCCCGACTTGATGAAGCGGCTCAAGGAGGTCGAACGGCGCTGCCACGAGAAGAACACCTTGGCACGCAATAACTCCGGGTGCTTCTCCGGGACCTATCAAGCCGTCGACAGCGCCGTCAAAGACGCCATCCGGAAGTCCTACCGCCCCAGGATCCCCAAGTACGAGCACACGGGCAAGATCGGCATCCAGCTGACCAAGGGGATCAACACCAAGGGCGAGGTCGTCAAGGGGCTGCCCGTCTCCAGTGTGTTCGACACCCGCCAGAAGTTCTCCCTCGAACTGCTCCCGAACCACAAGGTCTACGGAGCTGCTGGCAAGAAGATAAAAGTGATGGCCCGGGCTCGAATCCGAGTCAAGCGAAACGTCTGCGTGGAAGCTCTCGTTGTCCTGCACCGACCCTTGCCTGAAGACGGATTGATCAAGTGGGCCTACCTGGAGGTCAAAAAGGACGGCCTCCGAACCCGCTACGAACTCCGGCTGGTTATCGAGTTCACTCCCCAGCCCAAGCCCCGAACCAACAGTAAGCTGCCCCTGCTCGCCATCAACCTCGGGTACCGATCCATGGATGATGGCACCATCCGACTCGCTACCACTTGGGACGGCGAGAATATCGGAGGCATCACCCTGCCCGCCCACATCAAAGAAGACGAGGACCTCTCACGCCGGCTCGAAAGCTACGCGGGGAAGCACTTCACGTACGTCAAGAAAGAGCTGTCGAAGTGGAAGGGCAAGAACAAGAAGGACCTGCCAGAAGACCTGAAGGACTTCCTCCAGTTCAGCGGGCAGTGGCGTGCTCATGGTAAGCTCGCAAAGGCTACTCGCATGATGGTCAATGCCTTCGTCCCGGAAGCCAGGGAGACCATCAAGCGACTGTGGCACGAGTGGCGCGTGGAACGTCTCAGTACAGGGGAAGGTGTCTTCCGTGTGCCCCGGAAGGGCAGCTGCCGCAAGGACTGGGAAAAGGAGGACCTGTTCGACAGCTGGCCCTTCCTGGAGGCTTGGTTCCAGAAGCATGGAGTCCGAAGCCGCGACGCCCGCTTTGCCCTGTACCTGGAATGGTGGCGCATCAAGGACGATCACCTCATCGGCCTGTCCAAGCACCTCCGAACCAGGTACAAGCTCAGGATCCGGGAAATCATTCGGATGCAAGTGGCCCGGTGGCGAGAATCCTACGAAGTCGTTGCCAGCAACGAGTGGGATATGCGGAAGACGGCCAAGAAGCCGAAGCCCGAGAACGACACCCGCACCCACCAAGAAAAGGCCGCCAACAGCGTCCGGCAGATCAGCGGGCCCGGTGCCGTAACTGCCTCTCTCAAGGAGTCCTTCAAGGGCCGTCTCATCAAGACCAACTCCAAGGACATCTCGAAGACGCACTTCGGGTGCAACGGAGAAGGCGTCGGTGTCGACGTGGACCGCTACTGCGGCAAGTGTGGGAGGACCTACGACCAAGACGTCAACGCGGTCCTCCACACCTGGAAGGCCGCCAACGAAGTCCTCAACGGCCCGTCTGACCCATCCGAGGACAAGCCCCAGAAAGGTCCCGCGAAACGCTCGAAGCGAAGGTCCAACCTCGAAACATGACGTCGGCGAAGATACTTGCGCCGAACTTGCCACGCTCGGTGTAAGTATCACGAGCGGTCGAGTGCTCCGGAAAATTCGGGGACCTCTCGCACAGCTCCCAGGTGTTTGAAAACCCACGATTTCTCTGCCTCCGAGAAGGCTCAGTGGCGTGCTGGACATGCTCAACACTTGAACGAAATAAGAGGCTCTCGCAGACCCCGGTCTAAGTGACCGTATTTAGGGGTATTCTGCGATACCTCTCAAAGGTGGCCCACGACCTATTGAATGGTGGGACATGCCTTCATCACCCCATTGCTGGCCTGGGCCGCACGCTCAAAGGTGGCCCACGACCTATTGAATGGTGGGACCAGCAGGTGGGCCTCAGTGAGATGACGGCCCAAAGCATCTCAAAGGTGGCCCACGACCTATTGAATGGTGGGACGTTCCCGTTGCGGTATGGCGGGATTGGCTTGAGCACTCAAAGGTGGCCCACGACCTATTGAATGGTGGGACGACCGGGTCAACGAACCTCAATCCTCAAAGGTGGTCCACGACCTATTGAATGGTGGGACGAGTAGCCGTCCTGCTTGAGCACCCGAACTGCTCCTCTCAAAGGTGGCCCACGACCTATTGAATGGTGGGACTGGACGCCGACCTCACCCTGCTCGCCGGGCGGCATCCTCAAAGGTGACCCACGACCTATTGAATGGTGGGGCTCATAGAACTGGCTCGTACGACCACCATACTCCCACCTCAAAGGTGACCCACGACCTATTGAATGGTGGGGCCAGAACTCAATCGGCCAAAGAAGCGCACGACGAAGAACTCAAAGGTGACCCACGACCTATTGAATGGTGGGGCGTGTAAACGCGTGCACTGACTCCTCCCGCGTCGGGCGCTCAAAGGTGACCCACGACCTATTGAATGGTGGGACAGGCGCACAATCCGGGATAGCTCAAAGGTGGCCTACGACATATCGAATGGTGGGACCTCAGCTCGCTGAGACCAAAGGTGGCCCACGACCTATTGAATGGTGGGACGACACGCTCCCGCTCACGGTCGTAGCCGTACTCCCCACCTCAAAGGTGGCCCACGACCTATTGAATGGTGGGACAGAAGTAACCCGATCTCACCTTCTTGGTCGGGCCGACTCAAAGGTGGCCCACGACCTATTGAATGGTGGGACGGTGATGAAGCCCCACGACCATGCTCTCAAAGGTGACCCACGACCTATTGAATGGTGGGGCAGTTGACTCATCATCGGGAGTAGGGCCCCGCCTCAAAGGTGGCCCACAGCCTATTGAATGGTGGGACTACCGGCAGCCTTCCATGGGTTTCCCGCCCGTCACCTCAAAGGTGGCCCACGACCTATTGAATGGTGGGACGCGGTCCTCCTGGAGCCCCACACTTCGTGGGCACTATCGCTCAAAGGTGGCCCACGACCTATTGAATGGTGGGACATCCTGCACCCCGAGGCCATCCAATGGCTACGTGATGCTCAAAGGTGGCCCACGACCTATTGAATGGTGGGACCCGAAGTAAATCAGCCTCTCGTATCGGTGTAGAGTCCCCTCATGTCCAACGCCACCGACTTCGCCAAAGTCTTCCTGTCCGCCCTGTCCAAGGCCGTCGAACACAACAGCAACGCTGTCCGGGTAATCGCTGAGACCCTCGGTGTCCCCCATCGACCCGAACTCGAAAAGGATGGACCACGAGGCCCGCGCATCAGGACCTTCTACGAGAACGGCCGCCTCAAAAGCTCTCGTGTCGGCGAACTGCTCCCGGGCTCCGTCGACAACTCTCCAGACACCTACAACAGCGTCAACGAAGCCCTCGCCCTCATGAAGAACGACACGCTCACCGGCATGTACTTCCACGCCCCGAGCCTCAACCTCGTGCTTATGACCCTCTCAGGTAAGAAGATCGGCATCCGCATGATCGACCTCCGAGGCCGCACCCCCTATCTCATCCAAGAACTCAAGAGCATGTCCGAGGCTCGTATGCTCTCGTAGTCAGAGGTCAAGATGCGAATCAGCTATTTCACCCACGAAAATCTCACCATCGAGGCCAGAATCCAGATCCTGAAAGACTCCATCGCCTTTCTGGATAACCGGTGGCCCAACGGCGCAATCGCCGTGCAGCTCCGAGACCGGAAGCTCAAACAGCTCCGGCACCTGGAAGCTTCGATACAGGGAGATCAAGATGCAACTGTGGATTGAACACGTACAGACCCTGTGGATCCTCCAACAAGACCGGGACGGCCTCCTCGTTGTCCTCCCGCCCAACGCGAAAGTCGTGGGCTCGGTAGATGGCAACGAAGGGACGCTGACCCCCCTGAAGGCCATCCCCACGGAAGTGCAGAAAGAAGTCCGGTCCGTTCCAAACGTGTCCGTCTACGAACTGACCCCCGACAACGCCCGCACACACAAGCACCTCTTCCTCCCCGCCGAGAACACCATGTACTGGTGGATCATGCTCGACCCCAAGAAAGAGCACTTCGACATCGCCATCTCCATCGACGTGGTGAGCAAGGTCCGACAAGTCAGCGTCATCGCGCGGCCCGACAGGGACCCGAACGACCGCCAAATCACCCTGTTCCGACCGCCCCCCACGTGGACAGTAACCCGGCCGAAGTCCCGCCAAGAAGCCCTGGAGCGCCGCCCGAGTTACGACCGGGGCCGCCGGGACGGGGAGGCGGGCAAGTCCCCTACCGACGCCACCGATGAATACCTCGCCGGCTACACCTCCGGCCGCAAACAATTCCTAGAAAGTCATACCTGATGCATTCCAAAGCTTTTCACTGCTTCGACTGCGACAGTCGGGACGCGTTCCTGTACTTCGTTCACGATGACATCTGGGCCCAAGCATGGCCCGATTACCAAGAGGAGAAGGCCAAGGCCGTAGAGCGCAACGGCAAGTACCTCATCGTCAACGGTGTAAAGCGCAGCCATCCGATGAACTGCCTGTGCCTCTGCATCCCCTGTCTGGAGAAGCGCCTCGGACGGCCCCTCACCCTCAACGACTTTGATGACTCCTCTGCCAATGATCCTGTCCGCTTTGGCTTCAGCCTCCGAACCGGCGTGCCCATGGAACCCCGTCCCAAACCTGACCTCTCGGCCTTCACCCTCAAGATCAAGAATGGCGACACCTTGATTCACCTAGGAACCGGAACCATCTTCGAAGTCGTCGACTGCAAAGGCGCCCTCTCACCCGTCGCCGTATCCAAGGGTGTTCTCCTGCCCGAAATCCACAATGGCTGCCTCTCCAACAAGGAGTTCAAACCCAAGCCGGAGGTGACCCCGTGATCCTCGGAACCATCCTGACTCAGTCCGACCTCGTCCAACACTACGTCGACGTCTTCAACCGAAACGAGCCCGAGGCCAAAGGCAAGTTCGAAGACGTCGAGAAGGCCGCCGACAAAGCCAGCGAAGACCTATTCAACGAGGTCCCCGAACTGGCAGAACGAATCATGGCCTCTGCCATGATTCTCACCCTCAACATCTCCCTCATCACGTATTGCCGCCCCTACACTTGCGGGTACCTCGTCGAACTCACCTCCGATAAGGCCGTCGTTCTCGTCCACGACACTGTGTGGGTCGGAACCCCCGCCGAATACCTTCTCACCTGGCAAGTGAACTGAGACACCGCCTGGCAAAAAACACCCGGGTCTCCGAACTCCTAGCCACCGCCGTCGTAGTACCACCATGGAACCAACTCAAGATCCTACCGACGCCTACTTCCAAACCATCTCCCTCGATACGTCCAACTACATCGGCCATACGGACGACACCGATGGTGTCGAACCCGACAAGGCTGTCCGCTACGTCCACGAATACGATTCCAACGCCACCGTTGTCGTCCTCTGGTACGCCTACGCCGGGCGTGCCTGCATCATCACCAACGGTGGTGACAAGTGGACCGACGCCGATGACCCCGAAGATGCCCTCTTCCGGTACTGCTCCGGCACGATGGTCGAGTAGCCCCCGGTGTATGTTCCCACCCATGGGAACACGGCCATCCTACCGAATCTACGACTGCTGCATCTGCGGCGAAGACTCCCGAGCCTATGGAGCCCGAGAGCCCAAGCCCACCTACCCCTACTGCCACACCCACCTCATCATCGCCTTCCGACAAGAAGTCCTCGATGCCCTCACCGAACTGGGCAAGCCCTCGACCTTCGTCGACGTGCAACACCACATCCACACCCCCTTCTCCTTCACCGTTCAAGCAGCCCTCGGCTGGCTTCACCAAAACGGCTTCGTCGACGTACAAGGCAACCTGTGGTCCGTCGTGTAGACGGTGCTGGTGTATGTTCCCTCCCATGGGAATACACATCCTCGAAGGCACCAAGGTCAACGACGGCCCCGACGCCGGTACCGCCGCCGTTCTGTACTGCTCAACGTATCTCGTCGCCCTGCCCATGATGTTCGACAACGCAGAGGAAGCCCAACGCTTCCTCGACTGGTTCGGACAAGACCCCCGCAAAGACGAATCCACCGCCTGGAAAGAATGGGAACGCTGGGTTGCCGCTGGCAAACCCGAAAAGGGCAAACCCACAAGGATCACGAAACGCCCCAACCTGCTCGACCCGCCCGTCATCGAGGCCGTCGTCAAGAAGCTCCTCCCCCAAGTCACCCTGTGGCTCGAAGAGGATATCGATTCCATCGACCCCACCACCGACCTCACCAAAGCCATCGAAAACGCCTTCGCTTGGGACGGCTACCGCATCGCCCGAGCCCTCTCCGACCTCGGCTGGGAACCCGACGACAGTCTCGTCAACACCCTTTCCCTATCCATCCACGAAGCCTACCTCGCCCGTGACGAAATCACCCGCCAATGGGTCGCCTCCGAAGGCATCAAGCCCACATACAAGGTCGGGGACACCGTCACCTACAAGGGCAACATCTGCGAAGTCACCAAGGTCGACGAACAACTCGCCCGCTACCTCCTCTTCTGCGAAGCCCTCGGCCACGTCCATTGCGGCCTCGGTACCCACGGCACCTACGCCAACTTCGAAGATGTCTCAGACGGTGTAGAATCCAAGGCATGATCATCGACATCACGTCCAACCCACCTTCCGAACTCAAAGACCCGCCCTTCACCCCAACCTACTCCCTGTGGGTCCACTCCAACCTCGGAGTGCTCGGGAGCCAAGACCAGGTCCCCTACAACAAGGAACGCATGATCTCACGGATCTCGTCACCAGGGACCTACGAGGTCATCGAATCAGACATTGTCCTCGATGTCTCCGAAAACGACGGCAGCACCCACATCCGAGTCCTCAAGAACGGGGCTGAACTCGCCACCTTCCAAAGCGCACCTCTACCTCGCAAGCCTGAGCCCTCCAAGAACCCCCTCTCCGGCCCCGTCGAAGACCCCATCGAAGCCCAAGGCTGGTTCACCGTCTACGCCGCCGTGTACTGCCACAACTTCGTGAAGGACTACACCACCACCGCCAGGGAAGAAGCAGCCGCCGCCATCGCCGACAAGGCCCTGACCCTCTTCCGCCAACGGACCCGCTAGCGATGACCCCCAAAGAAGCCAAGGCCGACTTCCAACGCCTCGTCTCTGCCCACGAAGCCGAGCTGTTCGAGTGGAAACTCAAGTACGCCGCCCTCTCCGACCACGACCGGGGCCGCCTAGCCTTCTTCCTCGACGTCCCAGGCTTCCCTCCCAAGCCCATCCACCCAAGCTACACCCACAAGGCCGGTACCCCCCACCCGCACATGGTCCACGAACAAGCCAAGCTCGGACTCGTCTGGGTCAAAGGCTACGGGTGGATGGACAAGACCTTCCGCGATGACATCATCGAGTGGCTCCTAGAAGAATCTCAGTCCTAGCTGCTCCACTCAAGGTCGCCTACCCGAACCAGAGCTGGTATGGACTCCAGCTCAACAGGCTCCAGCTCAACAGGCTCGACATTGTCCACGAATTCAAGAAGCGCCATAGGCACCGGCTGCAACATACCGGCATACACGACCATCGCTAGATCCGACTCCTCGATCCGAGCTACAATCACCCCCTGCCCCTGCTCCAGTAGCACGCCCGCTCGCTGATAACCCTCTCGCAAGAAGGCCACCATCACCGGCTGATCCGGCTGAACCGTTGAGTACAACCGGCAAGCAGGAATGAACACATTGAAACCGTCCGATGTGACGACCTGCGCCGATAACCACCCGTCACGCGTTCGAGCAGCTGACACAGGGCGAACTTGATCAACCGTTGGAAAGTTCCCTCCCGGATCCCCATCCAAGTCCACGTTCGACCAAAAGGGCGTCGCACTCATCCAGTATGTCGGCAACGCATTCATTATCGGCCGAACATGCTCCGGTTGTACCACCACCCGCGACCCGTCCGGCAAGCCCACATACAAGCGTCGACTGAGAATGGTCACTGGAGTCCCACTCAGAACATGCCCCGGGGGAATCCCAGCATCAACATCATCCTCCCAATAAGGGACCGGGCCACCATCCTCACGGACCATCACCGCGTCCGCCACAGATATCCTTTCCAGCTCCTCATTCACAACCACGGAACTCGCCGGGAAGGTGTCGATGAACCGCCGGTCCGTGATGAGTATCCGCGACGTCTCGTCGATCAACATGATGAGCCGTGTCGGCCGATCACTCTCGATCGGATCAGGAATGCCCCTCTGACCTTCATGCATCACCACCATCGTCACGTCCGGCAGCGGCACTTCCACCCCCAACACGTGCGGATGGTTGATCAACGCAGACAACACCCCTGGCGACAGAACGTCCGCCACAAGCCAGACAACATGGTAAGGCATCCCAAGAACATACACCGGCCAAAAGGGCCACCTCGGGGGCATAGAGCCCAACCGGTGTATGGTTGAGGCGTGATGGACGACGACCTCGAAGACTTCCTCTCCGACATAACCCCCAAGCCCAGACCCGAGCCCCCTCCCGTCGAGTCCACTGACGACCCCCTCGAAGACTTCCTGCCTCCTCCCAAACCAGAAGTCCCCACCACCCTCACGCCAGAGCTGCAAGCCCAACGCGTCCTCGCTGAAGCCCCGAGCGCCAACCCCGCCTACGTCCACACCCTCGTGAGCAGATCGTCCGATGCCTTCATCGACGCGCTTCTCGACCCCACCCTGTCCAAACGAGCAAAACGAATACGCAACCTCATCCTCCAACAAGGGGGATGGTTCGCATACAGTCAGCTGAAAGAGACCTACGCCTGCCACCGCCGAGCCAAACGAGACCTGGTCGAGAAAGGTATCACCCTCTCGGAAACGAAAGTCCGAGGCGACACTATCTTCGAACTCGACCCGCACGCCTTCCAACGCCAACGCGAGGGCCGCCTTCCCCTCACCCCCACCGAACTCGATGAGCTGAGGGCAAGGTACAACTCCAAGTGCGTCCTGTGCCATACACCCCACCACCAACGCCACCTCGAAGCCGACCACCGCGTCCCCTTCGAAGTCGCCGGCAACTCCCTGCACGAGCTGCATGGCATCGACGCATTCCAACCCCTGTGCGGAGCCTGCAACACGAAGAAGCAACGCGCCTGCATCGAATGCTCAAACAGACTCCCGGACGTCTGCCAAGACTGCTTCTGGGCCAACCCACAAACGTACGCCCACGTCGCCACCATCCCCGAACGACGTCTCGAAGTGGTCGTCCACAACACCACCCTCATCAAGTTCCTAGACAGCCTTCTACCTAAGCTCCAAGTCGAAGGCCAAACACCAGGAGAAGCTCTGCTCCATCTCCTCCTCAAAGGTGCCGGGTGACCCGGACTAAGGCACTTGTGTGCACACGCTTAATGAAAACCCGCACCGAGCCAAATCCCGGTGCCACGGGAGAGATCCCAACCTGCGTGCCACCGGCACAGCACAGGGCGTCGTACGCCCAGAAGGATGAACATGTCCCACATATTGCAACTGCAAAGATCTCAAGGCCCTCTCGCGGTTCAACGTACATCCTCCAGATTTCCGGGTGGGGCCGTAATTGCTCGCGGTCTTCTCATGGGTGAAGACCTAGCCACTCTCTGGGGTGTTCGTAACCCGGATGAATTCGACCCCTTCGCCTGGGCCAAGACAGGCACCGACCCAATTGACGAGTATCTGAGGAGACATACCTGGTCCGACGAATTCAAGACAGCCATGAAGTGGGCTGCCGAAGGGGCCCCTCCAGAGCTACATGGGCCGGGTATGGATGTTGATGGTATACGGGAAAAGTGGCCTAGAGCCCTGTTGGTTGCTGCTCACGGGTATGACCGGTTCATGCGGGCCAGGTGGACCGATCAGAACTGGGAGATCTTCGATCCAGCTCCCCTTTTGACTCCAAAGCGCTCTAGCTAGCCCCACGCCCCTTCGCGCCACCATCGACACCGCCCACTCTCACACGAACGGTGTATGGTACCAGTATGACAAAACCATGCATCCAAGAGAATGTTCTTGTCACCCCCCCATCAAGCCCAAGGGTGCGGGGAGGTCTACTCCCCCGAGTTTTCAGAACCCTTCAACAAACTCTTGGAACCATGAAAATCTCCTGGCAGATGCTCTGGCTACGGGAAGCCCCCATCCGAGACGTCCACGTCACCTCTCGCATCTGGCTCCCCCACAAGGGCTGGTCGCTCCCAACACACCCGCCTGACCACTCCACCCTCACCCTCTGCCCCGTCCGACTCGACGACGCCAAACGGTGGATCCAATACCGGGCCGACAAGCTCGAAACCGCAAAAGGCGTCCTCTGGGCTCTCGTCCGCGACCCACGCGAAGGCGATGGCACCCACATCAACATCGCCCTCGCCTGGCTTCCAGAAGGCTACACCATGTCCGGGGGCGAGGACGACAACCCACCCCACCCGAGGCTCGACTTCCACGAGGTCCACGATCCAAAAAGTGAGATTGAAGAGTTCCTTGCTGACTTTTCTGACCCCAATACAGCAGAGGTTCCCCTCGTTGTCCCCAGAAAATGGAAGCCAAAGAAGCCTCTGCAAGAGCATAACCCTACGGCTGCCTCTCAATGGCACCCTACAAAAAACGGAACAATCACACCTCAAGATGTAGGAGTGGGATCCAAGTACAATGCCTGGTGGGTGTGTCCTGAAGGGCATACTCACCAGGCACCCGTTTTCCAGAAGGCCCGTGCTGGTGAGCCCGGCTCACACAGACCCTACTCCAACGGGTGCCCAACATGTCACAAGATACGACGCTCATTAGGTTGGGGGCCCGGCAAAAACTGCCTGGCAGCTAGAAAACCAGAAGTGGCCGAAGACTGGCACCCTGACAACAAGCTCCGATCGGATGAAGTGGGTTGGTCTTCTCAGGCAGTTGCCAAGTGGCGTTGTAAAACCTGCAAGCACGTGTGGGAAGCCAGCATCTTCTCAAGGTGCTGGCCCTCAAGAGCAGAGCTTAGCTGCCCCGTGTGTGTACAAAAGTTGGCGGAAAACGGAGATCCGCACGCTAAACGAAGGGCGGGGACGACGCCCTCGCTAGCTGAGAGCCTGCCTGGGCTTGCGAAACTTTGGCATCCCACAAAGAATGGCAGCTTGACCCCTGATGATGTCACAGAGCACACCACCAAGGTAATTTGGTGGATCTGTTCCGAGGGTCATGAGTGGGAGGCTCCTGTGAAGCTCAATCGGCAGCGGTGTTTACAGTGCCGTCAAGAGAAGTCTGTAAGAAAAGCTGAAAAGGTGCGAACCGCCAACCGATTGAAGAAACAACGATGGGAACCTCTTCTGCCGTATTGGGATGATCAGAACGGCCCCGTGCCCTGGACTACACGCCCAAGTGTCCTAAAAAGTGTGACCTGGAGCTGTCCTGAGGGTCATGTGTGGGAAGCCACCGGGCGGCTCATGTCGAGAAAACCATTGTGCCCATACTGTTACTTCCTCAAGCACCTGAAGAACGAATGGCAAGGCTCCGGCCTCCCCGACCTGTCCAAAAGTTACTGGTGGAGGTGCTCCTGCGGGGTCGTCTGGAAAGCTTCCTTGGCCGTCAGGGTAGGGATGAGCATGGACTACGATCATGGCCCCCCTAACTGCCCGTACTGTTCTCAGCTCTAAATCCAGGTAGAAATTCGAGAAAGTCTTCCATCTCTCGTGCACACTCCTTGGGTGTAGCTTGTTGGTCAAGAGCTTGACTCACCGTCCAGCCCAACTTCAGACGGCTTCGGATCCTATTTACTGGGATCTGAAGGTGCTCGGACCACTCGACCAGTGTGAGCGTCTTGCCTCCGTACGAAAGACGTGTGTTCCCCCTGTTGTTCCTTGCTTGCTGCTCCAATGTAGCCCATCGACAATTATCCGGTTCATAGTTCCCGTCATTATTGACTCGGTCTAGGCTAAGTCCCTTGTGACAGGGACCCATGTCTTTCAAGAAGGCTAAAAAACTCTCCACCCATCGGTCACAGACAGTGATTCCCCTGCCCCCGTAATCGTCCCACGCCGGATGTCTTGGATTGGTGCATCGTGAAATCATGGCTTGCCACGCTAAATACGTAGGCGTCCCAGACATGCCGTGCTGTTCCCTCAGCTTCTCAGACTTTTGCCGACCCCTCTGTTGCCCTTTTGGCCTAATTCTCGGGTCGAGTACCTCTTCGATAGCCCACCCTGCCTTCAGTCGGTTGTATATGTTGTGCCTCTTCATTCCCAACCGTTCCGCCCACTCAGGTACCGACAACGTCACCCCACCCAACGTCAACCGGACCGTCTTCCGCGTGTTTCTCGCCTGTTGCTCCCTCGTAGCCCACCGACAATTGCCCGGCTCGTAGTTCCCGTCCGGGTCAATCCGGTCAAGTGACCACCCTTTTCCTGGACGCCGCCCCATATCTTCCAGGAAGTTGTCGAAAACCTCCCATCGCTCACACACCCGGATCCCACGCCCACCGTAGTCCGGATGGTCGTTCCGGCATCGGGTGAGCATCGAATGCCACACGTGATATTCAGGCAGGTTTGATGACGCCATGCCTAGAACATACACCGGACGACCCTGTGGACGAACAAGCAGGGGCCGCCAAGGCGGCCCCTGCTTGTTCCCTGCCCCCTCCTGCCCATCTGACCGCCCGAAGAGAGGCAGCATCGCCCTGCCGAAGAGAGGCAGCATCGCCCTGCCGTGGCCCGAAGGGCCGAGGGCGTGGCAAAAACACGGGCGGGAGAGGGTTTGGGATTATCGGGGCGTTTTTCGGCCAAAAAATGACCGGGGCGGGATTTTGGATTTTTGACTTTTCGAACCACAGAGCGCAATACGTACCCTAAACACGCCCCGTAGCCCTCTTTGTCAATCTCAAAGTCATAATACGTCGGTTCTGCTACGGCGGTAATTCAGCCCCCTCCGGAGGTCCGCCCCGGCCAGTGACCTGGCCTCGAACCCAACACCCCGACCCCCGTCCATCTCGTACGCCCTCACGGTAAGCGCGTAGCTCACGCCCACGAGCCCACCACCCCAGGGCAACGCCCGCGAGGGCGGCCGCCAAAGGTGTGAGAAGGGGGACGATTTGTCCGAACATGCGAGCCACCGCGAGCGTAGTAAGGGTGTGGCGGGTGGGAGCCCCCTCCCACAGGGAGGCCGGGAGGATCGAGCCTCCCACCCGCACACCTACACCTCGACACAAGGAGATTGTTCGAGCGTATGCCCAGGGCCTGAGCCATGCCCCTGGGCAGGGGGCGTAGCCCGAGGCCCTGGGCAGGGGGCGTAGCCCGAGGCCCTGGGCAGGGGGCGTAGCCCGAGGCCCTGGGCAGGGGGCGTAGCCCGAGGCCCTGGGCAGGGGGCGTAGCCCAGGGGGCGTAGCCCGAGGCCCTGGGCAGGGGGCGTAGCCCGAGGCCCTGGGCAGGGGCACCGCCTCGGGCATGGCAGGGGGGCGTATGCCCCCCTGCCCAGGGGCGTGGACAAAGAAAGGCCCCTGCCCATGTCCCTGGGCAGGGGCCTAGAATCCCTCGGCAACCACCAGCCCTGCTATGCACCAAGCCAGAGCTGGCGGAGGTACGGGCAGCACCCTCATCTCGACTGCCGGCCCCATTGCCGGCGTAGTGCCGAAGCGTGGTACTTTTCGCACCTTGCGGACTGGGCCTCTTTCACACAGCCCAGCAGGCCCCGCCGTGCCAGAATTCTATTCGTCCCGGAGAACGTTCACGACCCTAGGGCCTCAAGGGCTTCGGGGGTCGGCACGTAGCCGCGTAGCTCCCGACTGCCCTCATAATAGACCCTGTCCACGAGGCCCTGCTTCGCGAGCTTCGACAGGTACCCGCCCGCGAGCAAGTTCCGCTTCGGGTTGTTCGCGGGGATGGGGCGGGATGTCTCCTCCGGCCACATGACCCGGCCGAATACCGCCGCCTTCACGGGGCGTCCCTGGCCGATCCGGACCAGGATCTTGATCGCCTTGAGGGCTGTGGGCGTCATGCTTCCTCCGTGTCTCGCGAACTTCCCGATGGTGGTGTTGGTATTCATGACCGTACTACGCTCCCCGAACATCCAAGTTCGGATTAAACTTCGTCTCGAAGGATGTTCACGAGAAGCGTGGGGTCATCGGCCGCGCCATCGAAGTTGCAGAGGCAGGCCGTCCACCGAAGGGGTGGCTCGCCAGGAAACGGTGAGGGGGACTCGACGTCGACCACCCACCCTCCAGGGATATAGCGGGGCTCATCCGTGGTCGTGACGACCCCGGAATGGTTCACCTTGTACTTGAGGCCCTTCTTGACCTCGCCGTGGCTCATGCTCATGCACGTACTACGCTCGCCACCGGGAGGAGTTCGGAACCCTCTTCCATTTTGGCGGCTTCCACCACACGGTCCCAGAAGAGCATGTTGATCACGTCAACCACGAGGCGGATGATCGCGCCGTTCCAACGAATCGAACACTTCACGATGTCTGCGTCCAAGAAGGGTTGCAGCCGCTCGGCGATCCATTGGTCGATCGCTATCAGGACCTCGTTCAGCGGCTCGGGGAAGTCCACGATCAGACTGTTCGAACGCACCTCGACGAAGCGACCCATCTAGCTGTCCTCCTCGACACACGATCCCCCGACGTGCGTCGCGTAGACATTGGCTGCTCGGATGATCGCATTGATCTTGGTGGTCCCCTGCCGGAACCATTTGCGGCGTGTCTTGCGGTCGGACAGAGACACGAAGCTCGTTCGACTCACGTCCCCCACAGACATTCGCCGCTGCCGCATGAGCCGTCGCGTCGATGCTCGATACATCTCCGCGCAGCTGTCGCACAACGGCCAGATTAATCCTCCCCCGCTCACAAAGAACACAGCGGCTTGCCCCCCGCATCGTGCTCGATGAGCGTTCCCCCTGAACACACAATCGATCATGTCCGGATCGTATACCGGCCCGGTCGGGGATCAAGCACAAATCCTACTGGATTGCGTTTTCGTGCAGGGCGAAATGACTTAAATATGCAGGCATTCTCCCTCCTCGCGTGTCCCGACGAATTATCCGAACTTCCGGGCGCGGGAGATCGTAGTAAGGGTGTGGCGGGTGGGGACCGGCCCCGATCCGGGCCTCATGGAAGATCGAAGCCCCCGGAACCGTCCCGATCCGAGGGCCTACCTCCGTAGTGAGGCCCTGTGAGGGTACGCCCCGGGCCCGGGGCGTGTCAACTATACCGAATGTTCTCGATGATCATGGCTCCTCCGGGTACTTCGCTCGTACCTTCTCCAGCAGCTTCTGAAGCGCCTCCGTCACCTTCACCTCAGGGATGCTCGTCGCCCTCACACCGGTCAGGATGATGATCCAGTCGGCCGGGAGGGGGTCCGGCTCGGGCTCCGAAGGGTTCAGCTCTTCTCGGATGGCCTGCTCGACGGCCTCATCGTGGGCCATGTACCGCTCGAAGTCCTCGTCCGATTCCCGGGCCGGTGCCGGCCCCTTCTCGGCCAGGTCCGCGAGGGCGTTGGCCGCCAACTTGGTCGCCTTCGGGATCTCATACTCGTTGACCGGACTCACCCCAAGACCCGCCCGGATGTCCGCGAGGGGGTCGCCACTCGTCTCCTCGTAGGCCGACAAGCCATCCAAGTCCTCCCGGAAGATGTCGTCCGAGCCCGAGAGGGTGTCGTCCTCCTCTTCTTCCTCGTCTTCGTCCTCGTCGGGGTCCTTGTGCTCCATCCACCGCTCGAAGTCCTCATCCGACTCCCGCTTGGGGGGCGGGACGGGGTCCGGACCCATCACAACCATCGGCTGGTGGACCGGAATCGACAGGTCGGGGGTGGCGTCGTGTCGTTTCAGCCCCTCTGAGGGCCCGTTTTCGGGGGTTTCGGGGGTCGAAACGACATCGGGACTGCCGCCAGGCACCTCTTCCCCAGCCGTGTCGATGACTTGGGGGTCGGGGGTCAAAACGGACATTTTGTCCGTTTTGGGGCGAGGGGGACTGAGAAGTTTTTTGGCCTCCGCCAGGTTGGAGGCATCAGCCAGTCGAGGATTGTCCTTCTGGGAGTATACCCACATGTATCTTCGGGCACTTCGTGGTTCGATACCAAGCTTCTCAAGCCAGGGACCAAACTCCCCGTGCTTGAGGGCCTTCTTCTGCTCAGTGAGAAGCTCCCCGATACGGATGAAGTCCGGAAGGGACTTCCGGAAGACTTGGCCCACCTTCTCGATGAGCTGTAGAACCTCTTCAGAATGGTCTACGACTAGGTCAGTCATACTGCCTCCATGATCTCGGCCACTTCGTGATCCCAACGAGTGTCTTCCAGGGCCTCCCCATCCTTGAAGACGATGAGGGCAACCCCGGCATCCTTGAGAGCGTCGCGGTAGGTGGGGTTCGCCTCCCAGTCCAACACAACACAAGGCTTCCGTTTCAAGGCGGTTGCGTAGAGAACCGCTTGGCCTACGGCTGAGAACGAGCTACGACACCCAGTTTTCAGCTCATACACCCACGTCTTGTCCACTACATCAGCTCGTCCAACCGAGCATCTGACCTGCTCCTGGCATGGGCCCAACCACGCCACGAAAGCCTTCTGCATGACTCGTTCTCGGGACTTGTAGGTGGGTCGTAAGAAGACTCGGGCGAGCCGCATCTCCGTGAGAAGCCGTCTTATCTCTTGGGCTGGTTCGTCAGTCATGCCCCCGAACATACACCGGGCCGAACGCCGAAGGCCGGCGTCTTTTCACCGGCCTTCGGACTCGCTCAAACCGAACTGGGCTCTTCGGCCCATGGGGTGAGCGTACCTACAAGAACCCGCTCGTGTAGCCGTAGGGTGGACTGCTCACAAGGTCTGCTGTTGAGCGATTGAGCCCATTGGCGGGCTCCGTTACCGGCCGGAGGGACGTCACCTCCGGTTGAGCCAGGGCAACGAACCACTCCCAGGCAATGAGAACGGGCAAGTAGTTCGTTGCAACCCAGAACACGGTACTAGGATACACCAACCAGACTCAGATGGGGGCGAAAACTCAGATCTTCCCCTCGTCGACGAGTGTCAAGAGGGTCTCAGCTACCCGCCACATGGGCAGCGTGGTCGTACCCGTCGGGGCCAGCTGGTCTCCCTCCCCCTCCTCCCGGAGATAGTTGTTGTACTTGCCCAAGAACTCGGCCACCTCTTCGTCCGTGAGGTCGTCGATGAACCCTAGGTCTGTTGCTCCCTCGCTCGACAAGTCCTTTTCCTTGGGCGCCGCGTGCTTCAAGAGCATGTTGCAGCCCTCCGCGTTCAACATGTCGCAAGCCACGACCAACACACGGCACAGCAGCTTCCTCTCAGCGCTCGTCATGGGAACTTCTCCCTCTTGGTCACCACGAAGCCGTGACCGGCGTCATAGTGGGCCTTCACCCGCTTGACCGGCTTGTGAAGGATGTGCCTCTCCGACCGAATGATGTCGGTCAGCTCCCTCTCCAGGCCGGCGTCTACGGGCCGCACAAGCTCCCGGAGGGACTGAATCGACAGGGTGTAGGTATCGAGCACCGGCCAGCCCAGGGCGGCGGCCACCCGCTCTCGTAGCTCCTCAGGCACGATTCCTCCAATCCAGCCACACGCGAACGGCGACGGCCGCAAAGAACCCTACGGTGAAGCTGATGACGATGCCGGGGTACATGTCAGCCCTCCTCGAACATTTCGAACTGCTCGTCCCAGTCGCTATACCCCATCTCCATGGGAAACTCTTCCGGGTTGATGGGGTGGCTCTCTCGCCACCACTTCTCAAATCGTGCCAGATCCTCACGCTTCTTGTTGAGGAATTCATCCAAAGGCATGTTCCAGCCCTCCTTTAACGGCCTAAGGCGGGCACCCCCCAGGGTCCCGCCTCCCGTCCCCAGTTCCCTTGCCGTACCAACCTACCGGGGCGAGGTTGGGGTCACCGGCTGACACTATCTCAAGGCTGAAATCCTCCTTCCGTGTCGGTTGGCCGTCCTGTGACGGGTTCCTGTCAGCCCCCTGTCCCTTGTCTTACTTCGGCCGTGCGGGGGTCACGGCCAGGGTTTTACGCTCTCAAGGGCAGCCTCCTCTCAGGTTTGGTTCCTATGCCAAGCCCCCTTCACTTGCAGGGGTCGGGGTTGCCGTACTCCGCCGCGACGGTGCGGGGACTGTCGAGCCCCGCAGCTTCCAGGACGTCACACGCTGCCGACAGCGTCTCTTTGCAGCCCGAAAGCTGCGCCTTCAAGAAGGCAACCTGGGTCTCCAGGTCTTGGATGCGAAGAGCCTGGTCCAGCTCCTTGCGGGTCGGGCGGTCGACCGAGGGGCTTCGAAGCTGCGGCATGGCGGGGTCTCTGTCTGCGGTGTTGGTGTTCATGTCTCTACTACGCTCCCCGAAGGCCAAGGTTCGGAAAAATCGTCTCACTCGTCTTCGCACTCAGCTCGTTCCGTGAGGATGTCGTCCACCAGGGACTCGAAGGCTTCCTTGCTGTCGACGTCTTCGACGTACTCATCGTTGTCGTCCCAGCATTCCAGCCGGGTGCCACCTTCGTAGTCCTCGTGCTCTTCCGAGTAGGTGACCTTCAGAAGGGCGAAGCCTTCGTAGCGGGCGACGGTCACGTGGGCGATGTAGGCGGGGTGCTCGGTGATGTTGGTGTTCATGTCTCTATTACGCTCCCCGAAGGCCAAGGTTCGGTGAAAAGTTCACTTCTCGCAGCGGTGTCGGTCGAACCGCTTGCTGTCGACGCTGACTTCGCATCCACAGCCGGGGCAAACCAAGAAGAGGCTGCCCTCTCGCACCACCGCAGTGGTCCCCAGCTGCTCACTGCCCACCTTCATGTTGCGAGCCGTCTTCGAGCCCGGGACCATACTGTAGACGTCAGCAGCTCGAATGCTCTCGCGGGAGCGAATCTGCATTGCCCACCCCCGGATTCTCGCCACGACCTCTTTCCAGGTCTTGGCTGACATGTCTTGGGCACCCATGTCAGTTGACATCCCCAGCACCAACGCGGTTGGCGGCCCACTCGAAGTTGCCGCAGCGGACCGCACGGTTGTTGGCGTGACGCTCGCGGCGGCGAGCAGTGACCTTGATGCCCCGGAGGGTGGCCTCACCGTCAACGGTGCGGCGGGTGGCCTTACGAGCTGCGCGGGTGGTGGTCATCTTGGCGTTCATGGTCTTACTACGCTCCCCGGAGGTGATGGTTCGGAAGAAAGATCAGACCGTGAGGACTTGCTTCGCGTAGCTCTTCGCGGCCTTGAGGGTCGCCCTCGCGTCCCCACCCTTGGGCACGCTGAACTCTCGGTCCTTGTCATCGATGCCGAAGAAGCGAACCTCGTAGCTGCCTGCGCGGTACTCGTGAATCGAGCCACCAACGTCGACCACGTGCTTGATCAGCTCCCCAACCGACTCCCCATCGACCAGGACTTCGCACGACTGGTCGTCATGCCAGAGACCCGAGATCGATTCCATCTTGCTGAAGGTGACCTTGCTCATGCCCGTACTACGATCAGGGCGAGGGAAGGTTCGGAAGAAAATGGTTCACCAAACTCGGTCGGGCTCGTAGTCGTACCCACGAGGGGCCGGCTCGGCCTCAGGCTCCTCTTCCGGCCCTCGGTCACACAGGATGATGGCTTCCGCCATCTCATAGCCGACGTCATCGGCCAGCTCGTCCAGGGCCTCGTCACGGTCCTCGATCTTCTGGACGGCCTGGGCCGCCGCGTGGACCCGGCGAGCCTCTCTGAGGGCCCTCTGCGCCCCGCGAACGGCCTCTTCGGCCATCTCCAGGGCGATCTCCGCGTCTTCGATTGCGGTGTAGGTGTCGTAGGTCCAGGGTTTTGAAGTTGCCATGTCCCTACTACGCTCCCCAGCCTCAAAGGTTCGGAACAAATCAGCCCTCGACCTCAAGACGGTCAAGGATCGCAAGCATGGCCTTCAGATTCGTCCGCATGGTCCCGTGAACATCCCGGGAAGGTGGCTCCCCGATCACGGCCTGCACATCCGCTTGCAGCCCCTCAAGGCACCGCACGAGGATGGCCTCTTCCTTCGCTGTTGGTTCTCGCATCTCGCCTCCTTGGTGGAGCTGACCGGAATCGAACCGGCTTCCCCGTTCACGGTCTGCCTAAAGGCCCTTCTCGGGCCATCCAGGTCCCCCCGGCCCTGGCCTAGCTTTCGCTCGAACGGGAGGTGCCATACCTCCAGCCCCGAATCACACCCTGCTGAAGTCCACCACCTGGGTCATGGCCTTGATCGTCTGCGCATAGGTCGTCGAAGCAATCCAGATGGCAAGGTCGTAGCTCCCAGGGGTTCTGTCCTTCGGAAACGTCTCCTGGAAGCACTGCCACAGGCCCATCCCCCACTCGGGGTCAGGATCCTCACCCCGATGCACGGCAAGCTGAACCTGCTCGCGGGCCGCGTCGATAGCCCAGGTGATGATTGCTTCGTTGCTCTTGCCGATTTCGTTCAAGGTTGCCATGCCCGTACTACGATCCCCGGCCTCAAGAGTTCGGAGAATTCTTTCCCCTGGCCTTCCGCTGCCGCTCCGCCTCCCGCTCCAGGGCGGGGTACTTCCCTGGAGGAAGCCCGCACAGGCCGGCAAGCTCCGGCCCCATGTCCCGAGCCAGTTGCCGCCGCTCCCGCCTCACGGCCTCTTGCTCCCGCCGCTCTGCCTCCTCCCTACGGGCCCTCAAGATGTCCCGTAGCCTCCCTATGTCTGTCCTCACCTTGAACAGGATGAGACCCTCACCACGGCCCTCCAGGAAGGCTTCCCCGGCCAGGGACTCAGCCACCATCGCTTCCAAGGTCGCGTCGTCGATGAGCCTCACGTCCCCTCGATCAAACGCATCCCATGCTGCTCGCATTGTCGAACGTTCCATGTCACGCCTCCTCCCGAAGCATCTCCTCCAGGATCGAATCCGCCAGCTCTATCTGAGCCTTGTAATCCTCGACAGTCAGCCCAAGGCGGTCTGCCTCCTCCTGCCACCACTCCTCAGGCGAGGACGAGGACAGGGGAACCAACGTCCGCGAACGGCCAATGTACGGCCTACCAGCCGGTGTCGTTCTCACAGCTCCGCCTCCTATTGTCCGGGCCCTTCTCGGCCAGCGTGGTGCCATCCTCGCCTCTCCAGATGACTCTGCCAACGGTCAGCGTCAATCGCTGCCCACTCGCCTTGGTCACCGTGACTGTCTGGCCCTCGACCAGGTCCGTTCCACGAAGGCCCCAGTTCCCGTTCTTCAACTTGGCGAAGGTTGTCATGCTCGTACTACGACCCCCGCCCCCCAAGGTTCGGAACAAAAGCGAAACGGCCCGAGGGCTGGTCCTCCCTCAGGCCGTCTCAGAACAGAGCCACGCAGGGACCAGCTGCGCGGTATCCAGACGGCTACCTCGGCCAGTCTATCGGCCCGGGACTCTAACCCAAGAGGCTAGCTCGTCAGCGTCAGACCTACGTCAGGTCTGGGAGGGCTCGCACCTCCCCGGCCACCATTGGCCGTCTCTGCTCTCCCCCCTACTACGTCCGCCAAGCCCAGATGTTCGGATCAAAGATCCCAGGCCAGGCCCCGGGCCGAAGAGCCCCTGGCCCCGCCGGGGACTCCCACCCGCCACACCCGTACTACGACCCCGCCTCACCAGAAGTTCGGAAAAATCTCACGCACCCCACCACAAAAATTCCACGGGGCTCGCACACCCACCCACGCCCCCGTACATGGCCCGGGCCGGTGGATTCCAGTGAGGGCGGAGCGAGGGGGCCCGATTTGGCAATCGTGCTGCGCCTTTGAGCGTAAGTGTACGGAAATATTGAGGAATTCCCGGGCAATGGCTGGGGGGCGTGAAAACGTTTGCAATCCGGCCCCCCTTCCCGGCCCTTGCCCTTGAATTTGCCTGGCCTTGAACACGGCCTGTCGGCCACGTTCGAGGCCGAGCAGCCATCAAACTACTCAATTAATTGAGTAGTTCTGGCCGTTTTTACCTACATTCCCCCACCTTTGATTCCGATAAGTGGGAGGGGTGTGTGTGGTGTATGGTTGGGGGTATGTCGACGGTGAGGG